ACTAAAAACTCATTAATTTAAACATTTTGAATAATATTAAAAAAAATATTAAAATTAGAAATTTTTATTATATAAAAAAAAAAAAAAAAAGAAAAAAATTAAAATCCAATTATTTCAGAATCATCAAAAATTTTTATATTTCCATCTGACATTTCAAATATTAGTTTTTTATAACCAAAAAAATTAGGACTAAATTTTTCATTATGAAAATTATTGTTCGGTCCAATATAAGGTAAAATATGTTCTGTGACATCTTCATCATTTTCATTTGTAATACAAATAATAGGTAAAGGTCCTCTTTCTGGTATAATTATTTTTTTATAAAGTTTGCCGTTAATAACATATTTAAGTTCATATTTATTTTTACCTATTTTTTTTACAGAATCATCTAAATATTGAACAAGACTTTGATAAAAAGATTGAATCAACATCTCGCTACTTATAAATACAATCATAAATCTAGAAGTATGTCGCGTAGAAACAAGATCATAAAGATTTTTTAATTTGTTTTTTTTAACAATAATATATTCTTTAAGTATGTTATAACCATCAATTTTGTAAAATAATGTACCAAAAAATATTGCCAATAAATAAGTTATCATTTTTTATTTTTAATAAAATTGTTTTTAAATTAAATTTTTTAAACTTATTTTTAAGTTTAAAAAATTAAGTTTTAATACCTATACCAAATTTTTCATTAAGTTGTTTCACAACAGGATGGCGCGGTGGATAATATATGGGTTTTTCATTAATCTTAGTGGGTTTTAATTTAATAGATAATAATTCTTGTAATTGGGCTTTATTATAAATATTTAATTCAAAAGTATCAATAACTGGCATATTTCTTGATGGAGCTGGAATAACATCTTTTTGTGGATGCAAATTAACTTTAAGTAAGTCATCAGATGTAATAATAAATTTTTTAGGTAAAGGTAAAATAATTTCCTTTTCTTCTATAACTTTAGAAGACCATAAATAATTAAAATAAGAATAAAGTGAATTCATTTATTAATATAATATTTTTTTAAAATTTTAAAAATTAACCATAAAACACAAGTTCTCCAGTAACAGTATTATATGCAACTTGTTTACAATCAGTAGGAAGTGCTCCTCCACCACTATTTCTAATAGGATTAACATAACATCCAGATTGAGTTGAATATGCATTAGTAAGAGCCCAAGAAGCGGCAGCATTTATAACAATACTACTAGCAGCCTGTTCTGTCATGCCTGCTTGATTTCCAATAGCAATTGCGTATTGTCCTTGAGAAAATTCTCCAGCATTCAGTCCTATAGCAATTGCATTTGTTCCTTGATTATTAGTTCCTGCTTGAGATCCAATAGAAATAGCTCCAGTTCCTTGTCCCTCAATTCCAGCACTATTTCCAATAGCAACTGCATTAGCTCCTTGTGTACTTTGCCCTGCATTAGTTCCAATAGCAACTGCAGATTCTCCTTGTGTATATTGTCCTGCATATGATCCAATAGCAACTGCAGAACCTTGTTGGTCAGTTTGTCCAGCACTATATCCAATAGAAATTGCAGAATCTCCTTGTAAATGTTGTCCTGCCTGAAATCCAATAGCTACCGTGGTTTCTCCTTGAAATTCAAGTCCTGCACCAAATCCAATAGCAATAGCACGTATGCCTTGTGAATTTTGTCCTGCATTAGATCCAATAGCAATAGCATTTGTTCCTTGTGAATTTTGTCCTGATTGAACTCCAGTAGCTATAGCTCCAGAACCTTGGAAATTTTGTCCTGCATTTTGTCCAACAGCAACTGCATTTTCTCCTTGCATAATATTTCCTGCATTATCTCCTATAGCAATTGCAGAAGATCCTTGTGTTTCATTTCCAGCTTGATATCCAATAGCAACAGCATATACTCCTTGTGTACCATTTCCAGCTGCATATCCAATAGCAACTGCATTAGCTCCTTGTGTACTATTTCCTGCACCAGTTCCAATAGCAACCGCAGAAGCTCCTTGTGTATTAGTTCCGGCAGAATTTCCAATAGCAACAGCAGAAGCTCCTTGTGTAATTTGTCCTGCTAGATATCCAATAGCGACCGCAGAATTTCCTTGTGTACTATTTCCTGCAGCACTTCCAATAGCAACTGCAACTTGTCCTTGTTTAGTTTGTCCTGCTAAATTTCCAATAGCAACTGATCTGTTTTCCTGTCCTGTAGATCCTGCATAAGTTCCAATAGCAACTGAATTTTCTCCTTGTTCTGTAGCTCCTGCGGAAAAACCAATAGCGACTGAATTTTCTCCTTGTGTATTTAGCCCTGCACTATTTCCAATGGCAATAGCATTTATACTTTGATTTGTGTATCCGGCATTTAATCCGATAGCAACTGCATTTTCTCCTTGTGAAATAATTCCGGCAAATTGTCCAATAGAAACTGCGGTTTGTCCTTGTCCTGTACCTCCTGCATAACTTCCAATAGCAACTGCCCCTTGTCCTTGTGAATTTGCTCCAGCAAGATATCCAATAGCAACTGCACTGCCTGCTTGATTTGTTTCTCCTGCAGAAACACCAATAGCAACTGCATAGTCTCCTTGTGAAATAGCTCCAGCATTTGTTCCAATAGCAATTGGATTTGTAAATGATCCAGCACCGCCACCGCCTATTAAGCCGGCATTAAGTAAATAAACAACTGTTTCTTCTATAGAAGTATCAACTTCTATATTTTGAATTGTATTAAATGAATTAGACATTTTTATTTTATATAAAATAAAAATTAATTTTTATTAAACTGCAGAAGTATAATATATAAGTTCTCTTGTGGTAGGGTTATAAGCAATATTATAAAATCCGGCCGGAGGATCTGTTACATCTCCAGGCACAAAAGTTATACCTACTTTAGTTCTAATAGGATTAACAAAAAATCCTCCTGTAAAACCATTTAAGGCGCCACCCGAAGCATTAAGAACAATACTATTTGGTTTCTGTTCTGTCTGTCCTGCCTGATATCCAATAGCAACCGCATATTCCCCTTGTGTTATATTTCCTGCATTAATTCCAATAGCAATAGCATTTGTTCCTTGATATGATTGTCCAGCCCCACTTCCAATAGCAATCGCACCACTTGCTTGTACCTCAGCACCTGCTTGAGTTCCAATAGCAACTGCAGATTCTCCTTGTGTATTAAATCCTGTCCCATTTCCAATAGCAATTGCTTGAACTCCTTGTGTATTTTGTGCTGAATTATATCCAATAGCAATGGCAGAATCTCCTTGTGCACTAAGACCTGCACTTACTCCAATAGCAACAGCACGTCTTCCTTGTATATCATTTCCTGCACCAAATCCAATAGCAATCGCACCACTTGCTTGTACCTCAGCACCTGCTTGATTTCCAATAGCAACAGCATTTATTCCTTGTAAATTTGCTCCTGCATAATATCCAATAGAAACAGCATATTGACCTTGTGTAATTTGACTAGAACTAGTTCCAATAGCAACAGCATATTCTCCTTGTCCTGTTTGTCCAGCTTGATTTCCAATAGCAATTGCTGAAGGTCCTTGTGAAATAGATCCAGCGTTATATCCAATAGCAACTGCTACATCTGCTTGATTTGTTTGTCCAGCATTAATACCAACTGCAATAGCAGAAGATCCTTGATATGATTGTCCAGCTCGATATCCAATAGAAATAGCTCCAGTTCCTTGTGAAACAATTCCTGCAGAAGTTCCAATAGCAACTGAGTTTTCTCCTTGTCCTGTACCTCCAGCATAATTTCCAATAGCAACCGCCCCTGGCCCTTGTGAACCTGCTCCTGCCAAAGTACCAATGGCAATTGCAGTAGGTCCTTGTGAATTTTCTCCTGCGGAAAAACCAATTGCAACTCCATAAATTTGTTGATCAAAAGCTCCTGCATTCGTTCCAATAGCAATTGGATTTGTAAATGTGTTACCTCCTCCATCACCTATTAAACCGGCATTAGTTAAATAAACAACAGTTTCTTCTACAGAAGTATCAACTTCTATATTTTCAACTGCAGTAAATGAATTAGACATATTTTTATTTTATACAAAAATAAAAATAAAAAATAATAAAAATTATTCTTCAAAAATAACAATATTATTATGTGTAAAATCTTTTTTAAGTTTTTCTATGTTAATATTAAGATTATTATCTACAACAAATTTTTGTAAATTTATTAAATCAGGAGAACCACAAAAAGGTACAAATTTTAAATCAATTTGTTCATAACCAGTAAATAATTCTCTTGTTCTAACATGGTTAAGTATAGATACATCAATTTCAAGTTTATCTTCTATTTCATCAATTGAACCAAATTTTCTAATATATTTATAACTAGTTTCTGGGCCAATTTTATGGATATTTTTGTTATAATCACAACCAAACATAATACATAAATCTAAGAATTGTTCTTTTGAAAGTTCAAGAGCTTCTAAAACTTTATTATGGTGAATTCTAATACATTTATCATTAAAAACATCAATTTTTGTTAAAAATACAGGAGTACTATAAGCCAAAACATCTGTATCTTCCGACATAACAGCATCAACAATACCTCTTTTACATAAATCGGCGCAACAAGTTTCAGCTTCCATAGGAGCATTAAAATAAGGAATATTTAAAATATCAAATAATTTTTTTGTAAGATCAAAATCTGCTTGAGAAATATTTAAAATATTTTTTCTCATTTTATCTATTTTTTGAATTATGATATCAATATCAACCGTATCATCTTTGCCTACATTAGATAAAAGTCTTTTTTTAGGTTTTAAATCAATAGATTTATTGTAAATTTCTTTTAGATTATCTTCTAAAATACCTGTGTTATAATATTTTTCAAGAGAAGTTTCAAGTTCTAAAACGCGGTTTTTATTTTTTTCTTGTTGAGCTCTTCTTTCAGCTTTCTCGGCTTCTTTTTCAGGAGGAGCACCAAAATCATATATAAAAACACAATGTATTTCATTTCTTCTAAGACATGTAACAAGTTTAATAAAAGCTTCTAACCATTTTTCTTGATAAATGGCTTTAAATTTACAAAGAAATAAAGACGTATCAATAGCAACTTTCATATAAGCATATTCGCTAATATGAATTTCTTCAAAAACTTCAATACAATTCTTTCTTAAAAAAGTATTAAGATTAGCAATTCCCATAGTTATATACTAATTAAAACTTTTCTTTTAAATATATTCAATTTTATTTTTATTTCTTTAAATTAAAAATGAGTTTTACAATGTACAATGTAGAAGAATATGATGTGTAAATTTGTGATTTAAAAAAAATAGTGTTTTAAATTAAAAATGAGTTTTACAATTTATAATTTAGAAGAACATTATATGTATCAAGAATATTTAGATATTAATGAACTAAGTACAAATGAACTGAGTAATGAACTAAGTAACGAACTAAGTAATGAACTGAGTAATGAACTGAGTAATGAACTAAGTAATGAACTGAGTAATGAACTAAGTAATGAACTAAGTAACGAACTGAGTAATGAACATAAAAATATATTGATAGGATATACTCCTATTAATATAAGAGAATCTAGACTTGTACAATTTTTTATGAAATCAAACAATCATTCAAACCCAGTAAACTTACAAGCTGCATACGCAGATACTAACGTTATTAGATTGCCAGGTAAAGCAATTATAAATAAAATAACAGGTATAAATGTCAAAGGCGGTCCAATACCAGAAAATACACCATCAAAAGTTATTGGAATTTTTAGTAAAAATGGTTCAAAAAGTTCTAATATGTTTTTTGGAAATTATAATAAAGGAGTTAGTTTGACATCAATTTCTTTATCAGCATTTAATAATACAGTTACTGGAAATAATGTACCTGAACCAGTTGATGAAACGTACATATTTTCAATATATATGGAATATTTACAAGAACCATATGATCAATATCAATTGCAGATTAGTATAGATTACACATTGTTATAATTTCTATTTAAAAAAAAATAGTAGTTTAATTAAAAAAATGAGTTTTACAATGTATGATTTAGAAGAACATTATATTTATAACGAATATATAGATGATAATATATCAAGTACAAATCAACTAAATTTTGAAAATTCAAATATATTAAGTGTATTAGAAAACTTTGATATAAATGATGGGCCAGTAGCTGATGAATCAGTACCTGATGATCCAGTACAAGTTGATCCTATAGCCGATGAGCCAGTACAAGTTGATCCTATAGCTGATGATCCAGTACAAGTTGATCCTATAGCTGATGAGCCACTACAAGTTGATCCTATAGCTGATGAGCCACTACAAGTTGATCCTATAGCTGATGAGCCACTACAAGTTGATCCTATAGCTGATGAGCCACTACAAGTTGATCCTATAGCCGATGAGCCACTACAAGTTGATCCAATACCTGATATTAGACAATATATTAATAAAAAAACCAAAAGAAGATAATTTTTTTATTTCTTTAAATTAAAAATGAGTTTTGTAATGTATAATGTAGAAGAAGATGATATTTATAATCAATATGCACTTGGTAATACAACAAATACAAATCAACCAAATAATTGTGTTTTTAATTTAATAACAATTGAAGGTGTTAATGAATTACAACTTCTAAATAGAGAAGAAGGTAATATTTTAATAGGATATACAGCCGCTTCAAATGTTCAATATAGCGATCAAGCTCAATTTTTTGTGATATCTAATGATATTCCAGCAGATGATGAGATCCCACCAAGTTTTACAAATCCAAATATATTAAGATTACCAGGTAATGCTATTATAAATAGTATTGAGGTTATAAATGTTAAAGGAGGACCAATATTTCCAGACACAAATTCAGAAGCATTTATAGTTACCTGTAAAAATGATTTTGTAGATTTTATAAATATAATAATTGGTAGTATTGATCCACCAGAAGGAGTTTCTCTATCAGAATTTAATAATACAGTTCTAGGATCTGAAATAACTGTACCACTCGATGAAACAAATGTATTTTTATATATACCATACAGTTTACGTCCTCCATATAATCAATATCAACTACAAATTACTATTAATTATACATTGGTATAAATTTTTTAACTTTATATTAAAGTTAAAAAATAAATTTTTATTAATTGATTAAACTACTAAAATCTACAGAAGTATATTTATAATTTTTAAGAATTTTCATAGTAGATTCATTATAAACAACCCAATGTATATTATCATCTGCTTTTCTATAATTTGGACTATCATATCTTTGCGGAGTTTCATTTTTATATCTATTTACAGTTTCAATAGCATCTTCTTCAGTTTTGCATAACTTAGACATATTAGATTGATGTACAATGTCAAATGCTTCATCTGCATTAATACCAAATGCAGTAAATGCGCCATAAACAACATATAAAATATCACTTAATGCATCAATTGTTTCAACAAAATTTTTATTTTTTATGGCATCATTAAGTTCTGCAGTTTCTTCATTAATTAAACTAATACGATAATTAACTAACTTAAGATTAATATCATATAAATTAATTTGAGCAGTATTATTATTAACGATTCCAAAAGCTTTATTAAATTCACTAGCTACTTTTTGATAGTTTGTAAGAGACATATTGATAAATATAACAATATATAAAACAAAAATCAATTTTATTTTTGAAAATATTATTTTAAAAAAAATAACAATAAATTAAATGAATGATAAAGAATATTATAAAATTTTATCAAGTTATATAGGAATAGGAAAAGAAATAAGTGATAATAAAGATATTGAAAAGGAACTTGAAATAAGATTTAAGTTTGATTTTCAAATATCAGAAATATTAAATAAACTAAAAAAACTTCAAAAATATAATATAGAGAAGGAGATAAGTGTTGTAGAATATCATAATACAGACAATAATAAAAATCAATCAAAAAGAGTAATAAAATATTCTTACCCAGTTAAAAAAGAAATAAGTCAAAATAAAATTACAATATCTAAAGATGATTTTAATATTCAAGGATTTCCATTTAGGATATCTTATGCACATGAAATTAAAAAAGAATTTTCTTTAGTTTTAAATCCGGAAAAAAGATCACGAGAAAGATATATTATAAAAAATTTTTTTAATTGCGACTTACATTTGACTATTGCACATAATCCGTATAGTGATAAAGTTCAAAATGAGATTGAAATAGAATATCAAAATGATAAAATTAGAAAAGTAGAAGATTTGCTAGTACCAATTAAATTTCTTTTTGATTTATTATATGTAAAATCAATAGAACTATTAACGGGTGTTGAAATATCTAGAATAGTGTATAATTTTAATGATATATTATCTAAATTAAAAAAACGTTTAATACCTAGAGATTATGAGAATATAAGAGATGGTAGATTAATTGCATATGAAGATAAACCAATATCTATACTTAAAAAAGATATTAAAAGTGTTAAAACAAAAGATTATTTTGTGACTAATAAATTAAATGGTACACGTTATTATTTATATGTTGATTCTGGAATTTTTTATTTAGTTGGTAAAACAGGTTCAAAATTAACAACAGTAAAAACATTTGTCTGGAAAATATTTAAAGTAGACAGATCTATAAGAGATAGTTATATACTAGATGGGGAATATTTTAATGTTGATAAAAATTCGATACTATACCATGCTTTTGATATTATACTTGCATCAAATACAGGAAAAGAAATAAATATATATCCATATGAAAAAAGATTAGGATATTTAAATCAGACTATAGATTTTTTTAAGAGATTTAAAGGAAATCCTATACAAATGAAAAATATAAGATATGGTTCAGATACTTATAAAATTGTTGAGTATATGAAAAAAGAATTTAAACAAGAATGGGATTATGAAAATGATGGATTAATTTATACACCAGCTAAAGCAATTTATAGTGATAAATCAACTCCAACATTAAAATGGAAATTTGATCATCATCAATCTTTAGATGTTAGGATTAAAAAATATATAGATAAAGAAAATCCAATTAATTTCCTTTATAAATGTTTTGTTGATGGTCAAAATGAAAGTTTTACAGATTATCTATTATATTCTCCGGAAGAATTAACAGAAGATAGTATTATAGAAGTATCTTTTGATACTAAAATAAAACAATTTTATAAGTTAAGATCTAGGCCAGATAAAGAAAATCCAAATTATATAAAAGTCGCGGATGATTTTTGGGAAGATATTAACAATCCAATTCCTATTACAGAATTATCTAAAAAAAAATTAATTGTTAAAGATCGTGAAAATAATTGGTCTCAATATCGTAAATATTCAAATTCTCAAAAAGAAAAATTAATTAAAGAAAATATAGATCCTGATAGTATAGTAATAGATATTGGTTTTGGTAAAGGTGGAGATATTTTTAAGTACGCTAGTCATGGGATAAAAAATATTATCGCAATTGAACCTGATGTAGATAATATTAAAGAATTTTATAATAGATACAAAGATAATTATCGCATAAATGAAATAACGGACAATGCAACAATTATGGTTGTTAATATTCAAGATAAACAAAATCAAAAGCAATACAATATTGAAATATTACTTATTAATAATTCAGGGTCAAATACAGATATAATACCAATTATAAATAATTATTTATATAAAAATAGAAATAATAGACCGGTGGTTGCAACTATGTTTTTTTCTTTAACTTATTTTTTTGGTCCATTTAATGATTTTGTGATATTGTTTAATATACTAATGGATTTTTATCCAACAAAAATATTAGGAACATTTATGGATGGTGAAAAAGCAAAATTATTTATTAACAAATATGATTGGGATGAAAAAAACTGCGGATTTAAACTAAAATTAACACATGATAATATGGTGTATATCCAAATTTCAGACTCAGCAACTGTTTCTGGTCACAATGAATATTTATGTGATTTTTCAAGGTTAAGTAATTTTGTAACCTATTATCAATATAATTTTAAAAAGACTTTTTTTGAATTTAACTTAGGCGATGATAATTTATTAACTTATTTTTCATCCTTAAACTGTACTTTCATATTTGAAAGTACTATTAAACCAAATATTTATTTAAATAGTTTAATAAATAAAATTTTATATTATAATTTTAAATTAGCTCTTCAAGGAGATTCAAGTTATTTTTATAGATGTTTAACAAATTTTAAAAATGATTTTAGCTATAAAGTTATTGAAAATAATATTTTTAGCAATTTATTTTATAATAAGCCTGTTGAATTTAATACTATTGGTGTAGACTTAAATTTTAATTATTTTATTAAAGGATACGAAGAAACTTATGATGCAAAAACTATTGATAATATACGATTTTATTTTTTAACGGGATTATCATCTGAAACATTTATATTAACATATGAAGTTCCTATGAATGATACAATAAAAAAAAATATATTTTATGATTCTAATGCATCTTTTAAATTGACAAATATTGTATATGATTATTATTATAACAAAGATCAAAATGATGCTTATAAAGTTTTTAATATTTTAAAAGAAAATATTTCAAAATTAAAAGAATATTCTCTTATTGAATGTAATATAGGAGTTGGAAATTATACCATAAAATTTATTAGCATGTTTACAAATATTTTATGTGTAGATGAAACACCATTAAACATACAATTATCAAAATATAATATCTCTTTATTTCATAATTTAAATATTGATGTCAATAAAAATTCATACATAATTAAAGATACACAACTACAATTTATAGAAAAATCAAGAAATACACAATTAACCGATATAATTAACATAGAACCTTCTTCAAAATATATTTTATTTGTAAATTACCAAGTAAACATGTATAATATGCCAAGTTTAAGTATTTTAAAAATGGTTAAAAATATTAAATTTATTGTTATACTATCAACGGAAATTATTCTTAATATTTCTGAGTATTTTACAAAATTTATGTATTATAAACTTGTAACTAGTTATGTCTATATAATAGAAGTTAAAGAAGATGAAGAGACAGCAGAAGTTAAAGTTGAAGAAGATGTGGAGGAGGAAGAAGTTGAAGAAGAAGATGCTGAGGACGAAGAAGTTGAGGAAGATCTAGAAAATAAAAGTTTAGAATATGATATTAATGTTCTTAGAGAACAAGATATTGAAATTATTTTAGATGAAATAATAAAATCTTAATTTTTAAAATTTCTTGATAATATATAAATGACATCATCTTCCAAATCAAAAACTAAAAATAGATCTAAAATATTAAAGAAATATGAACTGGCATATGAATCTTGTGTTAGAAAAGCAATGAAATCTCATCCGAGACTTGCGAAGAAGAAACCTTCTTCTCTAAAATCTAGATGTATTAAAAAAATAGCAAAAAAAGATTCTAAAATTAAGAGTATGTTAACTAAAATTAAAAGAAAGTCTCGTAAATCTCGTAAGTCTCGTAAGTCTGGTAAGTCTCGCAAGTCAAAAAAGAGGTCATTAAATCCTTATCAAAAATTCATAAAAAAGCATGTGCATGATGCAAAATTTAAAAACTTATCTCCAAGTTCAAGAATGAAGGCCATAGCAAAAATGTGGAAAAAGACACAATAATTAATATTAAATTTAAAAATGAAATTTAATATTAATAAATGGATAATACAAAAGAAGGTGAAAAGGATAAGAAATATAAAAAGAAAAATATTCCTTTGGCAATTAGACAACAAGTATGGTTAAAATATATTGGTGAAATTTTTGAAAATAAATGTACTATAATATGGTGTAAAAATAAAATAACACCTTTTCGTTTTCATGTAGGACATATTATACCTGAGAGTAAAGGTGGATCAATAAATATAGAAAATTTAAGACCAATATGTGCCAATTGTAATTTATCAATGTCAAATACGTATTCTATAGATGAATGGAATATTATTGGGTATAAAAATACGTCAATATTTTCTAAGATATATATTTATACAAGAAAATGGTTAGGATACTAAATTTTTTGACCTTTATAGTATTTATTAAAAGCATCATGCGCATATAAACCACCAATATCTACCGTAAAAGTATTTGCATTAGCATTTGGAATTAATTGACCTTTATAAAAGACGTCAAACGCATCTTTGCCATAACAATTTCCTAGATCTTCAAAAGTCATAGCTGTTGCTTCTTGAACTTTTTTATTTTTGTAATAAACATCAAAAGTATCTTTATAATAAGAAGAACAAGTATGAAATGTATTTTCTTTTATGAAAGTATTTCCCATTATTTAATTATTGAAATATTTTTTTTTTAAATAAAATTGATTTAAACATTTAAATGTCTTTAAATTAGAAATGGCAACAAATTTAAAAAAAAGAACATCCTCGGATTTAAAATTTCCAGATTTTGATGATATTAAAGTATCAACAAAGACAATTATTGCTAAAACAAATATGACAATTGATTTAAGGAAGTTATTTGATTATTTACCAATAACAGACTATAAAGTTAATCCAAAAAAGAGAGGTAGAAAGAAGAAGATTGAACAAATAGAAGAAAAAATAATTATTGAATCAGGTTCAATAATAACTCTTAAATATGAAAATGATGTTCGTGGTGTTGAAATTAAAAAGAAGAAGATTGATAAAAAGAAGAAAAGTAAGTGGTTTAGAAATTCTTTTACTGTTGTAATGATTATTGATAACAAACCTATCAACTTTAAAGTTTGTCAAAATGGTATGATGCAAATCACTGGATGTAAATTTGATTCTCAAGCTGAAGATTGTGTTAAATTTATTTGGTATTATATTAAAGAACAAAAAGAGATCTATAAATTTACTTATGGAGATTTTTTAGACATTATGTTCATACCTGTCATGAGAAATATTGATTTTAGCTTAGGATTTAATGTTGACCGCGAAAAACTGGCAAAATATATTTCTACACAAACAAAATATCACTGTTTACTTGAGACATCTTTTGGATATACGGGGTGTAACAGTAAAGTGCCAATCAATATCGATATTAGAAAAATGAAAATTAAAAAATTATCTTTTGTAGATGATAATTGGGTTGAAAAAGATTCAACTTATGATGAATATCTTAACAAGCTTACTGAAAAAGAAATAAACAAGAAGATGAACAAGGAAAGATTTGTCACATTTTTGATATTCCACTCAGGTAAGGTTATACAATCATCCATAAATTCAGAATTTGGTAGGGATAGCTACTACTATTTTTTAGAAATTATTAAGTCAGCTTTTGATGAAATTGAAGAAAGACTTGACGTGTAATACACCTTCATATAAATTTTATCCTTAATTAAGCATAAAATTATGGGTGTTATCATTTGAAACAATCAATTGATTAAAAAAAATTGATTGTTGATTTAAAGAAATGAGTTTTAATATAAAAATGGAAGAACTCAATCAAATTAAAATAACAAAATACATGTATCTTGATGAAAATAATGAAGAAAAACATTATTTTATTGGAGGAGAAATAGCTACATTAATAGGCTATCAAAATACATCAGATAGTATACAAAGAAATATATCTGAAGAAAATAAAATACTTTTTAAAAATTATTTAGGAGTAAAAGAACCTAAAATAAATGGAAGACAAATTTTAATAAATAAAAATGGTATATATGAATTATTAAATAAAAATAGAAAAACTTTATCAGATGAAGCAATAAATATTTTAAAAGAATTAGGTATAAAAATTCATGAGGAAGAAGATACAGATAATGAAGAAGATACATATAATGAAGAAGATAAAGATAATGAAGAAGATAAAGATAAGGATGAAAATAGAATAACAAAATACTCTTATTTAAATGAAAATAATGAAAAAAAAGAGTATTTTAATGGAAAAGAAATAGCAACATTAATAGGATATCAAAATACATCAGATAGTATACAAAGAAATATATCTGAAGAAAATAAAATATCTTTTAAAAATTATTTAGGTGTAAAAAAACCTAAAATAAATGGAAAACAAATTTTAATAAATAAAAATGGTATTCATGAACTATTAAATAAAAGTAAGAAAACTTTATCAGAAGAAGCAATAAATATTTTAAAAGAAATAGGTGTAAATGTTGAAACAATAACTAAAGAAGATGAGATAATCAAAGATAATGATAAAACAATAATGAAAGAGGAAGAGACAATAATAAAAGAAGAGCTAACTACGTATTCATATTTCTACGATCATATTTATTTTGAATACTTTGTAGGATATGAAATAGCAACACTTTTAGGTTATAAAAATACAACATCTATTATTCAAAACGGAGTATCAAAGAGTAATCAAATAGAATTTAAAAATTATCCTGGTATAAAAGAACCTGAAATAAGTCCAAAAGCTATTCTAATATCTAGAGATGGTGCTATAGAACTTCTTATTAAAACTCGCAAACGTATCTCTCCTGATGTTGCTTATATTCTTAAGAAATTTAATATAGAAACCACAAATCGTAAATGCTTAACAAAGGAACAACAAACATTATCAGCAATAACAAATGTTTTTAAAACAGAAAAATTTGAAGATCAATATAAGATAGGAACATATTATTTGGATTTATATTTTACTGAATATAAGATAGTAATAGAATGTGATGAAAATGGACATGCTGATAGAAAATCATGGAGAGAAAGAGAAAGAATGGATTATGTAAATGATAAGTTGGAAATAGATGATAGTCATTGGATAAGATTTAATCCAGATGAACATGATTTTGATATATCAAGAGTAATAGGAAGAATATATAGAAAAATGGATGAGATAAAGGAACAAGAAATGAATAAAAAACAAGAGGAAGAATTAAAGAAGAAAGAAGAAGAAATGAAAAAGAGAGAAGAACAATATCTTAGATTACTAGAAGAAGAAAAGTCAAAAATAAAGGTTGAAGATGTGGAGAATTGGGATATAGAAGTTGAAGTAAGAACAGGTAGATTTATTCCACCATCAAAAGAAGATTTAATAAATAAATTGAAGAAATATCGCACAGTTGCAGAGTTAAGAAGAAGATATAATATATCAGCAACTCCAATAGAAAAATGGATAAGAGATTACGAAATAGATATGAAAGAATATGATCTAACAATAGCACCAGAAAAAGAAGTATTGATAAACATATGTTCTAAACATGAAACTAGAACTGCAGTAGGTAATCATTTTGGGATATCTGTTCATGTGTTAAGAAGATGGCTTGAAAACTATTCAATTGATTTTGATAAAGTATGCAAGAAAAAAAGAAAAGTAAATAAGGAAGAATTAGTAAAACTAACAAATGAATTATCAGAAAAAGAAATATCAGAAAAACTAGATATACCAGTATTTAAAACAGTGCAATTATTAAAATCAAATAGCATAGAACATATACCTTCAAAAGAAGAATTAGAAGTATTATTAGAAAAAAAATCAAAAGAAGAAATAGCAATACATTATAATACATGCAGAACAACACTAAGATCATGGATAAAATTACGTGGATTAGAAGATATAAGATGTAAAGTAAGAACAAATAGACGAATATCTACTATAAATGAAGATAATGTAATAAAGATATATAATTCTGTATCAGATTTATGTAAAGAATTGAAGATGACACCATCAACAATACGTAAATTTGCAAACACAAATGAAAGATATAATGGATATTTATTTAAAGATGAAAAAGAATATACATCTGAAAGTGAAACAGAAGAAGAAATAGAAGAAGAAAATAAAGAAGAAATTATTGTTAAACAAATTAAAGATCCTAAATTAGTAGTATATACATATGTAAATGAAGAAGGTGAAGAAATTAAATATTTTTTTGGGAAACAAATAGCAGAATTTATTGTTGTAAAAGATACAAATCAATGTATACGTGGAATGGTATCAGACAAAAATAAGATAATATTTAAGGATTATCCTGGTAAAAAAGAACCAAAAATACATCATGGGTCTTTTCTAATAACAAAAGATGGGGTAAAAGAAATATTATCAAAATCAAGAAAATTGATACCTGAAACAGTAGATATTCTAAATAAATACTTAAAATAAAATTGAAATTAATATTTAAAAATAACATATTAATTTAAAAATGGATGTAAGAACACAGCTTTTATCAGAATTATTAGAATTGAGCGAGAAACATTTTGATGAAAATAAATACATAATAATAGCAAATATGCTGAAAGAAATACACGGAAAAAAGAAGAATATAAAAATAGGAGAATTTAAAAGATTTGAAGTACCAGTAATAATAAAGACAATAAGTAGTAAATATGATGACGAATATTCATGGTCAAATATTGATGATATAATAACAATTGTAGGGTATACAGAGACAGTCATACAGAATTATATCTATTCAACAGGAGGATGTAAAGGAGAGGATGTGGAGAATTATCAACAAATAAAATCAAATAAATTGAAAGAACTGTTAAAAATATTATTAAAGTTAAATAGAGTATTATTGCTAAAAATTGAAAGTAAAGTTGATAAAAATACATATTTTCATTATATTGATTATAGAGAATATTTAATAGAATTAGAAGATGGTGATGATATTTATAATGATGATCTTACAACTTCTTACTGTGTTGAACAATATCATAATGAATGTGCTGATATAATGCATTCAATTGTGTTATTATCATGTGAATAAAATATTACATAGATTGATGTTTATAACAATCATCCCATCTATTTTCTCTTATATAAATATAACCATTTGAAGTTAATAAATTTTTAATCTGTGATCTTCTAGGTTCAACATAATTATGTTCAACATCAATTAAACCGAAAATATATTTTTGAAAATCTACAGACTTTAATATTTCCAATTCACTACCTTCTGTATCTAAAGATAAATAATGGAGCGTTAGCTTTTGCCAATAGATCATTAAGAGTAATTGTATTTACCAGAATTTGTGTTTTATTAGCATTAACTATATCTGTATAAACATCTATATTAGCGCTAATACCTGAAAGTAAATCGTAATTGTTAGAAATATCAAAAATTAAATTACTATTAGTTTCATTATAAACAGCTTTATCAAAACATAAAGAATTTGGACGGTTTTTATATAATGATTCAAATCTTTTAGGTATAGGTTCAACACATATTCCTTTCCAATTATAAGTTTTTTCCAATAAATAAGTATTTGATAATTCTATTCCATCACTTGCACCAATTTCAACAAAAAATCCGTTTGTTTTATTATTATAAAATTTTAATACTTCTAAATCTTGTCCTATTTGTGAATAATTCATTTTAAAATAAAATATTATTCTTTAAACCTATAAAAACTTATAAAATTGAATTTTTATTTTAATATTTTTTATTTATGTAAATGAGCTTAAAACTATTTTTAATAATTTCTCTATTGAGAATAAAAAATATTTACGGAATTGATAATACAAAGTTCCATTATCTTCCAATAGAAGAACATAAAAATACAAAAGAAGTGTTTATGAAATATCATAAGAATGGTACTAGAATGGATAAAACTGTTGAAGAAACTAAGGCAGAATTTGATAAAAAATTCAAATAAAAATAGATATTATAATTTTTTTAAATATAAATATATTTAAAAAATTAAAATGGTTAATTAAAATGTTTTCAAATAAATATCAAAAACTAATAACATATTTTGAAAAAAATAAAGATAAACCTTGGAATGAATGGTTAAAATATGATAAATTATTGGATAATCAAGGAAAACAGGGAATGGTCGGATTATTTAAATTGTCAGATGAAAATGAAGAAGAGACTACAAGATATATTTTTAAACTGTCTCAGAATTTAAATTATTTAGTATATCATGAATTAACTGTAATGCAAGGATTAAGTTCCATATCTAATTTTTGCCCTTTTTTTTGTAAAGGAATTGGAAGTATAAAATGTAAAGTAGAACCAAAAAGAAAAATTAAAAACCCATTTGATATTAAATCAAAATATCCTATTGAAAAAGAAGTATTACTATGTGAATATATTGAAAATAGTTCTAAGTTTTACAATTATATCAAAACAAAAGATATTAAAGAAGAAATGCTATATTCAATTGTAAAACAAGTATTAATGGGTATAAATATAGCACAACAGAAAAAACAATTTACACACTATGATTTACATTCAAATAATGTAATGATAAAAAAATGTAATAAAGATTTAGTTTTTATTTTTAAATATGATGATGATAATCAATTTGCAATTCCAACATTAGGTTATTATCCTATAATAATAGATTATGGGTTTGCTTATATATCTGATATGGAAGATAAACCATTATGGACTAGTTTAGCTCATACAGAAGTAGGTTTTATGAGTGATAGATTTGATTGGGTAGCAGATCCTAAGTTATTTTTAATAACTGTATCAGATGAGATTAAAGACAAAAGAAACACTCCTAAATCTAAAAAATTTAGAAGAATAGTCAGAAATTTATTTTATCCTTTAAAAATAGATGTTGAATGCGGATGGGATGATGATGAAGATAAAAGTGCTGCAGATTATGTTTTGGAGATGTTAGATATTGAAAATAATACATCAAAAATTTTTAAAGATTTTGATTATTATTGCATTGACATATTACAATCTTTAATTATTTTACCTTTGCAAGAACAAGATTATTCAAATATTGGAAAGTCTTTTAAAGCTTTTCTAAAAGAATGGTCAAAAATAGAAAATGAAATATCAAATGAATTTTATAATATTTATATTTTAAAAGAAGTTGTTAATATAGCACGAAATATTAGACCTGAATATTTAAAAAAAGAAACAAGAGCAGATGCTATAACCATATTTCAAAAAAATATTTATAAAGCTATTAACAAAGTATCTGCTTTTTGTAATCCTAAAAATATAAATTTTGAAAAGTTTCTATGTTCCCTTTTATTACTTGCTGAAAATATTGAAGGTATGTTATATGAAGTTATTACTACAAGAATGGCGGAAAAACAAAAACAATATAATAAACTTCCTTTACAATCTTTAGAACAAATTTATGCCGCTATTGATGTTAATATTAAAGATACTTATACATATAATAAAGATACTGTATTTTGTATAATTGATGTTGAAAATGAAACAAATGATTTATTTAAAATACCAGAAGATGAGGTTGAAAATATCAATGAAATAAATAATTTATCTAAAGGATGTTATGTTTATGATTTGTACAAAAAATCTTAATTTTTAATATATTTAAAAAAAAAAGGTAATTAACAAAATGGAAACAATTTTAGATTTTAGTATGAATAACGATGAAAGAATGTTAGAATTTGAAAAGTTTTGCAAAGACAATAATGAAAATATTTCTTTTGAACTTATTAATAGGCTTAATGGTATATATCAATTTAGTGGCATGAAAATCTTACAAGATTTTCTCTATAATATATGTTTTAATATAAGTATATTACCAATATTAAAATTTAAGGCAAGTCAAGGATTATTATTATTTGATGAATTTGAAGAAGAAATTGAAAAGGATGATGATGAAGATGCTATAAAATATAAAAAAGAAAGTAACATAGAAATACAAGGGAGAAATGAAAAAAGAAAAGATATTGCATATGAAGCATTAAATAGTGTTTGTCTAACAAGTATTGAAGATTTACCTACACCTTGCAGGGTAGATTCTGTATTAACTTTAATGGATGCGGGAGATACATATAAAATAGAATCAGATGTTTATTTTAGAAAAATAATAAATGATATGAAAATTGATTGTGATTATAGATATAAAACTATTTTACTTCTTGAAACAAAAGGAAAATTAAATTTTAAATATTATATTAAAAATTCTTGTCTTGATTTTCTGTTTAACACAAAAAATTTTACTATGTATCGTATTTTATCAGCTCAATATTTATTAAAAAATATCGAATTGGACGAGGGAGAAAGAATTAAAATCCAAGAAATAATCTTATCTTTAAGCCAAGATAATGAGCTTGATTATGATTTAAGAGCAGATGCTGCTGATTTATTGTTAAATTTAGGAACAGATAAATATAAAACACTAGGCAGAGAAATTATTCAAATGTTAGGAAGAATTGAAGGTAATGTTAAAACAATTTATGATAATAAACAAAACATTCACACAGAAGAGATTGAAAAATCTATTTTAAATATTATTGAAATATTATCTTCTCATCCTACCTTAAGAATTAATGAAAATGAAATTGACTTTATATATGTCAAAACTCAAATAGATATAATCTTAAAAGATAAAAAATTAAAAACAATAAATAATGACACATTACTAAAAGAACATATCGATTATTATGATGATTATTTTAGTGCTAAAATTAATTGTAAAAATTGCGACAATTATATAGGTTGTGTATATACAACAAATATTAGATGTTTAAATTGTGAAGAAGATAATAAAGATTGTAAAATGTCTTCAACTATTTCAAAATATTGTTCAAGTGAATGTGAACAGCAATTTAATACTTATAATAAAATTTATTTATCATTAAATAGAATTGAAATAGATAGATCTACTTATTTAGGGAATAGTTTATCTAGAATTTTAGTTAAAATATGGTCATATATACAAGTAAATGAATTTAAAGATGAATTAATAAAAAGATTATTACAAGAATTGGAAGAAATGTCGGGGACATGTTCTTCTGGTTTTGTTGGTAGATTAATAAATACCTTATCTGGTTTTAGTGATTTAACAATTAATATTTCATTTGAAGATCAATTAATTTCTAATTTTATTGGAAGATTAAATTCTTATACAAGAAAAATTACGGATATATCTTCTCCTTTTTATAAAGATAGATTGTATGATGTATTAGAACTAATGATAAGAAACATGGATATACCTAAAAATAAAGCAATTAAATTAATTATCGATGAGCATTTAGAAAAAAAGAGAGAAGAAAAGATAGATTTCGCTATTGAATATTTTTCTGAGCAAGTTATAAATGAAATGACAGTAAATTCAAATGAATATAATGATAGAAGACATTTTTTACTATTTTTTAGAACATATTTACCTTTTCTACGCGAAGAACTTTACGAAGAATTTAAAGAATATTTAAGTGTATTTGAGTTTGATTTAACAATAAGAAAAGCAATTAGTCTTTACGAAGGAACACAACATTTTGTTTAAATTACAAATCTTCATCATCGTCAAAATAACGTTCAGAAGGAATTAAATTTGTTAGATCTATCATCTCTGTATCTTCCATATCTTCAGTTTCTATTGGTAAAGAAGAACTTGAAGAAATACCTTCAACATCTGATTGTATAGTACATATATTTTTAGTTGTAATATCATTTACATTATATATTTTTCTATCGACGAACATTTTTATATTATAAAATTTAATTAATTTTTATACTTAAATTAGTATAAAAATTATATTCAAAATAAATTTATGAACTATATGTTCTTGTTAAAGACATTGGTGGTAAATTATCAAAGTCGATAATTTCCGAATTATTAACAGTTGATGTTATTTCAGGAACAAAATCTTCAACTCTAACATCATGTGAAACGGCTTTTGAGACTGTATTACTTACTTCTCTCATTAGAGAGCTTAGACCATCTCCATTATATTCATAAGTAGCTGAATAACGTGGATTTAAACCTAGTGATTGACTTACAGCAAATGAATCTTGATTTGCACCCAAATATATAAAGACCCACTTATGTTGTGTTTCCATTTCTTTTGTCATCTTTCTAATATCTGATGCTTTATATATTTTAGAAGAATTTTCAAGACCATCGGTTAAAATTACACATATTACATTATCTGACTTTATATTTTTTTGATAATCAATTCCTGTTCCTATTGCATCATATAGAGCTGTCATACCATCTGGATTAAAATCTGTATCTTTAATATCAATTTCATTTCCTTTAATATTTTTATGTACAAATTTAACATTATTACTAAAAGTTATAAATGTAGAAAGAAATTCCTTCCCAGTTTCTTTCTGGGTATCATAGAAAGAACGCATACTTTGAAGTGGTTCATTGCCAAGCGCCACCATTGAACCAGAAGAATCAAGTATAAATAATATAGACACTACAGTATCATGAGTGTTTTTAACAGTATTTTCAGCTTGCATTTTGCGTATTAGTATAAATAATTTTAATAAAATATAAAAAAAAATCAATTTTTATTTTTAAAATCTTGTATGTAAACTTACAAAATCATCAATAGGTAATCCACAACATATTTTAATAAAATTATTAATAGCATTTCTTTGTTTAAAAAATGCATTAATAACTGGTTGTTTTTCATCATCAATAGGACTTTTAAAAAAGAAAGATAATAAAGATAAGTTTGAAGAAAAATTATTCTCTTTGCCATCTTTAGATATAAATTTAATTCGTGTAAAAAAGTCTGAAAATATAGCTATATCAAGAAGTAAAGGTATTGCTAACAATGAATCTTCGCATATATTATATATAGATAAAATATTTCTACTATCTAGCATTAATTCGCTATAATATTCATCTATAGCTCGTTTACTATCTCCAACCGCTGGAATATATTTTATAATAACTTCGTGATCTGGTTTTTTTCCTTCAAATAACTGAGGATTTTCTTCTATAATATCATCTATCACATTTCTTTTTGTAATTTCTTTACTTTCAAATTGGGGTGATTGACTTAAATTAAGTCCATCATTATTTCCTAAATGATTATAAGAAACAATTGATAATGGTTTAATACCAGAACTAACCAAAAAATCTACCAAAACACTTTTTAATTTTGTTTGGCCAGATTTGAGGTCTGACCCACCAATATGTGCACCATATTGGTCTGCAAGTTCTAATATAGCATTATTTATAGTATTTTGAGGAGATGTATTCATAAATATATTTCCAGATAATATTGTTGCTACAGCAAATATAGTTGAAGGAGAAATAGATGGACAATTATTTAATATACTTTCAATCAAATGAGAACCAGAATCATAATTTTTATTATTCATTTTTTCAGTAGAACCGGCCCAAATAACAATAACTTTTTCCAAATTATTTATAACTTTAAATTCATCTATATCAGCTTTAATAGAACATAAAGCATCCCATTTATTTGTAGTTGATTTAATATTATTACATTTTACATCTTGATTAGTTGCTATAAAGCCTTCGTAAAAAATAGATTTCATAGGAATAATATTTTTTAACTCATCTTTTAATTGGTCTACTAAAGCCGGATCAATTACTTTATTTTTTTTACAAGCTTTATATAAATCATCTTGACAAATATCCCACCCACTTATAATTATATCTTCTGGACTTCTTAAAGAAACCATATCTTTTATCAATTTTGATACAATTTTACCTTTTTTATTATATCCTAAATTAATACTTCCGTATTGAGAAATACTTCCTAACCATTTAACTTTTTGAATACCATTTTTATTTTCCCATGTTAATCCTTTATTATATGCTAATAAACTTGTTACCAATGTTGAACCATTATTTCCTCCAAGTCCAACTATCATTACACCTAGTTTTTTATCTTTATTATAATCTAACATTTGTATCTTGATAGTATTTTCTTTAATATTAACACTTTCATCATCATTAAACTCAACATAGTTATAGGTATAATTGTTTTCCATTTATAACTAAATGTTAATTTATTTAAATCAAATTTTAACAAATATAAAAATATATTTAAAGATAATAATCATATTATATAAATGAAAAGTTTAAGCCAAGCAGGACAAGATTTATTTGTATATAATATATTGGATAAAAAGAATAATGGTACATATTTAGATATAGGTTGTGGAGATTGTACATGTATTTTTGATGGAATGAGTAATGGTAGTAATACATTATTATTATCTAAACTTGGTTGGAATGGAATAGGAATTGATATTGACATTTCTCATAAATGGGGTTGGGATCATATACGTAAACATAAAATAATAGTAGATGATATTACAACCTTAAACTGGAATAATTTAATAACCAATAATACAATATTGCAAGATACAATCGATTATTTATCATTTGATATAGATGATGCAACTTCCGATGGAATAAGAGCTTTTCCATTTGATAAAATACGCTTTCGAGTAATAACTATTGAACATGACAGTTATAGAGTTGGAGATTCTGTTAAGAATGAAATTAGAAATGTTTTAACTAATAATGGATATGAATTGTTATGTTCGGATGTAATGGTTCAAATAACTGGTTATTATCCTTGGATATTTGAAGATTGGTGGGTTGATATGTCAAAAGTTGATAGAAACTTAGCAGAAAAATTTAGATGTGATAAAGAATTAGGTCATAATATACATTTAAAATCAAATACATATTCTCCTCCTCAATCATTAAAAATTGATATATCTCCCGGAGAAGGTCTAGATAGACTGTCAATTTTAAATATTAAACGAGAATATATCAATAATCAAAAATTAAAAGATATACATCATGAATTAAGCATAATTAAACCGTTAATAGATGATATTCTAACTAAAAATTTAAACTTATATACTAAATTATATAAAGTTAATAAAATTATTTGGGAGTTAAGTAATATAATTAGAAGTAAAGAAGACAATACTAGTTATAATAATGCATTAGTTGAAATTCATACATATAATGATGAAAGATTTAAATTAAAAGCACAAATAAACAATGCGTGTAATTCTAAATTAAAAGAACATAAAAGTTACAAGGATATTGATTCTGAGCTTACAATTAAAAATAATGATGTTTTATACTATGTATCATCTGGTTTACTTGGAGATTTTATAAATTCATTGTATATAATTAAAAAGAATTATGAACTTACAAATAAAAAAGGGGTACTAAGGATTAGTAATTTTAAAAATTCCGAGTTTACATTTCCTTTGACTCAAACATATTACGAATTAATTCCTATAATTACTTCTCAGATATATATAGAAGAGTTTATAATTGACGAGTCTTCTCGTTCTATAGAAGATATAAATATAAATAATTCTGAAACATATATTAATCTTCGTGGATGGGACAAATCTTACGATTTATATAAAACACATTGGTTAAATATATTTACAAATTATTATTCACTACAACATATTTCTCCAACCGTAAAATGGTTAGAACATTCTAATGATAGTAATAAATTTAAAGATTGTATATTAATACATAATAATAAAGGGGAGTTAAATGACTTTACATTAAATATATTATTAAAAAATAATTGTATATTTATTACATGTAATGAAAAAGAATATAATAATTCTCCCTATAAAAATAAGGTTAGTTCATGTTATATATGCGAAGATCTTTTTGACTTATTTACATGTATTAATAATTGTAAATTTTTCATTGGATCACAAAGTTCTCCTCTAGCTATAGCTTATGCATTAGGAAAAAGGTGTTTAGGTGAATTAATAGGAGGTGATATGTTTCACTATGTTGGTATGGAAAAATACAATGAAGATTTTTTTTGGGTATCAAATAATAATATTTTAAGTGGAAATATCAATGAACTTAATAAATATTTAGTAATTTAGAATTTATCATATATAAAATATAAATTTAAAAACGAATTATTTTAAATAAACATGCAAAATAATTTAACTAACTGTAGAATATGCAAGTCATATAATTTAACAGAAGTGGTAAATCTCGGAAACCAGTATTTAGCTTCAAGATTTCCATTTCAACATGAAAAAAATGATGTTCCAAGAAGTCCTGTTATTCTTGTAATGTGTGATAAATGTTCTCTTGTCCAATTAAAATATAGTATTAATCAAGTTGATATGTATGAACATAATTATGGATACAAAAGTGGTATAAGTAATACTATGAAAAACCATCTTAAACAGTATAATAATGAATTACAAAAAATTATTCAAATTAATAGCAATGATTGGATTCTTGACATAGGATGTAATGATGGAACATTTTTAAATTACTATCCAAAATGCAATAAAGTTGGTTGTGATCCAACTGGTAAACAATTTTCTTCATTATATACAGAAATGAACTTGATTCCTACTTATTTTACATATAATAATGTCCGTGATGTATTTTCTACTCAAAAATTTAAAATTATTACAAGTATCGCAATGTTTTATGATTTACCAGATCCTATAGAATTTGCAAATGATATTTGTAAATTATTAGATGACAATGGGATATGGTCTTTTGAACAAAGTTATGCGTTAAGTATGATTAATAAAAATAGTTTAGATACAATTTGTCATGAGCATTTAGAATATTATAATATTAAAAATATAGTAGATATTTTAGATACAACAAATTTAAAATGTATTGATATATCGTTTAATGAATCCAATGGTGGAAGTATGCGTTTTGTAGTTGCAAAAAAATCAAGCAATTATGATGAAATAAATTTAGATTCTTTATTAGATTTAGAAAAGCATTTATATAAAAAGGAAACATATATTAAATGGTATTATGATTGTGAAAAAGAAATTATTAAAACAACCAAGTTTATAAAAAAAATTAAGGAACAGAATGAAGATGTTTATGTATATGGGGCTTCAACAAAAGGAAATACACTATTACAATTCGCAAATCTAGATTCTGCCATTATTAATTTTGCAGTAGAAAGAAATCTTGACAAATTGAATAGATATACACCAGGTACAAATATTCCAATAATATCCGAAGATGTTATGAGAAAAAATCCACCAAAATATATGTTAGTTTTACCATGGCATTTTAAAGATGAAATCATAGTTAGAGAAAGTGAATATATTAATAATGGAGGAACTTTAATTTTTCCATTACCAAATTTTGAATTAGTATCAAAAAAAAACGAGTTTTTTTAACTGGAATATGTGGTCAAATTGGCAGATATTTGGTGGATCTTTTACAAGTTAAAAATGAATACATAATATATGGTTTAACGAAAACAAAATGTGATGATCCATTTTTTTCTAAATGTATTATATTTTATTCTTATGAAGATTTAGAAAATATATTAACAATAATTCAACCTGATATTATATTCCATTTAGCAAGTATATCAAGTTCAGAAGAATGTATTAAAAAACCAATAGAAACATTAGAAACAAATGGGTTGCTTGTGTGCAAAATTCAAAATATTATATCTAAATTGAGTTTAAATACTAAAATAATTAATACATGTAGTTGTGAAATTTATAAAGGAAATGGAACATATGAAATTGTTGAAGATGATTTAAATTATAATCCTACACATCCATATGCTTTCGCAAAATTATTAGGACATAATATGATTAAATATTACAGAGAATTTAATAATAGATGGTTAAGTAATGCTTTATTATTTACAACTGAAAGTCCATACAGGAAAGATATATTTTTAATTAAAAAATGCGCTAAACATATAAAAGAATGGAAAGCTGGCAACAAAACAATTTTAAAATTAGGAAATTTAAATAGTTATAGAAATATAAATCATGCGTATGATGTTGCTAATGCTTTGTTAATTATAAGTAAACAAGATATAGCGGATGATTATTTAGTATGTTCAGATGTTTATTTACAAGTCAAAGATATAATTATAGCTTTATATAAAGTTGGAGGCATAGAACTTGTTGAAAATGTTGAAACAGGTAATTTTAAACATAATAATGAAATATGTATAGAATATAACACATATACAAGATCATTTGATGCTAATTTAAATGGTAAATGTGAAAAACTTAAAAAACTTGGATGGACTCCGGTATTTGATGCTCAATTAATATTTGAGGATTTATTAAGATAATAAAAGTTTTTATATTACATATTTAACGTACATCTTTAAATTTTTAACTTTATTTTATAGTTAAAAATTATTATTTCTGTTTTTAAACATCTAAACTCCAGATTTTGGATACATATTTTTCTTAACTGTAAATTTAGGTTAATAAAAAATTTACTATTTTAGATTAAATGTATAGTAAAGTATAACATGTTCTATTTATTACAGCTTAAAGATAAATTTTTATAATATAAATGTTAATTCTTATATACGGTTCTAAAGGTTGGATAGGGTCACAAGTATTAGAATACTTAAATGAACATAATATAAATTATAAAGAAGGAATTTCCAGAGTTGATAATATCATAGAACTTACAAAAGAAATATTGAGTATAAAACCAACTCATATTTTAAGTTTGATAGGTAGAACTCACGGCAAAATAGATGACAGAATAATAAGCACAATTGATTATTTAGAAGAAGAAGGTAAATTATTTGAAAATATAAGAGATAATTTATATAGTCCACTTATGTTAGCTATGTTATGTAATAAAGAAAATATTCATTTCACATATTTAGGAACAGGTTGTATATTTGATTATGACGATGAACATATTAGTGGTTTTGAGGAAGATGATGTCCCGAATTTTTTTGGTTCTTCATATTCTATAGTAAAAGGTTTCACCGACAATATTATGAAGAATTTTGATGTTTTAAATTTAAGAATAAGAATGCCAATCAATTCAGATAAAAATTCACGCAATTTTATAACAAAAATAAGTACATATGATAAAATATGTTCTATACCAAATTCAATGTCTGTTTTGCCAGAATTAATACCATATGCAATTAAAATGATAGAGAAAAATATAACCGGTACTGTAAATTTGACCAATCCCGGTGTAATTTCCCATAATCAAATTTTAGAACTATACAAAGAAATTGTTGACCCTTTATTTACTTGGAAAAATTTTTCAATTGAAGAGCAAAATACAGTTTTAAATTCAAAAAGATCTAATAATATGTTAAATACCAATAAACTTAAAGCATTATTTCCAGAAATTAAAGATATAAAAGATGCTGTAAAAGAATGTTTATACAAATATCCTAAACCTGTATATGATTTTCCAAATTCTTCAGATACAAATATTTTAATAACTGGAGGTTGTGGTTTTATAGGTTCTCATTTTATAAATTATATATTTGAGAAATATGATAAGATAAATATTGTAAATATAGATGTCATGTATTATTGTGCGAATGAAAAAAATGTAAAAGAGAGTGTGCGTAATTCAAATAGATATTGTTTTTTAGAAATGAATATAAATGATATAAAAGATACTATATTAGATACATATAATATTAATTATATAATACATTTTGCAGCGCAAAGTCATGTTCAAAATTCATTTGATGATGCTATACAATATACGGTTGATAATGTTTTAGGTACACATACTTTATTAGAATATTGCAGAAAAAGTGCTAAAATTAAAAAATATATACATGTATCTACAGATGAAGTTTATGGTGAATCAAAATTAAATGAAGATAAAAAGACAGAACTAACAATACTTAGACCTACAAATCCATATGCGGGAACAAAAGCTGCAGCTGAGTTAATAACTCAGACATATTTACATTCTTTTAATTTACCAATCGTAATAACAAGAGGAAATAATGTATATGGCGAGAATCAATATCCTGAGAAATTAATACCAAAATTTATTTATTTCTTAAAAAATAACAAGAAATTAACAATACAAGGAACTGGTAATGCATTAAGATCTTTTTTATATGTTTCAGATGTTGTATCTGCATTTGATATTATTTTACAAAAAGGAAAGATTGGAGAAATATACAATATAGGAGCAGATGATAATATGGAATATTCTGTTGTTGATATATCTAAAATATTAATAACAAAAATAAAACATACAACCGAATATGAAAAATGGATAGAATATATTGAAGATAGACCTTTTAATGATATTAGATATCATATAAGTAATACAAAATTAAAGGATTTAGGATGGAAAATTAAAGTAGATTTTATGGAAGGTCTAGAAAAATTATATTGAAATTAAGTTATTTTCTTAAGCTTATTATAAGGTTAAGAAATACATAATTACCATTCACAAATACCACTAACTCCGAGTTTTTGTATTGTATTAATTTTAAGATCAGATAGAAAGATGGAATGTTCAATATCATATTTTATGTTATTATTTATTAAATGTCCTAACAAGTTTTTATAGTGTATGAATATATTTTTATCTACAGAATATAATACATTTAGTAAATATTCATCTTTCATAATATTCCCTGTAATATTAGAACCAAAATTATCAATATTGAAATTATCATTAAGGTAATATCTACCACTTATTTTAAAAACTTTCTTAAACGGTATATTTTCAAGTTTTTTAGAGATCGTTAGAAGCTTATATACTTCCCCATAACTTTTAGTATTAAAGTAGTATTTAGATTCTTCACTTTCAAATAACATTATTCTGTTTACATTTGGATATAATTTAGATATTTCATAAGGACTAATACTGGATCCTTCTAATAATATAATTAAAGCTTCTGGTACTTTGTCCTTTATTGATTTAATTGTTTGCAAAGTTTGTTGTAATCTATCTTCAGAAGAATGTGTGCTCATATCGTTCGTTAAATGAATCATACTTGTTATGCAAAATATTATTGAATCGTTTTTTATTTCTATATCTAGATTATTAGCTTCATATAGTATTTTATTTGGAAACATGTTTTCAATTAATAAATGTTTTAATGATATATCGGTTAAACTATTAATATGTACAGTTCCTTCCCATAATTTATGAAATTCATTTTCATTTCTCAACAAAACGGAATATATAATACCCGGAGTTATATTAATATTATTAATCTTACATATTACTCTAAAAGTATCATGCGCACACATATCACTATTATGTACATTTATTATTTCATCTATACTTGAATATCTTTTAGAATATAAATCCATGTCCTTTCCAGTTCCAAATGTAACCTGATCGTGAGGATAACCTCCAGTACCCCCTACTTCGGTAAAAATATTTGAGTCAGTTATAATATCCCATTTTGGAGAAGATAAATATAAAATATCAAATCTTGTTTTAACTACAATATCATATTTAAAATTATTTTCTATTTCATACTTATTTTTCAATTCAAAAGATTTTTCTATTTTTCTAACTTGATCTAATATTCTCAAGCCACAATTAACTTGTTGAGCTGTCTTAGAAGAACTTTCTAGAATAAACTCACGATTATTCCAACAGTTTAAAAATTTTTTATTTTGTTCTATTAATTCAGGAAGAATATCATCTCTATTCTCGATTATTATATCTTTAACATTAAAATCAGTAAACATATTTCTTATTTCATCATCTGAATAAATAATATCTTCTTTCCCGGCAGAACATTGAAAATAATTTTGATTATATGTGTGTATAAAAATATCAGGTGTCACACCTTTGCATAGTGTATTTATAAAACTATTTTTAGTATGTTCCCAAGTTCTTATGAAACCAGAAATACATATTGCTATTTTCATTTAAATTTAATAATAATTATGACTATCTTTAAATTAAAATAAATATTAAGAACATTTTAACAAACAAAAAAATAAAAATATAGCTAAAATTAAAACTACTACGATAGTTATATACATCCATGCCTTTGATTCATTAATAATTGAATAGAACATTGTTTTCCTTTTAAAATCAGGTATTTTATCACTATCACCTTGAAGATTTAGATTTTGAGTAAATATACTAACATCTGGATTTTTAGAGTTTTTTGAATAATCTAATTTAAAGACAATATCAAATCTGTTTGCCGCATCTTCTGGCCAATCCAAAAATTGAGGATTAGCACCTAAGCTATTTATTAAATTTGATATATCATGATGTTCCCACGCAATTATTACAATACCATTATTATTTATAGGTTGATTCAATATGTAAGTTCCTAATGATGATCCTTCTGTATCACAGAAAGTTCCTTCATCAGCATTTATTACTAAATTATAACGATTAGCAGTTGGAGTTAAAATAAAACAACATCTATTTGCATTTGAACATTTAATGCCTCTATTTTTTAAATTTTTATCATTTGCATAAGAACTATCTGTATTTGAAACAGCAGCATATAATGCAGTTGGTTTATCATTTCCTAAAATTTTCTCCCAAAATCCCCCTGAATATGTTCCAGTACAAATATTATTACATGTATTTAAATTTATTTCACAAGTTCCTGACAATCCAGCAAGCATTTTAGCTCTTATATAACCTTCTTCTATACACCCGCCTTTGTCATCAACTTTAAGTACCGGCTTGTCACAATGTCTTATAATATAAATAGTTTTTGGTGGCATTTTTTATTTTATGTAAAACAAATTTTTAAAAAAATAAAATAAACATATTAATAAAAAATGAATATATCTTTTATTTATGTATTATTATCATTGGTAGCTATTACAATTCTTACTTATTTAAACTTTAATAAATCATCAGAAAGTTTTTGTACTTGTTTACCAATTAGAGATAAAAGATGTCCTGACCCAGCTGTTTTGACAAAATTATACAATTCTGGTAAATTAACAGAATTTACCGATTTTGCTAAAAAAGAAGGAAGTCCAGCTCCATGGAAAATAGCAATGCCACAAGATGTATATCAATACGATAATTAATTTTCTCACCTAAAAAGGTGGTAAAATTATATTTATGTTATTTTATTTTATCTTCTTTCATAACCTTTTGCGCTATACGGAGGATTTCCTTCCTTTGCATAGTAAGTTCTTGGTCTATCCTTGAAGCTATCCTTGTGACAGTTGATACATAGACTAAATCCGTTCACAGTATCAGCACCGCAACGACAAGTTCCAGTTTTGATACTCTCTTTGTGACATCCAACACACAATTCATGTCCATTTATTGTCTTCTTTCCACAACCAGAAGAACACATCTTAATGCCTGCCTTGTAGCAATCAAAACACTTATCAAAGATACGCCCATCCTTTAAGATGGCATGATAAGTATTTTTGCACTCAGGACACTTGGCACTGAACTGTGCATTCTTTTTGTCTTGACATTCCTTGCATCTCTCTCTCATTGAGCCATCCTTCTTCAATGCAAAGAAAATTTGCTCACAATCCTGGCACTTCCCCTTAGACTTTGCAATCATCTTAAAGTGGCAATCTTTGCATTGCTTTCCGACACAAGGTTTTTCGCAATATTGGCAGGGATGTGTTTCAACTACAGATTCATTCTTCTTTGATACTTTAATTGTCTTATTAGATTCCATTTTCTTGATTTACTTGATTTGTGAATATTTTACAATATTTTAAAAAATAAAATCAATTTTTTTTAGTATATCAAAATTATTGATGATTTTTATAACCTGTAAAATAAGTTATAAAAAACAAAAAGCGCAAAAAGATTTTATATATTATAGTAATTATCAACTTCTTGTAAAAATTTTAAGAATCTTTGTATATACGGTATCCATTCTACAGTAAATTTAACTGCTAATCTAGATGAATCTCTACAACAAATTCTAAGCAAACTTACTCCTCTTTTAGTTTTATTTTTAGCCGATTCAATATAACGTGGAGCATCCCAAACTGGATCTTTTTCTAAATTTGTACATATTTCTTCTTCTTTCTCAAAATTTAATTTAATTAATTTCTCCAAAATAATTTGCATCTCTATATAACAAAATTGGACAAATTGTTGTATATTATTTTCGTCAATTCCAAGATTCTTTATTTTATCTATTCCATCATCAACTGTTTTTATATTTCCTTTTTCTAGCCATTCTATACAAAAAGTGGCAAAAGACTTATCTTGTTCTGTTTTTAAAGAACCATCATACTCTTTACATCTATAACTAACCACTTTATCATCTTGTTTCTCATCTACTACATCTCTAAATAATACACGTTTAATGTCCATGGTTTAATTACCCTTGTATATTAGATATTACAGTATTTAAAAATAAAAATCAATTTTAATTACATAAATTTTATCACCTAAAAAGGTGTTAAAATTATATTTACCATCTCATTCATCTATTTCTTCATCAATCCTCTCTAGATGTTGTTTTTCAATCTCCTCCTTCCACTTGTTTATTCTTTCCAAGGAAATAGGTATTTCAATATATTGTGTAGGTAAATTGAGCCTAATATGAAATTTACCATCGAGTGTGTCGTATTTAGTAAGTATGACTTCTTCTAGAAGGATTTTGCGGCGTATACCTTTCTTCATATCATCAAAATAAGCAGATGTAAAATGGTCCCCGAAAATGATATTATCAATACATCCTCCATAATAACTATCGACTTTGTTCTCATCTTTAGTATTCATGGTGATTAATTTAATATTTTTAAATCAAATAAAAAATAAAAATCAATTTTTAAATTAAGAACTTAAAATGTCATCCATTAATTCTTGAATTCCTTCGTTATTTTTTACTGATATTTTATAGGCTGTTGAAAGTAATTTATCGTTATCAATTTTATCAATTTTATTCTGAATGAGCATCACTCTTTTTGGTGAATATTTTGCCAATATTTCAGCAGCTGCTTTTTTTCCATTTTTGTATGAAATCTTAGAATCATCGACCATCAATATTAATACATCAAGATCAAAAAACAAATCATTATCTGTCCTAAAATATTGTGTTCCTGCAAAATCGCGAAATTCAATATCAGTTTTTCCATGACGAATCCATCTGATTTCATATTGATCAGTCATACTATAATGCGTATCAAACGCCTTTCCCTCTAATCTGTCAATAAATTGAGTTTTTCCAACTCCAGTAATTCCAACAATTCCAATTTTAAAAGACATTTTGATTTTTATCAGAATCATAAAATAAAAAATCAATTTTATCATAAATATAAAAGAAAAATGTGGAAAATTTATTCCCTAAAAAAAACTTTGCAATTTTTAAAAATTAATTTTATCACCTAAAAAAGGTGGTAAAATTATATTTATATATTAACTATACTTAATTCTTTGGTAAATATATCAAAGTAGGTGTAGTGGGTAAAATCATACCTTCTGGAACAACTACATTAGGAGGTATTCCAGTGCTTGGATTATACCAAACAGCTACCCATTCTACATCTCTTTTTTCTTCTTGACATCCTCCATCTATACGAGGAGGTTGTGGCGTATTAAGACGACTAACACTCATACTATCAACAAGATTATCAAGTGTAAAATCATTGTTTATAATCGGTTCTTTTCTTAATATAGCAACAATATCTTTGGCACTCCATCTTGCACGTCTTTTTCTAATTCCATAAATCTTGAAAGTTTCTTCTATGTTTTTAGCACTCATTCCAACTGGAAGAATGCGTCCAACCTCTTTATCTTCTTCACCTTCCTCACAATCAACCAATTCAAATGGCTCTGCATCGGCAACTGTTTTTAATTCTTCTACTAAATTTTTAATCTGATTAACAGCTGATCCACGGGTACTTAATAAAGTTATTAATTTTGAGACTTTTAACTCGGCGGGATTATCCACAATCTCGTCGTGTTCATTTCTCATCTTTCCCCACTGTGTTTCTCTACTCTTTTTGTAAGCAGCAGTTCTGGATATTCTTCTTCCCATTGCAGCAGACTCTTCTTGTGCTCTTGCAATCAGATCAAATAAAATCTCATAATTACTTGTAATTCTATAGTCAAAAATCATATTTAAATTGACTATGGCAATATTGTGTCTATTTCTGACACAAAGATTGTAAATCTCCCTAAAGTTAGCCGTATTTCTTGAGAGTCTATTTGCCTCATACACTACTAATGTTTTATCTTTACAAGAAGACAAAACGCGGCGCAAGTCTGAGCTATTATTTCTCTGCTTAAAACGTGAAAAAGCAGAGCCAACTTCTTTCAAGGCCTTAAATACCCCTATGTTATTTTGATCTAACCATCTCTTAATAGCAAATTCTTGACTATCAAGAGACATAACACCTGTATCTCCAACTCTTGAAAGACGGCAATATACAATAGCTGTAGGTTTAGCAGTAGACATAATCTTGAATTTGAAATATTTTCAAATTTTTAAAAAATAAAATCAATTTTTTTGAAATAGGAATTTATGTGATAAGTGGTGATGGAAGTGTGTAACACGTGTGAGAATACGTATGAGGTGTAAAGACATTAAGGGAATAAGGGCCTTTAGGATAGAGTTTTAACCCTAAGGGTATAGGGATTATGGGGACGAGGACCTATAGGGTCTTTAGGGTAGGGATTTAACCCTAAGGGTATGGGGATTATGGGGGACGAGGACCTATATAGGGCCTTTAGGGTAGGGATTTAACCCTAAGGGTATGGGGATTATGGGGGACGAGGACCCTATATAGGGCCTTTAGGGTAGGGATTTAACCCTAAGGGTATGGAAATTATGGGGACGAGGACCTATATAGGGCCTTTAGGGTAGGTATTTAACCCTAAGGGTATGGGGATTATGGGGGATGAGGACGTATATAGGACCTTTAGGGTAGAGTTTTAACCCTAAGGGTATGGGGATTATGGGGGACGAGGACCTATATAGGGCCTTTAGGATAGAGTTTTAATCCTAAAGATACGAAAAATGACATTTGGGATAATCCTAACGAGAATGTAAAGAATATGTGATACACTTCAAAAGAGATGTTATAATACCCTTCTAAATAAAATTGATTTTTTATTTTAAATTTCTGGATTATTTTCACCAACCCAAGAAACAAGCACAAAACAACTGAATATGACCAAAGCATCTACTCAACTCTCTAATTTTATTACCGCTTTTCTCAATGAGAACGACGCTCCTGAAGAACTCATAGAAATGTGGGGTAAGAAGAAAAAGGAGTTCATTAAACTTGCTGAAAAGGTAATACCAAAGGAGAAAGCTGTTAAGGCTAAGAAACCCGCTGATGCTCCCAAGGCCGCAAGAACTGGCTATATCTTGTTTTGCATGGAGGAACGTCCTAAGATTGTTAAGGAATTTCCTGCTATGAAAAACCAAGACATAGTAAAACTCATGGCTGAGAGATGGCATCAAGCGAAAGAAGACGAGGATGTCATGGAACACTTTAAGGCCCTAGCCGAAGATGACAAGAAGAGAGCTGCTAAGGATAAGGAGGACTATATTCCAACCAAGAAAGGAGATGAGAAGCCCAAGAAGAAAGGTGTAAGAACTAAGTCTGGGTATTTGCTCTTTTGCGACGACGAGAGACAATTAGTAAAGGATGATGGATTTACTGGTGTAGATATCATGAAAGAATTAGGAAGAAGATGGAACGCATTGCCAACTGAAGATGAAGATAGATATACGGAGTATATGGAGAAAGCAGTAGAGTTAAAGAAAGCAACGTCTGAAGAAAGTGAGGATGAAGATGAGGAAGAGAAGCCGAAGGCTAAGAAGGCTAAGAAGGTAGTTAAGAAGGCTAAGGTGGTTAAGAAGCCTAAGAAGGTAGTTGAGAGTGATAGTGATGATGAATAAATTTAAGTAAATATAAGTTAGTATAATTTTAGCACCCAGTTGGGTGAGAAAATTAATTAAAATTGAATTTTTTATATTTATATTTATAAATATTTTACCATGTGTGTATACGATAATTGTCCTTATAGATGTGAAACTAAATATGCTCATCGCAAAAGATTTGCAGCAATGGCAAAAAAGAAGCCATATATAAAAGAAGATAAAATTTTGTCTACAAAAGTTAATTGGGAAGTAGCTAAAGAATATTTTAAAGATCATTTGTGTCTATCTAAATACAAATTAAATTAATTTTAACACCTAATTAGGTGAGAAAATTACGTAAATACCCTTCAAAATAAAATTGATTCTTTTTTTTAAAATTCTGGTTTATTTTTACCAGTTCAAGAAACAAGCTAAAAGAATGTTGTCCTACTATGAAAACTTCCCTGCCTTTACCGAAGTTAAGGCCAAGAAACACAAGAAGAATGTGCATAACCCAGCAGAAGATTGCTCCGAGGTTACTTCACCTGTTTCTGTTGCATCTACTATGCCAGAAAAGTATTTCATTTGCAAGACAGTACTTTCTGGCGGAGATTGCCCTTATAAAGGTAAATGTAAGTACGCTCATTATGAGGATGAATGGAAGATCCAAGAGTGTTCTCATAAAGAAAGATGTAACCGTGTTAAGGGAACTAAGTGTAAGAATGTTGATCCTAAAAACATTTGCCTTTTTATTCATCCACATGAGAATTTAGAGGCTTTCTACAAACGTTTAAAAGTAGATATCACAAAGATTGTACGTCCTTCACATGAAGAGATTGCTAAGAGTAAGCATTTCTCAAAGATGTGTGATTCTTTCTTTCTTGGTATTCCTTGCAATAAGCCGGAAGGTGAATGTACTTATGCTCACAATAAAGAGCAGCTTATTGTGAGAGATTGTATGTTTAAGGATAAATGCAATCATACTATCTTAGATGGAGATAACTATGTAACAAACGGTTCTACCGTATGCATGTTTAAACATCTAGATGAGACATTTGATAACTATAATGAGCGTGTACTTGAATCACGTAGAAAGATTGTACTACAACAGTCAGAAAAAGCTGCTAAGATAGCAAGTTTACCAGCCGTTATTACGGAACAGAAAGCGGTTCCCATGAAATCATGGGCAGATATTATGGAAGAGGAAGCAGAAGAGATTCCAGTAAAAATGCCTGTACAAGAGGAGCTAATTAAAGAAGAAAAATCACTAGAAAATGACGGTAAAATTATAATTGAGGTACCAGAACATATGGCAATGGATATATTAAATATGATGCTTGTGAGCGGAAAGACAAATTTTGAGTTAAAGATTAAGAAGTAAAATAATTAAGTATAAATATAATTTTAGCACCCAATTGGGTGAGAAAATTAAGTAAAGTTGATTTTAAAATTGATTTTTTATTTTAAAATTTTAATTATTTTTTAAAGCCGAAGAAAGGAATGTCTGAAATAACAATATCTAATCATGTCATGTGTGGAAGAAAGAGAAAAAGAGATGAAATGAATGATCCAAATAAAACTCTTAAAAAAAAAATAAAATTAAGCAGTGAAGTATTATATCCTTCGCATATAGATGCCGATGATTTAGAAGTTATACAACAAGGTTCTGTAAATATTTTAACTCATAAAAGAGTTAGAAAAGAATCTAAACATAAAGATGATTCATACTTTCAAGAGGTAAACAAACATAAAAAATCTTGCAGTAAAAATGGAGGCTTTGTAAAAGGGTCTGGCTATCATTATGATAGAGAATTTTAAGTAATTTAGTAATTATAAATATAATTTTACTACCTAAAAAGGTATTAAAATTTTTAGTATTAATTTTTTCTATACCAACCAAAATAAAATTGATTTTTTTTTTTAAAATTCTGGGTTATTTTTACCAACCCAAGAAACTAACCAGAATGACTAAAGCATCTACCGCAATTGCAAAGTACGTTACTTCTTTTATCGAAAAACATTGCCCAAACCCCGAGGAGATCTTGGAGTTATGGGATGATGAAGCTAAGGGTGACTTTCTTAAGTTAATTGAAAAAGAACTAAAGAAGACTCCCAAGGCAAAGAAAGAGAAGAAACCTGCCGATGCTCCTAAAGCAGCGCGTTCCGGCTATATCTTGTTTTGTATGGAAGAACGTCCTAAAATTAATAAGGAATTTCCTGCACTATCAAACCAAGAGAAGGTAAAACTGATGGCTGAAAGATGGAACGAAGCAAAAGAAGACGAAGATGTCATGAAGCGCTTTAAGAAGCTAGCAGAGGAAGATAAGAAGAGAGCTGCTAAGGACAAAGAAAATTATGTTCCATCCGCAGATGCTAGCGACGATGAAAAGCCTAAGAAAAAGACAAAAAGAACTAAGACTGGATACATGCTCTTTTGTGATAACGAAAGAGCAAATGTAAAGAGTGATGGATTTACTGGCAAAGATATCACTGCTGAGTTAGCAAAAAGATGGAAAGCTCTTAAGGATGATGATGAAGACATGTATACTGAATACATGGAAAAAGCATCCGAGCTAAAGAAAAAGAAGTCTGAAGAAAGCGATGATGAAGAGGAAGAAAAGCCAAAGAAAGCAGCACCTAAGAAAGCAGCACCTAAGAAGGCAGCACCAAAGAAGAAGGCTGCTGCAAAGAAAAAGGCAGCACCAAAGAAGAAAGTTGTAGAAGAAAGTGATAGCGAAAGTGACAGTAGTGATGAAGAATAATCAGTAAATATAATTAGTATAATTTTATAACCTTTTTTAGGTGATAAAATTAAAAATTGATTTTAAAAAAAAAATTTGTATATAAAAATATACTCTAAGATGGATGCCCAAAACTGGTGTAATGCTATCATTTCTACTGGAAAAAACAAAGGCAAAATTTGCACTAGAAAAACTTGCATGTTTCACCCTACCATTGCTGATTTTTTGGTACTTCCTCCGTACTTTAAAGAATCAACGCTTGATTATAATTTTATTAAATTTTTAATTAAAAATTATAAATACTGTAATACACCATATAAAGATTATGAGAGAAGCTTATGTTGTTCATTTATGGACACTGTATTAAAGGCTAATAAAGAATATTCAGGTAGAACAAGAAAGTTATTAGCAATTTATCTAATAAAATTACTTGATACTCCTAAGATGGTCTCATTTCGTCTCGGTTATAAAAAACTTAACGATGTTGTATATAAAAAATTAGAAGAATTTTCAAATGATGAGGATGAGATTTTTAGTTCATATTTTAAGAGTAAGTTTGAGCCAAATAAAAAATATCTACACAAAAGTAAAAATAGAATTGTTTTACTACGTAATTATATTATTGCTAGAATCTGTTTTGTTAGACTTTATAATAGCAAAAAAATCAAAAGTTAAATGCATTATGTTAATAATATAATTTTAACACCTTTTTAGGTGATAAAATCTTAAATAAAATTGATTTTTAACTAAATTTATTTTAAAAATAAATATAATTTAAACTAATGTTTAACTCAAAAGTTAATAACGATGGAACCTATAGAAATTTCCTAGGATATACGACTCTTGCAATGGCTAAAACAGATATCTCTTTTATTGAGGAGTATATTAAAAAATCTCCATGTTTATCAAAATATTATTCTGCATTACCATCATCATCGTATCATATGACAACATTTAATGTATGGTGCCAACAGTCCCCATTATTGGTGCCTTATCTAAGAGAATTACAAAAAAATAACTGCAAAGAAATAAAGGATGTTTATCATAATAAAAATTTAAATTATTGGTATGATCCTATTAATTTTATGAATAGTTTAATGATAGAATTAGATATTTTTGCAAAGAAATATGATTGGACAAATTTAAAAACAACAAAAATTGAACTCCATGCAAATGATGGAACTATTTCATTATTATTGCACTTAAACTCTGTAAATATGGAAAAGATTAATTCATTTAGAAATGATTGTAAAATAGTTTGTGAAAAAGACGATGCCGGCCTTATTATGCATTTAACTCTTGCATATTCTTATAAAAATATACTGCGTGAAGATATGGAAAGTTTAAGAGAAGAATGTACTAAACTATCCAGTCTAATTAATAGTTTAGAAATTGATTTTTTTGCACCAAAAGCATACAGATTTAATACAATGGAAAACTATATTGAAAATAACTCTTTTAATAATTAAATGTAATTTTACAAACTTGTAGTTTGTAAAATTAATAATAGCTTAAAATAAAATTGATTTTTTTTTTAATGGTAATTATTTTTTACCAAAAAGTTTAATAATGAATATGATTAAGTTTGATATTAAAAATGCAAAATTCAATACAAATAATTATAAAACATTTAAAATTTTTAAACGTAATAATAACTTACATACAACTATAAATGTATATACTTGTTGTATATGTGGTAATTATGTTGACTCTAGTAAAAGTATGGAAGAAAAAATTTACTGTAAGTGTACCACTGATATCTTTAATAATAAATGTAAATCTATACACAGAGATAATTTTAAGAAAGTATTAGATCAGTTGATATTCACTATGTATGATGATATTTGTACAGATAATAAGAATGATTGTTCTACTTTTACTTGTAGTCTAGAACCTTCTAGATATTCACATGGAGGAGAATGTTCACCTAATCCTAGAACATGTTATTTGTGTTGGCGTTACTGGTGTTCTTGTTGTGGTGGAGGAGTATGGGGTATGTATGGTCGTTGTATCTATAAAAGATGTAGAATTGGAAGAAAAAACTGTAATTTAGAACACTAAAAATAGAAAATATAATTTTAACACCAGATATGTAGTTTATATATACAAGTTAGTTTTGAACATATATAATTAAAAATTGATTTTTTTTTTTCAATATTAAAAATTTTTTAATACTATGTCAGCTCCTATTGAACAAATTAATAATATTGTTGAAAAAGATAACATAAATCATATTATAGAAGAAGAAAATATTATTCCTCCTAAATTAATTCAAACTTGCACAGGATTTAGTTGTATTTGTTGGAAAAAAGGCATTAAAGATTTTTGTATTGATTACCGATATAAAAGTTGTTTGAAATGTTATAATGATAACTGTATACGTATGATTGAAGGCCATGAAAAAGTTTGTAATAAAAAAGAATTTTAATTTTAATACCTAAAAAAGTATTAAAATTTTTTACTACTTATCCCATACAAAAATCATAGATACACCTAAAGGACGATGTTCCGGATCATCCATTAAATATTTTTTTGGATTTTCACCTATTTTATAGATAGCATTTGCAGAAAATCCTCCATCTAAACTAACAGCATCTTTAATATCAAATTTTTGTACTAGATTAGCTAATTGTACTCTATCTAAACCAGGAGCTGAATATCCTCTTCCTTCTGTCATTATAAAGATTATCTCCCCATTATTTTTAATGCCTAAAACATTATGAACCATTAAGCGATTAGAATGTCTCATTCCGTACATTTGATTGGTATCTGTATTTTCACCTGAATTAAACATATAGTTATTATGAGCATAATGTCCGTATATAATTTTATACGATGTTAAATTTGGAGGTTTATTTGTAGCAACACCTCTTGGTTGAATAAAGTTAGGAATATCATCATCAACAATAGCAAATTGTTTATTAATCATTGTATTAAAATCAAAGACAACAATTCCATCTCGCACTAATAAGGGACCTGAACAGAAAGCAAATTCTAAATTTATATCATTGGGATCTAATAGTGAGTTATTTCTTAATACAGGATTGCCACCGTATGTATTATTAAGACCATTACGCATCTCTATAATATCTTGTGTTGTAGCATAAAATGTTCCATCTTCTAATTCATATAATAATGGTATTTTAACATGTTTAAATTGACTATAAAAATCATTATAATTTTCAATTGCTAAAACATTATTTCTTTTTGTTACAAAAGCAAAATAGTTTCTGTAAGGTTTAGGTACTGGAATTGTTGTACCGCTATGCTTAATATCATCCTTGTTATAATAAAATCCAATAGGATTAAAAATTTCCATTGGATTTAAAGATGCACCTTTAACCAAAATATTTGCAAACATTTGATTTTCAATATTGCTATTTATTGTAAAATAACCACCATTAGTGATAAAATATGTATTACTTTTACTAACATATTTATCTTGTGATATTTCCCATAATCCACCAGGTTTTCCAGATTTTTCGCAATTATATTTTGATGAAATTAAAAATTTCATATTTACAGGATTTAAAATAGAAATATTTACATGAACTGTTGGCATATATTCATCATTTTTATCTGTAATATTTTTAAAATTCATCCATTGTTGATATGTTCTATAAACAAAATCATCAGGATCAGTTTTTGAAGAACCTACACCGCTTGGATTAATTTGTATTGAATATATTTTTAAATGTTCATTTCCTTCCCTTAAATAATTATTTAAATTTCTTCTAAGTAACATATGATCTAATTTACCTTCAGGATTAAATAACATTTTTGTTGAAGATAATAAAGGTTTTTCTAAGGTAGTATTCGGATCCCATTTATCAATTTTTTTACAAGAAGATTCAACGCCATTATTACATGGTATTTGATAAGTATGTACACTCTTTATAAAATTATAGATAGTATTATCTATCGGGTTAATTGGATTTAATAGTAACGAATTTTTATCACTTATATCTAGTGGATTAATATCATTTTCAAGATAATAAAAAGTTTTGTTATTATCTTGAAAATTATAAGTATGATTTAACTTTTTACAAAATCTAATTAATCCATTTAATAATTCATTTGGATCATCAAATGCTGGTATTTCAAGTCCTACGTCCCTATTTCTTGTTATATTATACCACGCATTTTTATTTTCTGGAATTTTATGCATTGAACATCCTACAGGATCTCTACTTATAACATTTCTTACATTATTAATACCGTTTATATCATTATCAAAAAATATACCAGAAAAAGCTGTTAAAAAATTACTATATAGATCGCTATATGGTTGTACTGGATTGCTAGTATTAAAAATAACATCCATACCTTTTGTTATATATTCGTATAAATTAATTAATAAATATTCTATTTCATGTGTATTTCTAACAGATGGAAAATTTACACCGCGTTCAAATGCAGTTCCTGAAACAAGTGTTTGACGAGCACGCTCTCTTATAATTGCAAAATCAATTGGAGGACCACCAATTCTTTCTCTAATTATTTCAGATTGTGAAGTATATAAATAACTAGCACAAGCACCATAATCTATTATTTTTAATAATAATCCTTGATTTTTTATAACAATAAAACATTCTCTTCCATTTTGCAATACTGGATGTTTAAATATAATATACTTTTTATTATTAATTTTTTCTCCTTTATAAATATAATCTGTAGGTATTTGTCCTGGAATATTAATTGTATTATTTAAATACGTAAACATAATATTTTCTAAATGTGTATCATAGTGAGAAAATCCTAAATAGTATTTACCTACGTATACAGTATATATAAATTGGAATAATAAATTACATAATGTTTGATCGCTAATTAATGGATCAGATCCCGGACCTTTAACTCTTTTTAATAAATTTCCAAATGTAATATTTGCTTTTTCTGTTATAATTGAAATATTATACATATCTGGATTCTTTGGAGAATTAAGACATGCATAACTTCCAAAATTTTTAGTAAATCCTGGACATATTCCAGAATCATATAAAAAGCTAACCATTCCGCCAAATATTATTTCAGAAATTGGATTAGACAATGAAAAAATATAATTAAGTCTAGGATCTGTAAATTCTTTCTTATTAATTGGTAATATTTGCCAAATGTTTATATTTTTAGGTTGTATTGTATTTTTTAGTATAAGAGGAACATAGAATGGTTCAAAACCACCTTTTTCTTTTCTTGATATTATTATACCATATACTTGTTCTAAATTATCATCTTCTATTATACCTAAAGTTCCAACTGTTCCATTTGCCCCACTACCTAGTGGTCTTCCATAAAATAGTATTATATTGTCTTTAAGTAATTGGCAAAAGTCAAGTGAATTTTGTAAAAATGGTTGAATAACATTTCCATTAAAATCTTCATTAAGAGTTGTAGATGTTAAATTTGGAAAGATTTTCCAAAAATTAGACAAAAATCTTTCTATATTATCTATCTTTTTATTTACCTTTTTTGACATTTTCTTATTTATAAGATTTTTTAAATTTTATCACTTACTAAAAAGTTTTATAAATTAGAAAAGGTGGTGTTCCAAAACATAAATAACGTTGATAATAAATTATGAATAAAATAAGCTGTAAATACACCTCTTAAATTAAAAAATTGATTTTAATTTAAGAGATGTATTTATTTACAATAACATGGATTTGATCAAGATTGATAATAATATTTCACTTGAAGAATACGAAAAAATTAAATTAAAATATGGTAGCATAAGTTCGTGGGCAATTTGGAGTGAACAAGGAGAAAAGATAAAATCAAACATGGGAGATATTTCATTTTTTGAAAATCCGACAATAAAAACTTTAAATACACTAAATCCAAATATTATACTTGTTGGTTTAAATATTTCAAAACATATACCAAAAAATTTTAGTAATTTTCATCCTGATTATTCATCCGCACAAGATTATAAAACAAGATATGCATTAAAAAATACTATATTTTGGGGTGCTTACATGACTGATATAATTAAGGATTTCGAAGAAAAAGTATCAGGTAACATGATGAAATATCTCAGTAAAAACAAAACTTTTGAAAAAGAAAATATTCTAAAATTTGAAGAAGAGTTAGAAGTTATAGGTTCTAAATCTCCTATCATAATTGCTTTTGGAAATGATAGTTATAAAATATTAAAAAGGAATTTTAAGCAGTATAAAATATATAAAGTATCGCATTATTCGTCGTTTATAAATAAAGATAAATTTCGTCAAGAATTTATAAATTTGGAAATAGAATTAAGCAAAGAAACAATTTGATTTAAAAAAAATTGATTTAAAAAAGTTTTATATTATATAAAATATCTAAAATGACTGACAATAACAAACAAGAAGAAGAAGAAAGATATGATATAATTCACGATTTTATTATAAATAAAGATAACGATTTGGGAATATCAACGGACCAACATTACAAAGATGCAAGAGAATTTTTAGTATATATTACAAAATTTTACGATACTTTTAGTAAATTAAGAACCGAATCGTTTTGTTATATAAGGACGAACGAAATTACAAACAACGAGGATCGACTAAAAATAATGGAAAAAACAATATTTACTAATAGCGAATTTAAAACAGGACTTTCAAATATAAAACAATTTTACGATAATTTCTTACATGAGGATAGAGATGAATATAGTATAGTTAGATTAATTTTTGAAACATATGATTATAAGAAAATAAATATTAGTTATCCACAAATTGAAAACATTAAAGACCTTTTGGAATTTTATTTATCAGGCGATATTAAAACTATGTCTAATGGAGACGAAAATGAAATAGAATACTTCAATTACTTGAAGCAATTATCTCTCTTAGGAAAAAAATAGAAAAGATATTAAGTATAATGTCAAAAGAAGAATTTTACAAGTTATGTAATAAATTTCTCCTTGGAAATAGAATTAATCAAATATATAATAAGGTTTGTAAAATAATATTTTAGTACTCAAACGAGTAGTAAAATAATCAACTTGTTATAACCCCGCCCCCTAAATTAATATCTTTTTCTCTTAATTATCTACTTTAAACGTCCTATAAAAAATAGTTTTTATACCAAAAAATTTAATATCTTTTAAAAAAATTGAAATTTAAATTTTAAAAATTAAAATAGTAATTAGAAAGAAGATGCCTCCAAAAAAAACTAAAGAAATACATGTTGAAGAAGAAACATGCCCTATTCAGGAGTGTAAAATTACATTGGTAAATCCATTTGTTGAATGTCCTTTTTGTAATTTTAAAGGATGTTTAAAATGTTATAAATACTTTACATTAAATTCAAATGCTGTTGAGTGTATGAATTGCAAGAAAGTATGGAACGATGATTTTATTGATACAATCTTTCCAAAGTCTTTTAGAAAAAATGAATTAAAAAGTCACCAAGAAAGTATTATGTTTGAAAGACAAGAAGCATTATTTGGTGAAACAATTGAACTAATTTCAAGAAAGAAAAAAGTGGAAAAAATTCAAGAGAAAATACATAAGTTAAAACTAAAAATTGATAGATATAATAGACAAATACACGAAATTAATCATCCAGGTGTTTATATAACCGAAGAAAAGGAAGAAAAGAAAGTACTAATTATTAAAAAATGTCCAGAAACTAAATGTCAAGGCTATTTAGATAGTGATTATACTTGCGGTATTTGTGACACTGTTTTATGTCCTAAGTGTGAAGTTATAAAAGAAGATGATGAACATGAATGTAATAAAGATGATATTGAAACAGTTAAATTAAAAAATAAAACTTCTAAACCATGTCCAACATGTTCTAGATTAACGTTTAAAGATGGCGGATGTTCGCAAGTTTATTGCGGACCTCCGTGTAATGGAGGAAAGGGAACAGCGTGGAATTATAATACAGGTCAAATAGAAACAGGTCCAATACACTCTCCAGATTATTATGATTACATGAGAAGAAATAATAATGGTATAGTTCCAAGACAAGAAAATTTATGTATTAGAAGAGACGAAATCCCTCCAATATGGGATTTACAAACAAGAATGGATCCAGCTGATTTTGTTAAATTAACTGAGATACATCGCTTCTTTGTTGATTTGCGTAACAATATAATGTATAAATTTAGAGAGATAGAACAGAATAATTTTAATAAAAATTTAGATTTAAGAATGTTATATCTAAATAATGAGATTAACAAAGAAAAATTTAAAAAGACGTTATTTGCAAGAAATAAAAAAACTAATAAAAATAAAACAATTTATCAGAATCTTGAAATGCTTCATAATGTAGGTGTGGATATTTATAATCAACTTAAATTTCAACCTATAATTAATAAAAAAACTAATTTAATTCAAACAGAAGGAGTGTATGAAAGTCTAGAAAACATCAGAAATTATTTTAATAATATTATTAAGAAAACAAAAGAAAGATATGACTGTAAAAGTCTTTGTGTGGCAGAATTAACACCTTTGTGGAAATTTTCTCATTAATTTTAGATTTAAATAAAATATTTTTTAAACTAATTATTAGTTTAAAAAAAAGATATTATAATAATAGTATGAAACTTATTCTAGATTGTAGAGAAACAAATCTTATTAAATCTTGCGAAATGTTAATTAAATCTACTGACAAATTTAAACATATAAAAATATCAACTGAAAATCTTTTAATTGGTGATATATCCATAAATAATGAAGATAATAATGTTATTATTCTTTTTGAAAGAAAAAGTATTGCTGATTTAATTGCTAGTATAAAAGATGGTAGATATCGTGAACAAAGTTATAGATTAACTGGTTCAGAACACCCTAATCATAATATTGTTTACATTATTGAAGGTCCTATTGGGAAATTTGTAGATAAACAAATTGTATATTCGTCAATGTTTTCTTTAAATTATTACAAAGGGTTTTCAGTCTTTAGAAGTAATAATATTGATGATACTGCTTATATACTTTGTAATGCATTTATAAAGTTAGAAAAAGAAAAAGATAAAAAACCTTATTATAACAATCAAAAAAATATTGGCGAAGACATTGAAGAAGAAAAGAGTTATTCTACGGTTATTAAAAAAAAGAAAAATGCTAACATAACAAAAGAAAATTTTGGAGAAATTGTTTTGTGTCAAATTCCCAGTATTAGTAGTACAACTGCTATTGCTATTATGAAAGAATTTAAAAATATCGATACATTAATTCAAAAACTAAAAGAAGATCAAAACTGTTTGGATAATTTAACTTATGAAACAGAAAAAAAACAAAAAAGAAAGATAAGTAAAACGAGTATAAAAAATATAATTGAGTTTCTTTTATAAAAAAAATTAGTTTAAAGAATATATTTTTATTTATAAATGAAAATAGGAGTTATAACATTAGCTAGTGGAGAAAAATTCTTAGATGATACAAAATATGGAAAAATAACTTTAAAAAATTATTGTGAAAAACATAACTACGATCTTTTAGAAGATAATAGTTTGATAAAAGAGCATGACCGTGAAATACAATGGACAAAAATACTTCTTATTCAAAAATTTTTGGAATTAAATATATATGACTACCTGGTTTGGTTTGATGCAGATATAGTGATATTAAATCAAGAAATAACTTTAGAAAGTTTTATAACAAGATTAATGAATAATAAAGATGTTATGTATTCAAGGGATTATGGAGGTTGGGTAAATAACGGAGTTATATTTATAAAAAATACCGAATTTTCTAAACAATATTTTAAAGAAACCTGGAATCATACTAATCAAGTATGTAGAGAACAAGGTAGTATGGATATGTTATATAGACACAATTGGAATGATTCTCAAAACCACATTCAAATAACAGAAGATCAAAGAGAATATAATCCTATGTGGTATCAATATGAATACGGAATTTTTTTAATGCATTTTCCAGGATGTGGAGAAGGTAATAGAAAACCTAATTCTTTAAAAATAATGATGGACATGTTTTGTCCGATAAAAATGGAAGAAGAAACTGAAGAAAATTATCAAACTAGATTAACATGGTTAAAAGAAAAAGCAAGTGATGAATTAAAATATAAAAAACAATTATGTATACAACAAGGTTGGAAATATTTACCGATAGATTTAGAATAAATTATATTTTTATATTTTTAAATATAAAAATAAGAAGGATCTTTTAATTATACTCCTATTTAAAATATAAAAAAAGTACATAAAAAATGGAACTACTAAAAAATTGTTTAGTCATAAATTTGAAAAATAATGTTGAACGTATGGAATGTGTGACAAAAGAGCTAAAAAAAATTAATATAGAGTGTGAAAGATTTGACGCAATTAATAATGAACAAGGAATTGTTGGATGTTGTATGAGTCATATTGAATGTTTAAAACTAGCTCAAAAAAAAAATTTATCTCAAATAATGATATGGGAAGATGATAGTATTTTTGTAGAAGAAGATATAACAAACTTTTCAGATTCTATTATAGAGTTTTCAAATAAAATAAAAAAATGGGATGTATTACTTTTATCCGGAGTTACTTTTAAACCATATAAAGAAATAAATAGGCATTTTATACAGATTTATAATACTCAGTGTGCAAATGCATACATAGTTAAAAATCACTACTATCAAACTTTAATTAACCTGTTTTCAATATCTTTAAAGTATTTAATACATACAAAAAACAGAGAATTTTCACATGATCATATCTGGAAATATTTACAAAAAAAAGATAAATGGTATAAGATTATTCCTAATTATATTGTTCAAAATCCTGGTTATAGTGATATAGAAAAGAAGATAGTAGACTATACAGAAGATTTTTCTCTAAATGATAGATATGGTTGTGATTTAACCGAATATCAATCTGACACTATAAAAAAAGAGTTAAAAAATAACCAAGAATGTGCAATACCTAAAAAAATATTCCAAACATGGGAAGTAAAAGAGAATGAAATGACAGAAGAAATGCAAAAAATAGTAAATACTTGGAAGCAATTTAATCCTAATTATAAATATCATTTTTACGACAAAAATGATCGTGAATTATTTATAAAAAATAATTTCACAAAGCAAATATACGAAGCATATTGTCGAATAATACCAGGTGCATATAAAGCTGATTTATGGAGATATTGTGTTTTATATAAATATGGAGGTATTTATGTAGATATAGATACTATATGCTTGAATAGTATAGATAAATTTTTATTTTATCAACTTGAATTTGTTGGATTAGTTGATTTTAATAGTAATATATTGGAAGGAAATCATAATTTAGCCAATGGTTTTATAGCGTCTATACCTAATTCTAAAATTTTAGAAAATTGTATTAATATTATTGTGTATCAGGTGGAAAATAATATTATACCTCATTCAAGACTTAATTTTAGCGGTCCTGGAGTTTTAGGAAGAGCTTTAAATGTATATTTAAACTTACCAGAGTATAATTCTTTCATTGACAAAGAGGGATTGCAAAATAATTTATATCTATTAAAATTTGAGAAGGAAACCGAGTATGTTAAGAATTTAGCTGGTGATATACTATTTCAAAATAAAAACGGAAATAATATCATAAAAGAAGCATATAACAAAGAAATAAAAAATATAAAAAATCATATTTGTTGGTTATCATCGAGAACATTGCAACCTAAAATAGCTTTATTTAATGGTTTTGCATGTCATTATGAAATGATAGGTTATTTTATAGAATATTGTGTATATAAAAATATATTGCTAGACATTTATACTGAAACAGTAGATAATATGGATTGGTTAAAATTTTATCTTCTTGCATTTCCAAAAAATTCTTTTAAATTAAAAAAAATACAAGACTATAAACACAATAATAATTATACAAAAGTTATTTTACTAACAGACGATGATTTTTCTTTTAAAAATGAATGGATTAATGAGAAAGTAATTTGTATAGATCATATAGACAAAATAAGAAGAGATTATATTGATGTTCATATAGGCACACGTTATTATGTAAATAGACCTAATTTAGATTGGGCATTACAAGTATATAAGCTCATTAATGTACAACAAAAAATAAAAATATCAAAAGACAATATAGTTATTATAGGTAGTAATATAAGGTATTTTAAACCAGAAGATATAACTAAAATAAAAAACTTTGAAAAATATAATTTTATTTTTATAGATAGAAACATACATAATTATTTGGACTTTGTTTTTAAAACTCTTGATAATGTTAAAGTATACAATAATATATCAACTATTACTATGATTGAGTTACTAAAAGAAAGTAAATATATATTATTAACTGATATAGTAAGTAAAAGAACTGAATCAATTTCTGCAAGTGTTTCTTTAGCACTAAATTGTTTATGTACTATGATAATTCCTAAAGGAGTGAATAAGTACTATAATTTTAAGTCTGCTATAGAATATGAAGATATGATTGATATTATTGAACCTAACTATCAAAAATTAGAAGAAGATTTGGACTATCATATAAAACATAAATATGAAGTATTTGACAAATATATAAAATATTAAGATTAATAATTATTTTTTAAGGAAGAGTAGAGGTTTTTAAAAATATTAAGCTTAAATCAAGGTTAATATTTATTGTTTAACATAAATTTTAAAAATAAAAAATACGAAAAACTTTTTAAGGAGGAGGAGATGTTTTAAAAATAAAAACACACAAAATAATTTTGTGTGTTATATATTTTAATTTTTTTTAAAAAATATAATTATATAAATAAAAAAGTCAAAAAATCATCTCCTCTGCAAAAACTTTTTTGTAACATCAATTTTCAAGTTTAAATTTAACCTTGAAAAAAATCATCTCCTCCGGAAAAATCCGTTTCAAATTTTTAACTATTTCCAAATGTATTTAATAAATTTTTTAATTTTTTACATTAAAAAATTTATTAAATTAAAAGGTAAAAAGTTAAAATTATAATTTAAAGATACATTTATTCTTATAAAAAGAATGATTTGTGAATATTGTAACTCTGCCTTTAAAACAATATCTGCTTTAAATAATCATAAAAATAAAGCTAAATACTGTCTTATTATTCAAGGAAAAATAGAACCAAAAGAAGAAATATTTAAATGCAATCTTTGTAATAAAACATTATCTTCTAAACAAAAATTAGAATTACACAAAGAAAAATGTGAAGGTAAAAAAGAAAAAATAAAAGAATTTAAATGTGAATATTGTAGTAAAATATTATCTTCAAAACAAAATTTAGAAATACATACTAAAAAATGCGAGATAATAATAGAAAAAGAAGAATTTAAATGTGAATATTGTGAAAAAATTTTATCTACAAAACAAATGTTAGAAAATCATAAAAATATTTGTATTGTAAAAAAAGATAAAGAAATAAAAAAGTTGAAAGAAGAACTTGAAAAACAAAAAAAAGAATACAAAGAACAAATAAAAGAACAATTTGAAAAACAAAAAAAAGAATATAAAGAACAACTTGAAGAACAAAAAGAAGAATATAAAGAGCAAATAAGAGAATTACAGGATAAATTAGAAAATTTAGCTACTAAGGCTATTCAAAGACCTACATCAATTGTTTCAAATACAACTACAAACAATAGTTTGAACATAGCTACTAGTATGGATTTTGATAACATAGAACACATTAAAAACTTAATAGATAATTATCTAACTATTAATCATGTCGTGGATGGACAAAAAGGAATTGCTAATTTTGTAAAAGAGACAATGTTAATAGATGATAATGGTATACCAAAGTATATATGTACAGATCCAAGTAGAAATATCTTTAAATATAAAGATACAAACGGAGAGATAAAGAAAGATGTGGAAGCAAAGAAATTAACAGGAAGTGTTATAAAAGGAGGATTAAGAAGAAGAACAGCTATTTTAGGAAATGATTGGGTAGAAAGTGAAGAGAATAGTAATGATTATCTTCATAAATTAGAATTAATGATGGAGTTTCAACAGAATATCCATAAATTAGGAGATAATAATACAGATTTTAAAAAAGAACTGTCGGTAATAACAAGTTAAAAATTTTTAAAGTTATATTATATAAATTTTAATCTTAATTCTTGTCTCATTTTATATTTAATAAAAAATATAAAATCAAGTTAACTTTAAAAAAAATCAGGATATTTTTTATTAAATGATACTATTTTACCACCTACTTTTTCATATGTTTCTGCTCTATTTTTAAAATGTTTTGTAAGAATAAAATTTTTATCAACTAAATCAAAAACAATAGGTACGGTATCTTTTTTTCTAAATACTCTTCCGAGTGATTGGATAAAGTAAGCATCTAAATCTGTAGCTAGTAATAAAGCATCGGCTTTTGCCCAATCAAAACCGGTACCAACTTTTTGATGTATACCCACTAATATTCTACAGTCTCTATCAAAATCTTGTTTTGATCCAATTAAATTATCTGTATATTCTCCTAATTCTTTTAACTTATTAAATAAATATTGAGCCTGTTCAACTCTTTTACAAAGTACTAAAAAATTTCTATCATTAAATTTTTGAATAATTTTGATAATTAATTCATTTCTTTCTTCATTTTCAGATTGATCTTTTAAAACAGCCCCCCAGTTTACTTTTCCTGTACTTTCTACTAGTTCCATTTCTATTTCTATTCCTGTATTTACTTTATAAATAATATGTTCTCTACTCATTTCTCTAATTATTTTATCTTCTCCAAAATATAGGTCAAGCAATTTATTTAAACCATCAAGCCGGTAAGGAGTTGCACTTAAAGCAAGTAAATATCTAGGAGTTAAATATTGTAAACTTTTTGATAAAGTTTCAGCAACAAGTAAATGAGCTTCATCACAAACAACAAGACCAATATTTTCATAAAATTTTCTACCCATTTTTTCTATATTCATAGCATTCATAATATAAAAATCAACATCTTTCATTTTGGATTTTGTAGTAAGTTTTTGAACTAAAGCAGTAGGACAAAATTTTAAAATACTTTCTTCCCATTGTTTTATTAGTACAATTTTATTAACAATAATTAATGTTTTTAATTTAATATTACAAGCTAAATTTATTGCTAAAATTGTTTTTCCAAAACCAGTATGTAAGCTAAGTATAGTACATCCTTTATTTGATAATTTTTCTAATGCTTCTTTTTTAACAATTATTTGTTCATCTCTCAAATCTCCTTCAAATTTAACATTCATAGAAGGGAATAAATTTCTTTCAGGTCTTTTATAAGTTAATTCATTACATGCATAGTTAAAAGGTAAATAAATATCATTATTAACAATATCAAAAGGTTGTATTTCTTTATCAGCTAAAATTTTACTATCATTTTTTAGAATAAGTAATAATTCGTTATTTATTTTTGTTCTTTCATCATTAGATAATTTATTTATCTGTATTTTTAAGGACATATTGTATTTGTAAATAATAAGATGTGTTTTTAAATAAATCAATTTATTTTAATTATTTTTTATTTTATATAAAATAAAAAATGTTAAGAAATTTGACAAAAGCTCCAAGTCCAAATGTTGGAACTTGTGATAAAAATGGAACATGGTCATCAAAGAATGATGAACGTGACTGCCAAAAGTCATTTAAAAGTGTCGGTGAAAGTTCTGGTGATTATTTTTACTGTGAAGGCGGAGGACTTATGTCTAAATATGATTTAAATTCTGTATGCCCAGAAGGAGCATTAGTTGCAAAAGTTATAGAACAATGTTCTAATCCATGTATTCAACAAGGATATCCAACTGTAGGAGGTGGATGTTCTGATAGTTTTGATTGTAATTATAAAAATGGAGAAGTATGTCAAATACAAGATGTTTCTGTATATGGTGGAACAGAAAAAAGAGGAATGTGCGTACAAGGAGAAATGCCTCCTAAACCAACTCCTGTAAAACCTAAACCAACTCCATCAAAACCTATTCCTAGTGGAAATACTATAATGGATGTTTTTACTAATTGTTCTCAAGATATGACCGATATTGATTCTATTAAAACATGTCTTTCAAGTATAAATAATTTATCTTGTGATGATATAAATAATTTAGTACTTCTTGCAAAAGCTTATTCAGTAAACCAAGGTAACTATGATACTGTTAAAACAATGATATCAAATATTCTTACAGATCAAAATGAAAAATTACTTATTAATATTTTTAACCAAATTAACAATTCAATTAGTAAAGTTAATTGTACAATTGATTCTATAAATAAAAATTTTGATTTACAATCTCCAAGAATTGATTCTGATAATATTAAGAAACAAGTTGTAAATAATATTTTTTCAAATGGGAGTCAAGCGTTACAAAATAATTTAAGAGATGATTTTTCTAGTTGTGGTCAAAATTATAAAACAGTTAGTATTATTGTTATAGTTGTATTAGTCTTAATAATATTATTATTAACATATTTGTATTTTACAAAAAATTAAATTTGTAACTATAGTTAGTTATAAATCTTTTAAAAAAATTGACCTCCGAGCCCAGCACGCTTCCCTGTTCCATAAAGCTAATTTATAATCTCTTTAAATCTTAATTTAATAACTACAACAACTATTCAATTAATGTTTTTAAAAGTTGTTTAAAAAATTTTTTAAAATTATCTTAATATAAAAATGAACTCTGGATACATTAAAATTATAATTTCTATCATATTAGCTTTTATAATCATCTTTATTACAGCTTTATATAATATTGGCAATGGTCTTGGAAATATTTTTACTCCAAATAAAAATAAAACAGATAATAGAATTTTATATAGTCTTATTATACCAATTATCATAGGATTTTTGGGTATTTATGATTTGATTAAAAATTAATATTAAATTAAAAAAAAATTGAATTTAAAAATAAGAGTTATTAATATTAAACAGAATATGACAACAAATACAAAAAAAATTGCCGTAGGCATTGATTTAGGGACAACTTATAGTTGTGTTGGTGTCTTCCAAAATGGAAGAGTTGAAATAATTGCAAATGACACAGGTAATAGAACAACTCCAAGTGTTGTTGCATTTAAAGGATCTGAAAGATTAATAGGAAATGCAGCTGTAAATCAAATTTCATCTAATGTACAAAATACTATTTTTGATAGTAAGCGTATGATTGGTAAGAAATTTTCTGATGCAAGTGTTCAATCAGATATGAAATATTGGCCTTTTAAGGTTGTTTCTGGAACTGCAGGAAAACCTGTTATTAAAGCCCAATATATGGATGAAGAGAAGTCTTTTTCTGCAGAGGAAATTTCTTCAATGGTATTAACTAAGATGAAGGAAATTGCAGAGGCATATTTGGGAGAAAAAGTTGAACAAGCAGTAATTACCGTGCCTGCATACTTCAATGATGCACAAAGAACAGCAACTAAAGATGCAGGGACAATTGCGGGCATTGAAGTTTTAAGAATTATTAATGAACCAACAGCCGCAAGTTTAGCATATGGTTTTGATAAAAAAGGTCAAGGTGAAAAGAACCTTTTGATATTTGATTGTGGTTTAGAGTTTCCTTTGCCACGTGAGGTTGAAATCCTCTCTAATTAAGTTTTTAAAATTTAATTAGAAATCCTGTGAATTGTGATTTAAAAAATAAATTCTACTAATAAAAAGTCAAAAATGGAAAAATTCAAGAAGATATTATTAATACACATAAAAAATTAGTAGAATGTTATAAATTAAATCTTTCGGGAACATCCTAAAGCTTTAACTACTAACTTATCATAGTAATATAGATAAGGGCTGAACTAATCACTCAGGTATAGTAAAAATGTTAAAGATGATAATTTTTAATTTGAAATGGATAATCCGCAGCCAAGCATCCTAGTTTATAATAACGTCGAAAGGGGATGAAGGTTCAGAGACTAGGTAAAGTATCCTAAACTATAATTATATAGCATGGAAAAATACCCACGAGTGCAGGACACCTTATAAAGGTGAAGATATAGTCCGAACTATGGAGAAATTCATAGAAGATAGGATAAAGAGCCTATCGATAACATTTTTGGGAGGAACCCATGATGTCAGCTTGATTACAGTTGATGATGGAATTTTTGAAGTAAAGGCAACAGGTGGAGACGGTCACTTAGGAGGAGAGGATTTTGATAACAAAATGGTAGAATATCTATTAGATGATATAAAGAAAAAGCATAAGAAAGATTTAAAAAATAATGGAAAATGTGTTCGTAGAATAAAGACTGCTTGTGAGAGAGCAAAGAGAACTTTAAGTTCTTCAACATCTGCAGCTATTGAGATTGATTCATTAGATGGTATAGATTATTCTTTTAATTTTTCAAGAGCAAAGTTTGAAGATATTTGCGCTGATTTATTTAGAAAAACTATGGACCCAGTTGAACAGGTATTAAAGGATGCTAAGATGTCTAAATCTCAAGTAAATGAGATTATTTTAGTTGGAGGTTCAACTCGTATTCCAAAAGTTCAACAATTGCTTCAAAGTTTCTTTAATGGCAAGGAACTAAACCATAGTGTAAATCCAGATGAAGTAGTTGCGTATGGTGCAACTCTTCAAGCAGCTATTTTGACAGGAGCTGGAGATAAGAATTTACAAGATCTATTACTTCTTGATGTAACTTCTTTATCTCTTGGTCTTGAAACTGCTGGAGGTGTTATGACCAAGTTGATTCCAAGAAATACTACTATTCCTACTAAGAAAACTCAAACTTTTTCAACATACTCTGATAATCAGCCAGGTGTTAATATTCAAGTATTTGAAGGTGAAAGAGCAATGACTAGAGATTGCAATTTGCTTGGACATTTTAATTTAGAAGGAATTCCTCCAATGCCAAGAGGAATGCCACAGATTGAAATTACTTATGATGTTGATTCAAATGGTATTTTAAATGTATCTGCTGTTGAAAAGTCAACAGGTAAGTCTAATAAAATTACTATTACTAATGATAAGGGAAGATTGTCTGCAGAAGAAATTGAAAAGATGGTTCAAGAAGCAGAGTTATATAAGGAACAAGATGAAGAAAATAGAGGAAAGATTGAGGGTAAGAACTCACTTGAAAATTATCTTTACTCAATGAGAAACAATATAACAGATGAAAAGGCCGCACAACTTCCAGAAGATCTTAAGAATACTATTAAAGGATATGTTGATGAGGGACTAAAGTGGCTTGAAGACAATCAAAATGAAACAAAGGCTGTTTATGAAGATAAAATGAAAGAATTTCAAGATAAAATAACTCCATTATTATCAAGTGCTGCAGGAGGTGCTGTTCCTTCTGGAGGAATGCCTGCCGGATTTGATCCAAGTCAATTTGCTCAACAACAAGGAGGAAATCCACAGACTCCACCACCGCAAACAAAGGCGCCAGAAGTTAAGATAGAAGAAGTAGATTAAAGTAATTTATTTTTAAACTGAATATTAGTTTAAAAATAATTTTTTGTTATAAAATATATTAATACAAAAATAGAAATAATAAGTAGGGAAATTATAACAATTAAAGGTATATTTATTGCATTTTTTTTACTAGTATTATCCCTATATTTATCAGTATAATTTTCACGAATATTTATATTATCATCTTTTACTTTTTTTATAACATATAAATAAGACTGTTTTGCTTTTATTAGTGTTGTCTTAAAATTATTATTTTTACTTAATATAAAGTCAACAATCCTCCAGTTTTCTAAAAAAGATTGAGGAATATCTTCTATGATGATATAACCACCATTATTTATACTATTTAAAGAAAATATTAAAGTATTTAAGTTTGCTCCAATAGAATGTAAGCCATCGTCTATTATTAAATTATATTTTATATTTCCAAAATTATTTTTTATATCATCAAAACTAGTATATTTTAATTGATCAACATAACAAGTATTAATTCTATTTTCACTAAATAAAATATCTTTATCTATGTCTGCTCCATAAATATTAGAATTTGGTAAATAATCTCTAAATGCTCTTAATGACGCACCTGGCATACCAGAACTACCCATTGTTGACACAAGATTAGGATTGTTTGTACCTAAACCTATTTCTAAAACATTTAATTTATTTTTAATTCCAAGAGTATTTAAAATATAACTATAGAATATAAAATAATTATGAGTAGTTGATTTGTCTGAACCATATTTTTTAAATAATTCACCTAATATTTTACTTTCTTTGTTTTCAAAATTATTTATGTCTTGAATAGTAGGTTGGAAATTAACAATTAATTTATTTATTTGTGGTATAAATAAAGATGCTGATAAAATCCATGTATCTTTGAATTCTGTATCATTAGCTGATGATGCAGAAAAATTATTTTTTAATATGTCAATATTCATTTTTATATATTAAAAAAATATTTTATTAAATAAAATAAAAATGATACTGTTAATATTTGTTATATTAATTTCAATTTTATTAGCTGGAATTATACTGTGGATTATTTTAAAAAAAGAATATACAAGATCTAATTTTGAAAATATTAAAACAAATACACCAGATAGTAAAACAGATAAATATATAGATAATTGGCATAATAAAATATTTATATCACATATTAAAACTGAAAAAATAAATTATATAATTACGTATCATAATATTGATAAATTTAATTATGAAAAAGACTGTTTTAATATTATTCTTGATGGAGAGCCAAATCCTATAAAACATATAGAAGCAGATATGTTGATAACTACAAAAAAAGATTATATAAATAATGAAAATACTATATTTGTACCTTACTTTGTTTATAGTTTTTTAGAACTTAAGATATCGCCGTCACAATTAATTAAAAATGAAAATGATAAAATAATTGACTATAATAGAAAATTTTGTTGTTTTGCATACTCAAATTGCAATGAAAAATTTGATGGTGTAGTAAATAGAAAAAACTTTTACCATTTAATGCAAAAAATAACCAATAATAAAGTTGATAATCTAGGGAAATGTTATAATAAAAATAAAAATGATAATCAATGGTGGTTTGATAATTTATCTTTGTATAAAAAATATAAATTTGTAATAGCATTTGAAAATAGTAAAATGAAAGGATATATTACAGAAAAATTAATAATGCCTATGCTTGCAAGAGCGATACCTATTTATTTAGGTGCAGATGATGTATCCGAATATTTTAATCACAAAAGTTTTATCAATGTAAATGATTTTGAAAATTTTGAAGAATGTATTAATTATATTTTAAAAGTTGATAGTGATGATAATCTTTACCAAAGTATAATAAATGAACCTTATTTATATAATAATAATATAGATAAAGATTTCTTTTCACTTTATTTTGGTGGAAAATTTTATCATAGGTTAGAAGAAATATTACCAATAAAAATTTCTCAATATATAGCACCATGTAATTTATATTCTGAAAATATTGTATTTGTAACCTTTTCTGATGGTATAAAATATAAATATGACAGAATAATTGAAGAAGCAAAAACTTCAAAATTTTTTAAGGAATGTATTACATATACTTTAAAAGATTTAGATCAAAATTTTATTGATAAACATAGTAAATTCATTGAAAATAATCCGAGAGGTTATGGTTATTGGATATGGAAACCTTATATTATTTTAAAAACTATGGAAAAATTAAACTATAATGATATAATAATGTACTCTGATTCAGGTAGTGTTATCAATATTAATGGTTTTAAAAGAATAAAATTTTATTATGAAATATTAAACTCTTATGACATTATATGTTTCCAAAATAAGTACGATGAAATAGAATGGAATAAGAAGGACACTATTGATTATATTTTAAATATTTTTGGTATTTTAAATTACAATACATTAAATACAAAACAAATAGCATCAGGTACCATTCTTTTAAGAAATAATGAAAAAACTTATAATTTTATAAAACTATGGTACAATATAATGACTAATTATCATTTAATAGATGATACACCAAGTAAATCTCCAAACTTTAAAGAATTTAAGGAACATAGACATGATCAATCTATATTATCTTTGTTATTAAAACTTTACGATATTAATATTTATTTTTGTAAAGACAATTATGATGATCACTGGGAAAATTACGAATATTTAGACAATGGAGATCCAAGACCTTTTCTACCATATAGAAAAAAAATCTAAAAATATTTTAATTAAATATCTTTAATTATATAAAAATGGAAAAGATGACATTCTTTTTACTATCATTATTAGGTTTATTTTTTATTGGAGTAGGTTATGTATTATATAAAAAATATTCATATTCATTGTTAGTTCAAAATTTTGAATATAATAAAAATAAATTAAAGATGTTTACATCTCAAAAAATAATTAACAAAATTAATGTTCCTGTTTATTATATCAACCTTGATAGAAGCCCTCAAAGAAAAAAATTTATGGAAGATCAATTTAACCGTTATAATATTACTAATTATAAAAGAATAACAGGTGTAGATGGTAAACAATTAAAAAATACTTTTAAAGATAATATAAATGGAACTACTTTTGCAAATAATTATCCTGAATTAACAAAAAACGAAGTTGGATGTCTATTATCTCATTTAAAAGCTATTAAAACGGCATATGATAATAATCTTGATCAAGTATTAATATTAGAAGATGATTCTTCTCTAGATTTAATGTTTTTTTGGGAAGATAAACTTACATCTCTTTTAAATAAACTTAATAAACCAGATTGGGAAATATTTCAATTATATACTGGAAATTGCATTAATTTTAATTCTAAAAAATGCAGTTTACAAACAGGTGAAAAAGATTGTTGGGGGTGTGTAGCGTATTTAATAAATAGAAAAGGAATGGAAAAAATTATTAATTTTATTAAAACTAATAACCAAAATGAAATTATTTTAGGAAAATATTTTAATAATAAACTTTATCCAACAAGAGGACAAAGTGATATTTTTCTTTATCAGATAGCAAAAACTTATTATTTAGATACACCTTTATTCTGTACTAATAATTCTAATTTACAAAGCACTATTGTAACATATAATAATGGAGATAAATTTGCACTTGAAATATCAAATAAAATCATTAAACACTATTTAAAAGAATATTCTCAAAAATAGAGCTCAATAAACTCTTTTAAATATTTATCTAAATAGTCCCTATCATAATGAGCTAACTTTATATTGTGATTACATTTGTTTTTTAAAATATATCTTGGATTTTGAATTATTTTATACATCGTTTTTTTTGCATCTTTAATATACATATCATCTAAGTTTATATCATATTTTTGCATAACTACTTGAATACATCTATATACTGTTAAATATTTATATTTTTTAGAGCCTTGAGATAATATATAATTATTTTTATTTATATATTCTGAATATTTATCAAATCCTATTTCAATTGCATATTCAAACTCTTTTAACCATTTATTTATTATTTGATTCTTCGGTTTAGTCATTATAAACCAACTTTCTATTCCTGGATATTCTTTATTATTAACTTTTATTCTATGAAAGTCCATTTCATAGCAACATAAATTCTTATTTGAATTCATAATTATATTATATATATCTTCTATTTCTTGTGGATAATTTAACACTATTGAAATATCCATCCATAATCCTCCGTATATTTTTAACAAATAAAGTCTTATCCAGTCTGTTTTTGCTGGTATTTGCAATTTTTCATAATTCTTTGGAAAATCATTTTTTGATATTAATTTATAAACTGTATTTCTATTTAACAATATTATATTCCATTTGGTACCCATTTCTTTTTTAATTTTTTTGATACATTCATTTATTAATGGGGGTAATTCTTCTGTGTCCCAATAACAAAAAATATTTCTATAATCATTTCTTAATTTTATACTGTCTTGTGGCTTATATTTAGAATAATTGTTATTATACCATCTTAAGTAAGTTTCTTTTTTTATTTTTAAATATAAATAGTATAAAGCTAAACTGATACCTATAATAATACATACTCCTAAAAAAACTTTTAAAACAACTTTTTTCATTTATTATTAAAAAATTTATTTATTAATAATAAAATAAATGAGTTATCTTAATAAACCAAAACTTTATGATACCGGTTTTCTTCAAAATTATTCTGATTTAAGAGTAAAACAAGGTTTATTTCCACAAGAATTATCTTCTGACTGTTTCATATGTGTTCCTAATTTTAATAAATCTATTTATTGCAAAAACTGTTATGGATATGATAATCCACAAAACAAATATAATGCTCTTTATTTGGCTCAACAATCTACTCAAGATAAAATTCGTTTACCATTAATTAACCGCAATTTAATGTATCCAATCCATAATGATCCTATAAATTATGGTTCTGCACCTCCTCCAATGTATAATTGTGAGTGTACACGTTATATTCAAGCTCCTTAAATTTTTAATTTAAAAAATAGCAACAAGATGAAAAATTAATAATGTAATTAAAAACCTTGTGATAGTACAAGATATAAAACTTTTACATTTACAAACTGTGTTTTGATAACAAATTTTTTAAATAAAATACTCTCTTAAGAATACTTAAAAAGCTCTGTCATTTATCTTTCTTAAGAGTAGGTTTGGAGAAAGACACATTAAAACTTATAGATGTTTATTTCGATTAAAGACAATTTTAAATTTTTATTTAAAAATAACCTATAAAGGTATAAAAAGATGAATTACGGAGTTCCAATAGATAATAATTTTAAACCAGATAGAGAACCTATATATGACATGTTTACTGAGTATCTCAATAATCCAGCTATGACTAAAATAAAAAATGATAATAACTTATCAATGTATTTAGTAAAAACTTATTGTTTAACATCTACAACATGTAGATATATTATTACTTTTGTACCAATAAATAATTCACCTATCGGTTCGGTTGAAAATCTTGTAGATTTAAAATGGGTTTCTTTGCAAACTAGAACACTTGAAGAAAAATTTCAAAATATAAGACCACATGGTTATACTCCAGAAGAAAAAGGTCCTTTAATGTCTAAAATTCATAGAACTAAAACAACAAAAGAAGCAAGTACATATCAATGCGAAGACTATCCTTTAATTATAACATTACTTCATGATAATAAAAAAAATTCTGATAGTTATCAAAGTTCTGGAAATATAATACTTGCATTAGAAAGTTGGAATACAATAATAACGTGGAATAATTAAAAATTGCTATTTAAATGTTTAAATTAATTAATAAAAATGACTTCTGTTCTTGAATCTGATTATATAAAACCTGCACGTCCTTATTCTTCTAATGAATTAAGTGATATAAGAAATAATTTTTTAAAAAAATGTAATTTAAGTAATATTATAGCTTCTCATAAAAATTGTGGACATTTTTATTTTGTTAAAGAAAATGGACGTAAAGAAAAAGAATTAAATGAAAATGATAATGTTGGAAATTGTAGTTGTTGTTGGAAATTAAGTAAAACACCTAATAATCTTGTTCAAAAAGCTGAAGATCTCATAAATATTTATTGTACAAGATTTAATGATTATCCATCTTCTTTTACCTATGATTTAATAGATATTGAAATTTGTTTTTATAAATGGTTATACGTAGATAAATATGACTATGAATATTCTGAAAATAAAAATTTTAAAAAGAATAATACGCAACGAAAAAATTTGAAGGTAAATACCAATATTTAAAATATTATTAAAATTTTTTAATAATATTTATATAAAAGAATCCTATAAAACATAATTTAAAGACAAATTTTAAATTATAAAATGTATCACAGTCAAGATAAGCAAGATCAGTATTTAGAAGAAAATGTATTTAAAGGTCACAAAAACGGGTTTTTTGTTGATGTTGGCGCGCACGATGGAAAAACTATAAACAATACTTTATACTTTGAGACTAATAATAATTGGAAAGGTATAAATGTCGAACCTATCACTGACGTATATCAAAAATTAGTTATCAATAGACCAAATTCTATCAATTTGAATTGTGCAGTAGATGAAAAAGAAGGAGAAGCTGATTTTATATATAATAAAGGATATACCGAGATGATTTCCGGACTTAAGAATCATTATGATCTTAGACATCATACTAGGTTAGTTAATGAAAATAATTACTTTGGAAGTATTAGTAATATTATAAGTATTCCTACCAATACCTTATCCAATATATTTAAGAAATACAATGTAACCCATGTGAATTATTTAAGTATTGATGTTGAAGGTGCAGAATTTGCTGTAATTAAGTCTATTGATTTTGATTCTGTATTTATAGATGTTATTGGATTTGAAAATAACTACAATGATACGAGTGTACCAATAGTAGAATACTTATCTACTAAAGGATATAATTTGTTACATACATCAATGGATATATTCATGATTCATAAAAACTCTAAATTTATATTATAAAAATAATAATCTTGTTTATTAATAAAAATGCCTATTTATTGTGGTAATAACAGACTAAATAGAAGACTAACCAGTGGAGAACTTGATATTGGATCAAGATCAAAATGTTTTAAGAAAGGTGTAGGTGTAGGTCTTAATCAACCAATTGATCCTAATTATTTAGGTGAATATGAACCATTATATATTGATAATTTTTTTTGTGGAGATAATGAGGATGATGCTCCTAATAATTATAGAATGGGAACTTTATCCCAATGTTTACAAAAAGGTGTTGGTATTGGAAAGCTCCAAAAAGCCCAAAATAATAATGATTCAGGAGATTTAGAAGAAGATGATAAAGAACATAATTTTATACTTAAATTTACATTAATATTATTTGTTAATATTATGTACTTGTTATTTATTTTATATTTTAAACCAAAATTATTTCTCATAAAAGATACTAATAATTTAAATACACGTAAAATAATATTATTTTTGGTTTTACTAACATTATTCTTAGTTATTTTATTTTTTATTTTATTTTAAAATATAATTTAAAAATCAAGTTACAAGACTATAAATGAATAATCTTCCTTTACAATTAATTTTTGATGATATAGAGAAAAACAATATTATAATAAATCTTGAAAAAGATACATTTTGTCATACTATACATGCCCCATCTGATAAATTTACTATCCCAGAAAAAAATATTGCATATATTTATAGTAAATCTGATATTTCACAAATTATGGATAATATAAATGAAGAAGGTTCAAGCATTATTATATATTCTTATATTTTATCACCTGTTATTAAAGAAGATATTTTTAAAAAATTATTACATTCTTTTTTTATTAAATATAGTTTTCATATTAAATTTATCCCTATTATTTATTCTCAAAAAAATTCACGTAAAACAATTGGTGATTTTGAAATTGTTATTACCGATAAAGATATTTGCAAAAATTTTATTGAACTTTGGAATGAAGAAATGGAAGAAAATAATAATATAGAGAATGAGGATGATGTTAAAGATGAACAAAATGATTACGATGTTATTAGAGATAAAAATGAAGAAAATTTGGACGATTTAAGAGATGTTGAGGATGATGTTAAAGATGATGAGGATAATGTTAAAGATGATGAGGACGATTTAAGAGATGAGGATGATGATGACGAGGATGACGATGATGAGGATGACGATGATGAGGATGACGATGAGGATGACGATGACGATGAGGATGAGGATGAGGATGACGATGACGATGAGGATGAGGATGAGGATGACGATGAGGATGAGGATGAGGATGAGGATGAGGATGACGATGAGGATGAGGATGAGGATGAGGATGAGGATGAGGATGAGGATGAGGTTAGAGATGAAGACAATATTAGCATGGAGAAACAAGATGAATAATTATGGTTAAAATTAATTAGATGATTTAAAAAAAATTGAATTTTTAAAATTATTTTATGAAAAAATTGCATAAATATATCCAAATGAACACATTGACAAAAACTATTCAGGCCGCTGTTGAAAAATCTGTTTCTCAATCAATTAATAATCTTTTTGAAAAGATTGTAGATAGATGGGAAGATATAGATTTAGAAGAACTTCAAGCTCTTTGGAACGATGATGATAATAATATTAAAGTTTCAAAAACTAAAACAAAAACTTCACCTTCTAAGAAGAAGGATGATGATGAAAATACTGAGAACAATAAAGAAGGTGGATGTCCTTATATTTTTGCTAAAGGAGAGAAAGAAGGATCTATTTGTGGATCTAAACCAAAAAGTGGTTGTGAATATTGCTCAAGACACCAAAAGTTTGAAGGTGTAGGACAAGACATTAAAAAGAAAACACCTAAGACAAAAACTTCATCTTCTATAGGAGATAAATCAACTGTATCAAATAAAGTTAAAGCTTCTCCATCTAAGAAGCCATTAGAAAGAATTATTAAACTTAATAAAGATATCAATAAATTCTGGAATGCAGAAACTCAACTTGTTTTTAAATCAAAAGATGAACGTGTTGTCTATGCTAGTTATAGAGATGATGTACTTAATGAAATAAATGATGATGACATTATACTATGTGAACAATATGGATTTAAGTATGAAAAAACTTCTATCGAAGAAGAAGATGATATTGAAGAGAAAAAGCCTGAACCTGAAAAGAAGAAGATTGAGAAGAAGCCTGAACCTGAAAAGAAGAAGATTGAGAAGAAGCCTGAACCTGAAAAGAAGAAGGTAGAGGAGAAGAAGCCCGAACCTGAAAAGAAGAAGGTAGAGGAGAAGAAGCCCGAACCTGAAAAGAAGAAGGTAGAGGAGAAGAAGCCCGAACCTGAAAAGAAAAGTTTAAGTTCTGCTATTAATGAAAATAATATTAAAGCAAAAGATATTGAAAATATTTTAAACGAACTACAATTATCAAATGAAGACGATGAAGATGATGAATTTATTGAAGAAGAAGTGGAGGAAGAGGAGGAGGAATAAATTAGTTATAAACAATTTTTTATATTTTTTTAAATATAAAAAATACAAGTTTTTTTTTGAAATTTAAAAAAAAAATAAAAAATAAATATACAAAATGAATAACGATGACCATTATCAAGAAAAATTAAATCAATTAACAAATAAAGTAAATGATATTACATCTATTACGCAAAAAAGTTTTATACCAAATTTTATTCCTAAAAATATCAATCCATTATATATTTACATTGGGATACCTATTATAATATTTTTTATTTTAATTTTAATTAAACCAAAAATAGTAATGGTAAGTATAAAAGATGATAAAACTTTTTTTACTGAAGATAAATTAAGCTATGTTAAGGTATTTTGTATTGTTATGTTTATTATTATACTTGAAGTAATTATATATTTTATTAACAATGTTAAAAAGAAAGAATAAAAAATATCTATATATAAAATAAAAATGAATGATGATATTAAACTACCTAGATCTCCAAAAGTAAAAAAAACAAAATTCAAAGGTTCTCCTAAATATAATCTTAAAGTTATGAAATATTTACAAAATAAATATCAAGAACATTGCGTAATAATTCCTACTATAAATAAAAGTAAGAATGAAATATTAGAACATACAGATGTAAGTCTTCGATGGATACAAACAAAAGGAAAAGATGGATATTTTTCTATTCCTGAAAATTATTGGGAACAATTTTATAAATGTTCTGATAAAAGATTTATTATATTTCCATTTGGATTTACTTGTAAAAATAATCTAGGACATGCTGGAATATGTATTTATGATAAAAAAACAAAATCTTTAGAAAGATTTGAACCATATGGTAAATCTAAGAGAGATTGTACAAATCCTTTTAATATTGATGAAAAAATCAAGAAACTATTTCAAGAAAACTTAGGAGAAGATTTTATTCAAAATTATTATGCACCATTAGATTTTATGCCCACAAAAAGTTTTCAAAGTCTTCAAGAAGATGAAGGTGATTTTAAAAAAAAAGTTAAAGGTGATCCAGAAGGTGGATTTTGTGCTGCATGGGTGTCATTTATAGCTGAACTAAGATTACAAAATCCAAATAAAGATAGAAAAAGATTAATAACTCTTGCACTTGAAAAATTAGAAGATAGTGATCGTACAATGACAAGTTATATACGCGGTTATAGTGCTACTCTTACTACATAATTAACTTGTTATTGCTGCTAATTCTTTTCTAAAATTTGTATTATTATCCCCTAATTTATGGATATTTTCCTGAAATTCCATCATTATCTCTAGTTTATTTAGATAATTATTACTATTCTCTTCTTTTTGAATCCATTCATTTCCTAAAAGAGCAGTTTTTGCTCTTATTCCTCCTTTTATAACACTCCCTGTTAATTTCTTTGCTTCAACATCTTTTTTTATCTCCCCATTTGTATCTTTATATTTAAATATATTTCTACTTGGATCTGTGCATATATACTTTGGTATACCATTGTCATCTATTAACATAGTTTCTTTTACAAAATTAGCTATCCCTTTTTGTCCATCTACAATATGGTTAATAGTTAGATAATTATCTATTAAGTTTTTAATGTGTTCTATATTATCAAAATCCATACTTGTTGCTATATTTAAATTATTATTTGTTGTTGTATTTGATATAACTGAAGTAGGTCTATCAATAGCTTTACTAGCTAGATTTTCTAATTTATCTTGTAGATCTTTAATTTGATGTTTATAATCATCTATTTGTTCTTTCAATTCTTTTTTTTGTTTTTCTAATTGTTCTTTACACTCTTTATCTTTTCTTTCTAATTGTTCTTTTAATGTTTTTATTTCTTTATCTAATTTCTCTTTTTCTAATTTGACTATATTTTCTTTTTTTTTATCACAAATATTATTATGATAATCTAATTTTTGTTTTGTAGATAAAATTTTCTCACAATATTCACATCTAAATTCTTCCTTTTCTACTATTATCTCGCATTTTTTAATATGTATTTCTAAATTTTGTTTTGAAGATAATATTTTACTACAATATTCACATTTAAATTCTTCTATTTTTTCTTTTTTACCTTGACATTTTTCTTTATGTAATTCTAATTTTTGTTTAGAAGATAATGTTTTATTACAAAGATTGCATTTAAATATTTCTTCTTTTGGTTCTATTTTTCCTTGAATAATTAAACAGTATTTAGCTTTATTTTTATGATTATTCAAAGCAGATATTGTTTTAAACAGTGAGTTACAATATTCACAATTCATTCTTTTTATAAGAATAAATATATCTTTAAATAATAATTTTAACTTTTTACCTTTTTAAAATTACAAAATTTAACTTTTTTTTGTTAAATTTTGTAATAAATTAATTTTAAAATAGTTAAAAATTTGAAACCGTTTTTTCCGGAGGAGATGATTTTTTTGACCCTTGAAATTAAACTTGAAAACTGATGTTACAAAAAGTTTTTCCGGAGGAGATGATTTTTTTGACTTTTTTTATTTATATAATTATAATTTTCAAAAAAATTTAAAATATATAACACACAAAAAAAATTTGTGTGTTTTTATTTTTAAAACATCTCCTCCTCCTTAAAAACAAAAAGTTTTAAAAATAATGTTTTTAAAACTTTAAAAATATATTTTAATCAAAAAATTCCAGGTGTATTATGTTTAAAACGCAGGTGTTTTGATTCATTTCTATCAAAAATAATATTATTGTTTTTATTATTAATAAACTTGATATGTGTCCCATCTTTATCTCCAAATTTTTTAGAATAGTTAGAGCATACTTCAGAACCTATACACGTACACCAAGGTGTTAGAGTATTATCGCTTGGTTTAAAATTATAGTTTTTATAAAAGGTATTTTCAGATTCTCTTCCTATTGGATTACCAGATTTATCTGCATATTCTCTAGCATTTTTTCCCAATAAACAACAAGTTTGGTGAGTAGAATCTTTAAAACAATGAATAGGAGAGTATTTGTAAAATCCACATTTATTTTGTAATTGTGAAGGTATACTTTCTTGGAGTCTATTTCCCATAGGCATTTGATCTATAACTTGAAATATATTATTTAAATCTGAAATATTAGTAGTATTCCATTTTTTATCACCGTCAAAACCAAATAAAATAATTTCAAATTTGCTTGATAACTGATAAGTAATCTGTATTTTTCGCATATGTATTTCATGAAAATTTTCATATTCCCAGTTATGTACAGGATATAGTTGTTTATAATCAATAAAATTTATTTGTAAAAGTCGAAACATATTTATTTTAAACAAAAAATTATTTTAAATTTTTATATTGAATTTTAACTTTTTTCTTTCTTCAAATGTTTTTTCTTTTGTTCTTTTTCCTAAAAACTGAAAATATTTTTTTGCCAAGTTATATTGCTTTGGTTTTTGTTTTTTTAGAACTCTTAATCTAACATATATTATCATACCTACTTGCCATATTCTTTTATGAGTATATTTTTTTGTCTTAAAAAGTCTTTCTAAATTTTTAATTGTATTTTGAACATCCTTTAATGTTTTATATTTTATAGGTATGGTATCTTTAGGATTTTTATTTATATAAACATCGAAAGATTTTTTTTTATTTTTACTATTAAAATAGTACCTTCTACTCTGTCTTCTACTTCTACTTTTTCTTCTACTCTGTCTTTTACTTCTACTTTTTCTTTTACTCTGTCTTCTACTCATTTAATTATTCTTAATATTTTTTTTATCTTAAGAATAAAAATAATTGTTTAAAGGCTGGAACAAAAAACAGGATTAATGATATTAATATCTCTATTATTGTTCTAACCTCTATATAAAAGGTAACTAGTAATCTAATTATATCAATCAGATATCATATGATCTATATATAACTATTTTAAGTTTTTCTAAAAACAAATTTAAATAAAAATTTTCTTAGAATAAATGACAAATTTACCGTCGCATAAAAGAAAAAATTCTCCACCACCAGCTAAGATCAGTACAAAAACAACACAATCTAGTAGTGATGGTGGGATTGCATCGACAGTTATAGATGGTATAGCTTTTGGAGCTGGTTCTTCAATAGGGCATAGTATGATTAATAAAATATCTGAATTATTTTCATCTGAAAATAAGAATAAAAAACAGGATTGTTCGGAAATTTTACATAATTTTAATGAATGTAAGAAAAATTATGGCAATGTTAAAGAATCATGGAATAAAGACGCCTGTATGGATATTTTTTTTGATTATGAAAAATGTAAAAAGATATAGTTTGAAGGTTATATGTTATTAATTTTTTATTTTTTATTATTTTTTATAATAAAAAATGTCATGTACTATATCTTTGAACGGAAATTGTGGGGATTCTACAATATCAAACTATGATACATTAAATAATATTTCTGATTCGTTAAATGGAAGTCAACTTATACATGGATATTCTGCAATGGCAAAGGGACCATGTAAATGTATACCAAGAGAAATAGATCCATGTGTAGGTTTAAATGGTGTAGATAAAACTCAATGTTATTTAGATAATGGATATCAACAATGGGAAGATGAATGTGCGAGTGGAATTCATACAGGTGATGGAGGCTTACAAACAAATGATAATAAATATATATCTTGCGATTTTACTTTTCCTTATAATAATAATATAGATTTTGGGAATGTTCCATTTAAAGGTAGCAAACATGAAACATATAAATCAAAAGGGTATATAAAATATGATCAAGTAGATGATAATATTATTCATGTATCTATGAATCCAAGACAAGGTACTAATAATATTGCAACACAAGGTATTATACATACATTAGCTGTTGATCCAAAATTTAAATCTTCACAATTAACAGGTAATTCAACATCTGTATCAATAGAATCTGGAAATATAAGTTCATATAAACCAGAAGATTTAGTTTGTTCAAGTGCTGTTGATAATAAATTTGTACATATTAAAAATAAAGAATGGAACCTATCAATAGATTTTTATACCTGTAATTATGGATGGTTATGTATAAGGGATATTGATGGTAGCAATACAACGGGAAAATATTCATATCATATATTTGGTCTAGGACCTGTTTATGAAGATTCTAATGATTTTTCAGGAGATTGGTCAAAATTAATTAGAAGATGTAATAATGCATTTGGCACGCAACAAAATTTTGGTATACATGGATCTCATTATCCAATAATGTATGTTGTACGTTCAGAAATAGCAACTGGTAAACAACAAACTTTTGGTATATTTTTTGATCATTATAGAAAAGTAGAGTATTATTTTGATTATTTAAATTCAAACCAAACAATAAGGATAAGAACAAGAGAACCTGAATGGAGATTTTTTGTAATAACAGGAGATAATATTATAGATGTAAGAAAAAATTTTATGAGAATTGTAGGACCGCCATCTTTACCTGTTAGAAAATCTATAGGTATGCATATTTGCAGATTTGGATATAAAAATTGGAATCAAATTAAAGAAGATATATCTAGTTTGCAATCATCTGGATTTCCTGTTGAAGGATTTATTTTAGATTTATACTGGTATGGGATGGTATTTCCAGAAAATATAAATTTATCAGCAACAGATTATGTGAATAATTTTTGTCATATTGAATCTAAATCTAAAATTGGAAATCAATTAGGTATATTTAACTGGGATATAAAAAACTTTGAAAATCCAAAAGAAACTGCAAAATACTTTATGGAAAAATACAATTATAGTATTACTTTAATAGAAGAACCATATATAACAGCTGATGCTCCTGATTTTAGTGATATGTATAATAAAGATATGTTAGCAACAGATGCAGGACAACAATATAAGTCATGGGTTTCTCCTCAAGGAGTTTGGCAAAATTGGTTAGGAAAACATGTAGCTATTCCTGATTTTACAAATCCAGAGACTGCAATACATTGGTTTAAAACACGTATTATTCCACAAAGTACAGATGGTACATTTTTATGGTGGAATGATTTAGGTGAACCAGAGGAAACAAATGAAAATGCTATTTTTAAAGGAGTAGGTAAAGTTGATGAAAATGGAAAATTACATCATCAAATGAAACAAGCTCCTGAAGTTCAAAACTTTACTCAATTTTTATTTACAAAAGGAATATTTGAAGAGTACAAAAAACACTTAAACAAAAGATATAATGTTTTAGTAAGAGCAGGAACATGTGGTATTCAAAGATATGGCGCATTTCAATGGCCAGGTGATACAAATTCTGACTTACAAAGTTTACGTACATCATTTAAATCTTGTTCTACTCTTAGTTTATGTGGTATAGATTTTTCAGTAACAGATACAGGTGGGTTTAGTGGTAGTTCAAATAAAGACTCTATGAGTGTTTATACACCGTGGTTTCTAAATTCATGTGCAGTTAATTTTATGGTTAAGCCACATAAATGGGTAGATGTTAACAATCCTACTAGTTTTTCTACTAGTTCACCAAGTAAATTAGGAGATGTTCAATCCAATAAAAATGCAATAATAGAAAGATATCTTTTATCACCATATTATTATTCTTGGATTTATTCTATATCAGAAGGTAATAATAAAGGAAGTATGTTTGTATCACCTTTGTGGACATTATTCCAAAATGATCCTGAGTTATTTAAATTATCTGTAAAAGATGATAATGCGACCGGATTTTTATCATCAGTTGTAGGACCATCATTATTATATATTTTACAAAGAAATTTATCAATAAATGAAAATTCAAGAAATATAAAATTGCCTATTTCAGATACATATAAAGGATGGTATGATTACAGAAATAATATATGGAAAACTGGTATACAAATAGTTCCTTTGAATGATAAAATCTTACCTTTATTTATTAGAGATAAATCTATAATTCCTATGCTTTCAAAAGTAGATGTCAATACTAGAGTTAATATTCTTCCATCAGAATATACCATAAATATTTATTCTATGGATGGTAAAAGTGCTGATGATTTTGAACTATATGAAGATGATGGTATTCATGCAGATAATAAATATACAAAATATTTATTGCATTTTGATGGTAATAATTTAATTATTACAATAACGGGAGAGTATCCTTCAAGAGGTATTCCAAATTTTATAACTAATTTAATTTCTAATAATTCCAAGGAGATAAACTACAAGATTATAGATAATACTACAACTTTTATAAAAAAAAATTCAAAATATTTTTTAATATTATTAATTATTGTTATTTTAGCTATTATTATAATATATTTTGTCTTTGCAAGATAAAATTAAAATTGATTTTTTAAAATAATTCTTTTTAATTTTTAAAAAGAATATGGCATCTCTACGTGATTATTGTCCTATAGAAAAGGCATATAAAGTATGCGAAGAAATGTTTGAACAAAGAGGATATAACATAGTAGAAAAAGACGATGAAAGAATATTAGCAATTAAAGAAGATGGAAAACAAATATGTGCTTTTATAAATAAAACAAGTACAAAATTTAATGTAGAAAGAATTCAAGAATGTATTTCAATGATGAAAGAAATGGATGTATGGCATGGGTTAATAGTATATAGTGATACGGCTACTCCAGTAGCAAAAAAAATAGTTGAGGAATCTCAGAAAATGAAAATAGAATTATTTCATGAAAAAGAATTACAATATAATCTAACTAAACATTATTTAGTACCATTGCATGAATTAAAATATAAAAAGGATAGTGAAGAAGCAAAAGAATTTAAAAAAAATAAATATCCTATTATTTCTCAAACAGATCCTGTAGCAAGATTTTATGGATGGTCTACAGGAGATATAATACAAATTACTAGAAAAGATAATTTTATAATGTATAGGATTATTGGAAAGTAAATTTTTTAAACATAAATTTATGTTTAAAAAATTAAAATTAAAATTGAATTTTAAATTTAAAGATATAATTTCTAAATACAGAATAAGATAAAATGGCTTTTGCACGTGCGATGATTAACAATTTAATAACAACTTGGAATGGTGCTGTATCAAATGCCACACCAGATCCATCTTTAGAAACAGATGGAAGAGTATCAATATTTTTTAAAGCTACAAGAGGATTAGAAGATGATAAATTATATAAGTTTATGGAAAAATCATCCAATGAAAATTTAACAGATACCTTTATTTTAGCATTTTATATAAGAGACTGTAGAGGTGGGCAAGGACATAGAGATTTAGGAAGAAAAATGTTAACATGGCTTTTTCAAAATTACCCAGAAGAATATAATAAAATATTTAAGTTAATTCCAGAATATGGAAGATACGATGATTTATTTACTGTATTTCCAAATTCTGTAAATATTACTTCTGAAAAACAATTAGAAGTACAACAAAATGTTGTAAAATATTTTTGTGAAAAATTACACGCATCAAGATTAAATATGGTAAAAGGAGAACCAACTGATTTAATAGGAAAATGGACTGCATCAGAAAATGATGCAGATGATAAGAAATATAAAATCGTAAAAACAATATGCGATGAAATGAAGATTACCCCAAAATTTTATAGAGTAAATTATACATCTCCTTTAAGAGCATATCTTGATGTAGTAGAAAGAAAAATCGCTGGAAATAAATGGGAAGATATAGATTATAGTAAGGTTCCATCTAATGCTATGAAAATTTTAAAGAACGCATTTGAAAAACATACTCCTGAAAGATTTATAGAGTGGAAAAATGGATTGGAATCTGGAAAAACTAAAGTAAATGCTAAACAATTATATCCACATGAAATTATAAAAGAAATTCGTGAAAAAGGAAAAGCTGACGAGGTAGTAATTCAACAATGGAAAAACCTTGAAGAAGAAGTTATTAAGCTAGGATCATTAAAAAAATCATTAGTAGTTGTTGATACAAGTGGTAGTATGGAGTCTCCTAATTATCTTCCATTAGACATGGCATGTGCACTAGGATTAATTATATCAAATTGCATAGAAGGAGAATTTCATAATCATGTTATAACATTTAATAATATACCAGAGTTTGTCTTAATAAACGATGGTAATATTAAAGAAAGATATACACAACTTAGAAATATACCTTGGGGCGGTTCAACTGATATTCAAAAAACATTTGATTTGATATTGGAAAAAGCTCAAGCTGCGAATTTAAGTCCAGAAGATATGCCAGAAAAAATTTATATTATAAGTGATATGCAATTTAATACAATAGAAGGAAGATATGATTCTTTTGCACGAAAAGGAAATACAAATTTTCAAGAAATTGAAGAAAAATATAAACAAACATGTTATAAGAGACCAGACATAGTATTTTGGAATGTTAATGGATCCACAGATGATTTTCCTGTAACGGTTAATGATGATGGAACTATATTAATAAGTGGACCAAGTCCTTCAATTATAAAGTCTATTGTATTGAGTGAAAGTTTTGATACAATCTCAATTATGAGAACAACACTTGATGGAGAAAGATATAAAATTATAAAGGACTTATTAAACTAAAAAATTTTTTACTTATTTAAGTATAAAATTTTTTTTTAAATTATTTTTTATATTTCTTTAAATAAAAAAATGCCTAAATCAAAATCATGTAAAAGAGGATATTCTAAAAATAGAAGTACCGGTCGTTGTAGAAAAAAGTGTGCCAAAGGAAAGTCTAGAAGTCCAGAATCTGGACGTTGTATAACAAAAAAATACCGTTCAAGATATACAAAAGTTAAAAAAGCTCTTGAAAAAGAGCGCGCCAAAGAAGATTTAAATGTTTCTATAGATGATGGGGGTAGAAAAAGAAGAGTAGGCAGACCTAAGTCTAGAAAATCTAGAAGAAAGAGTAAAAAATCTAGAAGAAAGAGTAGTAGAAAGTCTAGAAAGTCTAGAAAGTCTAGAAAGTCTAGAAAGTCTAGAAAATCTAGAAAATCTAGAAAATCTAGAAAAATGAGTAAAACTATGAAAACTATGTTAAAATCTTTATCTCCATCTGCAAAAAAATGTATTAAAAAATGTTTAAAATCCAAAAAAAAGTCTAGAAAGTCTAGAAAGTCTAGAAAGTCTAGAAGAAAGAGCAAAAAGTCTAGAAAACCTTGCAAAAAAGGATATTCTAGAAATAGAAGTACCGGCCGCTGTAGAAAAAATAAAAAGTCTAGAAGAACTGTTAGAAGAACTTCTAGAACAACTGCTACAAAGACATATCCAATGCCTGAGGGACCAATGTATAATATAGATTAAAATGATGATAATTATGTTATTATTTATCTAATAAAATCATTTCTATGACATATTCAAGCTTTTGCTTTTTTTCTTTATAATATCTAATATTATAATTATTCCACCATTCTAGGAGATTATCTCCTATATAATAATCCGAACCAGAAAGATATGATTTACTAAAACGGGAAATAAGATTATTATAATATGGTTGTACTAAAGGTAAATATGTTTGCATTTTTTGATGAATATTTTCTTCAAAAAATGGGCCTGATATTTTTTCATTTGTCATTTTTATATTTTTTTATATTTCTTTAAATAAAAAATGGCTAAATCTAAAAAATCATGCAAAAAAGGTTATTCAAGAAGTAGAGCTACTGGTAGATGTAAAAAAATTGGTTTCCGTAATAAATTACAAAAAGATGTCCCAGAAGGACAATGTAGAGGGAGAACTAAAAAATCTTGTATAACTAAAGTTAACTGTCAATATCGTAAAAAAACAGGATGTTTTAAAAGAAAAGGAACTGTAAAACAGGGACTTGTATATTAAGGACCAGAAATGCCAGATTCTGGAGGTATTAGAGTTAAACTTCCGAATGGATCATGTATACGTGGATATAAAAAGAATAGATCAACTGGTAAATGTATAAGAACAACTTCTCTTAAACGCAAAGATGGAAGTTGTAGAAGAGGATATGTTAAAAATAGATCATCTGGAAGATGTGTAAAGAGAGCATCTAAGAGAAAATCTAAGAGAAGATCTAAGAGAAGATCTAAGAGAAGATCTAAGAGAAGTTAAAAATATAATCGTATTTTTTAATCTAATAAATAGATTGAAAAATTTAGGAAATTTTAATTATTTTATCAAAAATTCCCAATATAACTTGATGAGCAACAATAAGTACAAATTTATTTTTAAAATTTTCTTTAATAGCATCAAATACAATAGTTGTAGAATCTTGATCTAAACTTGCTGTTGATTCATCTAATAATAAAATAGGAGAATTAAATATTTCCGAGAGAGCCAATGTAAACGCTAAAATAACTCTTGATAGTTCTCCACCACTTAGACTTGATAAATCAGTTTCCATACCTTTATAATCAATATCAATAGTTATTTGGGGTTTATTATCCTTTTTAGTTTCTTTAAAAGTTTGTAATTTAACAAGAATAGGATTATCAGGAAAAAAATGATCTAAATAAACTTGTGAATGATTATTAATTGTTTCAATAATATTTAAAATAGCAATACTTTCTGCTTCTAAAATTTTTTCTTTAAGAAGAATTGATGCATTATATTTTTTTCTATGTTCTTTCTCTTGTGTTTCAAGATCAATAATTCTATTTTTAAATTCAGAATATTTATCAAAGTCTTGAATATATCTATTGTACTTATTTATTTGTTCAAGATTTGAAGTATGAGTTTTAATATCATTTTCATAAGTGATAATTTGATTTTCTTTGTCTTTAATTTTTTCTTTAATTTCTTGTTGATTATTTATACTTTGATACTTATTAATATGGCTATTTTTAAGAGTTTCAATATCTTTTTTATTTTTAAGAACCTCTTCTTCTTTTTTTCTTTTATCTTTGATTAGATGTTCAAAAGTATCTTTATTTTTTTCTTCTTTAATAATTAATTCTCTAAGTTCTTCTTCTGTTAATATTTCATTGTTTTTTCCTGAAATATTTTCAAGATCTTCAATATCTAATTTTAACTTGTTATTATCTTTTAAAAAAATTTTAAAAGAACTAGAAAAATTTTCTTCTAATAAAATATTCTGTACTTCGGATAATTTATTTTCTTGTTTGAGTTGTAAGTTATAATAAGTTTTTATATTTTCTAAATCATCGGCTAAAGTTTCTTCGTTAAGTTCATCTTCATATTGAGATGTAATATCATTAATATTTTTTTCTATTTTTTGACATTTATCAAGCTTGTTTTCTTCTGTAATTATAACAGTTTCAAGTTTTTTAATTTGTTTTTCAATAGTAATAATTTTAGAATTAATGTCTTCGATATCCATATCAGAATGTTCTGTTATTTTATCAGTATAAATAGATAGTTTGTTATCGATTATTTGAAGATTATTATTACAAGAAGGACAATTATATACAAATTTTTGATTATATAATTGTTTAAATGATTCAAGTTGTTGTATAAGTTTATCTTTTTCTAGTTTTTTATTTTGTAGAAGTTGACAATCAACGTAATAATCTTTCAAATTATTTTTATATGTGGTAATAAGTGTTGCATCTTTTAAACAATCTTTTGTGTCTTTAATAATATTTTCACATTCTTCTTTAGAATAATCTTTCCAAAGATTATTAGAGATATTATTTACTTCATTTGTATATTTTTCAATTTCTGTGTTTTTCATAAGTTCTAATTTTTGCGTATTTTCTAAATATTGTTTTTGTTTAATTAAAAGAGTATTTTTTGATAATAGTATTTTCAATCTGTTTTTATAGACATTTAAAATATTATCGTCATAAATAATATTTTGTTCTTGCAATGAAAGTTCTTCTAAAAAAGTTGTAAGAGTGTCAATAGTGCACTCTTTATCTTTAATAAAAGTATTAAAGATTTTTAAATCACCAATTTCCTCTTGAAGTTTTTTAATTTCTATTTGAAGTTTTTTTATGCGAGTACTACAATTTTTAAGTTTAATCTCTTCATTTTTACTTATTTTTTCATAATTAGATGGTTTTGATTTAATAGGAAATTCTACAGTAATAGGTTCATTCATATCTTGAAATATTTTAGAAGTTAATTCTAAGTTATGGACTATCTTTATAAGATCATCTTTTCTCTTTCCTATTTCTGTTTTATTACGAGATTTAATATCGGCTAAGTCAATATCTTTAAATGCAAATTTTTCAAGAAATTCTAACTTTTCAACAGGATTCATTAAAATAAAAGAATTTAAAGATGTTTGAGAAATATAACTTGTTACGTCAAAAGTATCTCCAAACTTTTTATTAATAATATGTTGAGCTTCATCTCCTTCAATTATATCATTTATAACCAATTTATTAGGATTTTTACTTCTAAGAATTACGAGATCATCATAATCAATTTGTACCGAACAAGAAGATTTACCGTTCATTTTTAGATTTTTTCCTTTGCCATATAAAACAAAAATGATGGCTTGAAGTATAGATGTTTTACCAACACCTGATTGACCTTCAATTAATACAAAGCCTTTATCAAATTCAAAAGTTTTTTCTTGATAACATTTGAAATTTTTTAATGTTAATCTTATCATTTATAACTTTTAAAGAATAACTCTTTAAAAATTCAATTTTTATTTTTTACAAAAAATGCCACTCGGATTTTATATTGCTTTCTTCTTCATTTTCTTTAGGTGTTTTTTCAACTGTAAAATAATTTAGTATTATATTATTATTTTTAAGTTCATTTACAATTTCAACTTCATTTATATCTTCAAATACAACTTTGTTTTCATTTTCAATTACAAGTTCATTTTTATCTTGAAAAATTTTATTTTCAATTACAACTTCATTTTTATCTTCAAAAATTTTATTTTCAATTACAACTTCAACTTCATTTATAACTTCATTGTTAATATTTATAAATTCGCTGTCTAACATATCTACATTTGATAATAAAGTACGTTTTTTAGGAGTAGGAGTATGATTATAAGAAGAATAAAATATAAAATGTGTAGTTGAAGTATCAGTTGAATTACTTATTAATTCTAAATTAGCTTCTTTAAGAATATTAACACGGGATTGTAATTCAATATCAGAAAGAGAATTAAATTCTGATTTAAAATCACCTGTTATGTATGTTTCATAACTATTTAAATCTTTACAAAAATTTTCTTCAAGATATTTTTTAAATTTAACAATTTGTTGCATTTGCATATTATACAATAAACACGTATCAGAATTGTGCAAACATAAATTAATAATTATAATACCATTATTATTATTCTTATAAAAAGCCCAAGCCATCCCTTTGTTAAATTTTTTATCATCAAAATTAATATTATTCCATATAGTCCATTTTTTAAAACCATAATAATTTGGAAGTTTATTTGAATAAATAGCACACCCAGAATCATACAAAGGTGATAATAAGTATAATGAGTTAAAATTATAAATTGTTGGGAAAGAAAGATTTTTTATTTCAGTTTCATTAGTACATAAAAAACTTTTAGGGTCCCAATTTCCATAATTAATTATGGGAATACATCTATTAACCAAAGATAAAAAATATGAAACTGTTTCAAAGTCATTGCTTAAAATTTTTTTATCATCATCTTTAATCATGTAATTTAAAAATCTTTGCAATAGTGTTGGATTATTTTTTTTTGATAAATATAAAGAACATAAATTAGAAATCCAACCAATAATTCCCGTTCTGTAACCGTAAAGCCCATTAACAGTAATAATATTTAAATTATCTATATCCGCATTTTTTGTGGATAAATTACTATCGATAAAGTTATTATAATTAAAAATTTTTTTAGATATATTAGCATCATTTAATGGTATTCCATTAAATTTATATGAAGTAATTGAATTTACATAAAACATTTTATAATTATTATTTTTTATTTTTTTAAATTCAATTTAAATTTAAAAGTTTAATTTAAAAATATAAATGGAATTAGAATCAAATAGCTGTTTAAATTTTAAAAAAAAATATACATCTGTTATGAAAGAATTAAAACAGTTTAATTTATATAATAAAGAAGGTTTAATAATAAAATTTCAGAAAGAAGCTATAATAGGATAAAATAAAATTGATTTAAATAATTAAATTTTTATAAATTATATTAAAATAAATGCCAGTTAAAAAAGGAGGTAAAAAAGGTAAAAAAGGAAAGAAAGTAAAAGTTGACAATGAAATAGAAAGAGAATTAGAATTTAAAAGTATTGAAGATAATCAAGAATATGCACAGGTTACAAAATTATTAGGAAATTGTAGATGTACAGTTTTTTGTATTGATGGTATGGAAAGACTTGCGCATATTAGAGGAACTATGACTAAAAAAAAACAATGGATAAAAATTGGAGATATTATCTTAGTATCTTTAAGAGAATTTGAACAAAGCAAATGTGATGTTATTTATTTGTATACTCTAAAAGAAGCAAGAAGATTAAAAAATTTAGGTGAATTACCAGAAAACATTAAAATAAATGAAAATATTGATTTAACAGAAAAAGAGGACGAAGAAGATATTGGTGTTGATATATTGGAAGAAGATGAATTAGAAGAAGAAATTAAAAAAGAAAAATTTAAAAACGAATTTGATAGTAATTTTAAGTTTATATAATTTATAAAATTATATCATATATTTTTTCTTAACTTATGTTAAAGATTAAGAAAAATATTTTTTAAAAAATGTGGATTAAAAAAACAAATTTAAAGTAAGAAATTATCAAATTAAAAAATGACAGAACAATTATCTTATAAATTTTTAGATAAGAAAAAATTACTTGTTATAGCAGATAAGAATACATCACACAAGAGTTTTTTACAATATCTAAATGGAACTTGGAGTGAAGATAATGATGGATGGATAATTTCCAAGAGTAAAGAAAAAGAAATAAAGGATTTTATAGCTAATCAAAAGCTTAAGACAATATCAACAGATATAAAATCTCGCAAAACACAAGATAAATATCATAGAGAAGTTAGTGAATCTGAAAGTAGTGACAGTAGCGATGATGTTAGAAGTATAAAAAGTAGTAGTGAAAGTGAAGATGAAATAGATCCTAGAATATTAAAAATGTTGGAAGAAAAAGAGAGGCAGAAAAAAGAAACAGTTGTTTCTAAACTTGAAAATGAAGAATTAGAGAAAAGAAAGCTTAAAGAAAAAGCAAAATTTGAGGATGAGAAATCTGAATTTAATGAAAAAGATAAAAAATTAAAAAAGAAATATATGAGCGAAGATCCAATGTTATATTATAAATCATTTAATACTCAACCAAAAAATTTTAAAAAAATTAATAACTATGAGTCAGATGATAATTTATCAGTTTCTTCTTCTAGTTGTTCATCAAGTTCAAGTGATAGTTTTCCTTCACCAAGAACTCCTAAAAAAAGAAGAAATTATAATAAAGGATTAAATAACGAAAATTACGAAGAAATGATAGGTGAAATGAAATCATTAAGTAGAAGAATAATTGAACTTGAATTAGAAAATAAAAAATTAAAATCTAAAAACAAATAAATTAATTATAAAATGAAAAAATTTCCAGATCAAATTGATATTAAAAATAAAGTTATAATCATCCAACCATATAAAAATAATTTTGAAGACTTAAATTATGACCGTGTTATTCAATTATTAAGGAAAGAAATTTATGAACATTTAATTAGCAGAAAAGATGAAAATGATTATTTTGATATTGAAATTTTCTGTAAAAGATCTAATTATCCTGATAAGGAAAATTTCTCAAAAATTTTAAAAATAGTATTAAATGAAATTACTGAATTAGGATGGAAAACACAATTATCATTTGGGGATACAGGGCTGTTTATATTTTCAACTATAGAAAAACCAAGTAGCTGCTGGTAAATATTTTTAATCTACTTTTAGATTAAAAATTAACATTTAGAACATTTAGAACTCCATTCATTAATACTTAATTTAATATTTCCAGATTCTTTCATTTGAATAAATCTTTCAGGAGAAGGCAAAGCACAATCACAATTATCACATGGATAAATATCTTTGGGTGATCTAACAATAAATCCACAAATAGTAAAAAGTTCTGCAAAAACACCTATTAATTTATGTTTATCATCGCGTAGAAATTCCTCAACAATCATTATGTGAGCAGGTTTAACTTTTTGTTTAGTACAATAAAATTCCCAATTACTTTGTAAGTGAGGATAATCTTCTGAATATTTTCTTAAATAATACAAAATCCAAGTTGGATAAACTCTTTTTATCAAATCAACTACACCTTCGATATTTTTAACACTTTTTAATTCTTCAATAATTTCATCTACATTTTCAGGATCTTGATATTTGTCGGACATTTCTATTATAGAATTTATTTTTTAAATAGAAATAATTTTTATAAAATATGTTTCTATCTTATTAAAATAAATTGATTTGAACTTATATCCATATCTTTATTGATATAAAAATATTTTGAAAACTAAATATTAATTAGAACTTTTATAACTAAAAATGATGTAAAGAATATTATTGTAATAATAAATGAAAATAACTTTATGTACTATTATTATAAATGAATGGTATAGAGAATCTGTAAAATATTTTATGAAGAATTTACAAACTTATTGTGAAAAACATAATTATACATGTGTTATACATACTGAAAATTCAGAAGATTATTTATATGATAAAACACGTAAAATTCCATGGTACAAGATACCATTGATTAAAAAAATATTACAAACTACAGATACAGATTATGTTTTTTGGATTGATGCAGATTGTCAAATATTAAAAAGAGATACTAAAGTTGAATATTTTATAGATAAGTATATGAAAACAAAAGACTTTGCCGCTTATTCGGAAAATCCAATAAATACAGGATTAATGATACTTAAAAATACTGAAAATAATTTAAATTTATTAGATAGAATATGGAATACAACTGGATTTTATGAAAATTATTATGAACAAGGATCTATATGTCATATTTGGAATATAGATAACAGTGTTAAAGATATGATTGAAATAATTCCATTTGGAGGAGATTTTATAACATACTGGTATAATTATATACCAAATAATTCATTTATAATTCATTTTCCAGGTTGCCATGATAAATCAAGTTTATTTTATATGTCAGATTCTTATTGTCCTATAAAGATGGATGAAGAAACTGAAGAAGAATATCAAATACGAATGAAATGGTTATATGAAGATAGTATAATAGAATTAGGAAAATTACGCATTGATCCAACTTCTTTTCCAAGAAGATATTCCGTAAGATATAGAAAAGTTTTTAACCTCTAATATTTATTTTGAATATTAAAATTGATTTAAACTTATATCCATATCTTTATGGATATAAAAATGTTTAGAAATTATGTTTATGTAAATGAAAGTTTAGATTTGCCTCAATATAATCAAATGATGTTGAAAGCTCCTAAAAATCAAAAATATTGTAACGCTTATTGTCAAAAATTTATTGACACAAACGAATTTTACGAAGGAGAATCAAGCTGTAAAGAATGCTTTAATCATATTAAAGCAATAAGAAAAATGCTTGGTGATAAATACAGTAAAAAGTCAGCGGAAGAAATAATGCTTGAATTTGAAAAAAATTTAGATGAACTTGTTGAAGGATTAGAACAAATGAAACCCGAAGATAGTATCAAATATAATAAAAAACAAATTGTTCTAATTGCTAAAAAACTTGGTATTAAATTCTATCAAACACAAGATAAACCTATTATTATGGAACTTATTGATACACACTTACAAAAAAAGAAAGAAGATGAAAAACAAAGTATTCTTAAAGATCTCGGTGGAGAAATTACTTTAAATGGTATTTCTGTTTTATCACGAGAAGATGGATTTATTAATGCTACTGCTATGTGTAAAGCAGGAAATAAAAAATTTAATGATTGGTTAAGATCAGAATCAAGTAAAGAATTAATTAAAGCTTTAGAAGAAGCTGAAACTCTAAAAAAGGGAATTCCCGTTTTTAAAAATTGTGGTATGGGAATTCCCATAGATGAAAATCCCGAAACGGGAATTCCCGTTTCGGCGAATTATCAAGTAATAGATATTAAAAAGGGTGGAAATGATAAAAAAGCACAAGGATCTTGGATTCATCCTGATTTAGCTGTTCAACTTGCTCAATGGATTTCCCCAATTTTTTCTTTAGAAGTGTCAAAATGGATTCGTGAGCTTGCATTATGTGGATCTGTTACTATCGGTAAAGAAAAGACTTCACAACAATTATTAGAATTACAAAAAGATTTTAAAAAATTGGAAGAAAAACACAGAAAATTATTACAAAAGAAGCAATACTACAAATTCAAAGAAGGACCAGCCTTCTATATTATATCGGATATTGATGGTAAATCTGTAAAATTTAAGCCAGGATTTGAAGGGGTTGATATAGATATACGTTTACAACAACATAGAAGTACTACTCCAGGTATTAAACTTGAGTATTTAATATACTCAAAAGATGCTTCTTTAATAGAGACAACTGTACTAAAAAGATTTGAAAGTAAACGCAAATTAGTAAATCATGAATGGATATTTGATGTAGATGTAAATTATATAATAAAAAGTACAAGAACAATATTAGATATATTAAATATAGAATATATAGAAGAAAAAAGCATAGAAGAGTATAATAACCAAATTATTTCAGATTTTTGTTAAAATTAGTTAAAGTAATTTAAAAAACTATAAATCAATTTTTAAATTATTTTTTTTTATTTTTTTTTTATCTTATTAGTAATAAAATAATAAAATGTCAGCAGGATCAGTAAGTTTAGAGTCTGCCATTCGTACCTAAAATTTTTGGGTAAGTAATACCAAAAGTATTGCTAGTCTGTTATAGCAGGCAACATAACCAAATTGCGGGAAAATCTTGTTAAGTCTTTGATACTAACTTATAGTAGAAATATTATAAGGGTCTTAGTTAACTGCTAAGAGAGTAAAAATTCAAAGAATAGAGATAATCCGCAGCCAAGCTCCTAAGTCCTATATTTGTTAGGATATATTCCTCATAAGAGGTGGAGAAGGTTCAACGACTAAATGGTTGTGGGCATGAGAGAACTAACAATTCTCAATGATTGCTTAAGATATAGTCTAGACCCGCCTGAGAAGGTGCTATTAGTAAGGTACAATAAGTCTATATTTATTTATTGTAATGAGCTAGTAGGTGCAATGATTTTAGAAGGAAATGTCTAAATGAGCTGGTATACTCGGTAAAGTAGATACTGGATGGGCAAATAAAGTAGAATCAGATAGATTTTTAAATCCAAATAACATGGTGTGTCCTATTTGGTCAGGTGTTGATTTAACCGGAAGAAGAGTTTCTCCAGACTCTTTTTACACTAAATCAGCTGGTTGTAATAGCGCAGAGGACCGTGTGGTCGTGGAGAACGCTCAGAGACCACAATATATGGAATACATTAACCTATCAGCCAATGGTATTGATGGAGCTATATATGGAGCTATGGGTGGTTCTAAAGAAATGTATGGAAATTCCATGCCTTGGAATGAAGTAGGAGACACCAATAATCAATTTAATATTCCTTTAGATTATCAAAGTTGCCAGAATAGTTGGAAAACTAGTTGTTCCAATAATGTTAATAACTTAACTGGTAATTTTGGAAAACAATTAAGCGCGTCAGTTTATCCTCCATGTGCATATGTACCTTATCAACAAGCAATGGCTCAAGAACAACAGCAAATGCGCCAACAACAAAGTCTTCAAGAAGGTTTTTATGCAAATTCTTATCGCCAAAGAAGCGGTTTCTAAATAAACTTTTGATATTTTATACTTTAATTAAGTATAAAATTTAATTAATACCAAAAATTTTAGATTGTTAAAAAATGTGTAAATTTAAGAAATGAGATTTAAAGAATTGAAGTCAACAATAAAAAACTAAAATGGAAAATTTAAACATTGCGCACCTTATAGAAAAAAATTCTATTACGCGCCTTTCAAAGGACTATGAAAATAAATTTTTAATGAAAATAAAGGAAAATTTCAATGATAATCAACAGCAGCTATTTGTAGCTAGCTTTTACTGTTTTTTAAATTATGATAAAAAGAAAGATTTTGTTATTGATTTTGATAATGTATGGAAATGGTTGGGATTTTCAAGAAAAGATGCAGCAAAAAGATTGCTAGAAAATTTTTTTACTATAGATATTGATTATAAGGTTAAAAAAGTTGCTCCACCGATCTGTGGAGCAAGATCGGTAAGCGTTGAAAATCAACATGGTGGACAAAATAAAGAAACAATTATGCTCAATATTAACACCTTCAAAAAGTTTTGCTTAAAGGCAGATACAAAGAAAGCAGATGAAGTTCACGATTATTATATTAAATTGGAAGAGTTATTACAAGAAACAGTAAATGAGGAAAGTAGTGAATTAAGATTGCAATTAAGTAATAAAGAAGAAGAAAAAAATAAGCTTGAAGAAGAACATAAAAAATCCGTAGACGAAATTGAAAAACTAAATAAACAACTTCATAAAAGATATCAACCAAGAATTATAACAGAAGAAAAATTTGTAATATATCTATTAGTTGCATATATTAATGGTAAAACTATATATATTATAGGAAAAACCGCAGATATTACTAAAAGATATAGAACATATAGATTAAAAGGTATTTTGATGCATGAAGAAGATATTAAATTAGCATATTATAAATCATGTAGATCTTCAATTATTTTAAATCAAGTTGAAAGTTGTGTTATTTTAAATATGTCTGAATATATAGTAGAAGGTACAAGAGAAGTTTTTGAAACAACAGAATTAAATGAGACAGAAATGGTAGATAATTTTAAGAAAATTATTGATTTTTATGTAGATTCTTTTAAGAATGTTTCATCTCATATTACAATATGTAATAGAGATATTAAAGAAGAAGCAAGAATTAGAACAGAACTTTATGTAGAAGAAAATAGAGAAGAAATTAATGAAAAAGTACGCGAAGATAGGATAGAAAACCCGGAAAAATTTCAAGAAAGAGAAAAAAAGAGAGATCCAGAAAAGAAGAAAGAAAAAAATAAAAGATACAATGAAAAACATAAAGAAGAAATTTCTGAATATCATGCTGAATATCGTGAAAAAAATTCTGAAAAAATATCAGAAAGAAGAAAAAAGAAATATCAAAGTATGACAGAAGAGGAGAAAGAAGAAAAGGCTCAAAAGGCTAAAGAGTATCGTGAAAAAAATAAAATAAAAAGAAAAGAAACTTCTACACAAAAAGTTAAATGTCTAGTGTGTAACTGTATTTTTAGTCGTCAATGTTGGAAAAGACATACAAAATCAATGTTTCATACCAATGCTTTAAATTTAAATCCAGATGCAAATGAAAATTTTGAAATAATTAAAGAAGATGAAGATGAAGAAGATGAAGAAGATGATGAAGAAGAAGTTATTATAGATACTTAAATTTTAAAAATTGAAAATTAATTTTTAAAATTTTAAAAATTTTAAAAATATTAAGTTTAGAAATGAATATATTCTTTTTACATTTTGATCCCAAAACATGTGCTCAAATGCATGTAAATAAGCACGTAGTAAAAATGATACTAGAAAGTGTTCAATTATTATGTTCAGCTCATCATTTACATCCAAGTGGTAAAGAATTAAAATTGATGAAACTTACTCATAAAAATCATCCATCATCTATTTGGACTAGAGAAAGTTTATCTAATTATAAATGGTTAGTAAAACTTACAAAAGAATTATGCAAAGAATATACATATAGATATGGAAAAGTTCATAAATGTGAGACAGAATATTTACAAATATTAGAAGAAAATAATCCTGATATACCTGATATAGGTTTTACTATGCCTAGACAAGCTATGCCAGAAACATATAAAATAGAAAGTGAAAAAATAGACGACGCAATAGAAGCATATAGACAGTATTATTTTTTTGAGAAAAATAATATGTTAGATTGGAAAAATAGAGATATACCAGAGTGGATTAAAGAATATAAAATATTATTTGATGATAAAGAATAAAAAATAATTTTATACTATAACTTAGTATAAAATTATAAAGGAATTTGTTTTATTATTTCTTTAACTTGTTCAGAACTAAGATCTGAATTTAATTTGTATGTTTTTGTAGGATCAACAATTATTGGAATAATTGTTGGTGTAGGAGTAGGTGTAGGCGGCTCTGGTGGAGTTGGATCAACTTTAGATTTCAGTAAATCTTCTTTTTTTATTTTTAAACCTTTAGTAACATTAGTTACAGTACAGTTTTTACCATTATTTGTTACAGGAGTTTTGACATTTTCGTAATAAACATTATTTACTTTAACATTTGTGGCCGGAACATAACTTGAACCACTTTTATTATCTAAAAGAATATTTGCTTCATTAACTAACTGAATATTTTCTATAACATGATTAGTTCCATATACACGCATTCCAGAACCACTAAAATAACAAGTATTAACTTTAATTTTGTGAGCGTGTCTTAAAACTAATTTACTTGTATTATTATTTTCAAAGATACAGTTTTTAATAGTATTTGCAGAACATTTTACAGATACAACTTCTGGATCTCCTAAACATTTATTAAAATAGCATTGATCAATTGTACAGTTTGCATCTTTATTTTCATAATCACTAGTTGCCATCCTAATCATTTCTCCTCCATTAGTAGCGCTAATTTTGCTAAAATTTTGAAAAGCACAACATTTAATATAATTATTAAGTGGAAAATCTAAACGTAAAAAGACCCCGGCATTGGTCTTTCCATTTAAGGATGAATTATACATTTGAAAATTTTTTGCAGATGTTTTAACACAAACATAATCTTTATCAGAGTCCGCACATTTAAAATTAATCATACTGAAATTAACTAATTTTAGATTTTCAGCTGAAATCTCTGTTATAAAACTAGGAGCCTTAAACGTCTTATCACCATCAATTAAATAAATATTTGATAGGGTATAGTTAGAACCTTGTATTTTAACAGATGATTTACCTTTTAATTCAACATTTAAGACTAAAATAACTTCTAATTTTGAGTCATACGTAAAATTTATATCTAAATTTTTATCTGTAATAGTATTCTTGTTTTTATTCAATAAAATACAACTTTGTTTAACTGATTTTGCTTTATTTAAAACATCTTGATAGTCAGAACATACAGTAATTGGTAATGAACTGAACTTATAGTTATCATAAAATTCACTTACAGGATTAAATAATACTTCCATTTTATATTTACAATTATTTTTTTTATTTTTTTTTATTTTTTATTTTTTATTTTCGTAATTTTGTTTATTTTTATTGTATGATTGTAAATCTAAAATATCCTTTTCAATTATTTCAATGCAATTATGAACTTCTTTTAAGTATGTAGAAATAATTTTGGTAGGTTCAGAATTTAAAACTCTGTTTTTAGATTGAATAGTGTCTTCATCTCTAATAGGTGCTTCTAATTTTAGAATCCAATTAAAAGTATTATTAATTAATTTAAGCATTGAATCATAGTTAAAAACATCATTTTCTATCATTTGTTTAAATAAATCAACATCAAAATCAGCATCAATTTGTTTATAAAGAGAACCATTTTTATTAGCTAAGAAAGATAGTAATTTAAATTTAATTTCTTGGTATAATATAGTAATCCAATTATAATCAGGAGTTTTACTATTTACATTTTGGTCAATAAGATCAAAAAATGCTTTTTTCATATTAATTTGAATTTGGTCTTCAATTGTCGTCATAGATATTTTAATAATAAAAATTAAAATTTTAAATTCAAATTTAAAATTTATTATAATAAAAATGATATTCATAAGAAAAGTGAATATAGCACTTCTACTAGTAATATTAATATTAATAATTAAAATAGTTAATGATAATACGATAAACATAATTAAACCATTTAATAGTGTATGGATAAAAGAGAATTATGATAAAGTGAAAAACTTATTAATTAATACACAAATATGTTTTGAAAAATTAAATATACAATTTTTACCTATGTATGGAACATTATTAGGATTGGTTAGACATAAAGGATTAATTCCATGGGATGATGATATGGATATATCAATAGATAAAAAATATTTTGATGTAATAATGAAAAATAAGAATTTATTCGGGGAATATGGTCTAGATGTATATTTATGGAAATATAATAATAGAATGTCTTTTATAAAAATATTTTATAAGAATGAGAAGAAGATAAGAACACATCCATGGTCATGGCCTTTTATAGATGTATTTGGCTATTATGAAAAGGATAATAAATTTTATGTAGAGAATAATGAAGGTAATGATTATAAATTAAATAAAGAAGATGTATTTCCATTTAAAACAAATTTATTTGAAAATATACCAATGAATATGCCAAATAATGTAGATAATGTATTAAATACTTTATATGGAAATGATTGGGAGAATGTATGTTATTCTTCTTCTTTTGATCATAAAAATCAAAGGATTATAAATAAAAGATACAAAATAAGTTGCAATCAAATACTAGATGATAATAAGATTGAAGATATATTTAATAATGTATGGATAATAAATCTTGAACGTAGACCAGATAGATTAAAAACAAGTATAGATAGATTAAAAAATATAGGAATAATACCAAAAATTTATAATGCATTAGATGCTAAGTCAAAATATATAGTAGACTTATATGATAGTGAGAAAGGAGAAAAAAGAACTATTGAAGAATTTGCTTGTTATTTGTCTCATAAAACTTTATGGACGTATTTATATTCTTTAGAAATACCATATGCCATAATTTTTGAAGATGATATTATATTAGAAGAGACTATTACAAAAGAAGATATATTAGAACGTGTAAAAGAAAGTAAAGGATTTAATATTTTATTTTTAGGTCATTGTTTTTCAAGCACAAAAAAATTTAAAACACCATTAACAGTTGTAGGAACAGGATTATGTTTAAATGCATATATTATTACAAAAGAAGCAATAGAAAAGTTATTAGATAAAAAGGATGATTATTCCATTCCAATAGATCATGAAACAGAACTATTATGTAAAAATGAGTTATGTTATCTATCAAATACAATATCTGATAATAATTATGGAGATGGTATAATTAAACAAGAGAACCATTACACAAATACAGATTTAAAGAGAAAAATTTGTTTGGAAGATATTTTTAGAAAATTTAAATAGAATATTTAAAAAAATAAAAAAATAATAAAAATGGCAAACATTAAAAATTTAGAAATTTTAGATACTGGTAAAACAGTTATATTTACAACGCCTTTATCTGGTTATGATAATTATTTAGTTAGAACAGGAATAATTCAAGAAAATAATTCTTTTATCCATTCTGTACTAACTGCATATTCAAAAGAATATTTTTATATGGATATAAAAGGCAAGAAACAATTGGTCGAAGAATTTATAGAAAATATTTTTACAATTAAACAGTTTAAAAAAGATATAAATAATTACCGCAATTACAAATCAAAATTACTAAAATTCATTAGAGATATTTATAATCTAAAAGAAGAATTGCCGGATAAAAAATTAAGAAAAATTCATAAACATATAAGTAAAAATCCAGTTTACGAATTATTTTTTGAAATAGTCCTAATTGATGATATTGAAAAAATGTTTAGTATTAATGATGAGGTTAATGATTTAAAACCTGATAATAATATATTTGATCAATATAAAAATATTATTAATCATGAAATTAAAAACTATTTAGACTCCTTAGAAATTTTAAATCATATTAAAGATAAAACTAAACTTGAATTTATTAAAAAAAATATAACAAATATTGTTAATTTGATTTTAGATAATATTGAATTATATGAATTTGATATTTATAACAAGGAGATAACGAAAGATATAAATATCGACATGGTTAATATAATATCAAATAAGTTAAAAACTGATATCTATTTTATTGATTCCACAACTCGTTTACCTTATATCTATAATACATATCAAATATATAATAATAAAAAAGCAATAATAATTTTAAAAATAGAAAACTCGTATGAAACAATAGGATTACTTTTAGATGATAATAAGGTCAAAAGAGACTTTGATTTTAATCATTTTTTAATAAATAAAATTAACACGTTTCTATTTCAAAAAGATAAAATACCGTCAAAATATCCAGAATTATTAAATTATATAAAATATCCACCAAAACCGCCACTTAAAAATAAAAAACATATTATAGAAGATAGCGATGAAGATACTGATCAAGATAGCGATGAAATTGATGATGAAGATAGTAAAGAAGATAGTGATAATGATAGCGAAGAAGAAGGTAATAAATATAACACAGAGGATAGCAGTGATAGTTTTAGTGATATGTAAAAATAATTAAAAAATAAAAATAAAAATATCTTATAATATAAATAAAAATGGAACCAATAAAAAAAGAATACATATGGGGATTTTATCTATTATTAACCTTATTATTAGCTTTAATAGCGTATTTTATGAGCACAAATAATAAATTAGAATATGCTTTAGCTGGAGCTTTAGTTGGTATATTAATCTCTTTAATATTATGGATTGTTTGGGGATCAAAAAATTCTTATTAAAAAGTTAATTTTTTAAACTATAAATTAGTTTAAAAAATTAAGGAGATTTTTTTTTTCTTCTAGGTGATTTAATAGGATTTAAATAAAATGAACTATATTTAGTTTTTTTAGAATATGCATCCCAAATATCATCTGGGACATTATTTTTAGATATTGTACTCTTAGTAATGTCAATTTTTTTTAAAGAATAATATGTTGAGTTTAAAGAATTTTTTTCAAGTTTATCCATGAGTTTTTCACAAACTTTTTTATATTTATCACATTTATTTTCTAAAATAGATATTTCTTGTTTAGCTTTGTACCAATTATCAAGTAAATCGTTAATATCAATATCTTCCATTTATATTTTGAAAATAATAAAAATTTAAATTTAAATTAATAAATAAATGGTCAAACTAACATTAACAGAAATAAAAGAAAAGATTGAAAGAAATCCATTAAATACTATCGTAAAAAGTGAAGAAGATAAAGATTTTAAAGAAAAATTATTTTGTAACTATATTCCTCAAAAATTTGAAAACATTCCGGATAATTTTAGTGGAAAAGAGGTATGGAAAGATTTTTTGACACCAGTTGATAATCAAGGAAAATGTGGTTCTTGTTGGGCTTTTGCAACTACAAGTGTTTTGTCTGATAAATTTAATATACAATCACGTGGGCAATATCAATTAGTTTTATCACCTACACCATTATTAATATGTTATTCTAACTTTGAGAATGTAAATATAAATAAAATAAAAGAAGACGTAACAATAACCACAAAAAGTTTTAGTTCTAAAATATTTGAAGACACAGTAAAAGATATAAATACATCAAATTGTCATGGTAATACTATATATAATGCATGTTTATTCTTATATATATACGGAACTTTTGAATCAAAATGTGTACCATATTATGAGAAACTAGGAGAATTACAGGAATTTAGTAAAATTTCTGATTTTTCTTCTTCTAAAAATTTACCTTTTTGTACATATATAACAGGTCCTTTGTATGACGTGTGTTCAAATTATTTCATTTCATCTCAAACTGGTGTAGAAAATGCAATACCTGCAAAAGCTTATAGAATACGTGATGTATATAATATACCTGGAATAGAAATAAATGGTGGAAGTGAAAAAAATATTAGAAATGAAATTTATAAATGGGGTCCCGTTATTTCTGCAATGAAAATTTATGAAGATTTTTACACATTTGATCCGAAAACACAAATATACGAATGGAATGGCAAAGGAGAGCAAGTTGGTGGTCATGCAATAGAGATAACAGGTTGGGGTGTAGAAAATGGAAAACCTTATTGGGAAGTAGAAAATACATGGGGAAAAGAATGGGGTATAGATGGATATTTTAAAATAATAAGAGGAAAAAATGAATGTGAAATAGAAAATAATGTATTTACTATTATACCAGATTTCTTTTATCCACATGGAACTAAAATTATGCCAAATGTAAGTTGTATACCAGCAGAATTTAAAGAGATAAGAAGAATAATTGATTTAAATATTAACGCGGCGGGTGGAGGAATTGATCCAATAACTGGATATTCTAGAAGAGCTATGAATGTGTTTCACAATTTTGATTTTGAAAATAAAATTAAAATATCACCGGAAACTTTTAATGAAAATTTTATAGCAGGAAAAATAACATCAATTAAACAAAAAAATTTAATTATAAATAATCCAAATTTTTTTATAAGTGGAATGATTATTCTTCTACTTATTATAGGTATAATACTATTATTTAAAATTTTAAACTATAAAAAATAGTTAAAAATTAAACATCTAACATAGGTTTATTTTCTGCACGTTTTTCTTTTTTATAAAAACTGATATTGCTATTAAATAAAGAAATAAATCCCATAAGTAAGGTAAAATACATATATGTATTAATTTCTATAGGTTGAAGACATGGACAATCTCTAAAAAATATAATTCCACCAATTATTATCCATGATAAATTAAAAATTTGAGATAAAGTTATTATAGGTAGGCATAAACAGTACATACAAGATTTAAAATCTGAACAAACAAATACTATTGATATAATGACATAATTTATATTAAAAACCCCTTTTATAATTAACCATTTACTAATATTAATTAAATTTGTTTGACAAATAATTTCATTTTGAAAAACATAACCAAAATATATATCTAATACAGGAATGCAAAAAACAAAACATATAATTATAAAACTCAATAATGTTAAACACGAATAAGAACAAATATAAAATCCAGAATCTTGGGCTTGTAATGTCATAATGTATAAATAAAATAAATATTTTAAAATTTAAAATCAATTTTATTTATACCTATTCTCTCTTTATTATTTTTTATAAAAATATTTATAAAAAATTTATTTTGAATATTAAATTAAACTTCAACCTTCATAAAATGAGGCTTCAAAAACTTTTGAAGAGAGTAGTATCTCAAAGGCTCACTTTCCTTCTTTGAATCATACTTGATAAGCTTGGACAACTTTGCATCTGGAATAATTTGTCTCTTATCAGTAGGATTTTGAAGATTATTCTCGCGAATATAATTACACAAAAACTTAGTTACATCTACTCTAGATTTTAGATCATCTGGATTCCAACCAGTAAACTTAGCCATATCAGAAGATATCTTGACTGGTTTCAAAAATCCAGAATTAGTATTATTTGTATTAGCAGAAACTGCCTTTACAGAGGAACGTTGCTTAATACGTGAAACTTGAGTTTTTAAAGTCTTCAATCTCTTATTAAGAGATCTCAAAAACTTAACACCCTTAGCTTTTGTTGAACTATCTCTAAGAGATGCAATTTCAGTTTCCACCATTTGAATAACTTCATCAAATGAAGATACAACACTCTCTCTGGTTGGAATAACTCTCTTCTTCTTATCTGAAGAATTCTCTTCGCTTTCATCAACTACAACATCTTCCTCCTCCACTACCTCTTCCTTTTTAATATTTTTCTTTACTGGTGCTGCAACACTTGCAGTTTTCTTCTCCTTAGAGACTGAATCGGAAACTTTAGACACTTGTGCGTCATTTACGGGTTTTGAGACTTTCTTATTTGCCATTTTTATATTAATATCCCTGTCTTTAAGTTAGTTTTTTTAAAATAAAAATTAAAACCTTTAAATTAAATTATAAAAAAATTTTAGATAATTTAATTTTTGATTTTTTTTTAATTTTTAAATAATTTTTTTTTATTTAGTATAAATAAAATGTCATCTTGTTATAAAAAGAATGTTAATATTGAAAAATATGCTGAGCCTCCAAGAACTCCATATGATCAATTAATGAACAAAGTATATAATCCACAAAATTATTACGCTTCTCCTATGCCTATGCCAAGAACTGAATTTGATATGAATATGCGTACACACTGGTGTCCTAATTGTAAATTTGGTTTTACTGTTACTCCTGCTAAGAATGAAAAAAATGTTCTTAATCCTGCTACTACAGAATTTTATGCTAACCCTCCAAGAACTCCTTATGATCAATTAATGAATAATGTATATAACCCCCAACCTTATTATGCGGCACCTATGCCAATGGATCGTACAATTTTTGATATGGATATGCGAAAAGTTTGGTGTCCAAAATGTAAATTTGGATTTGTTCCAACTCCTTCTCCTAATCAAAAAAATGTCCTTAATCCAGCAACTACTGAATTTTATACTTATAGAGAAAATTATTGTGGTGGAGGCTCCCTTGCCCCAAATAATGTTGCATTAGCTTTAGAAGATAATGATAATGTTTGGTCATATAATGCAAGAAATATTTAATTTTTATACTAGTTAATAGTATAAAAATTTAAGGAGAACTTAATAATTCAATAATTCTTTTCTCTACCGCTGCTATATCAGCTCCAACAATATCTGCATTAATATATTGACCATTCTTAAAGAACTGATGTGTTGGTACACCTTTTACATTAGATATATTTAAATCGGCATTTTCTGCAATAAGTACACAAACACCTGGTCTATTATATTTTTGAGCCATTTGCGCATATCTAGGTGCAATTGCTTTACAAGGTTGACACCAATCTGCGTGTACTTTTACAACACAAACTTGATTATTGTTAATAAAATGTTTTTTATGTTCTAAACTTTGCACTTCAACAACTACAGATTGAGGCTGTTGCATCATCATTCCTTGTTGCGGAGGCATCATCATTCCTTGTTGGGGCATTCCTTGTTGAGGCATCATTCCTTGTTGTTGAGGTGGCATTCCTTGTTGAGGAGGTGACGGTCTGGTAATATTTTTTGATGAATCATCTCCAGCACCTAAATCTTTATATTTTGCGTAATTAGACATTTTATTTTAAAATAAATAACGTTTAAATTAAAATTTATTTTAGTAAATAAAAATGAATTCAAGAGAAAATTATAAACAGCTTCAAAATACATATGTTAAAGAAAAATTTTTTGTTTCATATGCCGTAAATGGTCCTATTGTTGACAAAGAACACGGTGATAGATTAGGTATGCCTGTTACTCATCCTATTTCTGGACCTGTTCATGAACCAAGTCCTTTAAATACCAGATGGGAATACGAATTACCTGAAGTACCAATTGAGGGTATTCTATAATTATTATACATTAAATAGTTCATTATAGTACTTTTCTAATTGAGAAACAAAATATTTATTTGGTTCTATTATACTTCTTTTATTTCTTATTAAACTAAGAACAACTTCAACTTCCATACCAAATGTTTTTATGATATAAGCTGCTAAAATTGTAGCACTTCTTGATCTTCCTGCTTGACAATGTATTAATATTTTTGAATTATCCATTATAGCATCATCTATAAAGTCATTTGCTGTATCAAAATTATCAGATAATTCCGTATATGGTGTGTCTAAAGCATTAATTACCAAATAATTAAAATCGTCAGGATATGGAGGTATAAAACCTCCAATTACAGAAATAATATGTGTAATACCTAAACTTTTTAATTTATCAAAATCATAAACAGAATTGATATTTCCAAGATAAATACCATTTAATATTTCATTTGCTTCAAATATATTTCTATTATATCCATAATATTTCATTAAACAATTTGCTTTTGTATATATGTCAAAAGTATACTGGACAACACTATAATCTGTTGTTTTTGTATCAATATATTTTACAATCTTAGTCATTTTTATATATTCAAAATAAAATTTTATTTTAAATATTCATTTTTTTAATCTTCATTTTCTTTTTGGGCTTCAACAAAACTTTTATGAAGTTTTGATCCTTCATGTCTTTTTAAACCTTTTTTTGATATTGAAATTCCACAAATACATGTAAGATAATCTGTTTTACGTAATTCATCTACTGATTTTCCGGTCTCAAGATACTTTTTATGTCTATCTGTATCTAAATGTGATGTCATATTTTGTCTAGATATAATTGAACCACAAACACAATTAATTCTTTCTTCCATAACTTCTTTTCTTTCTTCTTTATATTTTTTTTTAGAAGCTGCAATATGTTCAGCATTTTCTTGTCTATAAACTTTCATATATTCTTTTTTCTTTTCTTTTTCATCTTCACTTCTTAATGCTGCTTTTTCTCTTTGTTTTTCATTTAATTGATCACGATTATTAAAATGATAATCTAATGTTCTTTCTCTTAGTATTTCTTTATTCATCACGCGAAAATTAGCTTCTCTTTCAAGTATTTCTTCATGATGTTCTGATCTATATTCTTTATTATATTCTGATTTAGCTTTTTTATTCTCTTCAATATTTTCATCATTCAATTCTTTAATTTCTTCTTCTGTTCTTTCTTCTAAAACTATATCTTCCTCAATATCATCACAAAATTTTCTCATATATTCAAACCATTGTGTAAAAAAAGATACATCTTTACCTTCTGGTAATTGAAAAACATCTCTTGTAGATACAATTTTATATGTATTTAGTTTAGATAGAATAATTTTTTCAATAGCATCCATAAGTTGTACTGATTTACAAGAAATATAATATACCATTTTGAAGTTAAATAGTTTATTGTTATTATAATTATTCAATCTATTTTTCAAATTAACAGCTTTACCAACTGTAAAGATTCCTTCTATTTCTTTTTCCTCTGTAGTGCATAGATAACAAACATTTCGTCCATCTACAACTTGAGTTTCACGTTGAAGCTTTTTAATTTTTTCATCTTTCTTTTGAATTATTTCTTCCTTCATTTCTATTTGTAATCTTAATTCATTGCTTTCTTCATCAATTACTTCATGAAGAGTTTCTTCTAATTTTATGTAATATTCATGAATTTCATTTGCTTTTGAAGTATTTGCTTTCAAGCACATTTTTTTAAAGGTTTTAATGTTTAACATGATTTTTTCACTTGGTCTTCCTCCTTGGAGGTTTTCCCGCGGCTGCGGTAAAACTAAATAATCAGTTTCTTTAGTAAATTGTTTCTCTAATACATTTTTTGCATTAGTTTTTCTTGCAAAACCTAACCACCCCCATATATCATCTAAATCAATGACAAAATCATCTGATTTATAATTTAAATAACAATAAAAGCTTGTTATAAATAGTTGTTGTTCTTCAGTAGAAAAATTATCTTTTAATTTATTAATTAATTTACCTTGATAAGGTTTAGATAATTTAGTATTAGGATTTTCCTCCATAAGTTTAATAATATTAATATTTTGAGACATTCTTTTTATTAATATATTTAATTCTTTAAGCCAGTATTTCTTTTTTTTGAAAAAATAAAAAACTAATTTAAGGTTAATTAATGTCTCGTTTTTAATTTATAAATAAAATTGATTTTTTTTATTTATAAATTAGTTTTATTTTAAGAATGAAAAGACTTTTAACAGATACTGAAATTGAATATATTTTAGATTTTTTAAAACCAAATAAAAGTATACCTATTGAAAGTGCTTTATCTATAGTTAATAATTTCAAATTAAGATTAATTAAACAATTAAAAATTGTGGAAATTTATCCTGAGTTGATAGATGATCTTAAAAAACAAATAGAAAAAAATTATAGAGAAAGCTTAATAACGCCCGGAGAATCCGTTGGCATTATCGCAGCCCAGAGTATAGGGGAGAAAAATACCCAGTCGACTCTAAATTCTGTGGATTTTCTAGAAAAAATTTTATACTCTAAAAATAATCAAATATTTGTTCAACCAATTGGACAAATGATTGATAATTTACTCAAAACATTTCCGGATAAAATTCAAAAAATTGAAGAAAATAGAACTGATTATTTATCTTTAGAGGATGTATATTATATACCTTCTTGTGATGAAAATGGTTATACAAATTGGTATAAAATTGAAGCTATTACAAGGCATTTACCTGTAGGTAAATTAGTTAAAATAAAAACCCAATCTGGAAGAGAAGTAACTGCAACACAAAGTAAATCTTTCTTAGTTTGGAATAATGACACTTTCAAATTTGAACCTGTTAATGGTTCAGATATTAAAGTTGGAAATGTTGTTCCAACAACAAGTAAACTTGATAAAATTTCAAATCAAGAATATTTTTATTTGGATACAATTTTTCCAAAAAATAAATATTTATATACAGATGAAGTAATAAAAGCACGAAATTATAAATTTTCTGGTGAAAAATGTTGGTGGAAAAATCACAATAATATAGATTTCATTCTTCCTTATAATAGATCAGATACTTTATTTGGAAAAAGAAAAGAATTTTTTATGAACTGTAATCCTGGATATATACATATAACAAATTCTTTAGTATCACATTTTACCGATAAAATAAAATTAGATAATGATTTTGGATTTATTGTTGGAATCTATCTTGCCGATGGGTGGAGTACAAAAACTTTTGTAGGTATTAGTAAAAATAATAACAATATTAGAAAAAGAGTAAGTGAATGGTGCGATAAATATAAAATTATAACTGTTGATAAATATAGAAAAGGTACGTCTAATTATTTAAAAATTCATTCTACATTACTCGCGCGGATGTTGAAAATAATTTGTGGAACAGGTTCAGAAAATAAGGTCATTCCATCATTTTCTTACACTGCTCCAAATGATTTTATTAAGGGTTTAATTGACGGATATTTTTCCGCGGATGGAACAATAAATATAGATGATGGTTCTATAAGTTGTTCAAGTGTCTCTGAAAATCTAATATTGGGTGTATCTTTTTTATTATCATATTTAGGAATATTTGGCAGGTTATCTTCAATACAACCAAAACAAAACAATATAGGAAGTAACTTTACAAAAAAAGTATATACTTTAAGATTGAGTAATAATTTTACAAAAACTTTTGCAAAAGAAATTAATCTAACAGAAAATAATAAACAAGAAAAATTACAAACTATTACTATAAATAAAAATTATTTATATGAAAGAGAACAAAGCCAAATAGGCTATCCAAAATTTCTTGATGTTTATTTTGACAAAATAATTTCAGTTGATTATGTGGATGGATCAACCGAATTTGTTTATGATTTAACAGTTGAAAAAACAAAAAATTTTCAACTTTATTCTGGGTTAAATTTAAGGGACACTTTTCACAAAGCAGGTCAATCTGAAAAATCTGTAACAGTTGGAGTGCCTCGTTTTCAAGAATTACTTAATGCCACAAAAACTCCTAAAATGATTAATTGTAAAATATTTCTAAAAGAAGGTTATACTTCAATTCAAGAATTAAGAGAAACTGCCGGGAATAATTTTGTATGTTTAACTCTAAAAGATCTTTTAAATACTATTGAAGTATGTATTGATAAGGAAGAAGAAAGTTGGTATGATATTTTTAAAACAATATATAATGATAATTTTTCTAAACATAATCACTGTATATCTATTAAATTAAATAGTGAAATTTTATTTAAATACAAAATTAATGTTTCTGACATAGTTAAAGTTATTGAAAGTCAGTATGATGATTTATATTGTGTTTTTTCCCCTTTGAATAATAGTCAACTTGACATATTTGTAGATACTTCAAATATAAAATTTTCGGAAGAAAAACTTCTTTTTGTTACAGAAGAAAATGCTAATGAAATTTATTTAGAAGAATGTGTACAACCTATTTTAGAAAAAATGATTATTTGTGGTATTCCTGGTATTAAAAGTATTTATTTTACAAATGAAAATAATGAATGGTTTATAGAAACCGATGGATCAAATTTTCAAACATTATTAGGACATCCTATTGTTAATATGGAAAAATTACATTCAAATAATGTCTGGGATATTTTTGAAACTCTTGGTATTGAAGCAGCAAGAGAATTTTTAATTCAAGAATTTTTAACTATTATGGATGGTATTCAAGAATGTCATGTTAAATTATTAGTTGAAAAAATGACTTATTCTGGTACTATTTCTTCCATATCAAGATATACCCTTAGAAAAGATGAAAGTGGACCAATGGCAAAATCCTCCTTTGAAGAATCTACAGAAAATTATCTTAAAAGTGCCTTTAATGGAGATATAGAAAGAATTAAAGGTGTATCTGCTTCAATTATTTGCGGAAAACGTGCTTTATGTGGTACTGGTTTTATGGATCTTAAAATAGATATTAAACAATTGAAAAATGCTATACCTGTTTTTATGGATAAAAATAATGACGGACTTGTTATAGAAAAAAAAGCTATTTCAAAAATCAAAAATTATCCAACTAAAATATAAAATTGATTTTAAAAACAAAAGTTTTTAAAATTATTATAACACTTATAACATGGGCATTTTTAATTTCTGGGGATGGTTTAAAAGTAATTTTTCTGGAGCTATTTACAAACTTGCTGGATCACAAAATCTAAATTCAATAGATATAAATATTGATAATTTACTTATAGATATGAATGGATTATTTCATACATCTACACAAAAAATATATCAATACGGTATGCATAAACCAAAAGATAAATCTATACCACCTATTATACCAAACAATAAATTACAAGTAAAAGTATTTGAGGATATATGTAAGAATGTTGAAAATTTAGTTTTATTATGCAATCCAAAAAGAGTAGTTCTTGCGATTGATGGTCCAGCACCCTATGCTAAACAATGTCAACAAAGAAGAAGACGTTTTTCTTCTGCAATGAATAAAGAAGATGATGATAAAGGATTCGATAGCAACTGTATAACCCCTGGTACAAAGTTTATGGATTATCTTTCTAAATATATAGATTGGTTTATCCGTAAAAAAATATCAGAAGATCCATTATGGAAAGATATTGAAATTGTTTTTTCAAATGAAAAAAATCAAGGAGAAGGTGAAAATAAAATTATTTCTTATATTAGAAATCATGGAGATAAAAATGAAAGTTATATTATACATGGTTTAGATGCAGATATAATTATGTTAGCATTGGGAACAGAACTAGAAAATATTTATGTTCTCAGAGATGATTTATATGATCCGTTAAACAAATATTTTGTTATTAATATTAATGATGTTTCTCTACAACTTGGAGAAATTATGAGATGGACTTCTGAAAAATATTCATATGATAAAAAGAACGCTATTGATGACTTTATATTTTTATGTTTTATGATTGGTAATGATTTTCTTCCACATATACCTTCTTTAGAAATATTAGAAGGAGGTATAGATATAATTTTAAATATTTATAGAGATATAGGGACATTTAATGGTCATTTAACAAAAAATACAGAAAAAAATATCACATTTTCAAAAATATTTTTAGAAATATTTTTAAATACAGTATCCGAATATGAAAAAAACGTTTTAGAAAATAAATTAAAAAATAGAAGAATGTATTTCCAGGATGAAATATTAGAAAAATGTACAGTATATACAGAAGGTGTTCCTAACCTTGATATAAAAAAATACAGGGAGGATTATTGCAATTTCCATTTTGAAAAAGGAGAAAAAAATATAAAAAAAGTTTGTTATACTTATTTAGAAGGTTTATATTGGGTCATTAATTATTATAAAAAAGGTTGTCCTGATTGGGCATGGTTTTATCCGTATCATCATGCTCCATCCGCAAGTATTATTTCTAAATATGTATCAACTTTCAAAATACCTGTTTATAAAAAAACATTTCCATTAACACCATTTCAACAATTATTGGCTGTTTTGCCTCCAAAGAGTTCTGAATTATTACCATATCCTTTAAATAATCTATTATTACATGATCATTCACCTTTAAAAGAATTTTGCCCAGATAAATTTGAAATAGATTTATCCGGTAAAAAACATGAATATCAAGGAATTGTAATATTACCAATTATAGATCCACACATTGTAATAGACGCTTTCACGAAAGAGGTTAATAATATAAGTTCTTTTGAATTAAAAAGAAATATATTTGGTAAAACATTTATTTATAATTATAATTCTGATATAAGTATTGTATTTAATTCATTTTATGGTAATATTAATAATTGTAAAGTAAAAAGTAGACCAATAATTTTATAAATTAAATATTAAACTATTTTTAAGTTTAATATTTTTTTTTAATTTAAAAGCTTAAAATGTATTATAAAAAATGTTTTTAAATTTTTATCTTGAAATCTGTTTATGTATTTTGTTTATTGATATATTTTTTAAACATATATATGTAATTCATTCTCTTGCTAGGTGGTATTTAATTCATGCTATTGTTAATTTTATAATTACATGGATCATTCTAGAACCAATATATGATATAATTAAAAATCCTCTAAAAGAAATATTTTATCCAACTGTTTATTATGATAGTACAATAGTTATTGATATACTACATATATACCATATATTATTTTTTACTTGTACAAAAGCTGATATTTTTCATCATTTATTTTTTGTTATACTTGGATCAATGTTTGTATTTTTATTTAACAATGGAAAATATATTGCTTTAAGCCATTTATTTTTATGTGGATTACCAGGAGGTATTGATTATTTTATCTTATTCTTGTATCAATTTAATTATGTTAGTAAATTTACAAGATTGAAAATAGCCACATTTTTAAATATATGGGTTAGAGCACCAGGTTTATGTATAATATCAACTGTCGGATTATTGTATTATTTAGAAAATGAAAAAACTCTATATTCTACAATACAATTGTTATTTCAAATTATAATGTCTTATGGAAATGGTCAGTATTATTTAAGAGATACAGTATTTGCATATGGTAAACATTCTGTATTAAAATCATAATGAATATTTAATTTAATACTCAAAATAAGTATTAAATTAATTTAAATGGAATATTTTTATAAACATCTACTCCTAACATTGTTGAAAAATATTCTATTGGAATTAATACATCATTTAATCTTTTGTGTTCAATAGTTATTATACCATAATCAACATTTCCGGAAGACCATTTAAATTCTGATTCACAACATAAACATCTCATTATAGAACCTGATGTTGCAAAACTTTTAATTTTTATGATAGTTGCATTGTGTTTATCATGGTTTAAAGTTGATCTTCCGTCTATATTCAAACAAGTTGGACATTGAGGACTGTGTACTTCAATTGCTAATTTTCCTTCTTTTTCAGTTTGTATAAAGTCGCTTAGTAAATAAGGTTTTAATTTATTTTCTGTACTCATTTAAAATTTTTTTATTTAAAACTTTTTAAAAATCAATTTTAAATTTTAAATTTTAAGGAGGAGGAGATGTTTTAAAAATTAAAACACACAAAATTATTTTGTGTGTTATATATTTTAAATTTTTTTAAAAATTATAATTATATAAATAAAAAAGTCAAAAAAATCATCTCCTCCGGAAAAACTTTTTGTAACATCAGTTTTCAATGTTAAATTTAAACTTGAAAAAACTCATCTCCTTTTAAAAAATCCGTTTCAAAAGTTCAATAAAAATTTACTCATTTTACTAAATATTTTAAAAAAAAATTTTAAAATATTTAGTAAAATAATTTTAAAATTTTAAAATTATAATTTAAAAGGTGGTTCATTCTTATAAAAAGAATGATTTGTGAATATTGTAATACAGAGTTTAAAACAAAGTCTGCTTTAAATAATCATAAAATTAAAGCTAAATATTGCCTTATTCTTCAAGGAAAAATAGAAGCTAAGGATGAAATATTTAAATGTAATCTTTGCGATAAAATATTATCAACAAAACAATCTTTAGAATTGCATAAAGATAAATGTTTAGGTAAAAAGGATAAAATAGAAGAATTTAAATGTGAATATTGTAATAAATTATTATCTTCCAAACAAAAATTAGAAATACATACTAAAAAATGCGAAATAATAGAAGATGTAGAAGAATTTAAATGTGAATATTGCAATAAAATTTTATCTACAAAACAAAGTATATTGAATCATTTAAATGTATGTGACAAAAAAAAGATATAGAAATACAAACATTGAAAGAACAACTTGAAAATAAAGATAAAGAATTAAAAGAACAACTTAAAAATAAATATAAAGAATTAAAAGAACAACTTGAAACTAAAGATAAAGAATTAAAAGATAAAGACAGGGCTATTATAAAACTTAAAACACAAAATGAAAATTATGAAAAACAAGAAGAAAATTATAAAAAACAAATCAAAGATCTTCAAGATAAATTAGAAAATTTAGCTAGCAAAGCTATTGAGAGGCCTACAACAATTGTATCTAATACAACAACAAATAATAGTTTGAATATAGCAACAAGTATGGATTTTGATAATATAGACCACATTAAAAACTTAATAGATAATTATCTAACTATTAATCATATTGTAGATGGTCAGAAAGGTTTAGCTAATTTTGTTAAAGAAACAATGTTAATAGATGATAATGGTATACCAAAGTATATATGTACAGATCCAAGTAGAAATATATTTAAATATAAAGATACAAATGGAGAGATAAAGAAGGATATAGAAGCAAAGAAATTAACAGGCAGTCTTGTAAAAGGAGGAATAAGAAAACAAACAGCAATTATAGGAAATGATTGGTTAGAAAGTGAAGAGAATAGTAATGATTATCTACATAAATTAGAATTAATGATGGAATTTCAACAGAATATCCATAAATTAGGAGATAATAATACAGATTTCAAAAAAGAATTAGCAGCAATAACAACAACTTAATTTGTAATATTTTTTTTAGAAAACAAATATAAAGTTAAAAATAATATATATAAAATGAAAAAAATTCTTGTGTTATCTGGAGGAGGTTCTTTAGGAACTTTTGAAGCTGCTATTATAAGTCAACTTATTTTGCAAGGTAAAGGTGGTTGGGATCTTATTACAGGTGTTTCTGCTGGTTCTATTAACGCTAGTTATTTATCTACAATAGATAAGAATAAAGAAATTGATAATATTGATATTTTCAAGAATTTGTGGTGTAGTATAAAAAATAATGATGTATTCAACCCAGAATTATTTTTTAATGGTTTATCCATGTTTAATACTGATAAATATAAATGTATAATGGAAACTATTTTTAAAGATAGAAAAATATTAAGACCTATTATGATTAATACAACTTCTCTTAATACATCTACTTCTAAAATATTTACAGAACAAGATATTGAAAAATATGGATTTATTGATATAATAATGTCTTCTAGTAGTATTCCAATTCTTTTCCCGCCATATAGATTTATGAATGATTTTTTTATTGATGGAGGATTTTCTTCAAATATTGTTTTGGATCAAGCTATAAAATATTCTTTAAATCATTTTTCAGATGATGAGGTTGAAATAGATGTAATTATATGTAGCAGTTTTATTGATAAAGAAGTAATAACCGAAAAAGAATTAAATTTCAAAAAATTAATTGAAAAAATAATTGGTATTATAGAACAACAAATGGAATATTTTGAAGTATTAGAGAAAATGGATATACCTTCTAATATTAAAATTAATGTATATCAACCCAAGAATAAATTACCTATTAGTTTTTTAAATTTTGATAATGGAGAAGAATTGTGGAAATTGGGATCTGACTTTAAAAATATAAGTATAAAAAAATATTAACAAATTAATTTTCATATTTAATAAAATATCAAAATTAAAAATTAAAAATTTTATAAGTATCATTACTAGCTATATTTTTTGTTTTAACCTTAACACAATCTTTAATCCAACCGTTATCTAAACATTTTTTATCTCGATTATATATATCCATATCAAAAAATTCAGGTATAATTAATATACCACCTTTACTAATAATACTACACTTATCTTTTTTATATTCTTCAACAATATTTTCAATATAATCTTGTCCAAAAACATATTGTTCATCCAATAAAATAATAATTGTATCACTATTTTCTTCTCTCAATAGGGTAGGTATAAATTTATTACATTCACCATAATCTTTACCACATCTGAATATACTAAAAATATTTTCATATTCTTTTGGAATATTATAATCTTTATTATTTGGTAGATTTAATACTATTTGATTTACACCAACAGTTTGATCCAAAATAGAATTTATCATTGGTTTTATTTTATCTATTTTTTCAGGCCGAACAGATAAAGATATAATTACCTTCTTTTCTTTAAATGCTTTATCTAGATTTTTATAATTTTCTAGGTAAGAATTTGTATCTTTTACATGTAATGTAAAATATCTTATTATACCATAATAATACAATATAGTAACAATCAAAGATAATATTGTCATGGAAATAAATAAATACATTTTATTTAATAACATTTTTTTATTTCTTCTTTTCTAAAAATAGAATTTAAAACTTAAAAGTTAATTAATAAAGAATGGTTTCTTCATATTTAAATTTTAAAATAAATGAATACGTATTAAATACCACACTAAATAAAAAAGGTTATATTACAGGTTTAATATATAATACCGTAGATTCTCTTTTATATTATTTAGTATATATAGATGGAACAAATGGTTATGCCGAAAATAAAGAATTAGAGTATCCTAGAGGACAAATTGAACTTACCTAAATAATATAATTAGTATTATAATAGAAACTACTGATATAATAACAATAGTTCCATAAAATATTGTATTTGGAGTTATAGGATATTTAGAATTTAAATCAATAGTGGATTGATTTATATTGTCTTGTAACGTTTCATTATATGCTTTAAGATAAAATTCTTCAGGAGACATAGCACCACCCGGATATTTTTCACTAATATATTTAACATCATACCCAGAAAGTCTTAAATTTTGTCTTGTACCTTGATGATTTGTAGTTAATTCGGGTGAAAAAAAATATAACATAATTGATAAAGGGTCAAAAACAGATCCATTAATTTGATCTGTGGGATAATTTTGTAAAATATTTTCATCAGTAGTTTCTTTATCCCAATGTTGATCACTTTGCGCCCAACGGTATACAGCATCTTTATTCCAGCTAATTGGATTATCACGACTATTCTGATGCTCATGAATTAGTCCAAGTACATGTCCCATCTCGTGTAAAGTTGTAGCTACATCAAACCATCCTAAATTCATGGTTGGTTTACCATTATTTTCAACATCTAAACATTGTGTACCTATAATAGCCCATGCACCATCATTTACATCAAAAGCTATCCTAACTTTTGCATCATTATAATCATCGACATAAGTAAACTGAAGACTAACAATAGGTTGTATTCTTTGTTTTATAATTTCTTTTATGCCATCTATAACACTCATGCTATCAACAATTTTTTGTAACGGATCTAATTTTAATCTTTTTCCTTCTATATCTACTTCATTAGATAATTCATCATATGTTTTTCTTGGAACATTTGATCCATCTCCTATAAATCCTATTGTAATAGTATCTTTTATATTCCAATTAAATCCATTAAGAAATGCTGCTCTTAATTTAGTATAATGGGTATGTGAAGTGCTTATATTTTTTAAATCATTAATATGTCTAGAATGTTTGTTTAATATTTTTTCAACGCATATTTTTATTTGTCCTAATTTAAATGCATTACTCATTTATTATTTTAAAAAAAATTATATTTATTTAAAATAAAAAATGAAAAATCCAGTTATTCTATTTTTTATATTAGCTATGTTAGTGTTGTATATTATTGCCATTTTAGGCATGGTTTATTTAACAAAATTTTCATTTGAAAGTACTAGTATAAATAATAAGAGAACTATTGAATTAAGTGATACTGAATTAACTTTTACTAAAATAACTGTTGTATTATTTTGGATATCATTTGTTTTAACAGCTATATTTAGACTATATATCTTTTTCCAATACTAATAAGAAAAAATTGAAATTTAAATTTTAAAACTAAATTTAAATTTAAAATGAGTATTGAAAAAGTAAACTATCTTCAAATTGGAAAAAATATTATTGAAAGTAATCCGTTTTATAATACTCTTAATTTGTTTTTGAAATATTATTTTGTAAATAACAGAGAAAAAGATTATTATCTTAATACTTTTATAAAAGATATAATTAAGAATGAAGATGAATTTAAAGTATTTATGGTATTTAAAGAATATTCTTTGCAAGTATATTATGATAAATTCAATAAGTTATTTAAAAAATTAAATTCAACGGATGATATTATACATACTTTACTTGGTTATGTTAAAATAAATTATGAAATAGATAAAAATGTAATTAAACCTTTTATAGTATCTATTACTGATAATAAAACTGAAATAATAAATAAATTTAATTTTATTAAATCATCATATATTTTCAAGATAGAAACAATGGATAAATTTGATAAATTAAAAGATTCAATAATGTATTTAGAAAAAGCAAAATATCACGAAGAACAAGCTAAATATTATAATAACATGGCATTAGATAATTTGAAAGACATAAAACTTCATTTTGAAAATACATTTGATAAAATTAATTATGAAGATACAACAAATATTCTTAGTATAAAGAATTAATTATTTGAGTTTTTAATTTAATATTAAATTAAAAAATTAATATTTTATATATTATAATAAATATAGAAATGAGTATATCATATAGTGGATTAACAAATTACGGTAAAGCTACATTACCTTCGGCTGAAAGTTGGGGTACTAACATGAATATTTTAAGAGATCCTCCAAAAAGTATAACAACAAGACGAATTGATAAAGTTGGTGAAACATCTGAAATTACTACTATGGTAGATGATAGTGAAAATAGAGCATGTGAAGCAATAAATGTATATGCAAGAGGAGTAAATCCAATGGTATCTGTTTCATATGATAACATAGGAAATAATGGTGGTCAAAGATCTGGTGGAGTATATGGAAACTCAAATGTTCCTGGTCAAGATCTTATGTCTGCAGGAGGCCGAACACAAGCTTACTTACCATATAGAGTAATGAGAGATGGAGCTTTCCGCCCACCTGTTGTGAATCAAACAGATTTATTACCTTTATCACGTCTTCCAAGAATATGGACTACGGCATTTACTAAACCAGGTTTTGTAGATTTTTCAAAAAAAATGAAAACATGTGGAACAGCAGAAAACACAAAAGAAGTAAAAACTACACTTTTAAATACATCTGTTAGACCAACAGCTGTTTATAAAATAGAAACTCCATTAAAAGAACCATTCGAAGTTAAATATATGATACAGCCTACACTTAAAAAATCATATACAGCTCCAGTAAGTTCCACTGACAGAACTACACAAGTTGTAGTAAATCCAGTTAAAAATATTAACAGAGATAATATACATTCTTTTGCACAATCAAATATTCAAAATATTCGCCATGTTGATAATAATGATTTTAATCCTGAAAGATATTTACAGGATACAAATGCACATGATGTATACACAAATATTAATAATAGAGAAAATTATGTAAATAATAATGATTTTAATCCTGAAAGATATTTACAGGATACAAATGCACATGAAGTAAATACAAATATGGGAGCACATATTCAAGTATCTTCAATTGAAGATATTTTTGATTTATCTAATATAAGAACAAAAGATGCTATGAATATTGATTATACAACACCAATGTCTGGTAATGAAAAAGTTGAATATATTCATGATAATATTGAACTAGAAAGGACATTACCTAATTATAACGCATCAACAAATATAAAAAATAATGAACAGAGAATACTAAAGCATGAATATATGATAGATCTAGAAAGAAATACTCCGTTAACTAATATGACTATAAATCCAACAAAAATTGGGGATATAAATAAATCTTCAAGAAATTATAATTTATTACAAAAGCCACAATATGGAAGTTTTGAAGGTCGTGGTCAGATGCCTACAATGAATAGAGTACAAGAAATTCCTTCAAATTATGATAGTGATAAATCAAAAATGAATAAAAAAGTAGAAGAGATGTTTAATAGATACAGAAATTAATTATTAACCTTAAATTAAGTTTAATAATTACAGCAATATTTTTTTTTCTTATCTTCAGTATCATTTAATGATACATAATGATTATTTGGTATTTGTTTGTTATATATTTTTAAATTTTTATCTGTTTGTTTTATTAATTCTTTTGATAAAAAATCAAAAACATTATGAATATTGATATTATTACTAGCAGATACTTCTATATATGTTAAACCATATATATCTGCAAATTCTTTTGCTTCTTTATACGTAATTTCTCGTTTATCAATTAAATCAACTTTATTACCTACTAATATATTACATGTATTTTCTGTATGATTATTTATTTCATATATCCAATTTCTTATGTTATCAAAAGAATTTCTATTTGTTATATCAAATACTAATATAATACCATGAGATCCTCTATAGTATGATCTAGTAATTGTTTTAAATCTTTCTTGACCACCAGTATCCCATATTTGTAATTTAATATATTTATTATCTATTTTTATTGTTTTAATTTTGAAATCTAAGCCCATTGTTGCTACAGTTAAATTATAATAATTATTATCTACATATTGTGAAAAAATAGATGATTTTCCAACAGATGGATTACCAATCAAAAGAATTTTAAATAGATAATCATATGTGTTCATTTATATTTTAAAAAGAAATAAAAAAATTGAATTTTAAAAGATTAATAATTAATATTATACAATTAAATTATGTTAGAACCTGAAAATGAGGATGGAAACATTGAGTATAAATTAAAATTATTAGACGTTAATTCAGATAGAAAAGAAAATTTAATAACTCAAATGCGAAGAAGGTGTATTGAAGGAAACGGAGAATGTATTTATATTTTAGGTGTTGAAGATAGTGGAACTATGACTGGTATATCAGAAAAAGAGTATGAAGAAACTTTAGAGAATATTAAAACAATAGCAATTACAAATGCTTATTTTATAACATTACTTTCAAAAAAAGAAACAAGTGATAATAAATTTGTTTATGAAGTTTTAATTAGGGAAAAGAATGAAAATAAATATATTGATATTAAAATAGCAGTCGCAGGCAATTGCGACGCTGGGAAATGTTTGAGTGGAAATACTCCTATAATAATGTACGATGGAAAAATTAAAATGATACAAGATATTAAAAAAGGAGATTTATTAATGGGAGATGATTCTACACCTAGAACTGTATTAAATACAACAACTGGTTCTGGAGAATTATATGAAATAATTCCATTAAATGGCGATAGCTATAAAGTAAATAAAAATCATATACTATGTTTTAAAATTTCATCGGTTGATACTGTATGTTTTGATAAAAGTTGTAATAGATTTAAAATTAGATGGATGGAATTAATAAATAATATACCAGTTATTAAAGAAAAAAGATTACCAATAGAATTTTCAAAAATACAGTCTGAAAATGAGTTAAAAAATATAGTTAAATTTAAAAGTTGTGATATTGTCGAATTAACATTTGAACAATATATTAATTTACCAACAAATACTAAAAATGCTTTAAAATTATACAAAACTGGTATTGAATTTCCAGCTAAAGATTTTCCTATAGATCCATATATGATTGGATATTGGTTAGGAGACGGAACAGAAACGTCTTCGGATATAACAACACAAGATTCAACTATAATTAAATATTTTAAAACTAATTTGGAAAAATATAAATGTTATTTACAATATAGAAATAGTAAATATAGTTATAGAATTAATGGAACTTGTAAGTTAAATGGTCCTTACGGTGGAAGTAATTTTTTTCTAACAACCTTAAAAAATCTAAACCTAATTGATATTAAACATATTCCAGATATATATAAATACAATTCAAGAGAAAATAGATTAAAGTTATTAGCAGGTCTAATAGATAGCGATGGAAGTTATCAAAAAGGAAGGAATATATTTGAATTTTCACAATCATTATATCATGAAAAATTAATGGATGATGTTATTTATTTATGTAGAAGTTTAGGTTTTGCTTGTTATAAAAATAAAAAAAATACTACATGGACTTATAAAGGTATTAAAAAAACAGGAGAAGCATGGAGAATTAATATTATGGGAGAACATATAGAAGAAATACCAACATTGTGTCCAAGAAAAAAAGCAAACAAGCGTAGATCTCAAAAAAATGTTCTATTATCAGGAATTGATAATATATTAATATCTAAACAAAATGAAAAATACTATGGTTTTGAATTAGATGGCAATGGCAGATTTTTACTAGGAGATTTTTCTGTAACCCATAATAGTTCATTAATAGGAACCTTAATTTCTGGCGAAAAAGATAATGGTAGAGGTTTAGCGAGAAGTCATGTTTTTGTTTATCCACATGAATTACAAACTGGAAGAACTTCTGCAATTAGTCATCAAATAATCGGATATGATTATGAAGGTAAAATAGTAAATTATCAAGGTTTAGGTAAATTATCATGGCAAGAAATTGTACAAAGAAGTTCCAAAATTATATCTATACTAGATTTAGCAGGACATGAAAAATATTTAAAAACAACTATTTTAGGACTAGCAGCATCATTTCCCGATATATGTATGATTATTATAGATGCAAATAATGGTATTAAACCAATGACTAAGGAACATATATTATTGTGTGTAACTTTAAAAATTCCATTTATAATTGTAGTAACAAAAATAGATATATGCAAAGAAAGAACAAATATTTTACAAGAAACAAAACAAAGTATAAATAAATTTTTAAAATATCCAGGTATTAGAAGATTGCCTTTTAATATAAAATCAGAAGATGATATATTAACTTGTATTAAAAATATTTACACAGAAAGTATAACCCCAATATTTTATGTATCAAATACAACAGGAGAAGGTATAGATTATCTTAAATATTTTTTTAACATTATCAATAAAAGAAATCCAGAAAGATTTGGTGATGATTTTGTAGAATTTCATATTGATCATGTATTTTCTGTTTATGGATTTGGAACTGTTTTGGGTGGTCATTTAATTAGTGGCACAGTTAAAGTTGGAGATAAATTATTGATAGGACCTAATAATGGTGAATATGAAAACGTAATTATTCGTTCTATTTATTGTAAAAAAATATGTTTACAGTCAGTTCAAAGTGGTTCATATGTTTGTTTAGGTATAAAAAAGATTGATAAAAATAATATTAAAAGAGGCAATGTTATTATTTCTCAAAATGCTCCTAAATTATGTGTAAAAACTTTTTCTGCAAAAATTACTGTATTGAAAGCACAATCAACCACTATAAGAGTTGGATATGAACCAATATTACATTGTTATGCTATTAGACAAGTTATAAAAATTTTAAATATCAATGATAAAAAGAATTCTAGAAATATTACAATTGATGATGATTGTTTAAGAAATGGTGATAGTGCCAATGTTGTATTTAACTTTAAATATAACCCTCAATACCTTAAAATAGGATCTAGATTTATCTTATGTGAAGGAAAAACTAAAGTAATGGGAGAAGTAACCAATATATTATAAAATTTTTAATTTGATACTTAATGAAGTATTAAATTTATATTTAAAAATATAATTATTATAATAAATACAAAAATGTCTGAAGATTTTGCAAATATTAAATTAGTTAATCAGCCAGCAGATTTAAAAGTTAAATTATATCCACATCAATTAGCAAGTATATATAAGATGGAAGAGTTTGAGAGCAATAATTTTATTTATAAAGATAATTGTATAATTGATACAAAAATAGGTGTTAATGGAGATATTTCAGGTTATGGAAAAACAATGAGTATGATTGGTTTAATTGCTAGAAATAAAATGGAGTGGAACTTAGAAAAACCTTTTGTCTTTGAAAAAACAGAAATATTATCAAAAAATCGTATTAAAAATACCTATATTTCAAGATTTGAAAAATTGCCAACAACTCTTATTTTATTAACTCCAAATATTATTGGTCAATGGGTTGAAGAGCTTAAAAATACAAATTTAAAGTTTGAAACTATTACAAAGAGAAAAGATATTGATAATATTGCAGTTCAAGATTTTGATATTATTCTAACAATTCCTTCTGTTTATAACAGCTTGATAGATAATTATAAAGACTATGCTTGGAAAAGATTTATTTTTGATGAACCTGGTCATTCAAAAGTTCCAAGTATGAAAGAAGTTTATGCTAATTTTTATTGGTTAGTTACTGCAACTCCTAATTCTATTACAACATTACATAGAAAATGTGAAGGTAGTTTCATGAAAGAATTATTAAATTATAGATGGACTGATTTTGAAACTCAATTCTCTAATATAATTATTAAAAATGATCCTGAATTTATTAAAGCTTCATTTAATATGCCTAAAACACGTCATTTCTTTTATGAATGTTATCAACCTCTATATAATGCTCTTAAAAATTTTGTTAATCCTAAAATTAAAACTATGATTGAAGCAGGCAATATATCTGGAGCAATAGCATGTCTTGGTGGAGAAATAACAGATAATATTTTTGATGTTGTTAAAAGAAAAAGACAAGAAGAATTACTTGAAATAGATGCCAAAATACAAATTTATACATTAAGAAATGATCAAGATAATATTTCTGAATGGGTTGACAAGAAATTAAAGATACTTGAACAAATTAAGGATATTGAAAATAAGTTTAAAAATATTTTAAATGAACCTTGTTCTATCTGTTTAGAAAAATTAGATAAACCACTGCTTGAACCTAACTGTCAAAATATATTTTGTGGTTCATGTATTTTTAAATGGATAGAAAAAAAAAATACTTGTCCCTTATGCAGAAATATAGTTGATATTTCTAAACTTGTATATATTCAAGAAGAAAAATTAGATAATCTTCCTGGCTTAGAACCAAAACGTTTATCAAAAACTGAAAAAATTATTGATATTATTAAAAATAATATTGATGGTAAATTTCTTGTCTTTTCAGAAGAACAAGAATCTTTTAACCTCATCTCAAAAATATTAACTGAAAATAATGTTTTATTTGTTGAAATTAAAGGTCAACTTAAAACTATTCAAAAAAATTTAGATTATTTTAAATCTGGAAAAATAAAAGTTTTATTTTTAAACAGTAATACAAGCGCTGCAGGAATTAATTTACAAGAAACAACAGATATAATATTATATCATAAAATGTCTTTTAATAATGAAAATCAAATAATTGGCAGAGCAAATAGGATAGGAAGAAATATAGATTTAAATGTTCATCATTTAGTATAAAATTTTTAAATTTATATATTTTAAAGATATTATTATCAAAACTATAACTAGTATTATTATTATTATAGGATATCTGTAGCTATATAAAAAATTAACTATTGTACTATCAATTCCATGCCATGAATTGCCTTCATATCTTTTTAAGTAAGCATCCTTATTTGTACATGGTTTTATCATTGATATGTCACAATTATTTATGTATTTTGAATTTACAATATATACATAATTATCTTTTAGTATAAAATCATCATATACACTATCTAATAATAAAGGACCTGTAGTCCACATTACTTCTAAATGTTTAGAAAATGAATTATATACATGATTTACCATTAATCCATGCCATACTTTTTTCCAAAAGATATTTTTAGGCTTTGATATCATGAAATCATTTGTTACCATATCCGAATTTGACGATCTATAAAGTAAAGCATTTTTGTTTTTATATTTGTCTAATAATGGTGTTATACTTTTTACAGGTTCTAAATCAATATCTGAATAGATTCCTCCATAATGATAAAGTATAAAATATCTTAAAGCATCTGTTTTTTGAACTTGATACATATAACTATCATAAATACTTAAAAACCAATTGTATTTTTTTTTAATAAATTCTCTGCTCTTTTTTTTATCCCATAAAATATATTTATATTCAGGATGCAATGTTTTCCATGTATCTATTCTTGACTGGATATGTTTAGGTATATTTTTATCCCAAAACCCATATATTTGATGAATTATTTTAGGAAATTCTTTCATTTTAAAACATATTTTAATGTTTTAAAATACTATTTATTTTTTAAATGATTCTCTTTCTTTTTTATCTTATGCTTCTTTTACTTCTCTTTTTATATTTTGGAGATACAATATATTTACCTTTGTTCTTTTTTGAAGTTCTTTTAAGAAATCCTTGTGCTTTACAACTTGCTTTTTGAGAAAATCCCATTTTTTTAGGAGAAGTTGTTAAACAATATTTTTTACTTACAGACTTTCTTTTACTTCTACTTTTAGACTTTCTTTTTCTTCTACTTCTACTTCTACTTTTAGACTTTCTTTTTCTTTTACTTCTACTTTTAGACTTACTTTTTCTTTTTCTTCTACTCTTTCTCTTTGATCTTTTATTATCACCTTCATCAATTCTTTTCTTTCCTAATTTAGCCGATAGTTTATTTAGTAACTCTTTACGTTTATTATTTAAAATAATAAAATTATCAAGGCTATTTTTCCCTAATTTTATTCTTTCTTCGCATCTTTTTTTATATTCTTTTAAGGTAGTATCTTGAATAATCATGGCATCACGTGCTACTTTTCTCATTCTATTAGTAATCTTTTCTTCGTCTTCTTTGTTATATTTATTTTTTCTCAATAAATTATCCAGTTGATCTGCCTCCCAAAGTGATGATAAAACCTTATCTCGTATTTTTTCAAAAGTTTCATTACATGTTTTATTTACAAGCTCTAGACGTTCTTGTATTTTTTTAATAACTTCATTAGTTTTACGTATATTATCTTGTTGCCTTTCTATTTGCTTTTTAAAAACGGTTAATTTATTCATTTATTATAAAGAAATAAAATTAATTTTTAAAAAATGAAAAATCATTAATAGTTGAATCAAAATAACCAAAAGTTTCCTTATTTTGAGGTATAAAAGAAAAGTCTTTACTAAACATTTTAAAAAAATCTAAAAAACTTGAAGAAAATAGATGTGCAAAATAGATAGGTTTGATATTTTTTTCATGCATATCAAATGGTTTATTACATAAGTATTTTTCAATAATGGGTATCCATTTTTGTGCACCTTCATATGTGATTGCATATGCATGACCACAAGTTAAATTATTATTTGTTTGCCAAATAAATTCATTATATTTTTTAAATTGAAATGTTCCTATATTTAGTAATATTACTCTAGGACTTGTTCCAAATAAAATTAATTCGGCTGAATTAGGAAGGCTATTTAAAATATTTAATATATTTTCTTTTGAATTTTCATCAAGACATATATCATCTTCAAATATAATTGACCATCCATTTTTTCTAACATTTTTTAAAATTTCTAAATGAGATAATTTGCAACCTAATGCTCCTGGTGATATATTTAATTTTGGACATAAATGTAAATAATTACTACCATTTATTGCGGGAAATCTTTTACATTTTATATTTGCTTTTTCAAGTATTTTTTCCATATATTCTTTTCTATCTGTAGATTTATCTAAATTAATATAATAACAACCAGATACTATCTCATTCCAATTTTTATTTTTATAAAATTCATTTCTACCTGTTTTTTTAGTTAAATTATAAAAATAAATACTAAGAATGATAATATAAGATAAAATACATATAAGTATAATTAAAAGACTTTTATTAAAAATACACAAGCCTGTATCAGGATTGCATTTTTTTAAAAAGCCGCAATTTTTCTTACAAAACATTTTTATTATATAATTTAAAAAATTTATTTAGTATATTAAAATGTTAAATGAAATATTATTAATTATTTTATCTTTAATAATAGTATTGATACCTTCTTTAAAATTATTTTGTTGTTTTTATTATACATTTGGCAGTTTTGTCTTAATAACAATATTATTTTTAATTGTACTATTCTTAAAGATACAATTTAAAATAAAAATTGCAATTTTAGCTTGTTTATTATTATTTTTTAAAAACACTTTATCTACAATAGGAAAAACTATAACAGAAATTTATAAATTGGCATATGTTGATACTTTAAAAAACAGAAATAATGATAGTAAACTTAGAAATGTTGTAAAAAACATTTATACGCCAACTTTAATACTAAAAACAAATTTTAAAAAACTACCTACAATACCAACTATTTTTGTTTCTAATTATTGCAATGACAGATTAGAAAATTTATCTTGTATTCTAATACCAAAAGATATTGCTATTTTAATGAGAGATGGTCTTAAGAAAACAACAAAACTAGATAAATTAGTAAAATGGCCTATATTTACGAAAGAAAAAAATAATTATGAAAATACAAAAACTGAAATTACAAAACATATAAATCATGGTAGATCTATATTTGCATATATAACAAAATATCCTTTAGATATTCCTAATGTTATTCATACTGTAAGAACTGGACTATTTAGTATAGCAAAAGAATTAGATATACCAGTTACTTTAGTTGCTATAGATTTTATTGATACACAGTTCCATAATATACAAAAACAAAATTTTCATCTTGAAATTGGAGATACATTTAAAGTTGATAATATTCAACAAGCAGTTTATAAATCAAGAAAATATTACAAAAAAACATTAACTAAGTTTATGCAACAAAAATATATTTTTATAAATTAATCCTACTATAAAACTTAAAGAATGATAATTTAATAAAATAAATGTATATCTTAATAATCATAATAATATTCTTATGTATTGTATATTTAATTTGTCCTAATTTACATATTGAAAATACAGTCATACCTTTTTATAAAAGAAAAGATAACATGTTTCCAAAAGTAGAAAACTTAAAAGAAATAACTATACTATGTTGTTCTGGGCTATCAAATAGAATAAGAACAATTTTAGGATTTTTGCAGGTATGTAATTATTACAATAAAAAACTCAATGTAATATGGATAGAAGATAACACATGTAATGGGGTTTTTTTAGATTATTTTAAACCAATTATAAATGTTAATTTTATAAATAAAAAAGTTAAAACTAATTATGAGGGACAAAATACAATAGAAAATATATGTTCTAATTACAATATTCCTTTTGATAAAAAGATATTATACGGTAATATTAAACTTATAGATGAATTAGAAAATAAGATACAAACATATATCTATAAGTATAAGATTAACAATATTATTGGAATACATGTTAGAAGAACTGATTATACCGGAAATTTAATAGGAAAAATACTAAATGGTTATAATCCTGATGAAGAATTTTTTAAGTATATAGAAAAATATTCCAATGATAAGTTTTTTATAGCAACAGATAATAAGGAAACACAAGATTTATATATAAATAAATATAAAGATAGGGTTTTATTTTATTCAAAAATTAAGAATACACATAATTTACGAAAAACTAGTTTAGAAGATGCTATAATAGATATATATGTATTATCTTATAATAAGAAGATAAAAGGGACTTATAATTCAAGTTTTACAGAATTTGCTAGATGTTTAAAAAAATCAAGAAATTTTTAAACCATTATAATAGTTTAAAAATTAAAAATTATTTTGACAAGTAGAGTTAAGTTTAATTTTTAATAACCATAAAATTTAACTGTTCCAAGATGATTAGGATCAGGATATCCTATCCAAGGTGCTTGAAGAGTTATTATATATAACCCACTTTGTTCAAAAAAATTAGGTCTACAATTAGGATAATAAGAACTTTGATTAACAATACCGACAAATTTTTTATTATCGTAATGTGTTTTAGTATTACTAATAGCCGCGACTACAGCATTACTGTTTTTAGAAATAAATTCAAGAAATGTAATATCTGGTTTTATATAAATTGCTGGTACTCTCTCGTCATTAACAAGTATCGCGTCCCATCTTTCAATCTTATATTGTGTCATTTTTATTTATATACTAACTTTTTTTTAATCAAAAAAATTTTAAATTTAAAAGATAATTATTTATTTAAATAAAATGTCAATAGTAAATTTTATAAATGAATTACAAAGTATTAATACAGCTATTGCTAAAAATAACAAAGAAAATTCTTCTTTAAGGAAAAGAGCCAAAGTTATTGAACAGGAGATTACCGATTATTTAGAATCAAAAGAACAACCAGGTGTTAAATTTCAAGATACAGCAATTGTTGTAGATAAAAGACCAAAATGGTCTTATAAAAGTAAAAAAGATACAGAAGAAGATTCTTTAAGAATTTTAGAAGATTATGGTGTTACAAATCCAAAAGAAGTATTAGTTGAACTTTCAAAAGCAAGAAAAGGAAATGAATTTGAAACAAAAAAAATAAAAATAAAAAAGATTAAAGCTAAAAAGCAATAAGAATTTAATTTTTAAAAAGTATACTTTTTAAAAATTAATATTATTTACCAACCCATTCTTTGACCCATATTAAAATTCCATTCTTCATAATCATCTTCAATTTGTTGTTCATATTCATCAAGTCTATTTTCTTTTACTGCCAATGCTCTCTCGTATGAATTCTCTAATTCAAGATACGATGAATAATATTCATCAATTACATATTGATAATCTTCCAATTGTTCTTCTATATGTTAAATTTCATAGTAATGTGAACATCTACCATTTTCTCTAAATTGACAGTCATATGATACATGGTCTTTCTTGCATTTATATTTACCATTACCATCAATACCACTGCATATTTTCAAATGAGCATCTAACTTTTGCGTGCATTTGTCACTTGAATTACATAATATCTGTTGCTCTCTTAATGAATCAATAAGTTTACATTTATTATCATATATTTCATCTCTATATGTGTCTAATTCATGCTTGGCTTTATCCATTTTGGCTTTAATGACATTGATTTCTCTCCACATTAACTTACCTCTATACCAAGAACTAAATCTTTCATTTATAAGACTTCCAATTGGACTTGGACTTAATGTAAACCATTTACCATCACCAATAATATTATATGGAGCAATGTCTTCAAAATCATCTTCATCAGCAAGGACTTTAAATATATTTGATGTATTGTAATTTAACATACTAAATGTATATGATTTTTATACATCGTTTAAAAAAATCAATTTTTTATTTTAATAATATGTGTTTTAACTATGATTTATTCATCTAATAAAGCTTGATTTATTAGTTCTAATAATACTATATCATATATCGTAAAAGAATTAATATAACTACCGTATGTTCCAGTATGTGGGAGATAAACACCATTTTGTACTTCATCTAAAAGTAAATCATAAACTCTAAAAGAATTATCTGTTATAGAATTTGATGTTACTGTTAGAATAAATGTTGATATACTATAACTACCTGTATTATGTATATATCCCCGGAGATGTACTTGAAGTTGTAGAAATAACACCTGATGTTAAATTAATTGTTATAGTAGAATAAGATACATAATTTCCTCCTGTTTGTCCAAGAATAGTGTAAGAGAATTACCACTAATTATAGCCGCACTGGTAGAAGAATTTAAACTAATAGTTTTATTTGAAGTTCTATCAATCTGTGAAATTCCTTCAATTTAAACAAATATTTTCTTTAAATTAAAATATTTCTTTAAATTAAAAATGTCAAATTTCTTAACATATAATATTGAAGAAGATGATATTATAAATCAATATAATGTAGATAATAGTGAAGCAGGTAATAGTAATCAAAGTGGTAGAAATTTTACCCTTTATAATCTAGTAACAATTGAAGGAGTAAATGATCTTCAAATACAAAACAATGATGCTGGTTATGGAACTTTATTAATAGGTTACACGCCTATAACAGATGATGTACCAACATCTTATTCACTTTATTTTTTAACAGAGAATGATTTAGATTACGTAGATGCATTTACTGATCCAAGCAATCCAACTATATTACGAGTTCCTGATAATGCTAAAATAAATAAAATAATTGTAAAAAATGCTAAAAATGAAACAATAACTACTGATAATATATTATGTATAATATATACTGGAATTCCTTTTAATAGTGGTAGTCTAAAGCCTATTATAGGTAATTTTAGTCCATCTTTACCAGTAGATTTTAATATTTTTAATTCACCACAAATAGGTGAAGAAATAGTAGAAACTATTGATAGTTCTTATATATTTATTCTAAATCCAGATGATTCTATTTTACCAAATCAACTAGAAATAAATATCTATTATACAATAGAATAATTTATTTTAAATTTTAGGTTTAAAAATTTAAAATATGAATTTAAAAATGACAACAACAAGTTCATTCCAAAAGTATCCTGATTATTATAATTCAATTGAAGATTGCAATTTATTTATGAAAAATTATAATAAAGAATCTACAAATCCAAGATATAAAAATTTTAAACAAGTTCATTTTACAGCTGGAGATGAAGATCAATTTAAAAAATACATATGTAATCAAAATGGAAATGATACTCAAGTTGAAATATCAAATGATAATTTATTTTGCAAAAATTCTTTGTTTGTAGAATGGGATAAATATAAAAATTTAAATAATTTAACAAGGATAGATACTTTTAAATATATATTTGAAAAATTTAAGAAAGGATTATATGTTAAAATATTAAATAATAAATTAAAAGTATTTTTACCTTTTTCAAATATTAATTTTATTAATGAATGGAGTTCATATATTAAAATTGACCCAAAATATAATGATATAACAGAATTTTTTAAATACATAACAGAGATAGAAGGTTATGCATTTAATAAAAATCATATTAATAATTATACCAATAGTTGGTATAGTAATAATTGTCTATTAAGATATGAATATCCTGTAAATGAAGGGGATACAAATATTTCAGCAATTAAAAATATGCTTGATGAGTTATGCGAAAATAGAAAACTACCAGATATAGAATTTTTTATAAATAGAAGAGATTTTCCTATATTATCAAAAGGTGGATATGAACCATATTATCATTTATGGAATTCATTAACCAAACCATTAGTATCTCATGATTATGATAAATATTTACCTATATTATCAATGAGTAGTAATGAAAATTTTTCTGATATTTTAATTCCAACTTATGAAGATTGGATAAGAGTTCAATCAAAAGAAAATAAATTTTTTCCAAAAGCAAGACAAATTTATGATGATAAATTTGAAGTAATACTTTGGGAGAATAAAAAACCAACAGCAATATTTAGAGGTTCTTCTACTGGCGAAGGTGTAACAATTGATACAAATCAAAGATTAAATGTTGCTTACTTATCACATATTACTAAACCCGATGAAAACAATATACCTTATTTAGATGCTGGAATTACAAAATGGAATTTAAGACCAAAAAAATTAATGGGATATGAATATTTGCAAGTTATAGATATTTATAATTTACCATTTGGACTTAGTAATAAATTAACTCCTTATGAACAATCAGAATATAAGTACATTATTCATATTGATGGTCATGTAAGCGCGTTTAGATTATCTTATGAATTAAGTTTAAATAGTGTAATTTTAATAGTAAAATCTAAATGGGATTTTTGGTTTAGTAATATGTTAAAACCTTATGTTCATTATGTTCCTGTAAAGGAAGATTTATCCGATTTAATTTCCCAAATAAAGTGGTGTAGAGATAATGATGAAAAGTGTATTGAGATTATAAATAATGCTAAATATTTTTATAATACTTATCTTCAAAAGAACAGTATTTTTGACTATTTTCAGAAATTATTTGTTGAAATGAAAAGTAATATTGGTATTTACTTTAATAATACTTTAAAAAATTTAGATATTCAAAACATGTTTCAAACTGATTTTTTGTTAAATAAAAATTATATTAACGATAGAGATATTAATAGAAATATTCATGATATAAATACTATTCCAAATAATATAAGAACATATCCTTTATTAGTTGCTTTACAAAGAACATTAAATTTTTTAAATATAAAATTACTTTTAAAAGACCGTTTAAAGGAAAAAGAAACTATTTTTAATAATAAATTAGGCACAATAAAAAAAGCAGAATATATAGGATATGAATTTATTATTAAATCAACTGATAATAAAGATAAAATAATAGAACATGTTCATGAAGCTTTTATAGGTATTAATGTTATTAACAATATTATTAAAGATATTCCAAACTTTGTTTATATTTTTGATTGTTATGAAGATATACAACTTAAAACTTTTAACATAGTAAGTGAATATATATCAAATCAAACTTTTCAAGCATATATTATGAGTGAAAAGTTTAAATTTACAGAATTTTTAAATATAATACTACAGATATGTTTAGCATTGGAAGTAGCACAAGAAAGATGTTGTTTTGTACATAATGATTTAACACCATGGAATATATGTTTAAAATATCTTAATGAACCTAAATATATAGATTACAAAATTAAAAATAAAATTATTTCAATTAAAACAAGTATTATACCTGTAATTATTGATTATGGTAAATCTCATGTAATTCATAATAATCAGCATTATGGTATTATTAACATGTTTAAATATTCAAAAAGTTTTGATATGATATCAATATTTATTACATCCGTATATCAATTAATAAAAAGTCAGGTATTAACAAAAGATGAATTTATAACATTTTTAAAATTATCTAATTTTATTTCCAACACAAAATATTGTAATATTAAGTTTAAGAATTCTAAAGATATAAAAAGCTTTTTTTATTCAGCTAAAAAATATACAAACTTAGTCAATAGTAATAAACATGAATTAGAAAATTACACTCCTATAAAACTGGTTGATTATATCATTAATAATTTAAAGTATAATCAAAGTATAAAATATACTACAACTTTTAATTCTTTTATGAATATTGGAAATTCAGGTCAAATTTTTAATTATATATTTTCACCTACAAAAGAAGATAAAATAAGAAGTTATGTAAATATTTTTAAAAATGTTATAAATATAAATTTTACAGATATTCATCCTTTATTTTTAATAAGTATTATGTATAATTTGAAGAAGAGTATAACTGAAACTTATGATGAATTTAAACAATTTTGCAATAGAGAAAATATAAAAAATTTTTCAAGATATAGTAGACACTTTAATAATGCTTTAATGTATCTACAAGAAGTTAAAATTAATTATAAAAATATTTACTTTAATTTAAACAATATTAATATTACTCCATTGAATGAAGTAGAAGATTATGATGAAAAATTATTTTTAAATTTAGAGAGTGTATCAACACAACTTACAAAAAATATTAATACAAAGAATATTATTGATATCAATAATTTATTATTGATTTTAAATCTTAAAAATACGGTTGAAGAAATTAATTTATATTCGGACACAAAAGTAAATAAAACTTATTTTAATAATAGATACGAATATATATTATCATTGGATAAACAACACATATTAAATAAAGTAGCAAATATAATTTCTATGGAATATCATTCTAAAATATTATACAGTGAAAATATTAAGAAAATAAATGAAAATAATAGTATTTCATATTTAAATTATTATAAACAGCTTAAAGAAATAATAAATCTTTTAGGTCAATAAATTTGAATTTTTTTAAAAATTTTTTTTTTATATCTTTATAAAGAAAAAAGAATGTTTGACAATAAATTTCTAATTACATTGTTAGGATTAGTAGTCGCTGTGGTTGCTGTTAATAATATCAAATCTAAAGATGAAGATGAAGAAGTTCAAGAAGATTTTTTTATGAACCCAAGTATGACTTGGAAAATTGATAGAGTAGCTGCCGCTACTCCTTCTACTGCTAAAAAAGGTGATTTTTTCAGTGTTCCTGGAACTTATCAAGCTATGTTAAATCCTCGTTTTTCTAATGTTGATTATGGAGCTAATATTAGATATAACATGCCATCGGAAAGTAATCTAGCTTCTCCCTGTAATCCACTTGGATATGCTTCAAATCCCTTAACTTTTGCGTCAATGGTAAATTCTCAAGAAAAACAGGCTGTTGGTGTGAAAGAAAATTTTTCTACTAGAGAAAACTATGGATGTCAATCATGTGGTGGAGGTTGTGGTGTTGCTGATTGTAGAAAAGGTGGAGCTCCTCTAGGTTATCATGGTGGAGCACCAGTTATTCCTGGTAATGGATATGCAAATGGAAATTTTAACCAAGTTACTGAACAAGTTTATTCAGATAAACAAGCCGGTGGATCTCCATATGATAAAAGACAAACTATGTATTGTGATGGAGATAATAAACAATCTCTGTCATCTTCATTACCTGTACGTGACATGACTGCTTTAAATGCTAGTGGAGATAATGTTCAACCTATTGTTTATGATAGATACATTTATGCCAATAGAAATAGTAGATTGCGTTGCCAAGGAGATTATTTTAGAGGAGATCTACCAATAATGCCTTGTAATACTGGATGGTTTCAGGTTAGTGTCCAACCAAATATTGATTTGAATCAAGGTGCTATGAATGTTATGGGTGGAATTAACAACGAGACAACTAAAGGACTTGCCGATATCATATACAAGACTTCCGGTAATGCTGAAACTGCTATTGCCGGTGTTGATATGGCTCAACATGTTAATATGAGTACTATGTTTGGTGGAGGATTATCAGCTGCTCAAGGAGATATTAATGTAACTGCTTTTCCTTAAATTTCTTTAATGGATATTTTTTAAACTAAATTTAGTTTAAAAATTTTCTAGAATATTGTTATTGATGCTAATTCTTTTTTAAAACTATTATTATCATCACTTAATTTCATTATACTTTCTTGTTGTTCTAACATTATCTCTAGCTTAGTTATGTCTATATCGCCATCTTCATCTTTGCACCATTCATTTCCTATAACTACGCTTTTAGTTCTTATTCCTCCTTTTAAAATATAATCAGTTAGTTTTTTTGCTTCAACATCTTTTTTTATTTCTCCTTCACTATCCTTATATTTAAATATATGTCTACTTGTATCTGTACATAAATAAGTTAATTTACCATTCTCATCTGTCAAAAATATATCTTTAACAAAACGTGCTAATCCTTTTTGACCATCTACCACATGATTAATATTTAAATTATTTTCAATCATATTCTTTGCTCTTTCTATATCATTAAAATCAATAAAAGAAGCGATATTTAAAGTATTGTTTGTTGTATTATTTGTGGTTGTTGATCTATTAGCTAATTTTTCTTGTAGATCTTTAACTTGTTGTTTGTATTCTTCAAGATATTTTTCATAATTTTCATTTTGTATTTTAAGTTTAATAATAAGTTTATCTTTTTCTCTTAGTTCGTCATCTTTTTCTTTTTGTTCATTTATTTTTTTTATACTGCATATCTGTTTATGATTTTCTAATTTATTCTTTGAAGATAAAAATTTATTACATGTGTCACACTTAAAATTATTTTGAGTTTTTCCTTGTATTTCAAGGCAATATTTTGTATTTTTCTGATGATAATTTAAAGATGATTTATTCTTGAACTCATAATTACAAAAATTACAAAGTATGCTGCTCATTTTATAATATAAATTATCTTTTTAAATTAATTTTACCTTATTTTACCAAATTTTGTAAAATAAGGTAAAATTTCGTAAAATAAGGTAAAATCAAATTTCTAAAAATTTTTGAAATATTTTTTTTAATTTTAGTTTTTATTTTTGATCCTTGATTCTATCCTTAAAAATGATCATCCGCAAATTTTTTCAAAAATGAAAATTTTTTTTCAAAAATGAAAATTCCACACACATTTTTTGTGTGTGTGGAATTTTTAAAAGTTTATCTTTTTAAAAAGTTTTTACTTTTGTACTTTTATTATTTTTATTTTTATAATTCTATATTATTATTAAAAAAATTAATATTATTATAGAATTATTTTTTTAGAATCTCCAAAAAACATCTCCTCCTCCGGAAAAACATTTTTTTGTTTTTACAAAATTTCTAATTCATAGAAATAGATTTTTTCAATAACCAAATTAAATCCAGTATAAGGAAGTTTAAAATTTTTTAAGCTATTATCTATCTTTGACAAAATAATTTTTATACTTTCATCTTTTTTAACCAAATAATTATTTAAAATAAAACCATAATTTATTAAGGAACATTTACATGTAATTTTAATTTTATATCCAAAATTAATATTAACCTTAATTCCTGTATCATATATAAAAGTATTTTTACCGATTTTTTTATTTAGTGTTATAATACTGATATCATACCCAATATTATTTTTAACTGGGAAAATAACATTATTTAACGTTTTTTCTGTTTTAAAAGATATAACACTATTATTTTTATTTTTTAACCATCTAAGATAACAATTATATTTATTTTCATTTCTGTAACGTGCATCAGAATCAATATAAATAGTATCTAAGAATTTTTTAGCATCATTATTTTTTAAAACTATTGTGTTTTTTAAAATTGCTTTCCATTTTATGCCTAACAAATCATATACTTTTTTTAAAAAATTAGATATAACTTCTGTATTATTTAAGCATAATTCAATATGTAAATCACTTTTAAAAATAGTTTTACTGTAAAGAGTACCATAGATGTCAAAAATTCCTCTAAAAAATATATTAAACTCTTTTTTTGTTTCATAATCTGGAAAACAAATAGTATTTAAAATATTTTGTCCATGGTTGTATATATCAAGTTCATTCATTATTATTTTTAAAACTAAATTTTTTTTAAATAATAATAAAATATATTATAAAAGAATATGTCTTGTTATGAGGAATGCAATGAATTTTTGAAGTCTAATTCTAAAAAAGATTTAGGAGATATTAGAGAACAAGGATCATGTAGTTATTGTTTATATTGGAATGGTAATGGTCCCGGAGCTGAAGGAGATAGTAATAAAGATGAATGTAAATGTGATGATTTATTTGAAAATCTAACTAATTTTGGAACAAAGTATAATTTAAATATTCACAATCAAGTTAAACAATGTTTGTCTCAAAATCAAGCTACTTGTTCAAAATTATATAAACAATTTACAAGCCCTGATAAACCATATGATGGACCACGTTTTGGAATTGTAGGTGGTGAATGGGGTAGAATGGAAAGATATGAACAACCACCTCGTTTTAGAGAATTTGCACAAAATTTATTTAAAGAAGATTCTCCTCCTTATGGATATTATAATCAATGTACAGGTAAAAGAGCTTCCCCTGGATTTAGTCGTGAAGGAGTTTTATAATTTTACACCCTTTTAAAGCTTCAAGGTATATCAATTCCTTATTCATTTTAATATTACGTATAATATTAAAATAAAAAATAAATTAACTTGTTGTTAATGCTGCTAATTCTTTTCTAAAATCCGTATTATTATCCGTTAATTTATGGATATTCTGTTGAAATTCCATCATTATTTCCAATTTATGCATATAATTATTACTATTTTCTTCACTTTCAACCCATTCATTTCCTAACATTGCTGTTCTTGCTCTTAATCCTCCTTTTATAATACTACATGTTAATTTCTTTGCTTCTATATCCTTTTTTATCTCTCCATTTGTATCTTTGTATTTAAAGATATTTCTACTTGGGTCTGTACACACATACTTTAATTTACCATTATCATCTAATAACATTGTTTCTGTAACAAAATTAGCAAGTCCTTTCTGACCATCTACTATATGATTAATAGTTAAATAGTTATCTATTATATTTTTAATGTGTTCTATATTATTAAAATCCATACTTGTAGCAATATTTAAACTATTATTTGTTGTATTTGATACTATTGTAGGTCTATCAATAGCTTTATTCGCTAAATTTTCTAATTTATTAAGAAGATCTTTAATTTGTTCTTTATAATTTTCTTCTTGTTTATCAAATTGTTCTTTAAATTCATTCTTTAATTCTTTTTTTTGTTTTTCAAGATGTTCTTTTAATTCTTTATCTTTAATTTCAAGATGTTCTTTTAATTCTTTATCTTTAATTTCAAGATGTTCTTTTAATTCTTTTATTTGTTTCTCTAATTTTTCTTTGTATGTTTTTTGATCTTTTTCTTTCTTTATACTACAAATATTATTATGATTTTCTAACATTTGTTTTGAAGATAATATTTTATAACAATATTCACATTTAAATTCTTTTTCTTTATTACCTTCGCATTTTTCTTTATGTACTTCTAACATTTGCTTAGAAGATAATATTTTTTCACATAAATTACATTTAAATATGTTATTTTTTGGTTCTATTTTTCCTTGAAGAATAAGACAGTATTTAGCTTTATTTTTATGATTATTCAAAGCAGATTTTGTTTTAAATTCAGAGTTGCAATATTCGCAATTCATATCTTTTATAAGAATAAATATATCTTTAAATTAAAATTTTAATGTTTTAATAAGATTTTAATTAAAAAATATTAAATCTTATTAAAATAAAATTAAAAATAAAATTCATTTTTTAAAGTTTTTTTCCGAAGGAGATGATTTTTTTTCAAGGTTAATTTTAACGTTGAAAATTGGTGTTACAAAAAAGTTTTTCCGGAGGAGATGATTTTTTCGACTTTTTTATTTATATAATTATATTTTTCAAAAAAAATTTAAATATATAACACACAAAAAAAATGTGTGTTTTTATTTTTAAAACATCTCCTCCTCCTTAAAAAATAAAAGTTTTAAAATAATCTTTTTTGAAAAATAAAATTTATTAAACTTGCAATTAAGTTTAATAAAAAATAATATAATTTATAACTATAAATATATCTTTAAATATTTTTTTTTGTTGTATTAAGAGCAGTTGATTCTGTGATTAAAATACCAGACAATTCTAAAGCTTTATAAACATCATTACTCATAATAGTTTTCGTTTGATGACTATCATTAACTATAATTATATTAGATATAACTTCATTTAATTTCATACCAATTAAATTTCTAATCGTATCATAACAATCGTCAGATAAACTTTTAGAACCTGCCATTCTGGCAAGTCTTGAAATACAAGGTTTTGAAAGTCCGTCCATTTATTTTGATAATTTCTTTTTTTAAATAAACATATTTAAAAAAAGGAAAATTGTTATAAATAAAATGCAAGAAAATATCAAGGAACCAAAAAATAATGTAATAAAAAAAAAATTTCATTATTTTGAGACTTTTATTTCAAAAGTATTAAAACAGGTTTCAGATAGCGCGGGAATAACCTCCAATGCTAAGCAACAATTAAACAGTTTTTTATGTATAATTGCAAAATATATAGCAAGAATTGCTATAGACTTAACAATATACGGTAAAAAGAAAACTATATCTGATAAAGAAATATCTAATGCAATTAAGATTGTTATTTCCGGTGGGTTATTAAAAAATTCTATTTTAGAAGGAGAAAAAGCAGTTAATATTTTTAAAACTAATAATATTAAAGGAAGTAGACAGAATAAAGCGGGTATTATTTTTGCTCCATCTATAGCGGAGAAATTTTTAAGACATTTTGGTTATTCAAAAATTATGATTACAAGTTATGCACCAGTTTATTTATCTGCTGTGTTAGAATATTTAACATATGAAATATTAGATTTATCTTTAAATAATTGTAAAGATAATAAAAGAAGTAGAATTATAATAAGAGATATGGAATTATCTATAAGAAATGATGAAGAATTTGATAAGCTTTTCACAAAACTTAATATATTATTTTTAGGAGGAGGTGTAGTTCCTTTCATACATCCATCCTTATTTAATAAAAAGAAGAAAAAACCTGTTATAAAAAATAATAATAAGAAATATAAATTTAAACCGGGAACAATTGCTATTAAAGATATAAAAAAATATCAAAAATTAAGCAACACATTACTATTTCCAAAATCTTCTTTTGAAAAATTTGTAAGACAGATATTTAAGGATAATAAAATAGAAGAAAATAATTCTTTAAAAATAAGCAAAGATGTATTTATAATACTTCAATATTATATTGAACAATTTATTATAAAAATATTACATAATTCAAATTTACTGGCTATACATTCAGGTAGAATTAAAATTTTATCAATTGATATTGCATTTATATCTTATTTATTAAATGAAACAAAAAATCCTTATAATTCAACTATAAAGGATGAACCAGATGTTTTATCAATAGATTATCATGAACATTTAAATTCTTATATTGAAGATACTAATATTTAAATCATTTGCCATCCTTTGCATAAGTTATTTTGAAGAGCATTTAATAAAATAACTAAATCAGTAGAATTTGAAGATGTTAACATGTCCATCATTATTTTATATTTAGGAGTAATAAAATTTACAATTCCTAATATTTGTTCGTGATTAAAATTTTGCTCTTTGCCTGATCTGATATCTAAAAATGCGTCATGACATAATCCCATCATACTTATATAATCACATAAATCAAAGTTACATTTACCAGATGCGTTAAAACATTTTTTATTTTTATCTCTTTTATCACATTGTAAACATTTTTTTTGTTTTAAAACTTCATCTGTGCATCTTTTATAACAGTTATGACATCCATCATTATCTTCATCTAATGAAAATGATTTTAAATAAGCCATAGCTCTTAATGCTAAAAATTCATTTTTTGTTACATCTAATGTTTTAATTGAACTATTTATATCTTTATCCGGAATAATTAATAATCTTGATACTTGATCACTTAATGTAGGATCTTTTATTATATCAGCAAATGTTTTATTATTATAAGTTTTACTTAAAACAGGAATTAAATTTGTTAATTTCTTTATACATACTCCCAAACTTCTTAATTTTTTTCTTGTCGTATGATATAAATCTATATTTTCTTGAATTGTAGGATTTATTTTTGGATCTCTTGTCTTGTTTTTTGCACCATCTGGATCATTATAAAATTTAGGATCTGTATTAAAATTTTGATCATCTGTTAATTGGCTTATTGTTAATTGTTTTGAACTTTGAAAACTTTTTAAACATCCTTGTATTTGCTGTGTTAAAATATTTACCAGATTATCATTTATAGAAACATCAGTATTTACTGTATAAGTTGTCCAAAATTGTGAATTAGGCAATGTTCTTGATAAAGTATTATCATCTGCTCCAAACATATTATTATAAAATGTATTATCTATATCTGTTGCTTCTTTTTCTTTTTTTAATTTAATAGCTTGTATTTTTGTTTCATTACATCCTTTTAATAAATACTGATTATAAGTTAAAGGTTCTTGTAAATTAGGAATTTGTAAATCTCCCCATTTTGTGGTACCATTATTTGTGAATTGTTTTATAAATTGTGTATATGTATCCAATTCTAGTTGCTTATCCTTATTATATTCATCTGATCCTAGAGGTGCATCTTCTGTCTGTCCATAATTATGATATATTACTGTTGGTACATTTAATATATCCAATAAAGGGTCAACTTGTTTACCATCAATACCAATAAGTATGGGAAATACTATATTATATATTTCAATATAATCTCTAAGATCTACATCATTACCTCTATTTTCCATCTTTGATGGATCTCCAAAATCTAACCATGAATTATATATTTTAGATTTTAATAAATTTGATAAAGTTAGAAGATTATCTTGTGGACATAATGTATTACTTCTAGATACTAAAACTATGTCAGGTTTACTAGGTTTATCAGGTTTACTAGGTTTATCAGGTTTACTAGGTTTATCAGGTTTACTAGGTTTATCAGGTTTATTAGAATTTTTAAAATTAATTATTAAGTAAGTAAATATACCACAACCTAAAATTAGAAAACAAATTATTAAATACAAGATTAACATTTTTTATAAATATAAATATATAAAAAATAAAAATAAATTAATTTTTACAAACAGATTTTGGTATATTATTTAATAGTTCAATAATTTCTGTAGATTTGTTTGTAAATTCTGACATTCCTTTTAATTTATTCATTAGTTCCACATATAAAGGTTGAATAAATTTTTCTATATTTCTTATGATATCTTTACCTCCTTGCTGTTTATTAAACCCTGCTTGTTTAAAACTTCTTAAATCAACAAGTGCATCATGTACTAATCCCATGAAACTTATATAATCTGTCGCATTTATATCACAATAACATCCATAATGATTATTATTTAAACAATCAGATGGTGTATTTATTTTATTTGTTTTTGTACATGTTAAAAAGTTATCATTGCCACATCTTATATAACATGAATGTGCGCCATCGGTAGTATTATCAACTGCAAATACATGTAATAAAGCAAAGCATCTTAATGTATTAAAATCTTGTAGTGATAAATTTAAATTTTTTCTGTTTATTTCAACGTCTAATGAAAGTAGCATATTATTTACAGGTACTGGAGGTTTATAAGAATAAAATAAATCATGATAGATTAGTTTTGTACCATTTGTATAACTTGTAGGAATTTCTATATTAAGTATTGGAAATAAATAATATAATTTTGCACATGTTCTTCCTAAACTTCTTAAATCTTTTCTAAAGGTATGATATGTATCAATATTATGTTGAATTTTTTCATAATAACTAGAATCTTTATTTAAATCAGTATTATTATCAGGGTCTGATCCTGTTAAATCAATAAAACTAAAATCTTTCATTTGATTGTAATGTTTAATACACGTATCTATTTGTTGGGTGAATATATCGGTTAAATTAGACATTATACTTCTAGATGGATCTGGATTAACGCTTGCCCAAAATTGTGAATTTGGCAATTTTCTATTTTTTATAGGTTTAACACTTGGGTTTTTTATATATGTTTGTAAATAAAAATTAAAAGTTGGATCGGGGCTTATTTTTGAATCTGGGTCAATTAAACCTTCCCCCCATATATATTTATCATTACTATATAATTTATAATAATATATATAATTTTGCATTTGTTTTTGTTGCCAATATTGTCTTGATTTTGGAGTTGGTTTATCTACATCTCCAGATACTGACTCTTCTGCGTCTTCTGCTTGTCCAAAATTTCCGTAAATAGCTGCCGGTCCTTCCATTAAATTAAGCAATGGATCAAATAATTTGTTATTATGCTTCATTTGAATTTGTGGAAAAATAATATTATATATTTCAAAATAATCTCTTAGAGGATCCACAGTTCCAGCTCTATTTATTCCAGATAAATCTTTTTTATCGGCAATCATTGCTTGTATAGCTTTTTTTAATTCTGTGTCCGTATTAACATATGGATTATCATCTGTTGCATCTCTTGTTAACATAACTTGAAGCTGTGAACCAAAATCATTCCATTTTTTCATTAAATCATTTAAACTATTAGCTAAAGCTTGAGAATTATCTTCTGGACATTCAATTGTGTCACAATTATTTCCAGTATATCCTTTTATGCAATTATTTTTATCTAAAAAATGTGTTCCTGGGCCATAAGATAATAGTGGTGTTGGTGGTCCTGGTGGTGCTGGTGGCCCTGGTGGTCCTGGTGGTGCTGGTGGTCCTGGTGGTGCTGGTGGCCCTGGTGGTTCTGGTGGTGCTGGTGGTTTAACATTGCTAGGCTGAGATTTATACCTAATAACAAAATAATATATTATTAAAGATAAAAATAATGCTGACAATAAAAAGATAATTGAAAATAATAAATTAAACATTTTATTTAATAATAAAAAAAATATTATTAAATAAAATGTTTAATTTATTTTCAGTCGTAACAATAATAATTTTGTCCATTATTGCAATTTGTGTATGTATCTATATCATCTACAATAATAAACAAAATAATCCAAATAAATCAAATAAAATATCAGAAAATAAAAATAATTTTACAAAAACAAATACTAATCTAGATAATCAACTATATAAAAAACCCCCAGTATTTGTTATAAATACAAATGGTTTACAGCTAAATTATACTTCTACTGTTAGAAATGTTCAAGATGTAGGTAAGATGTCTGCAACATTAAATGTTTATGACCCACAGAATATTAATAGCAAACCAATTGTAGATAATATAAATATTATTTTTACAGGACATGGAGCATCTACACGTGATTTACCAAAAACTAGTTATGGTATAAAATTTAAAGATCCTGTAATTGGTAAAATTAGTTTATGTGGATTTCCAAAATCAGACAAATATGTTTTATATGGACCTGTATTAGATCCTGCAATAATTAGAACACCTTTAAATTTATTACTAGCAAATCAATTAGGATTTTATAGTCCAAGATCACAATTTGTTGAATTATTTTTAATTGAAGATAATAAAGATCTATCATATGAAAATCATTATAAAGGAATTTATGCATTGTTAGAAACTGTTCAAATTGGAAAAGATAATATTAATATATCAAAAGATGGAATAGTTGCTTCAAGTAATTGGTGGAATAAAGCCGAAGGTCCAGCAATATGGTTAGATGGTCTTGATCATGATTATAATTTTAGTTACCAAAATTATTTTACAACATATGCACCAGGTATTCAAGCACCCGAAGCACATGTGCCTGATAAAAATTACCCATATTTTCCATATATAGGTGGGCCTAATTTAGGAGTACAAGGAATAAAACAGGAACATCCTTCAAGTGAAACAAGTAATACTGCTATATTTAAAAAATTTTTACAAGAATTTCAAAATGTTTTATTTAATGATAAAATCTATTTAGATGATAAAATAGGTTACAAAAAATATATCAATGTTGAAAGTTTTGTTGATAATTTTATACTAAAAGAAATATCTAATGATCCAGATGGATATAGACATAATAATTATATGACATTTGATAATAATATACTTTCAATGGCATATATTTGGGACTGTGATTTAGGATTTGGCAATGTTACTTATGCATTAGGTGCTGTTTATGATACATGGAGATTTCAATTTTATAATAATATTTTAGGTAATTTAATAGCAAATTACCCTGGAAAATACTACTTAGGAACAAGCGTGTGGTATTCTAGATTATGGACTGATCCATATTTTAGGAATTTAGTTTATAAAAGATGGAAACAATTAAGACAGCCAGGTATGCCATTATCAGATGATAATATTAAACGTATTGTTGATTTTTATTTTAATTATTTAACTCAAGATAATAAATTAATCGGAAATAAATTTATCTCTCCAACAAAAACAACTTCTATTGATAGAAATTTTGATAGATGGCCTGGTAGTTTAAGTGGTGTAGAATATAACGCAGTTGATTGTAATAAATGTTATGATAAAAATGAACCAATAAATCCATGGAATGATTGTTGTAAACAACCTGCAGCATTAAATAAAGAAATGAAATATTGCCAAAATACATATCCAAACCAATGTTCTGGTGGAAAATCTGGATCTTGGTGCCAAGATGTATTTAATAATGACTGTAATGTAGATGAAGATTGTTCTAATGGTGATAAATGTGTACAGGTAACTGTAATAGGACCTGATAATGTAAATAAAACATTAGGACAATGTGGATCAACACTTACATCTGCAACAGAGTGTGATAATAAATGTAGAATAAGATCTGATATTTCTCCTGATATGAGTTTAAAATTATGTAAAAAAGGTCTTGCTGATACTAAGAATTATTGGAATGCATGGGAACCTAAAGATGAGCAATCAACAAGACCTATTAAAGATTTTTACTCTGCTTTATATGAAACAAATGGAAAATTGCATGCAGAAGGTTCCGCTTTATTAATATGGTTAAATTTAAGATTAAAATGGATGGATTCTCAATTATATGTTTAAATTAATTATTAATTTAAACATAACTATTTTTTATATAAAATGAGTTCTGAAGAGAAAATTAACGAAAATAATCAAGGTATAGACAATATATCTACTAATTCAATTAATAATGTTTCTAATAAAAGAACAACAGGCAAGTATGCTATTTTAATGGAAACAAATGATGAAGAATTTGAACAATGGTATTATTTCATAAAAGTTGATGGTAATGAAGAGAATTTGGATTATCTTAATAAACAATTAGAAAAGATAGATTGGGAAATTATGGAAGATTTAAGTACATTTGAACTTGATATGGACTATCTTGTATCAGCACAAACAGCAAAGGAAATGTCAAAAGTATCTTTAAATTATTATTCTGATCATCGCAAATTTGATGGTAGATTAAAAAAGATTGATTTTGAATTTAGAAAGAAAGATGGAAATGAAACTAAAATATGTAAAGTATTTGATACTCTTGGTTATGGTAAAATAGAAGAATATATAAGCGATGAAGATATAGATGAAGAAGATTTATGTTCAGATTCAGATTCAACAGATGAAGAATCTGTTAGTAGTTCTTCATCTGAAGAAGATATAAAAAAGAAAACAAATAAAAAGCTTCCATCTTCAGTTTTAAGAGAAAAAATAAGAGACAAAATTAAAGATGAACAAGATAAAAGAAGAAAAGGAACTAAACAAGAAAAAACTAGCTATGACGAATAATCATACATAAATTATTTATTAGTATGATACTAATAAATAATTATTCTTCATTAATGACTTCTAAATTATTTTTATAGAAATACATGTAAATTCATAATAAATAGACGTATATCTTTACGGATTAAATAATAATGAACAAAATGGTGAGCTAATTATCTGTTCTTTTATATTACTCTTTAAATATATAAATCTATCTAGATTTTTATCAATCCACCAATCATAATGAAAACTTATATATACAGGAACATTTTTTGTTATACAATAATCGAGTAAATCATTTAAAATATGTTCTTCTCCACCTTCAATATCTACCTTAATTAAACTTAAATTGTCTAAATTATATTTTTTAATTATTTTATCTAGAGTAATAGTGTTTATTAGGATGTCAGATTCTTTTGTTTTAGTTAATTTTATTTGACTCATTGAGTCATTAAACTGACTAGTTGAACTATCGGTATTTGGTCCAAATAATATTTTAGTTGATTCTCTATATATAGCAGAATTTTCAATATCTATATTAGTATCTAAGTAATTAGTATTAATGTTATGTTGTAATTTTTTAACACTTATAGGATCTGGTTCCACACATACTACATATGAAGATAGACGACTTGCATATAAAGCATTTACTCCAACCCATGCACCTATATCTAAAAATTGTTTATTGTTATTTAAATATTTATCAAAAAGATCAAATGTTTCACTTTCCCAAGTAGGATAAATATTTTTCCAAAAATGGTCATTTATACCCCCATCCATTTGTATCAAAAATGTATGTTCTTTTTTTTTGATAGGAACAAAATAATTGTCTTTTAAATATTGCATTTCAAAACATTTAATTGATGATATCGAAGAAGTATCTTTATACATAAGATATCTACTTAATCTAGATATACCATCTATATCTATATACCAAGGTAAATGTTTCATTGTAAAAGCTCCAGCTATTCTAATATGAGGTCCTGTATAGTTTTTATCGAAAAGACAAAATGTAGTATCTATAGTTGCAAAATACATCTCAAAATCATTATAAGCAATCTTATTATTCCAGTATTGTTTTTGGCTTTCCCAAATAGTAGAAATTCCGTGATAACCATGATCATAAAAATTATAGTGGAACATTTTTTCAGGATCTGATATATCTAATGCAAATCCTACTCTTTCTGATTTATATTTATCACTGATTTCAATCATTATATTAATAAAATTTAAAGGAGTTTTTTTATTAAATTTTAAATCTGGATCTGTAATGATAAATTTATCTGGTAATTTATTAAAAATGGAAGGTTCTCTCCAAACTAAATGTCCATTATTTTTCTCACATTTTATAATATCATATTTGTTTTGACATTCGTTTATATAATTACTGGTATACTCGCAACTTGAATTATTATCAATTATTAATATATTTGGAGAAGCAATTAAAGATTCTAGTTGTTTAATCATATTATCAACAAATTTGTAATTATTATAACAAATAATTACTATTGGAACATCAGAAGAATTCATATTTTTATCTTTTATTATTTATTTCTTAAATTTCAATTTCTTCTAGTTTATTAAACCAAATATCCATCTTTTATTATAAATAAATATTAAAAATAAAAATACAAGTAAACATATAATTATAATAATTTTATTGTTATTAAAAATATTTTTTATACTAAATTTTTTTTTATCATGTTTATTACCTAAAATTTCTATTATATTTAACAAACCTGTACCTTGATTTTTACAAGAATTTAAACATTCGTTAAATGTCAACATATCATTATATTGCATATTATAATGAAAATGATTCTTGGGCATAGGACTAGGTAAACATTCACCATTATCACAATAAAATTTAACATCTTTATTTTTAATAACGTACACAGGATTAACACCCAGTTCTAATTCATAATTTTCGCCAAATGGTGGTTTATCATCAAAACTTGGCAAAATATTTGATCCTATAGCATAAAAATATAAGGGAACAGTATTTAATACGGGTCTATTATAAGTTATAAAATTAACATGAAATTGATCTTTTAAATTATCAACTTCATATATATCGTATAATAACTTATAACTTAATATATCATATGGATAATAATTTTTAATTTCTAAGCTAAATAATTTCATATTTTTTGGTATAGGTCTTAAATATGGATTTACCGCATAAAATTCTCCATTTAAAATCCAACCACTATTTAATCTACTTTGTAAATCTTCTTCATAACTAATTAAACCTTTGTAGACATGAGATGAATTATCAAAATAATAGTATGTATAATATTTTAGTATTAAATCTTTAGCATCTTTCATCTTTTTATTTATAAGAAATTTAAAATTTTACACTTTAAAAAAAAGTATAAAATTATCAATGTTTACTTAATTCTTTTCTCAAATAACTTTCTATATTTTCAACTTTTATCGTATATGGAACTCTAATTAAAATTACACCATTTTCTTTGCACATGTATTCTTTTAATGTATCCCTATATTTTTGATTATAGAAAGCTTCTTTATTCTTATGAAAATAAGGAATATATTTATGATGTTGAGCTCCGTCATATTCTACTCCTAATTTTAATTCATCATTATAACAATCTATTTCAAGATTATAATTACCTCCTGTAATTTTATTATTTAAAAATGATGGTCTGGCCTTATTAAAAGGTTTATTAAATATTTTTTCTAATACTCTTTTACACTCTATTTCACCCTTACTTTCTTTTGGAATATTTTTATTTACAGGAGGATTACTATTATTAAAAGATAAATTATCTATATCTCTTGCTGTAAATGTTGAATAAGAATTACTCCAATTTCCTTTTTGTTTTGTTAATATACGATAAAAACCATAAATTAGTATAATTGTTAAGCATACACCTAATAATATTTCAAATCCATTTTCACTCCATATTTTACTTAAACTGAACATTTATTTATTAATCTTTTTTTTCTATTTTATTTTTTAATTCTTCTCTACACACAGGACAATCTTTTTTATATCTACTCCATTCTGTTATACATTCTTTATGAAATACATGGTCACAATTTGTAATTCCTATTTCTGAATTAAGTTCAAAATCAACTAAACAAATACTGCAACTATTATCATATTTATCTTTGTTATCAATGCTAGAATATTGTATAGTTGTAAATTCAACAAAATCATTTGTTCTATTTAGTTGATTATGTGTTTCTAAACTTTCTTGCATTACTCTTTCTAAAACATCATCATATAAATTAAATGGAGGTATAGAACTTACCATATTAAATACTCCTGTTATAAAACTTGTTAAATTTGAGTTTATAACATCATCAATTCTACTATTTTCTTCATTATGTGTATTTAAATTACTTTCAGTTTCTATATTTAAATTATTTCTTAAATTAACATGAACACTGGTTGCTAAATTACTATATGTATTTGATATTTGTCTTCTTCTTAAAGATAATAAGAATTCATTCATAAATTCATCTTGATAAGTATATACATAATCTTGGTAATAAGATGGTTGTTCATCTTCTATTAAATCTGGTAAAACATCATCATTTTCTTGATCTTGTTCTGACATTTAGTTTGAAAAATTTTAAATTTTAAAATTTAAAATTTCAATTTTATTTATTTTGATTAAACTTCCATAACGGTTTATTGTAACTTCCATATTGATTACTTAAAATCCATTTATTATGTATATTTATATCTTTATTTAAATGGGAATGTCCATGTATCCACATTAACAAGTTATTTTTTTTTATTAATTCAGTTTGATCAGATGCAAAATAGTTTGTAGTTAAATAATCTTTTGAGTTTAAACATTCAAATAAAGGACAATGATGGGTTGCTACTACATAGTTATTTTTTGGATTATTTTTTAATGTGTTATATAACCAAGTTTTATCTTGTAAATGATATTCATATTTTGATTTTGGTAATTTACTCCAAAATGTGCAACCAGCTAATATAATATTATCTTTATCACATATTTTAAAGGTTTTCTGTTGTAAAAATATTAAATTATTTTTTAGTTGACATATATTTTCTATTTCCAAATTAACTTCTTTTATATTTTTTTTACCATCATACTCATGATTTCCTGCTATTATAAATATTTTATCAAATCTTTCTGACATTCCGTATAAAAATTCTTTATATGTACTTTCATGTACATAACCTATATCTCCTAATAATATTAAATATGGTCTTTCTTTAAAATTTTTATTAATATTAAATATTCTTACATATCTCTTTTCAAGATGTATATCCGACATATAATAAAATAATTTATTAAACTTTGATAATATCATCTTTTTTAAATTTAAAAAAAAATTTAAAAAAAATCAATTTTAAAAATATTTACTATATTTTCTTCTAGCCCTTTCTTGCTTTTCTCTAGCTTTTTGTAATTTAGACTTTCTTCTAGATTTAGACTTTCTTCTAGATTTAGACTTTCTTCTAGATTTAGACTTTCTTCCAGATTTAGACTTTCTACATCTACCAGTGGATTTATTTCTTGAATATCCCTTTTTACAGGACTTTCTACATCTACCAGTGGATTTATTTCTTGAATAACCCTTTTTACAAGGTTTTATACATCTACCAGTAGATTTATTTCTTGAATAACCCTTTTTACAAGGTTTTTTAGATTTTGGTCTACCTGCTCTTCTAGCAGGTTTAGCTCTAGAAGGGGTAGGAGCTCTAGGAGGGGCAGGAGCTCTAGGAGCAGCCGCGGCCGGAATAAAATCTGAACATTCAGTTTTACCATCAGATTTTGGAATATACCATCTAGGAAAACAATCATTAGCCATAGCAGATTTCCTAGTAGCTTCTTTAAATCGATCATCATCTTCTCCAAATTTTCTAAATTTGTCAGGATGATTTTGCATAGACCATCTTAAATAGGATGGTCTATCTGTAATAATATTTTCGTCAAGAAAAGTTTTACAATCATTACAAGAGGACATTTTTATATTAAAGCAATAAAATATATTTTTAATTTTATTTTAAACATTTAAAAATATTTGATAATATTATGTCAACAGAATTGAATATACTGACAATTGATACACAAATTTTTGAAAATTTTACAGAAGAAAAAAATAGATTAAATGTGTACAAATTACAACTTGAAAGTATAAATAAAAGTTTAGAATTAAAAAATTTAAAAGGAAGAGTTAAAGATGCATTAACAAAGTCAAAAGATAACTTAATTAACTATATTAATGATATTGAAAATAATATATCTTTTAATTTTTATATGTCAGAAACAGCTGAAATACTTGAGAAATACAAAGAAATTTTAAATTGTCCAATGAAACTTAATTTTCTAGGAAAATCAACAAAAAACAACAAAGAAAAAGATGAATTAATAGATAAATATGTTGAAATAGCAAGTAAATATGTTATTATAGAGGTTCTTAAAAAACAGAAAGATAAAATAATTTGCAAAAATTGTAATTCCAAAGAATTTGATATTATTGATAACAATATTCATATATGTATTAATTGTTCTGCACAACAAATTATCATGAAAAATATTTCTTCTTATAAAGACATTGATAGGGTGAACATTTCATCTAAATATATCTACGACAGGCGCATACACTTCCGCGATTGTATTAACCAATACCAAGGAAAACAAAATAGCACTATCAACCAAAAGGTTTATGACGATTTAGAACAGCAATTTGAATTGCATCATTTATTAGTAGGTGATAAAAATACTCCTAAAAATATTAGATTTAAGAATATTTTAAAAGAACATATTAATATATTTTTAAAAGAGTTAAATTATAGTAAACATTACGAAAATGTTAATTTAATTCATTATAATATTACTGGTAAAAAACCAGATGATATTAGTCATTTAGAAGATAGATTACTAGAAGACTTTGATATTCTGACTGAATTTTACGATAAAAATTATAAACATATTGATAGAAAAAACTTCATAAATACTCAATATGTTCTGTATCAATTACTTTTAAAACATAAACATCCTTGTAATAAAGAAGACTTTACAATTTTAAAGACATTAGATAGAAAAACTTTCCATGATGAAATAATGAGTAATATTTTTTTACAACTTGGATGGAACTTTGTGCCTTTTATTTAATTTTATACTTAATTAAGTATAAAACAAGGTTTAAAATGGATGACTTTACATTTTGTAAAGTCATTGATATAGATCAAAATATGTGACCTAGAAAACTCCGAGGTCACATCAAGATTACGAAAAATACACAAGAAAAATGGAAACAAATAGAAAACCTGACTTCAGTTTCTCTGAAGTCAGGTTTTCTACACCAAGAACAGAGTAGAAACATGATAATTTTATCAGAACCAGCTGTATATAAACTAATTATGCGTTCAAATAAACCAATAGCACAAAAATTTCAAGAAGTAGTATGTGAAGAAATACTTCCATCATTAAGAAAAAAAGGAGAGTATAAAATCCAAAGTATAATAGATAAAAATAAAGAACTTGAGGAAGAAAAGCTTAAAATTGAAGAAGAGAAAAATAATTTAGATGCACAAAATCAAATTTCTCAAAAGTTAATCAAGGATCTAAATAAAAAGTTAGAAAGAAAGCAAAGAACTAAATATGAGTTATCAAATTCAATTTATATAATTAGTAATAAATTTTTTGAAGGTTATTTTAAGATAGGTAAATCATCATCTTTTAATAATAGATTAAATAGTTATAGTTCGGGATCTCCAATAGAATATAAAGTAGAATATATATGTAAAGTAAGAAATAAATGCGAAGAAACAGCAGTTGAAAATATGGTTTTGCAAATTTTAGGAGTATATAGAGTTAAAAATCATATGGACCAAGACAGGGAATGGCTACACGGTGTTGACTTAGAAATTATAAAAAAGGAAATCGATAGTTGTGTTAATTTTATTAGTAAAAGCAGAGATAAATATGAAAAAGATAGTAAGGATGAGAAAGAAAATGAAATTATTAATGAAGATGAACAAGAAGAAGTTAATGATAAAGAAAATTCAGAAGAAGAAGAAGTCATTGACAAGGAAAATTCAGATGAAGAGCTTCAAGAAGAAGAAAAGATAGAAGAAATAACTAAGCCTAAAAAAATAAAAAATTTAAAATATATTGTAGATGTTTCACAATTAAAAATTAAACGAAATAATCCAATTGAATTTAAAAATTTTATAGATGAATGTTGTGAAGTAGGAGATAATTTATATACAATTATATCTGATATAAAAACAGCTTATAAAATTTGGAGTAAAAATTCTTTAACTCCTATATTTGAAAAATTTACTGAATATATGAGCGAAAATTTTGTTGATACAAGAATTATAATAGATAATCAAAGGCGTCATGTTTATAAAGGACTAAAATTAAAACCATTAATATATACAAATACTACTAGTAATTTTGATTTTGAGGAATTTATAAATAGTGAATGTGAAGTTAACCATCTATATAGGATAAGTTATTTTGATTTCTATCATTTTTTTACAGAATGGAAGAAAGAGACAGACCCAACTTTTAAATTAAATAAATACGATAAATTAATAATACAAGAAATACTAGAGTTACAGTTTGTAAAAGCAAGAATATTACATTCTGTTAAAAGTAAGACAAAAAATTTATGTGGTATTATGGGTGTAGGATTAAAAGAGAATGATTTTGGTCTGATTGAAAAAAAAAGACAAAATAAAATGGTAGGAGAATTTGATATTGAAACAGATGAATTATTAAAGGAATACGAGTCAATATATTCTTGTTCGGATATATTAGATATACCATTTTCTACATTTGGTACATATATTAGAAATAAAACTGTTATAGAAGGTAAATATTATAAACTTTTGTAAAACATAATTATATTTTACAAATAAACTAACTTAATATTGACATATTGGACACCATCTTTGTAAACTAGAAGACCAAACAAACATAAGTGATGATGTGCTATCAGTATAATAAATAGGTTCATTTACATAAAAATTTGTCCCAATTATAGAGTATTTAGTATATAAATTAACAGGAGCTAAATATAACATTTGACCTTCAATTATTCCATTTGGTAAAGTTATAACTAATGAATTACTACCACTCGTGGTATTATTAATAAAATTTGTTAAACAATTTATATCGACAGTAGCGGTAGGACTAGAATCAATGCCATTATAAGTTAAATAAGCAGTACCACTATTAATAATTTGAGAAGATAAATTAGAAATATTTGATGTAATAGCTGTTAAATTAGAAGAATAATTGGTACTAAAATCTCCTAAACTTTCAGTTCCATTGAATGCGTTTGACATTTTATTATAAAACAATATTTTTAAATATTTAAATAATAAATTTTTGACAAATAACTTGAAAGTTAATAATAATCCATTGTAAAAAATAATTATTTTTTACAAAGGTGTAAGGCTATTTATTAGATTAATTATTTCAGGTTTTGTATAATGATGAGTAATTTTTATTTTTTTATTTGTAGCCAACTTCATCAACTTATTTTTTGTTAATTTTTCTAAAGGATCAAGTGTATTATTTTCTTTAATAATATGTATCAATTCAGCTCTTGTATGATTCTTAGTAAATTTCAAATTATTATTATCTGCTATCTTTGTAAGATCGTATTTAGTATATTTATCAGCAAAATTCTCATCAAATATATTCTTATCAAATTCATCCTCTTCTTTAATATCTTCTTTTTCTTCTTCTTCTTTTAGTTTTTGTCTGTAATTATTTTTTTGTATATTTTTACAATTTTTACAATTAGGATTTAATCCATCTTTTTTTGATTTATCAGAATAAAAATCTTTATGTTCCTTGATACTTTCACATAAATTACACCATTTATGAGTAGTTGCATCAAATTCTGGAATAACAATAACTTTTCTTTTTTTTCTTTTATCACCATATACTCCAATAAGATAACATTCTTTACATAATCTTGCATATCCATCTGGGTTTCCTTTATTTTTAAAATATTCAGATATTGGTAATATTCTACTTTCTTCTGTATTATGATGTAAACCACCACATCTTTTTTTGCCATCAATAATTTTATTATCGCTTATTTCTTCTACTTCATTTTCTGCAATTATATGTTTATTAAATTTATTAAGTTCTTCTTCGGTTTCTAATATATATTCAGAATTTAACATTGTGGCAATTGTTATTATATCATTTTTTAGTGTTTCTGCGTCAATATCAGTAATAAATTCGCTATTATTTGGTTTTAAATATTTTTCATATTTTGTTTTCATACTTTTTTCAATTATTTCGCTATTATACGTGTACATAACAAATAAAACTTTACAAAATGGATTTCCAGTCCTAAAACCGGATACTCTATTTGTTATGTCTGAAGAATGTCCAACTTTAATTCTTGATATATCACTTCCATAAGAAATTTTCATATCAATTAAATATAAACTATTACCTCTTCTTAATTTATACAGTTCTTTACGTCGTAAATAATATTGATGATTTAAATTAATTTTATTGTATTTCTTAGATAATTCTTTGTTAATATTGTCATATTTTTCTATTAAATCTTCCGCATTTTCAAGCTTCTCTTTTGTTTCTTCTAATTCTTTAATAATTTCTTGGTATTTGTTATCAATTTCTTCTTCTGATTTTTCTTTTTCTATTTCTACAGTTCCTGTAAAGATAAGTTCTCTTAACCATTTTGAAACTTGCAATGAAAAACTTGGAGAACACCATTGAGCTAATTGTAAACCTAAATCATGGTGAATCCAAGTACCCTGATTATATTTATTATTTCCGCCTTTATATATCTCAATTAACCCCGATGCGTGAATTCGCGTTTCGGCTTTTTCATATTTTTTTTCTAATGTTTTTATCAGTTCTTTGGTATCTTTTAATCTTAACCAACTATTTACCTGTTTACCTACTGCTTTACATAATCCAGTAGCATGGACATAACCATCTTCTCTTAAAGGTATGGTAAATTCATCACCATTTTCTAAAATTAATTTGCATTGAAAGATGTCATTAATCTTTTCAAAAGTTCTTGTTGTCATTTGTATTTTATTTAAAAATTTTTGTTTTTAAATATCAATTTTAATTTTAAAACAGGAACCTGGTTTACTCAAGTTCCTTTAGACGTGAGCAGAGGAACTGGAAAGAATTTATGAAAATAAAGTAAAAGTGTTATAAGGTTGATAAAAAAAAAATATAAAAAATATTGTAAAAACTAGTAATAAAATCTAATAAACAATAAATAAAATAATAAAAGAAGAATAATTCATTAAGAATTTAGACATTAGGAGCTAATAATTAAAATTAAAAAAGAAAAATAATATTTCTTTAAAACAGTTTTTGAAATAATTTTAATTAATTTTTTTTTTCTTATTATTAATAAAAAATGTCTTCATTAACTACATCAAATGTTACCTCTGGTTTTATTGATTTAGCTACTTTCGATGAAATCGAAAAGTATATGTATGGTGGTCCCGATGCTACTGCTTACTTTGTAAGAGAAACTAGAAAGAGCACATGGTTTACCCAAGTGCCCGTTGTTCTTAGCAGAGCGGCAGGCAACCCAGCATTTAACACTGAATGGTCTGCAAGTATTTCTCGTGCCGGTGATTATTTACTTCAAACCTGGCTCCGTGTTACCATTCCTGCCGTTACTTATGCAACTGCTACTGCACCATCTAATGGTACTATTAGATGGACTAAGAATTTGATGCACAATCTTGTTAAAGAATGCGCCATCACTTTCAATGACTTGGTTGCTGCTAGATTTGATAACTACCACCTTGATTTCTGGGCAGCTTTCACTGTTCCTGCTGGAAAGCAAAACGGTTACAATAACATGATTGGTAATATTCCTTCTTTAGTTTATCCTGTACCTAAGGTTGCAGGTCCTAATGCCGGAGCTACTCTTCAACAAGCAACTCTTAACTTGCCTCTTCCTCTATTTTACGGAAGAGATAGTGGTGTTGCTCTACCAACTGCTGCTCTTCCCTATAACGATATGAGACTTAACTTCTCATTCCGTGATTGGTCCGATCTTCTTATTTACCAAGAGAAAGGAGGGGATGCTCCTCCTAAACAAGTTAACTCTACCTATCTTACTGGTGGTGCTCCTTCTCTTCAATATGCAAATGTCTGGGCTAACTATGCTATTGTTTCTAACGATGAACGTAAGAGAATGGCTTGCGCCCCCCGTGATATATTGATAGAACAAGTCCAAACAGCACCAAGACAAACCTTTACCCCTACTACTGTTTCTAATCCTACTTATGATATCAGATTTTCTCATGCTATCAAGGTATTATTCTTTGCTGTACGTAATACTTCAGGTAAGAGTGACTGGTCTAACTACACAACTGTTTCACCTGTAGTTACTACTGGTGCTACTCCTAATCTTGATTCTAGAAATAACTATCTTGCAGCTGATCCCATTGTTACAACTTCACTTGTATATGAAAATACTGCCCGTCTATCTCAAATGGGATCTGATTATTTCTCTCTTGTCAATCCTTATTTCCATGCCCCTGTTATTCCATATTCCATTGGATATCACTGCTACTCATATTCTCTAGATTTTATCTGCCTAGATCCTATGGGATCTACTAACTACGGTAAGTTAACCAACGTTTCAATTGGACCTGATGCTTCTGACGCAGCTAAAACTGCCGCAGCTGGAACTGTTGGTGTCTCTGCCTCTACTGGTCAAACTTATGAATTCATTGTCACTGCTGTTAATAACAATATTATCAGAATCAGTGGTGGCGCGCTCGGATTCCCGGTATTATAATCGGATTTCCCACCTTTGTGGTTTTTCAAATTTCATAAAAATAAAAATTTTTTATACAAATATGTTTGTATAAAAAATTATTTTCTTAATGTTTTCAATTCTAATTGAACTTTAATATTTAAATTTTCTAGTTCTAGATATTTCTTTTCTAATATATTATATTTAAGTTTATAATCATTATCATCTAATAATTGTTTAATATATTCAATAAATTTATTTAAAGTTGTAGTTGGTTTATAAATTTCTTTTTGTTTATCAAAAATATGTCTATATTTATTGAGTAAATTATGCAAAATATCTTCTATAGGTTTTCCGGAAACTTCGAACGTAGTTAGGATAATAAATTGTTGATATTTAGATTCGCAAGATATATGTTTTGCAACTCTTTCATCAAATTTGCTATCGCTAAATCCGATTTTAACTAATCCTTCTCCACCTATGTATGCAATATATACTATAGGACAATTAGTATTTTTTGACCAATTATATGTTTTTTCAATGTTTAATGCTTCTTTATCCATATCTGTAACATTCATAAGCTGACTTAATGGTCTATTATTTTCTAGAATAAATTTGTACTTATTATCAATTGTATATGATCCTGTCTTTCTAATAGAAGGAAGAATCTCTTCACAAACAAATTCTTGGAATTTTTCAGCATTGGGTTTATTAGAGCGCATTATAAGTTTATAAACAGCTGGTTCGTTAATTATAGTTACTTCTTGGAGACCACCAGGGGTACTCAAAACTTGAGAACCCTTCCATTTTTTAGGAATATTACGTATAGCGCTATCTATTTTTTTAAGATCTAATATATCACATATATCCTTAACAACAAACCACGGATTATCACAAGTCCCAATAGTTCTTATATTTTTATTATCAAAATTAAATACTTTTAAAATTTTATTATTTCCTTCTTTATTATTGTTAATTACATTAATACTCTCTTCATTAATATTTTCTACTTTTTCATTAATACTTTCTTCTTCGTTAGCATTTTCTATTTCATTAACACTTCCTCCTCCATCTTCATTAATCATTTCAATATCTTCATCATAATCTTCGTGAAGTTTTACAAGTTCATCTTTTTTAAGATGATTATACCTAGTAAGTCCTCTTTCTTTCGCTAATTTTTTAAGTTCTTTTATTGTATTTTGAGTATAATCTTTTTTAGAATTATCATAAATATGATTTGTATTGTTTGTAAGTAAATCAATTAATTCCTCTTTACTTTTCAAATGCGCGTTTTTTAAATTTCTTTCTTTACATAATCGTCTTAATTCCGGAACATTTGTAAAACGATAATCAAACTCATCATCGATATCTTCATACACTTTATTCCAAATATTTTCTTTTCTTCTTTCAACCATATTCAACATCCTTTCTAATAAATTTTTAATAGCCTTTGAATTTCTGATACCTAAAGTAATACCATATTTTTGTGCTTCATCTCCTAATTTTTTATTGGATAATTGGTTCCAAGATTCAACTATTTCATTATCAATAGGTTGTGTAATTATTTTAATATATTCATAATACTCGTCTTTTGGTTCCAAACGATGCGCACAATATTGGTCATTATCATTATGATCAGGATTTTCTTTAATAAATTCAAAAGTTAATAACCAATTACAAATAGTAGCGGAGGAAATAGAATTTCCTCCGCCTCTTAAACTTGTACCATTAAACATACGCGCAAGAGCCTGACCACCAACGCATTCAATCGCTTCTTTTAAAAATTCATATCTAATATTTAATTTCTCAGCTTCTTTACAAAAATTCTGAGGATTTGACATACGTACAATTACCATTTTTATTTAAAAACTCATGTCTTTAAATAAGAATTTAATAAATAATTATATATCTGTTCCTGGATTTGATAATAAGTCATTTTCATTTTAGCCTCCTCGCAGCCTGAGCACGAGATGTAAGGTGCTTTCTTTCTGCACATTATAGTCGGCAAGTGTTCTTCCATCTTCTAACTGTTTACCAGCAAAAATAAGTCTCTGTTGATCAGGAGGTATACCTTCTTTGTCTTGAATTTTTTGTTTAACACTATCAATAGTATCAGATGGTTCTACATCAAGTGTAATAGTTTTACCTGTAAGAGTTTTGATAAAAATTTGCATCGTTATTTTTATATTATAAAAGTATTTTTTTAAATTTAATTTTTTATTTTAGTTAAATACCAAAATCCTTTTAAAAATAATATTTAAAAATTGATTTTAATTTTTAAATTTTTGAAAGTATTTTAAAGTTGCACAAACATGATTTCTGTTGAAGATATGTTATCAAGTTCATTTGAAAATTTAAGTATATCACAGAAAGAAATAAATAAAGAATATGAATTATTACTAAAAAATATAGAACTACTAAAAAATAAAAAAAATTATACAAAAACAATGGCAAATAAATTACATAATAAGAATTTAGACTATAAAGCATCTATAATTTTTAAAGCTTTTAACAAAGAACAAATGGATATTAGAAATCAACTTGCCAATTGTTTAAAATTTGATCCTAAAAAAGAACATGTACTCTATTGTTTAAAAACAAAAAAACTTTTAAATGTAATTTTAACTTATATAGATAGTTGAAATTTTTATATAATTTTTATTATATAAAAATTGATTTTAAAAAACAAAAAAATAGAAAATAATAAATAATGTTAGAAGACATCAATATACAAGAATATACAGACTATAGAAAATCACAGAATGTATCTGTCGAAATAAATGAAAATGAAATAAATACATCAAAAATATTTTCTCAAATAAAGGCAAAATCAACTAAAAATATTTTTAGTGATATATATAAAACAATTTACGAAGAAACATCAGAAGAAAAAGATGAAAAGATAATTAAATTAACATATTTACTTTCTTTACAGGAAATGAAACAAATTAACTTAAAAAAAGACAAAGATAATTTACTATATATTAATAATAAATTAAAATATGAAAACACGCTAAAAGAACTTATTTTAAAAAAAAATGCAAAAGATAAAGAATACGCAAATACAAAATTAAAAACATATCATCTTGGCTATGTAGTTTGGAAATCTTTAGTAGGAGATCCATCAGAAAATTTAACTTTAATTGAATAAACTTTTAATACCTTCAAATTTAGCATGTAATTTCTTAAAATTTTCTTTGGTATTAGAATGATCATTGCATTCTGTAGTATATTTTTCCAATAAGATAGTATATTTTTCTAATAAGTTAGTATGTTGAATATCCATATTAGAAATTTTATTTTCGTAATCTGAAATTTTTTCTGTATAAAAATGAGTTAAAGTATCAAAATGATTATGTATATCTTTTGTAAACTGTGTAGTAACATCTAAAATATGTTTTGATGTAGTAACAGTATTAACACTTATGTATTCTTTTTTATCCTCTTCAATGTGTTCTTTTACCTCTTCAATATGTTCTTGAACTTCATCATCTTCTTTTACCTCTTCAACATGTTCTTTTACCTCTTCAACATGTTCTTTTACATGTTCTTCATGTGTTTCCTTTACTTCTTCATGATCTTCATCATTCTCATCTTCATCATTCTCATCATTGACTTTTTCAGGATCATAAACTAGTTTCCAGTTATTACACAGATCAATATCTGCGCTATTTAATAAAACAATATTTCCGTTTTCATATTTACCAATAACAATTTTATCTTCCAAAGATTTTAATACTAAATTTGAGTCAACATGTAAAATATTTGGAAAATCTTTCATTTTTTTCAGTTTCAATTTTGGTTTCGTACTCATTTTTATTTAAAAATAACAAATTTTTAAATCAAGTATTTCATAATATTTTTAATTTTTATTTAAAACTAACAAAATCTTAATTAAAAATGTCAAAAATATTTGAAAATAAAACAACGCTTATACATATTGCTTCTGAGATTATTGTAATTATTGGTATATCATTTTACTTTTCACAAAAAAATAAAAAATTAATGGGACATATTAATGATTTAATTCAAAGAATTGAAGATCAAGAAGATATAATTCAAAAACACGAGCAATTGATTAATAATCTAAATAATGCAATAAACGATATTAACGGTAAAATATCTAATAATAAAAATTTATCAATACAACCAGAATCTAATATTAGTATTAAAAATAATATTAAACAACCATTAAGACAGGCTACTCAGACATCAATTAATAATAAGGCCAAATCAGATAAAATATTAAATCATATGATAAATCCAGAACCAGCGGTTGGTGTTGAATTTCATTTTATATCACCAACACCTGTTCCTTTACAAAAAAAATCAAACATGTTTGAATCAAAAGTTGAAGAAATTATTGAAGAAGAAGAAACTGATGATGAAGAAAATGACTTTAACAATGAAAATTTAGACGCAGAATTGGAAGAAGAATTAAATGATCTTAATTAAATACAATTTAAAATTAAAAAAATATAAATTATAAAATGCCTTCTAAAAAAAAATGCGTAATAAAAAATTATATACCGCATCCGACGCCACTAAATCCAAAATTTTATAAATGGTATAATGAATATGAAAATTATCTTATAGATTTATATTTTATATTTATTAGTGTACTTAAAAATAGATATCCGGAATATAATTTAGATAACGTCGAATATTTTAATCTTTTTGTAAACCGTATATTTGATTCATCCTCAAAATTTATTTTAAAATATTAAAGATTTAAAGACTAAAGTTTAAAGATATAAGGATATGTCAAAAGAAGAACCTGTTAAGTACATTAAAAATAAAATTTCAAATATTGATATTAATGATTCTTATATAGAAGACACTAATATAGATAATTATGAAACAGATGAAGAAGAGATTGGAAGACAAAATAGAGAATATTATCTTGAAACATTAAATATTATTCAACAAAATATTCTAGAATATGTTGAACAAAAAAATATTCCATTGTGTGAATATCTAACAATAAAAAATATTGGAGACATGTTATATAATAAAATAAATTTTTAAACTAACCATTTAGTTTAAAAATTTATGATGATAAACCTAAACATTTTAATATAACAGTTTGTGCTTCTTCTAATTTAATATTATTTAAATCTTCGTCTTTTGTAACTTCTACTTCTTTTAATATTTCTGGAATATTTTTAGGTTCTATATTTTTTTCAAGTGGAATTGGTGGTACTTCTTCATCTTCTTCTATAATTTCTTCGTCTTCTTTAAATGATTTTGATTTATTAACTGGTTCAACAATTGGTGTACCTTCTTCTTTAATATTTAATTTTTGTTTTAATATTCTAATTGTACTTTCACTCCCTATTATTCTTTTACCTTTAAATTCCATCTCTTCTAATTTTTTAAATTCTTTTATTTTACCAGCAAATCTGGGCGAAACACATTTTGGAGGATCTTCTGATAAATTACATACTTCATCATCTGGACAATTAATATTATTTTCTGGATCACAAAATTCACCAGGAACTTTTTGTATCTCTTCTAATATTTCATCTTCGGTCCAATCTTTTGGAGGCCACATGTATGGATCTCCTATTCCTTTATAAATTTTAAATTTGTCTAATCTACCTTTACCTTGTTTTTTAATTTTTGCTATTTCTGTCATAAATGCATAAATTTCATCATCATTTAATCCTATATAATCTTTTAATTCTTCTTCTGTTATTTTTAATAAAATGCTTAATCTATCATAACCTTCGTCTATAAATGTAGGATAAAATTTTTCTAATCCAATTTTTTGCAACATAACTTTTATTCTTTGTTTTTCATCCATTTTTTCTTCTTTTTGTTCTTCCTCTTCTTCTTTTTGTTGTCTTATTCTTGCCTCCTCTTCTTCTTTTTGTTGTCTTATTCTTGCCTCCTCTTCTTCTTTTTGTTGTCTTATTCTTTCTTCCTCTGCTTCTTTTTGTTGTCTTATTCTTGCCTTCTCTGCTTCTTTTTGTTGTCTTATTCTTGCCTCCTCTTCTTCTTTTTGTTGTCTTATTCTTGCCTCCTCTTCTTCTTTTTGTTGTCTTATTCTTGCTTCATCACCTTCCTTTTGTTGTCTTATTCTTTCTTCCTCTGCTTCTTTTTGTTGTTTTATTCTTTCTTCCTCTACTTCTTTTTGTTTTTCTTCATCCTCAGTATTTATTACTTCTGCAACACCTTCTTCTTCCTCTTCTTCCATTATATCTAATTCATCTTGTATTAATTTTCTATAACTAGTAAGCATTGTACCGGATGGTAATTTATTTCCTATTTTTTCTTTTAAAGCTTGTCTAATTTGTTTAAATTCTATTACATATTTACCATCATCATTTTTAATTTTATATTTTTCAAAAATTTGACTATATAATCCTAGACTTCGTAAACCTCTTTTTAGAATATCTTCAACACTCATTGCCATTTTTGGTACAGCAAAAGTAACTGGTTTTTTAGGAGGAGGTGATACCGGTCTTATAGGAGGAGTAAATGGTTTTTCTTTTTCTTCTTTCTTTTTTGGTTTAGGCTTTTCATCTTCATCATCATCTTCCTCTACCTTTTTCTTTTTTGGTTTAGGCTTTTCATCTTCATCATCATCTTCCTCTACCTTTTTCTTTTTTGGTTTAGGCTTTTCATCTTCCTCTTCGGATTCTTCGCCCACCTCAGCCTCTTTTTTTTTCAAAGCTTTCTTTATCGCAGAATATAATAATGGTTTATTTTGACTTTTTGATATTTTAAATTTTTGGGCATCAATAATTGATTTTAATTTAGGTAATGTTATATTTGCTTCTTTTGGAAGAGTAGAATAAGAAACTGTTTTAGGATCAAATTCCTCTTCTTCTTTCTTTTCAGTTTTTTTTACAGGTTTCTTTGCAGGTTTATCTTCTTCTTCATCATCATCTTTTTTTGCTGGTTTCTTTGCTGCTTTAGGTTTAGGTTTTTCTTCTTCATCATCAGATGATTCTGATTTTTTTCTTTTTTTGTTAGCTTTTGCAATAGCATCGCATAAAAGTTGTTTATTATCATAGTCTTTAGGATCTTCTATTCCACATTTTTTTGCTAACGCATCTATTTCTTTTCTGGACATATTTTTGTTACAATCATTGGAACTAACATCACAGCCATATTCTTCCCAGTCATCACCTCTTGCTTGAATAATTAGTTTACATAATTGTGGTATAGTTTTACCATCTATTTCATCTTCAGTTAATCCACATTCTAATGCTAATTCTTTCAATTGAGATTTATTTTTTTTAAGACAAACTTTTTGTTTTATATCGCAATCCATTTTATTAATAAATATAATTTTTATTTTTATTTTTATTTTTTTATATTTTATATTTTATATTTTTACTAAAATATAAAATTAAATTTCTACAACAAATTTTTTGGAATAATCAGTAATTTTATCTTTTGATTTTCCTTTTTGATTTCCTACAATTCTTGTACCAACTGTATTATGTTTATAATCAAAATTCATATGAATATGACCACAAATCCATGTATGTATTTTATTTGTGTCTAATAAATAATCTAAATTACTAGTATATAATGAAATATATTTATCTCTCTTTTTACAATTATTTGTAATAGTATATGAAGGACAATAATGTGTCACAACAACTAATTTATAATTATTTTTATCACAATGGTCTATCATTTTATTAATATAATTTAAATCACTATTGAATTTTTGTGTATATATTTCATTACTTATACCATGAATTCTTACAATAAATTTAGGAATTGATATTTTTAAATCACTCCATAATGTACATCCTGTAATACATACATCTTCTATCATTATACTACTCTTGTTTAGAATAAATAAATTTTTAATATTTTGTTCTATTTTATAGAGTCTTCCCAATAAAATGTTCATTCCAATTGGATTATATTCGTTAAAAGTATAATATTCCTGATTTCCAGGTATATAAATAACATATTTAAAATACTCACATGTTTTTACCAAAAATCCTTCTAATTGATCTATCTTATATAAAGAACCAATATCTCCAGCTAATATTAATATTTCTGCACTTGGTGTTATATAATCTAATGGATCTGGTATATCATCATTTTTATACTCAATGTGTAAATCTGATGCTATTTGTAATTCTACCATTATATATTTATAGCTATATTTTTTTTTAAATTATATAATTTAAAAAATCAATTTTTTTTAAGTTTTTTAACTTTCTTCAGGTAAATTATTTATATCTATATTTGGACCACGCATTTTTTTCTTAGGTTGTTGTACAGATTTTGGAACATTCATAGAATTCATCATACCTAATAAATTAGCACCTGTTTTCTTTAAAATCATTTTAGATACAATAAATACTCCAGCATTAATTATAATCATAAATAATAATCTTAATTCAACTGGCCATTTAGATCCTGTTGGTACATAAGATTTTTCGCCTAACTCTATTAACAATTTTTCATATTGATTCATAGATAATATTTGCTGTTGTGTAAATCCTTGCATTTCAAGATTAAAAAAATTACCTAATAGAAATTCACATGCCATAAATCCGCCAATTAAATATTGTTTATAATTATCAACAGTTGAATCCAATGATAATCTTCTTACTGTATCGTCGTATGATTTTTTCATTGTATTATAATCTGTATGTACTGAATATTCCGGTATAGAACCATTTGGATATGATTTTTTTAATAAATCAAATTTAAATAATATTTCTCTTTTTAAATCTTCTTCTTCTTGTTCACTTCTAGAAACATTATTTACATCCCTTAAATATGTTTTTTTTACATATCCGCCTTGTGCCTCTAATTCAGCTAAACTTGGTGCTATATTATTTGAAGGATTTTTATTTATTACAGATATACTACTATTATCATCATAACTTCTTTGTCTACTATATTTATCTTTTACAGATTTTTTATCAGATGCTACTGTACTATCATCTGAATTATTATCTAATAATTCATTTAATCTATCCTCTAAATTTTCAATAGATGAATCATCATCGTCATCGTTTTTATATTTTTTCTTTTTTGATTCCTTAATACTACTTTTAGTACTACTAGTGTCAGTGTCATCATCATATTTTTTCTTTTTTTTATTCTTGTAATGTTTATATTTATCTTCTTCATCATCTTCTTCATATTTATCATCTTTATCTTTATTTTCATCAATTTCAAGATCTATATCATCTTTAATTTTATATTTTTTTCTATTTTTAAGTATATCTCTAAAATTATATTTATCATCATTCCTGTCACCATCTCTATCATCCCTGTCATCTCTATCATCCCTGTCATCTCTATCATCCCTGTCATCTCTATCATCCCTGCCATCTCTATCATCCCTGTCATCTCTATCATCCCTGTCATCCCTGTCATCTCTATCATCCCTGTCATCTCTATCATCCCTATCATCCCTGTTATCTCTATCACTATCTTTATCATGTTTTCTATCTTTTTTATCATCTTTGTCATTTAAAAATTTATCTAATTTTGATTCAAAAGTTTTATCTTTTCTGTTCTCTGCAATTGGATTATTATTTTTTTCTTTAATTTCATCTACAGGAGATATATTTTTTTTTGGACTATATTCTCTGTTAATTAAATCTTGTTTAATTTTACCTTTATTTTCTAAAAGTTCTAAATACAATCTTGGCATTCTAGGAAATACTTGTTCTCTATTATCCCGATTTTTTTCAGAATCAGATAATGGAACTTTAACAACTTGAATATTTTGTTTTATAGTCATTTACATAACAAATAAGACTACTTTAAGTTATATATTTAAAAAAATTGATTTTAAAATATTTATTTTTAAAATCAATAAATAATGAACTTTCAGCATTTATTATTAGATGGTGAAATTAACTTAAATATTCTAAATAAAATTATTAAGAATATTGGTAATATTAAAACATTAGAATATAAAAGTAGTAACGGTTTATCTTTTGTTTTCATTTCAGAAGAAAATAGCAATGTTTTTCAGTATTATAAGTATGAAAATACATGTATAAAAATTAAAAATATATTTGGAGCTTTATTAAGATGTAGTTTGATAAATAAGAAAATTTATTTTACCAAAGTAATTTATAACTTAAATTTTAATATATGTGATTTTCTTGCTAATTTTATAGAATACATTAATCAAGATAATATTATTGTTTGGCAAAAACATACATGTTTAAATTCTTTTTCAAAAGATGTATTGGTAGATATTCTTGTAAATAATATTGTAAAAATTTTATGGGATATTTCAAAAGGATTATATGGTTTACATTTTAATTTAATTTTACATGGAGATGCAAGAATTGATAATATAGCTATAAAAAATAATAATTTTGTTTTATTTGATTTTGATAGTTCTAATATGGGTAATGAAATAGTATCATTTAGAAAAGATAATTGGGATTTTTTAAAATCTCTTGAATTTAATATTGGAAAAGATAACTGGAAAAATATTTTAATTAGTCATCCATATATTTCCGACACAGATTTTATTATTAATGACATGCTTGAATATATATCTAAAAAATCAAGTAAAAATATAAATCTAGTTATTGAAGACTTAAATGCCCTGCAAATAATTATTTGATGATTTTAAACTTAAATAAAGTTTAAAATTATTTAGAAATATTTAAATATTTAGATTTCTTTAAATTTTTTTCAATAGTATTCCTACAAAATATACATGTATTATTGGTTTTTATCCATATATCTAAACATGTATTATGTATGGCATTTGAACAAATATTACACGTATAAAGATCCGCACCTAATTTATTATAACAAATAGAACATTCTTCGTCTTTATTTCTTGCTTGATCTATATTGTTGGTTGTATTTATTTTAAGTTTTAAAGTGTTATATTTTTCTAATAACATATGACAAACAATAGTAGGATCATCAAAAATGTTGAATAATTTAGAAATTATAATATATTTATCTTCTTCTTTTAACTTCTTATTCATAAATATATCTTTGGAGTATATTTTGCCTATCATACATATAACAAAACATATATGTTTGCAATATAAATTGTATTTATTACATTCATAAATATCGGGACAATCACAAGTTATATTTAAGTCATTAATGGTAATCGTGTAAATATTTAAGGTTGAACCAGTTAGCTTTATTTCAATACTCTTATCTGTAAGATTTTTTTCTAGCAAATATAAGCATTGATAATGAGATTTATTTATTCTTTCTTTTTGTTTTTTTGATATTAAATCTGACTTTATTAGACTTATCATTTATTAATTTATTTTAGCTTTTAAAATAATATATTAATTAGTTTTAATTTCATTTTGTTTTTAAAAATAGTAATTAAACAAAAAAAGATGTTTTTCCCTTTATGTTTTTAATTCTTTAAAGATTTAAAAATTTTTTTAAAGATTTGTGTTTTTATTTTTTTAAGGAGGAGGAGATGTTTTAAAAATAAAAACACACATTTTTTTTTTGTGTGTTATATATTTTAATTTTTTTTTAAAATTATAATTATATAAATAAAAAGTCGAAAAAATCATCTCCTCCGGAAAAACTTTTTTGTAACATCAACTTTTAAGTTTGATTTCAGGGGTCAAAAAAATCATCTCCTCCAGAAAAATTTTTAAAAAATTGATTTCATAATTTTAAAATTATATTAATAAATTTTAATATTTTTTAATTAAGATAATTTTAAAATTATAAAATTATAATTTAAAAACATATTTATACTTATAAAAGAGAATGAATTGTGAATATTGTAATACTACATTTAAAACAAAATCAGCTTTGAATAATCATAAAATTAAAGCTAAATACTGTCTTATTTTACAAGGAAAAATAGAACCTTCAAAAGAAGAGATATTTAAATGTAATCTATGTAATAAAATATTATCTTCTAAACAGTATCTAGAATTACATAAGGATAAATGTGAAGGTAAAAAACATAAAATAGATGTTTTTAAATGTAAACACTGTGATAAAATATTATCAACAAAACAAATGTTAGAAAATCATAATAATATTTGTAGTATAAAAAAAGAAAAAGATCAAACAGAATATAAAGAAAAACTTGAAAAAGAAATAAAAGAATATAAAAATCAACTTGAAAAACAAGATAAAGAATATAAAAATCAACTTGAAAAACAAGATAAAGAATATAAAAATCAACTTGAAAAACAAAAAAATGAATTAAAAGAAGAATATAAAAATCAACATGAAAAACAAGAAGATCAAATTAAAGATCTTCAAGATAAATTAGAAAAGTTAGCAATTAAAGCTATTGATAGACCTACTATAGTTTCAAATACAACAAATAATAATTTAAATATAGATTCAAGTATGAATTTTAATGATATAGAGCAAATTAAAGATATAATTGAAAATAATCTAAATATTAATCATATAGTTGATGGTCAAAAAGGACTTGCTAATTTTGTTAAAGAAATTATGTTAATAGACGATAATGGTAAATTAAAATATATATGTACAGATCCAAGTAGAAGTATTTTTAAATATAAAGATACAAATGGAGAAATAAAAAAGGATGTAGAAGCAAAAAAATTAACAGATTATATTTTAAAAGGAGGTATAAAAAAAAGAAGCGCTATAATAGGAAATGAATGGGTACAAAATGAAACAAATAATAAATTATATCTAGATAAATTAGAGATAATGATGGAATTTCAAGAAAATATTCATAAATTAGCTGAAAATAATACAAATTTTAAAAGAGAATTAGCAGCATTAACAAGTTAATTTTTACATATGTATATATTAGTAACATGGGTATGTTATTAATATTATTTAAAATAAATTATTCTTGATCTTCTAAATTAAGTATAATAATCCAAAAATATTTTTTCTGTAGGCAATTTATATTTTTTGATAATATTTAATGCTTCTGTAACATCATTTATATTAATTTTAAATTTTAAAGATTTATCCAATGTAAATACGCGTTTAGAATGTACCATTTTAATTTTTGAAATAAAAGTTTCACAATCTCCTCCTGCATTTTTAAAATATTCTTTATTTGTTTTAAAAAATTCTATCAAATCTTTTTTTTCAACATTTAATTCCCATTTAATGTCAGCTATCATTTTAGTAAAAATTTCTGCAAGATCTTCACTTGTATAATCATCTATTTTATGAACCCACGGAAAACGTCTTTCTAATCCAGGATTAATAGACAAAAAACATTCTTTTACCTCTTTTTCATATCCAGCTACAATACAACAAAAATCATTTTTATGTTCTGACAAAAATCCACATAGAGTATCAACTGCTTCTTTAGAAAATGAATCTTTATCCTTTTGACCGGCTCCTAAAGAATATACTTCATCTATAAATAAAACACCCCCTATACAAGAATTTAATAATTTTGTTGTTTTTACAGCAGTTGAACCTAAATATTCACCAACTAAATCAGCTCTTCCAGCTATTTTAAATGATCCTTTGTTTGATAAAATTCCAATGTTTTTATAAATTAATCCAATAATTTTTGCGGCACTAGTTTTTCCAGATCCAGGATTGCCCATAATTATTGTGTGTAAATATTCTTCATTTTTATTTTTTAAATGCATATTTTGCAGGTAATAAATAACTTGATAAAAAATAGATTCTTTTAATGATTTCATACCAATCATATTATTTAATTCTTCTAAATGTGGAAGAATATTCCACAGCATCATAATATCTATATTTTTATAAAATTTTTTTTTATTACCAATGTCAATTAAATCTTTAAGAGAATTCACTGGAGGACAATCTTCAAATTTAATTATAGGTCGAGACTTTTTTGTTTTCTTTGGTTTTTTTGTCTCTGGTTCTATATCTATATATTCTTCTTCATCCTCCTCACTTTCAGTAAAGAGTTTTCTCTTAGGCATTTTAAATTATTATTTAATATTTTAAATAATAATTAAATTTTAAAAATTATATTTTTTCAATAAATACTCTATAACCCTTATGTAATATATTAATTTTTTTCTCAAATTTATTTAAAAAATATTCCACACCCATAAATGGACTTTCAAGAAGTATATCTTTGTTGTAAAGAAAATCATCTATACCAATTATCCCTCCTTTGTTTAATAAATTAAAACTTAATATTAGATCAGTATAACAATCCATTAAAAGATGTGAACCATCTATGTATATATAATCAAATTTAATATTTTCAGAAATCATATTTAATAAAATATCCGCAGAATCACCTTTAAATACATTCATATTTTGTATACCTGCTACTTTAATATTATTGTAAAAAATTTGTTCAATCTTATTCTCTTCTAAGTTTGAAACAATATGAATTTTTGATTTTTCTCTATCATCTGATATTATACTATCATATTCAATATAATTTTTCCACTTATCAATTACAGTACCTTTAGAGTTTGGTAATAATTCCAAAATTTTTATAATAGACGTACCGGAAAATGTTCCAATTTCCAAAACATTAATTTCTTTATTTGTATATTTCCACTTAATATATTCTAAAATTTTAATATAACTATCATAAGAATTTGAATTAGGTGGTAAATCATTAGTCCAATTATACATATCCCCATAATTAAATCTTTTATCAATATTTTTAATATGTGGTGCAATAATTTCCTGTTCAGAATTAAATTTTACTTTTTTACTCTGAAAATCTTCTATATAATTTTCTAAAAAATCATTAGCTCTATTTTTCCAAGACATGTTTTTAGCCCATTTATAATTTTCTTCAATAAGTTTATTTTTAAGTTCTTTATTTTCTAAAACATTAAATAATTCTATTAATGCTTTGTCTTGCCAGTCACTTATATATGGATCTAAAAGTTCAATACTATCTAAAAATACACCCCTATTTCCAACAGATTCAGCTAATGATCCAAAATTTCTTGTAATAACAAATGTTTTTGTTAAAGCGGCTTCTAATGCAGTCAGACAAAAAGTTTCTAAAAATGTACAAGGATAAAACCATATATCACTTGATAACCAATTTTCTGCTAATTGTTTTTTGCTAGTCCATCCGTGATAAAAAATAGATTTATCTTTATTTGATAAAATATTTTTAATTAAGTTCATTTCTTCGGGTCTAACATTATTTGACCATTCGTTATTTATGTCACAATGTAAATGTAATGTAGCTTCTGGATATTTTTGTAATATTTTTGGCCACATTCGTAATAAAGGTAATAATCCTCTTGTAGGAAAAGATGAATAAATAAACTTGTAAGGTATTTTTTTAATATTTTCATTGTAATTAAATAATTGTTGATCAATACCATAATTAAATGGAACAGCAATATCTTTTAAAGAAGGAAATATATTTGTAAAATGGTTAGTATGCCAGTTTGATAACAAAAATACTTTTTTTAATTTTTCATTTGTTGGTATAACCATTGCTGTTGGTAAAACTAAATCATGTAATGATATGTATACATTTTTAATATTTTCACATTGTAAACATGTAGGTGTATATTCTGTATATCTACCTACTATGCAAGTATCAATATAATTTTCTTGTACAAAATTAAAAAAATCCATAATTGGATAATATTTTACTCCATTAAATATCTCCTGTTCAACACAATTACAAAAAACAATTACTTGATAATATCCGGTTTTTTGAATATATTTAGACATTTCAATAACAAATGTTTCAGAACCGCCTATGCCTTTTAAATTAATATCTTTCCCAGACCAATTAATAAATCCTCCATCAAATAAAAAACAAAAATAAGGTTTATTTGAAGTATTTTGTTTAATTTTATTTTTTAATCTTGAATATGGTATAATATTTAATATTTTATATATACTATTCCAAGCTCTTACAATATTATAATCAAATTGATTGTAAATATCTTGATATATTTTTTCTGTGTTATTCGTATTTTTTTCTAAAAATAAATTACTTGCTTCTTCTCCTGTTTTATAATCATCAAATAAATAACATAATTCAGTTAAAAATTTAGGTAAAAAATAAAAAGATAATGTTGGTTTTAAACTATATTGACTATCTAATGGATATCCAAGCATAAATCCTACTTTAAATAAATCATATGCTTTTTTAAAATTATTTAAAACATCAACTCCATTTTTAGCTTCCAAATAATAATGAATAGCTACAAAGTATAGACTATCAGGTCTCTTTTTATCCATATTATAAGCTTTAAAATACAATTCTTCACATTCATTCCAAGGTTTATTTATTTTAAAATTACCAATTCTAGCAGCTTCAAAAATAGCGTCAATTTTTTCCTGAAAAAAACCTTCATCTTTATGGTTCATTCTTTCTATATAATATTTATATGATAATTCATATTCTCCTAATAAATTGTATGTTTGGCCAAGATAATAGTGTGCTCTTGAATCATCGGGATATTCTTTTATTGTACCATATAATAATTCTAGGTCAAGTTTCTTTCTATCCATAGTTCTAGTTTGCATATAATCAGATCTAAAATCAAAGATATATGAATGAATAATCGGGACCATTACATTCTTATTATTTTTTGGAGTTATTACTTCATGAATTCTATAAATATATCTTAAATTTGATTCACTTTTAATAATTCTATTAGAAGTATATTGTACATCATCACTTTGAATATAAAAACTAAAAGATGTTGCAATTTGATCACCACGTACTGTATTCAAAAAATCTCTTATAGCACCCTTAATAATATATGTATCATCTAATGTAATTATAAATTTACAACTTTTACCAGCTAAATCTAAACATCTATTTCTACTTTCTCTAAAATTTATAAATGGCTCTTGATATAATTTACCTTTTTTCTTTCCAACTAAAATTTTATTTATGATATCAATGGTATTATCAGTGCTTCCTGTATCTAATATAGTCCATCTATCAATTATATGTAAATTTTCATTTAATATTTTTTCCAGACTATCCCCTCCATTTTTAATTATCATCGCTAAATTAATTAAATTATCATAATCTAAATTTTCCCCTTTAATATAATAACTAAATTCTTCTAAAAATTTATCTAATATTTCATGATGAACACATACAATATAATTAGTATTTGATAGATAATATATTTTATGGGTATTTTTATCTATATGGTTTATCAATGATCTATTAGATAAAATAATTTTTGAATTTATATTTAAGTACAAATTCAATTCACTTAAAATTACAACAATATCTGTCTTAATATTTAATTTTTCAAATGTTATATTTTTAATATTATAGTATTCAGCATTTTTTTTTAAATTTATAAGATTATTACTGCTATTACCAATAAAAATTCTTGTAAAATTATCAGAACATTTAATAGGAATATATCCACCATGTGTTATGTTATGAAAACAAATACTCTTTTCTGAAAATAAAAAAGATAGTTCATTTAGCAGAGAAATAATTCTTTCATGTTCTCCTAAATTTTCAAGAATATTTAGATTGTTAAATTCATCATGATATTTTTGACAGTATTCATTTTCATTGACAATAAAAGGTTCTGAATTAATATCTATTTTTTTTGACATTTCTATTTAAAAATCAATCTTTTAAATAAAAATTATTTTAAATCTTTAAGGGTATAAATACTTAAATTTTCATTATGATATTCATCTAAATATAGACATCCTTTTAAAAAAAAATTATTTAACTTAATATTGCACTGAATATTATCATCCAACTTTTTAATTTGTAAACATTCTTGATATTTTTCATATAATCTTTTACACGTTTTAAGTTTATTATTATGTTCAATAACAGAATTCATTTATATTATAAAAAAATGCTTTAAATTAAAAAAAATAAAAACTTTCTTATATATAAAAATGAATAAGTTATTTGGTTTTGATTTAGATGATTTTAATGTAAATTATCCAGGTGTTTATGATGTATATAAACAAAATTGTAATATGCCAAATCCTACTGGTGATCAAAAATCAAGTTGTTGTCAAAATGCTTGCAATAGTGTTTGTAAAACCTCTGATTGTAATGGTGGCGCAGCTAGCTGTATTTTAAATTGTCCTCCAGATGTTTTTATGGAGACATCTCAAATGAAAAATAAGTTATTTGGTTTTGATGTGGCTGATTTTGATATAAATTATCCAGGAGTTTATGATGTTTATAAGAAAAATTGTGATATACATAATTCGACTAGTGATCAAAAAACAAAGTGTTGCCAGACTGCTTGCAATGTTTGTAACACTGCAAATTGCAATGGTGGTGTAGATAGTTGTATTTTAAATTGTCCACCAGATGATTTCCATATTATACCATCATCTCCACAAGATAATAGTGGGGTTTTTAATAAATGTGTAGGCGCAAATATACCCGGGCGATGCCCACGTGATGGAAGGATTGAAAAATGTTATACAGAAGGTTGTAAAAATGATCGTACATGTATGGATGATAACGGTGGATGGTTTCAAAATTTTTGTGATGATGAAGGTGATTGGCCAGGACATACTAATGTCCCTCCTGTATCTCCTGATATTCCACCGTATGGTCCAACCCCTTCTAAACCAAAGCCTAGACCTAGACCTAAACCTTCTAAACCAACACCTTCTAAACCAGACCCAACCCCAACACCTTCTAAACCAACACCATCATCACCTTCTAAACCATTAGCACAAAGTGGTTTATTTTCAAATTTATCAACTCCTCAGATTGTTGGAATAAGTATAGGAGGTATTATTATGTTAGTATTAATAGTATTAATAATTGCTAAATTAGTTGGTAATAAATATTAAATTTATTTCTTAATTAAGAAACAAATTTGGAACTTTCTTGTATTTTTAAACAAGCTTTTGTCTTTTGATGAGCAGATAAATTATTTTTATGTTTTATTTGTTTATTGCAAAATTCACACACAACTTTTTCATCTTTTGGTCTAGATTCTTTTATCTATTATACTTTGGATTTTATACTCTCCTTTCTTTCTTAAAGATGGAAGTATTTCTTCGCATACTACTTCTTGAAATTTTTGAGCTATTGGCTTATTTGAACGCATTATTAGTTTATATAGACCTGCTTCATTAATAATTATCATGTTTTGATCTCCACCAAAGGTGTTTAATAACTTTAAACCCCTCCATTTTTCTGGTAAAATTTTTAACGCATTTGTAATATTTGGTAGTTCAAGTATATTACATATGTCTTTGGCTACAAACCATGGTTCATTATAAGAACCTATAACTCTGATATTTTTTCATTAAAAGAAACTGTTTCATCAATTCCATTTTAATATAAAATGTTAAATCTTTAAATAGGTATTATTTTTTTTTAAAATAAAAATAATATCTATTTAATTTATCAAGAATCTTTTGAACCTAAATATAATATAGTTATAAATTAAAATTGAATTATAATTTTAAAAATTTTCAAAATAATTAATAATATAATGGAACAAGACGTACGAGATTTAGATGAAGTAATTTTTGGTATTTTATCAGAAAAAGACATTAGAGATATATCAGTATGTCAAATAGACAATCCTAAGCTGGGAGATAAGAATGGTGGTTATGGAACTGTTTATGATCCTAGAATGGGACCTATCGAGAATAATAAAAATTGTGAAACATGTAATATGGACATATGGAAGTGTAGCGGTCATTATGGTTTTATAGAAATGAATGAGCCTATAATTCATCCATTATTTTATAAAAGAGTAGTTGATTTTTTAAGATGTGTATGTATTAAATGCAATAATTTATTAATAACAGAGGATCAAATAAATTTAAATGGTTTAATTAAAATAAAATCTACAAAAAGATTTGATAAGATATTGGAAAAAATAGAAAAAATTGATATGTGTCCAGTTTGTTCTCATCCTCAACCAGATATTAAATATACATCAACGGATAATAATATATCAATGGTTTACAAACAAAAAGATAAAGGTAAAATAAGTATAGTAATACCTGTTGATGATATTAAAAAAACTTTTGAAAATTTAACAGATGAAAATGTAAAATTACTTGGATTTAATCCTGATTTAGTTCATCCTAAAAGTTTAATTATGTCAGTTTTCCCTGTTATTCCATATTGTTGCCGTCCATTTGTCTTAGCAGATGGTCAAACATGTGATGATGATTTAACTATCCAGATAGTTGAAATTATTAAAGCAAATAATCATTTAAAATTTGAAGATGGAGAAGCACCTTTAAATGATGTAAAAAGACAAAAATATATACAAACATTAAAGTTTAGAATATCAACATTTTATAATAATTCTCAAAATCGTGCAAAACATACAACAAATGGGAGACCTATTAAAGGATTAAAAGAAAGAATTACTGGTAAAGAAGGCTTAATCAGAAATAATATAATGGGAAAGAGATGCTGGATAAAAGGTACTAAAATTCTTTTATGGAATGGTAATATTAAAAATGTTGAAGATATTAAAATAGGCGATGTTTTAATTGGAGATGATGGTACTCAAAGGGAAGTTTTAAATTTATGTTCTGGAGAAGATAATATGTATAAAATACATCAAAATAATGGAGATGATTACATTGTAAATTCTGAACATATTTTATCTTTGAAATTTACAAATACAAGAAATATTAAATGGAATGATAAATACGGATGGTTTGTTCAATGGTTTGATAAAAATCTATTAAGAATAAAAACGGAAAAAATTAAACCTTCAAAATATAAAACAAAAGAAGATGCCTTCAAAGAAATAGAATTATTTAGAGATACATTAAATAATGATGATACTATTGATATTTCTATAAAAAATTATTTAAAATTATCAGATAAAAATAAAAAATTATTGTTTGGTTATAAATTAAATAAACCTGTTAATTGGTGTTATAAAGATATAGAAATAGACCCGTATATTTTAGGTATGTGGTTGGGAGATGGAAGTTCTAGAGGAGATTCTTTCACATCAAATGATATTGAACTTGTCGATTACTGGAAAGATTGGGCTTCTAATAATAATTTGGTTATTAAAAAACATGATAATATTCATTATGGAATCACATATAAAGGTAAAGGAATTAAAAATATATTTTTAGAAACACTGAAAAAATACGATTTAATAAATAATAAACATATACCTGATGATTTTATTTATAATGATGAGAAAACAAGACTTTCTTTACTTGCTGGTTTAATAGACACAGATGGTTCTGTTGAACAAGATGGTGTTACAATAAGAATTACACAGTCATATGAACATTCAAAAATTATTGATAAAACGAGATTTATAGCAACTTCTTTGGGATTTCAAACAAGTTTATATCAAAAAAAAACTACTTGGTTCCATAAAAATATAAAAAAAAATGGTATTGCATTAATTTTAACAATATCCGGACATGGAATAGAAAATATACCTACAATATTGCCAAGAAAAAAATGTAGACCTCCTAAAAATAGAATACTTACAATTTCAAATATTAAAGTAGAACCATATGGTATTGATAAGTTTTATGGTTTTGAAATAAATAACAATAGAAGATTTTTACTTAAAGATTTTACAGTAGGACATAATTGTGAGTTTACAGGGAGAACTGTTATAGGTCCTGAACCTACATTAAAAATGGGACAATTAGGAATACCAAAAGAAATAGCTGAAAATTTAACACTTCCCGTACAAGTTACAAATTTTAATTATGAATATCTTACTAATTTAGTCAATGATGGTAAAGTAAATATTGTTAAAACAAAAGGGGGTGAAAAAATAAATATTCATCATCATATTTTTAATCGCGGAACTAGACTAAATCATGGAGATATTATTATTAGAAAAGATGAAAATACTGGAAAAGAACTAGAAATGGTTATTAATAATGGAAAAGAAATGTTAAAACCAGGTGATAGATTAAAAAGAAATGATGAATTTATTAAAAATATTAAATATCCTGAAAAAAGAAAATATCATCTAAATATAGGTGATATATGCGAAAGACAACTTCAAAATGGTGATATTGTATTATTAAATAGACAACCGACTAAACCTATACAGTTAAGGTCGGAACAGATGACTGCCTAATTAGTTGAGTAAGATACTAATTAGGATAAACAGTGTAACTTACTCTTTAATATAATCATCTAGTCAATAATTTTATTATTGGCAAGACTCCTCAATTGCGGGAAACCCCTTAGAGCCTTAATTACCGCGATTTTAAAGAAATTTAAAATGCAGCAGTAGGGTAATGACCTCACGGATGGTAAAAACATTAAGGATTGGGCAATCCGCAGCGAAATTCTAAGGGTAAAAACGTGACTACCTAAGAATAGCGTTCAACGACTGACTACGAATTTTTAAAATTTAAGAAAAGTATCGACAAAGAAGTATGTGAAGAAAAGAAATTAATCATATCTCATTTTGAAACTCATAATTTCTATCATTCTAAATAAAAAATAAATAAAATAAAAAATAAAAAATATAAGTCCACTAATTATAAAAATTTGAACTATAAAACATATGTAATCACAAGTTTTATAATTTTCATTATCTTGTTGAATTTCATTATCGTTTTCGATTTCAATTATTGCGAATGTCATTATATAAAAATTAATATAAAATTAGAAATTTAAAATCAATTTTAAAAATTAATAAATAGAAATATTTTACTAAAAATAATCCGGAAAAAATCATTAATTAAATAAATAATTTGTAGTCGCAACGGGAGTCGGCCTGAAAGAAGTCACGTTCTTAATGATGGTCTAAGGTATAGTCTAATCCTTATTGAAAAATAAGGTGTAAATGTTACATGTAGGTAGTATGATGGCACAAGAAATTGTCATACATGATGGGAAAACATTTAGATTTAATTTAAGTATTGCGAAGAGCTTCAATGCCGATTATGATGGAGATGAAATGAATATCCACGTCCCCCAATCATTAGAAGCTCAAGCAGAAATGCGTTTAATATCTGCTTCAAAAAATTTTATAATATCAGCACAAAGTAGCAAACCAAATATGTGTATTGTTCAAGACTCATTATTAGGAGCATATAGAATGACAAAAGGAATACAACTATTAAGAAAAGATCAATTTTATGATATATCTATGAAAACTGGATTATCTTTAAAAGATGTACAAAATAAAATACAAACTATAAGAAAAGTATTTAAAGAAAAAGGGAAGAAAGCTCAATGTTTTCACGGAAAAGGTTTAATATCATTGGCTTTTCCAAATGACTTAAATTATGAGAAAAAAAATAATACAAATCCTGATGAACCAATTGTTAAAATATATAAAGGAGTATTATATGAAGGCACATTAGATAAAAGCACATTAGGTGCAGTATCTAATTCCTTAATTCAAATTATTCATAAAGAATATGGCCCAGATATAACAGCAACATTTATTGATTCAGTTCAATTTATTACAAATAATTGGTTATTAATAGATGGATTTTCAATAGGTATTGGTGATTGTTTAGTTCAAGACCCTAAAAAATCAGAAGAAATTAGTGATGTTATTAAAAAATGTTTAATTGAAGCAGAAACTATTAAAAATACCACTTCTCATCCTGGAATTAGAGAAGTTAGAATTACTGCTGCGTTAAGTAAAGCAAAAGATATTGGATTAAAAATTGCAAAAGATGCTCTTGATCAAAATAATAATTTTCTCTCAACGGTAAAAAGTGGATCGAAGGGGGACTACTTTAACGTAGCGCAAATCACAGGGTTACTTGGACAGCAAAATTTATTAGGTCAAAGAGTTAATCCTGTATTAAATAATGGTAAAAGAACTTTGCCTCATTATCCTTTTGAAAATTTATCTATTGAGATGGAATATGAGTCAAGAGGTTTTATTGATTCATCCTTCATTGTTGGTCTTAACCCAAAACAATTTTATATGCACGCAATGAGTGGGAGAGAAGGCTGTTGCGATACGGCGATGAATACAGCAGTATCTGGTTATATTCAAAGAAGAATTGTAAAATTAACAGAAGATATAAAAGTCCAATATGATGGTACTTGTAGAGATACAATAGGATCAACATACCAATTAGCATATGGTGAAGATGGTATAAATCCATGTTCAACTGTTAAAGTTGGTAAAAATCAAGAAATAGTTGATATACAAAGTTTAACAAATAAATTAAATATAAAATATGAAGATAGTTTAAAAAGACCTTCAAAAAAACAGAAGACAACATCAAAAGATTTAAATGAAATTTTTGCAGAAATGTCTCTATAAAATTATTTTATACTTAATTGTAAGTATAAAATAAATCCATAAATTTTTGTTTTATAAAAAAAATCACTTTGATAAAAAATGTGTAAATTTAAATTCTTATTTAAAGACATGATTTATATAATTATAAAACTAAAATGGAAAAGTTAAATATTGCAGACCTTATAGAAAAAAATTCTATTACACGTCTTACAAAGGACTATGAAAATAAGTTTTTAATAAAAATAAAGGAAAATTTTAACGATAATCAACAACAGTTATTTGTGGCTAGCTTTTACTGCTTCTTAAATTATGATAAGAAGAATGATTTTATAATAGATTTTGATAATGTCTGGAAATGGTTAGGATATACAAGAAAAAGTGATGGTAAAAGAGTACTAGAAAAATTTTTTGTTATCAATGTTGATTATAAAGTTGAAAAAGCTGCTCCACCGATCTCCGCAAAAGTTTTAGAAAATACTTTTGCGGAAGTCTCCGCAAAAGTAGAAATGGGTAGACCAACAGAAAAAATTATATTATCTGTAAATACCTTTAAAAAGTTTTGTTTGAAGGCAGATACAAAGAAAGCGGAGGAAGTTCACGATTATTATATTAAATTAGAAGAACTATTACAAGAAACAGTTAATGAAGAAACACGTGAATTGAAAGAACAATTATATCTAAAAAATAATGAAATTGATGAAAAAAATAGTAAAATAAGTGAATTGAGCAAATATGTTATAAGAAAATTTACTACAAAATTTAAATTAGGAAATTGTGTTTATTTTATAAAATCATCTGAAATAAAAGATAAAATTAAGATTGGAAGTACAATAAATATAAATTATAGAATTAGTGATTTAAGTACAGGCTCTCCCGAATATTTTGAGGTTATTGAACTTTTTTATACTGAATTTCATGTATTACTAGAAAAATCTATAAAAGAAATATTTGGAAAGTATCGTATATCGGTAAATTGTGAATGGTTTGATATTTCTGTTATAGATGAAATAAAAAATTTTGTAATAAGTCAAATTGAACTATATAATATTTACAAAAAAAATTCCAATATAAATACAATAAGTGATGTAGTAGATGATATACCGATGTATGTAAACGAAAAAGAATGTTTAGATTGTAATCAGGTTTTAAATCATAAATTTTTTTTCTTCATAAATAAAGATGCTAGAATGTATTATGAAAAATGTATTTCTTGTTATGAAAAGGAAAATGGTTCTGACAAAAAACAGTGTTCTAAATGTGTAAAAATTAAAGATAAAATAGAATTTATCATAGATAAAACAAAAAAAGATGGTTTAACATATGAATGTAAAGACTGTAGAAATGAGTTTCAAAGAGATCGAAAAAAAGAATTAAAAGAAAAAAATAAAGATGTTGGTAAAATAAATTGTACTAAGTGTAATGAATTTAAATTGGAAAAAATGTTCTTTATTTTAAATGATGATGTAGAAAATATTCAATATTCAGAAGAATGTAAAGAATGTTATTGCGAAGAACATGGAAATAGTAAACAATGTTTTACATGTAAAGAAATTAAATTGTTTAAATTTTATGGTAAAAATTCTATTACTAGTGATGGGTACGAAACTTATTGTAAAGCATGTAGAAAAATTAAAAGAGATAAAGAAAGTTCTGAAAAAAGAGAACAAGAAAAAAATAATAACAAAAAACAATGTACAAAATGTCAAGAATTTTTAAAGTTTAATATGTTTTTAAAATACATTGATAAAGATGGTAGTATTACGGGATATTATTATGATGAATGTATGAATTGTTATGATTCATTACAATGTAATAAATGTAATATTATAAAAGAAAAAACTCAATTTTCAAAAGATTCGTCAAAACGTACTGGGTATAGAACTATATGCAAACTATGCACAAATAATGGGTAAAAAACATTTTATACTTACAGTTAAGTATAAAATTTTAATGAAGCTAGTGGGGTTCGAACCCACGAGTGCGAACACAGATGATCTTAAGTCATCCCCCTTGGACCGCTCGGGCATAGCTCCAATATTAATATGATAAATCTTTAAATCATAATTATTTAATTTGGCAAATTTTTCATAGGCAAATATCCAGTACTTGAATTAGGAGTATATGTATAATGACATTTTGACATATATTTAGGATTGCCATACAAAGCAGGAATATTAGTTCTATAAGGATTTTCTAAAGGGCCTGGCCATCCAGAATAAGTATTACACCAACACTCTTTATGTCTTATAAATAAAGAAGAAATTACAATAATACCAATGCCTATAAAAAAATAAAATAAAAACATTTTAATATATAAAATTAAAAAAAATAAATTATAAAAATAAAATGACAAATGATCTTCTTCAGTATTTACCAGTTATAATACCATCAATATTAGGATATGGAACCGCTATGTTTTGTGGAGTTCAAAGTAGTTCAGGAATTGTTGTACCTATAAGACCTCCACCAGTTGTGTTTTCAATAGTATGGCCAATATTATATATAATGTTAGGAGTATCTTGGTATTATTCAAGAAAAATTAAAACTTTATTATCAGATATATTTTATGGAACTTTAGTGTTTTTATTGAGTTTATGGATAATTATCTATTCATGCAAAAATAATAAGTTAGGTGGTGTATATATATTAATATTATCAATAGTTTTTAGTTTATTATCTTATACTGTAGGTGATTTAACAAGTCAATTATTAATAGTTCCATTAATAGGATGGTTATTATTCGCTACAATATTAAACATATTTGAGGTGCAATTATTAAATTAAATTTTTATACTTTAAAAATAAGTATAAAAATTATTCATCATATTCTTCTTCAAATTCTTCTTCCTCTTCTTCAATTTCTTCTAAATCATCGTCTTCCTCTTCTTCCTCAAGATTTTCATCATCATTTTCAATATTAACATCTTCATCTAATTCTTCTAATTCATCATCATTTTTATTATTTTTAGTATCTAAATTATCTGGAATAACATATGAAAATTTATATTTATTACATAAATTAATATCATCCTTTGTTAAAGGAGAAACAGAACCATCAGCGTTTTGTTTTCCATAAACTTTTTTTTCTTTATTATCAAAAATAAAAGATGTTTCTTCATGCTCAAAATTATTAAATTTATTACGTTTAATAGCTATACTTGGAACCTTAGCTACTAATTTTGAATTAATATTTTCAGAAGACTTGACGGTAATTTTTTTAGTTTCTTCGTCAGATAATATTTCTATTAATTCGGCTTTTGTTCCCTTTGCTTTCAAATTTTTGGTTTTACATAGTTCAACTAATTCAGGTTTAGTTAGTCTTGATAATGAATTAACAATTTTTTGCTTACTATCATCATATGGTTGTTTTTTCTCTTCTTTATTTTCTAAGTTATCAATAGAATTCCAAATATTTAATAGTTGTTGTTTATCTATGTTAAATTTAAGAGCAACTTTTTCAACATATTTTGTAACAGTATCATCTACTGCATTTTGTATGATTTTAGAGAATGACATTTTTTATTTTATTCCCTTAACTTATTTTTTAAATATCAATTTTTTTTATTAATAATATTATTTTAAATATAACTTTAAATTAAGGTGCTAAAAAAATTAATTCTATTATTTTTAGTTTTTTCTGATAGTTGTTTATAGTTAATTATAAAATTAGCACCATTTAATATCATTTGTGCAATATTCACGGTATTTTCACCTTCAAATATATTGTTATTATTTAAATATTTAATTAAATCATTAATATAAAAATTATTATATCTTCTACCTCTTTTTTCTGATTTTATTAACCCACGATTAAATTTATGAGCATATTTATTTTTTGGAGACATAACATCTTCAGCAAATTTAACTTTTTTCTTTTTAGGTGGTGTATCTACTCCATCATCCTCATCTCCATCCTCATCTCCATCCTCATCTCCATCCTCATCTCCTTCATCCTCATCTCCATCCTCATCTCCATCCTCATCTCCATCCTCATCTCCATCCTCATCTCCATCCTCATCTCCTTCATCTTCATATTCCTCCATATTTTCTTCCTCGTTATCACTTTCTTCTTCATAATCATAATCTTGTTCTTCTTCGTCCATATCTTCTTCATTTTGTTCTTCTTCTATATTTTCAAAATTATCATCCTCGGTAAATTCAAATGTTTTTGTTTCTTCATTATATTTTGGTACTTGAATTTTGATGGGATTTTCCTTTTCTACATTATCTTGTGGATTATCCTGTGAATTATCCTCACTTTCTTTAATAAAATCATCTTCTAAAATGTTAGGTTCTACATCTATATTTACTATTTTTTTTGTGTTTAAAATAATAGAAACTGCCAATTCTACATCTATAATTTCTATTTTAAAATCAATAAATTTTTCTTTCGCAGTAATAAAATTATATTTTTTTTTATCTATATTTATTATTATTTTTAATACATTTATAATTGCTGATAAAATACAATTTAATTTATTATTTGCAGTAGGAATAATTTTTAGGCATAAATTATTTCTTGAAACAATTATTTCAGACTTATAAAGTATTTGTTGAACTTTAAACAATGTTGGATCTGTAATATTTATAATTAAAAATTTAATAATTGAAAAAATATAAGCCCACAATACAAAATCATAATTATCCAATTTATTCTTATATTGTTTAATATGATTTCTAAAATTAACATTAATATTTTTTGTATCAATACTTTTACGTAATTTAAACATATCTTTACATTGTCCATATATATTAGATAATATAACTACAATAGCATCTTTTTTATCAAATGTAATGCTTGTATTATATTTATCTTTGTAATATTCTCTAAATTTAATTATTGTTTTACACATATCGTCGCTCTTTAAATTAACCCATTCTTTCATTGCTAAATTTTCATATATATTGTTAAAATCTTTATCTGTTAACAAACTTGTATCAAGTCTTGAATTTAAAATATTATTTCTTAAATTCATTAAATATTTACCTACAAAATTCTTACCATTAACAATCATAGATTTTCTTCTAATAGCCAATATTAATTCTTCAACAGATTTATATAATTTTGGATTTACATTGTAAGAAATTATTTTTTTAGTTCCTAAAATACCATCTTGGTTATCATTATAAATAATATTTTTATTTTCTGTTTTTAATAAAATATTTTGATAATTAATATTCGCAAACTTAACATCAAGTGCTTCTTTTGCTAATTTCTCAAATTTCTCAACATCTTTTGTATCTGTTATATAGTCTAAATATTCAGCTAAATATTTATAAGAAATAAATTTTGAAGGTGGGTTCTTTAACATTGCAAAATTATTATTATACTCTTCTTTTGAATAATTTAAAATATAGTTATACGCATTTTGAATTGTATCTATTCCTTTTACCAATGTAAATAATTTTGCATATAAATAATGAGATACTGTAGGATATTCAAGACCATCTATGTTTAACATTCCAGTAAAATATATTGGTGACAGTAACTCTAAACCATATTTTTCAATGATATTTGAATTTGAAGGATTTCCAGGTTTTATAATAACAGGTTTTAATCTATTTACATCAATAGGAGGAGATTTTATTTTTACATCTTCTTCTTTAACAGTTTCTGAAATAGAAAATTTATTTGGATCATATTTCCATCTTTTTAACATCTCGGAAATTTGTTGTTCTGTATAGAAAGGAAGTACTTTATATTTTATTTCGTCCTTATTATATTCTTCTTGTTGTTTTTCTTCCTTAGTTGGAATATATTTTTTTAAATTACGAATAACAGTTTCATATTGTTTTTTAGCTTCTCTCTCTTTAATTGGATTATATTTCCATTTTTTTAACATTTCAGAAATTTGTTTTCCTGTATATAAAGGAATTTTTTCTCCTGTATTTTTATCAACTTTTTTTATACTACGTAGTGAAGCAATATATTGTTTTTTAGCAACAGCCTCTTTGTCTTCTTTGTACATTAATCCCATCTCTTTCCTTTCTTTTCTTAATTCTTGTTTTCTTCTTAATTGTGTTTCTTTATCTTTATATTTATCTTCTTCTTGCATTAATTCCATTTCTTTTTTTTCTTTAGTTAATTCTTTTTTTTGTTTTTTTATAGTTTTTTTTTGTTTTTTTAACCATTCTTCAAATTCTTCATCTGTTTTAAAAATATAATCATTAACTTCGTATGTATCTTCATCTTTTTTTTGTTTTGTAATTTTCTTTTGATTTTTTAGCCATTCTTTAAATTCCTTATCTGTATAATCATCGTCTTCACTATCTGAATCTGATGAAATACCGTCACTAGAATTTTGACTAAGTTCTTCTAGATCTTTCATAAATTCTTTATCGCCATAATCCATTGAATTAAATGAATATTTGCTTTCTTGTATACCATCTTCTTCGTCTAATGGTGACATACCTGGATTATCTGGATCATATAGTTCACCTTCATATGATGAAGATTCTAACACAAAAGGCGGAGGAGATGTCGGTATATAATCAGGATTATATGTAGGTGATGTCGGTATATAATCAGGATTATATGGAGGTGATGTCGGTGTATATGTAGGTGATGACGGACTATATGGAGGTGATGAAGGACTATATGTAGGTGATGATGGTGTATATGTAGGTGATGAAGGACTATATGGAGGTGATGTCGGTGTATATGTAGGTGATGATGGTGTATATGTAGGTGATGATGGTGTATATGTAGGTGATGATGGTGTATATGTAGGTGATGATGGTGTATATTTTTTTTTATCAATATCTAGAAAATTAATATCATCAATATTAATATTTTTTGAAATAGTTATTTCTTCTTCTGTTGGAATATATGTACTCATAATAAGTTCTAAAACTTCTTTTTGTACAGGATTTTTAAAATCTTTAGAGGTATTATAAATATTATTTTTAAGTGCATCTAAATCTTGATAAGAAGTAATTCTGGAAATCAATTGATTTTTTGCAACTAAATATAAATTAGGATCTAAATCAGGAAATTGTTTTTTAATAAGATTATCAATGAAAATATTAAATATTTTATTTTTAAGATTTAATTCTTGTTTTATAGCAAAACTTTGTAAATTTTTTCGAATATTAAATATTAAAACATTGGGATATGAAATAGCAAGGTTAATTATTTTATTATCATAATAAGGACTATTATATAAATCTAGAATTATTGTTTTAGAAGGAACTTTTTTTAATAATTTTTGTCTTCCATATTTATTAATAATTTCATCAAAAGTAAGACCAAAATATGAATTTAAATCATCACTATCGTCATTGAATGCAAATTCAAGTGCATATTTAGCTAAATATATTTTGTAAATATTTTCATTTCTGTCGAATAATTCTTTCTCTCTTTTGTTTTTATTTAAAACTTCATTTCTAATTTGAACCATAAAATTACCTAGTTTATTTTTACCTTTACTATCTCTGCCATCGCCTAGAAATTTATTCTCAGATTGATAAATAATAGGGGCATAACCAGTTGAAAGTAAAATTTCCATAATTTTAGGATCTTGAAATTTAACTCTTAATGCTTCTAAAAGAGCCACAGATAATAAATCTTCTTCAGCTTTATTTTTAAATTTTGAATATTCATAATGAATATTTTCAGGATCAGCTTTTTTCATTTTATTATATTCGATTACAGATGGTAAAGCTTCAGTATAAATATAATTAGAAACTGTCGACCAAGTTATTCCGTTGATATTTGTGAAACTTTTAAAATTATTACTTAAACTACCAAATATTTTATTTTTAGTACTATATATTTCAATAGATGTCATTTTATTATATTAATATTTTTTATTTTTTGATTTAAATATATATTTTTTTAAAATAAATCATTATGTCAGGATTATTATTTTTAGGAAATGACGATTTTAATATTTCAAGAGGTACAAACGGACCAATATTATGCAATACATTATCTGGATTTTCATTAGTTCTTTTTTATTCTACCCAATGTAGACATTGTAATACTCTAATACCTATTTTTAAAAGATTACCCGGTACAATTAGTGGATGTCAATTTGGAATGGTTAATATCAGTATCCATAAAGATTTAATTAAAAAATCTAAAAATACTATTTTACCAATTACCTATGTCCCCCTTATAATTTTGTTCGTGGCTACAAAGCCATATATGATATATAAAGGACCTCATGATGACGGCGAAATTAAAAGATTTATAATTGAAGTATATAATAAACTCAATAATAAACAAAAATTTACAAATGAGAACAATGTCTCAAAAAAACAAAATAATGTTAAGCAACATCCTATTTTAGGTGATATGGGAATTCCCCTATATGGTGATTCTGACTTAGTATCATATCTTGAATTTAACCAAGAAAAAGGATATCATGTACCTGAAAATAAAGAAGATAATTCTTTCTTAAAATTTACAGAAAATAAAGGGTATTTTAAGTAAACATAATTATTTTATATATAAATCCAAAAATGTCTGTTAAATAGGTATTAAATTTTAAAAAAAATATAATAATACCTATTTAAAGTTTTGATTTTAAATATTAAAATGGAATTAATAAAACAAATTGATGAAACAGTTTCTTTTAATGAAAAAAATATTCGCGTAATTGGTTCTTATGAAGAACCTTGGTTTGTAGCAAAAGACATATGTAATATACTTGAACTACCAAATATTACTAATGCAATAAAGATTTTACCGGAAAAATGGAGGGGTTTAAAGTTATTAAACACCTTTGGAGGCGATCAAACTATGATAATAATCAATGAAGCAGGATTATATAAACTAATTATGCGTTCAAATAAACCAATAGCACAAAAATTTCAAGAAGTAGTATGTGAAGAAATACTTCCTTCTTTAAGAAAAAAAGGAGAATATAACATGCAAAGTATAATAGATAAAAATAAAGAATTAGAAGAAGAAAAGTTAATATTACAAGCTAATAATTTAACAATATATAACGATAAAATTTTATTAGAAGAAGAAAAAAATAAACTTGAAAAACAAAAAACTAAAGTTGAAGAAAAGTTTAAAAATACAGATGAAAAATATAATAAGATTTTAAACCGTCATTGTCAACTATTAAAAAAACGAAAAAGAAATATTTACGAAATTGGGAATGTATTGTATATAATAACGCATCCAGCTTTTACTTCCCATTATAATACAGAATATTATAAATTTGGAATATCTACACAAAATGTAGATGAAACTATACCAGCTTTAACACAAAGATTATCTGCGTATAATACTTGTGCACCTTCTAACTATGAACTTTGTTATTATATTTACATTGAAGAAAATTTATTAATTGAAAACATGTTAAAATTAAAATTCAAAGATTATCTAGATCCATCAAATAAAGAATGGCTTAAATCTGTAAAACTTGAAAATATAATTGAATTTATAAAAAATTTATGCGAACTACTTGGTTTAGAATATAAAAAAGGTAAATTACATAATGATGAAGACACAAGTATAGTTGATTCAGATAATGAAGAAGATACAACTATAGTTGATGAAGATAGAGAAAATGACCAAGAAGATACAACTATGGTTGATGAAGAAAAAAATACAGATAATGAAGAAGATACAATTATGGTCGATACAGATAATGAAGAAGATACAATTATGGTCGATACAGATAATGAAGAAGATACATGTATGGTTGATGTTGAAGAAGATGTAACCAAGGAATTACAACTAAATAAAAAATCTAATTTAAAAGAATTGCAAATAATGTGTATAAAAAATGGTCTAAGTGAGAAAGGTACTGTTAACGAATTATTTGAACGTATTGATACATTTAATAAAACTGGTAAAGTTAAAAATTATCAAACATTAAAAAATTTGATAGAATTATGTAAACAATGTAAGTTGATTTATACAGGAAATAAAAGTCAATTATCTGATAGACTAATAAAATACTTAGAAACAGGTGAAAATATAAGATATGTAAACGAAGAAAAATCTGAAGAAATTAAAAAAAATGAACCTGTAATAAATGAATTAGAAAAAAAAGAATTGTTAGAAAATTTAAATATTTATAGAACTATAGATTTGGTTAAAATTTGTAATAGATTTAAAATAACACATACTGACCAGAAAATTGAGACTATAAGAGAAAGAATTAAAAAATATTTGGAAAGCGGTGAACAGTATAATAATCATCATAAAAATATATATGCCTTTGATATTAACGGTAAAATAATAAAATATTACAATAGTATAGCAGAAGCAGCAAACGTACATAATATATGCGAAAATATTCTAAAATTATCAATAGACAAGAAACAATCTTTAAATAAAATTATATTTAGGACTAGTAATGTTTCATTTACTGAAAAAGACTTAGACGAGATTAATGAAAATAACAAAATTTTTAAAAGAAACTTAAATGTAGATGATTATATTATTATTAAAAATATGCACACAAATGGGGCAAATATTCAAGAATTGATGGATACATTTTCAAAATCAAAAACTCAGATCAGAAGAATTCTTAAAAAAGAATTAACATAAAAAAATTGAATTTTAAAAGATTTTACATCTTTTAAAATAAAAATGACATCAATTACTTTCCCATTATACGATAATTTAATTAAAGATCTAGATAAAGAAGAAATGTCCCAGAAAGAGCAAGATAAATTTATGAAGCTTATAAAAACATTTGATATATCTGGTTATGAACTAATTTATATACTTATAACCTGTTATCAATTAGAAAATAATGATCATACAAATACAATGATACTTCCATATTCTGGAAAATTTGTTAATAATGATATAACTTTTGATTTCAATGAATTTCCCCAAGATTTAAAAAAAATTTTATTCAAGTTTGCAAAGATACATACAAAAAAAATGAAGGAAGAAAATGTGATTAAAGAAAATAGAAATGATTTAACCATTTTTTAACTTTATATATTTATAAACACCATATAATGCTAATATTACAACTAATATTATCATTACTAGTAAAAATATACTAATACTTTTATTATTATTTATTGAGTGAAATTTAAAAGGTGGTTGTATTGTTGAATACGGAGGAATACTATTACTGTTTTTATCCCAATATTTGCATGTTCCCCAACAATCTTTGTTTCTACAAACAAGTGCGTTATTATAAGTAGTTGAGTCATCCGTATTTAAATGATAAAGATTTTTATCTTCCAAAGAAATAGGTGTGCATTTATTATTATTGCAATAATATCCTGTCATTTTAGATATAATACTAAAATTATTTTTTATATTTTTATCGATTCTATCTATAAGTGTAGATAAATTAACATATTCTCCTATTAAGATATTATCATCTGACACCGTTAAAACAATAGTATTATTATAAACAATAGTAAAAGTATCTTTATAAGAAATAGGAGTATTTAATTTATCTTTGTTATATTTTCCATCAGAATCAAAAGGTATAATTTTAAAAAATGTACTTATTTCATCTACATTACTGTATTTCCATACAAAATTATTGCTCTCATTAAAAGTTAAAAATAAAGATGTTCCTTGCATTATGATATTAAATTCCTTATTGTAAAATATTTCCGAATAATTTTCTATTCCTTTAACAATATTATAAGAAGGAATAAATTGTATATTTATATTATTGTTATTAACAGGCAAAAAATTTAAAATAGAGTCATTTAAGTCTGTATCGCTTAAAATTAAGTCTGAATCATTATTTTTTAATAACATAATGTCAAAATAAAAAATTATATCAGATTTTAAAGGTGGAAATATATATTTTTTTGTATCTATAAAAGTTGACATTGATACATTATTTAATTGTTTATGATTACTTTGTTCTACTAGTTTATATACAACATTTAAATTAGGATAAGAAGATGTTTTTAATGGCACACATAAACTATTATTATCTTTAAACTGTATGTGATAACCAAAACCATCACTTGATTTTTCAATACATTCTTTAATACTTAAATTATTATAACATACACCGTCTATTGTATCTCCACAACCAACTCTATTTTCTTCCATATTATCAATTGCTGTGTTAGGCCATATTAACCAATCTTTGTATTTCCAAGGTTTAGGTAAATTAGCTGACATTTTATTATATAATTTAATTTTAAAAAGAGTTTTAAAAATAAAATTGATTTTTAAAAATTATTATTTAAAAATATAACAGAATATATAAAAATGTCAGAAACTCAATTAACTTCAGCCAAGGGCTTCAATGTCAACAATATTATTTTTTCAAAACCACAAGCAGGAGGACTAAAAGATACTTCTGTTAAATTCCGTAGAATTTATCTTAGTGTAAAAAATCCAGATGGTACAGAAGGAGATCTAATTGTATCTACTCCAAGAATTTTTTCTTTTGGTGTATCAGAAAATATGTCTCAAGATGATAAAAATAAAAGTAATGGTTTTGTGTTTCCTCTTGTTTTACATAACAAGGATGGAGCATCAGAAGATGAAAAACATTTTGTTGATACTTTTAATAACATTATTAATCATGCAAGAAAGCATATTCTTTCTAATAAGAAAGAATTAAAGTTGCCATCTATTGACGAGTCAGACTTAAAAAAGCTTAATCCAATTTTTTATAAGAAAGATAAAGAGACAGGTGATATAGCAGATGATGCTTTGCCAACTTTATATTTAAAGTTGGCTGTTTCAAAGAAAGATGGAGTAGATAAAATTCTTAGTTCTTTTTATGACAAGAGAACTGGTAATGAAATTAATCCATTGGATTTAATGAAGAAATATTGCTGGACTACTGCAGCAATTAAATTTGAATCTATTTTTATTGGAAGCAAGATATCTTTTCAAGTTAAGTTGTATGAAGCAGATATTGAACTTCTAAATTCTGGTAGAAAAAGATTGCTTCCAAAGCAAGTACCTCAATCAAAGGTTGAAGTAGATGATGAAGATGATGTTAATATTGAACTTGATGATGTAGATCATTCTACAAAAGAATTAACTGAAGATAATGAAGATGTATCAAGCATTATTTCTGACGTTGATGATGCTCCAGAACCTGAACCTGTTAAAACTGTAAAGAAAATTACAAAGGTTGTAAAGAAGAAGAAGGGTGAATAAATTAAATAATATAATTTTATAACACATATTGTGTTTTAAAATTTATCTCTTTTTATATATTGGTGTTGCACCTTCCGGCATATCTGGTATAGTTGATAATTTCATTTGAAATGACATTTCATCTTCATAATCTTTATATCTAAAATAATTACCACTATTCTGATTTGAGACTGGAATTGATTTCATATCTTTTGAATTAGTATTTGAAGATACATATGTCTCATTAATATCTTTATTTTTTGCATAATTTGAATTATATTTTCTCATTTATTATTTATAATATATTTTTTAAATCTTTATATTTTTTTCCAACTAAAAACACCATTCTTATTTGGACTTGACCTATAAATATTTCCATCATTACCTAATAATACTCTATATTCACACTTTTGTGCCGGATATGGTGGTCCAGGCCTAGTTATATATTTTTTTAAAGATGATTTCTTACATTTATCTGAATAATCTGAATCACTCTTTCTTTTTGACTTTCTAGCACTCTTTCTTTTTGACTTTCTAACACTCTTTCTTTTTGACTTTCTAGCACTCTTTCTTTTTGACTTTCTAGCACTCTTTCTTTTTGACTTTCTAGCACTCTTTCTTTTTGACTTTCTAGCACTCTTTCTTTTTGACTTTCTTTTACTCTTTCTTTTTGACTTTCTTTTACTCTTTCTTTTTAACTTTCTAACACTCTTTCTTTTTGACTTTCTAGCACTCTTTCTTTTTGACTTTCTAGCACTCTTTCTTTTTGACTTTCTTTTTGACTTTCTTTTTGACTTTCTTTTACTCTTTCTTTTTGACTTTCTTTTACTCTTTCTTTTTAACTTTCTAACACTCTTTCTTTTACTCTTTCTAACACTCTTTCTTTTACTCTTTCTGGCACTCTTTTTACTCTTTCTTTTTGACTTTCTAGCACTCTTTCTTTTTGACTTTCTTTTACTCTTTCTAACACTCTTTCTACTTTTACCAGCATCATCTAATGATAATAAATAAAAATAATATAAATTTGAATTAAAAGTTTTATAATCTATTCTACGTTGATTTCTGCCATTCGGTGTAATATATTCAGCTATTATATTAGTAAATGCATATATATCTTCTGATAGTCTTTCAGAAAAGACTCCGTAATAAATTTCAGATGTACTTAATTCGCCACCTATTGATCTCATTTGATACCATCCACCTCTAATCATTTGTTCTGTATTTGTTCCATCAACAGATGAATGACAAACAGCCCACGGATTTACACAGTCTTTACCTTTCCAATTTTTTGATTTACAACTAATTGGTTGATTACTTTTAACTTTTAATACACATCTTTCAAATTTATTTACCATTTATTATTTAAAAGAAAAAATTAATTTAATAATAAATGTCAACAGATAATTTATTTTATTCTCAATTATCAATTACATTAATTGGTATAGTATTTACGGGTGTATTAATTATTGTTCAGCCCAATAATTTAAATGTATATTTACCTATTTTTTCATCATTATTATTTTCTTGGTTACCATCTCCAATATCAACAAAAAATATTCAGACAGATATTAAAAGTTTTGAAGAAAAATTATCTATAATGCAACAAAAATTAGATAAAAAAAATACGGAAGAAGATAGTTTAGTTTAAATTATAATATAATTTTAAAAATTTTCCTACAACTTTTGTGTATAATTTAAATCTGTACAAAGCTTTTTTAATTTTAAACTTCATAAAAGAATATTTTGCGAATTTTTCACAAAATTTACAATATTGATATCCATACCGAGTATAAATATTTTCTATGATAAATGTTTCTGCTTTTTCAGGATTATTACAAAAAGAACAACTATCAATACGTATCATTATCAATCTTTTTAAAGAAGGATACTTTATTGTTTTAAAAATTTCTTGATATTTTTGATAAAAATTATCACCATATTTATTTATAAATTCAGAAAATTCTATTGTATAAGAAGGCAAATTGATACCTACTTTTTTAATATATATTTTAGAAGCTATATTATCAACTAAAAAGAAATCATGTTTATCAATATACCAATGATAAACTTTGTTTTTATCACTTTCAATAAATAAATATTTTTCAAAAAGACGTAAATAACTTTTTAAAATTAAAAAATCATAATAACCTTTATAATGAAGATGTAAATTATAATATTTAACAATATTATTATATCTATCTATTAACTCTTTATTCATTTTAATATTATGTATAATATTAAAATAAAAATATATTAACTTGTGGTTATTGCAACTAATTCTTTTTTAAAATTAGTATTATTATCTCCTAATTTATGGATATTCTCTTGAAACTCCATCATTATCTCTAACTTATCTAAATAGTTATTGCTATTCTCTTCATTTTGTACCCATTCATTTCCTATAATCGCACTTCTTGCTCTTATCCCTCCTTTTAAAATACAATCTGTTAATTTTTTTGCTTCTATATCCTTCTTTATCTCTCCATTTGAATCTTTATATTTAAATATATTTCTACTTGGATCTGTACATATATATTTTAATTTACCGTTATCATCTACTAACATTGTTTCTTTAACAAAATTAGCAAGCCCTTTCTGACCATCTACAATATGATTAATGGTTAAATAATTATTTATTAAATCTTTAATTTGATCTATATCATTAAAATTCATACTAGAAGCAATATTTAAATTATTATTTGTAGTAGTTGACACAATAGTAGGTCTATCAATAGCTTTACTTGCTAAATTTTCTAATTTATCTTGTAATTCTCTTATTTGTTCTTCTTGTTTTTCAAGTTGTTCTTTATATTTTTTTTCTTGTTTTTGATAATTTTCATTATGTATTTTTAGTTTAATAATAAGTTTATCTTTTTCTTTTAATTCTTTATCTATTTTTTCTTTTAATTCTTTTAATTCTTTATCTTTTCTTTCTAGTTGTTCTTTAAAACCTTTTATTTCTATATCTTTTTTTTTATCACATAGTGTTAAATGGCCATCTAAATTTCTTTTTGTTGATAAAATTTTTTCACAGTATTCACATTGATATATTTCTTCTTCTTTGATTATTTCACATTTTTTACTATGACTTTCTAAATATTGTTTTGAAGATAATATTTTATCACAGTATTTACACTTAAATTCTTCTAGCTTTTCTTTTTTACGTTCACATTTTTTTTTATGCACTTCTAAATTTCTTTTAGAAGTTAAAAGTTTATTACAAAGATTACATTTAAATACTTCTTCTTTTGGCTGTTCTATTTTTCCTTGAATAACAAGACAGTATTTAGCTTTATTTTTATGATTATTCAAAGCAGAGGTTGTTTTAAATTGAGCATTACAATATTCACAAATCATTATTTTATAAAAGTAAATATATCTTTAAATTATGATTTTGTTTTTTTGTTTGAATTTTAAAATATTTTTTGACATCGCAAGATATAAAATATTTTAAAATAATATCAAAATCAACAAATTTTTTGAAACGGATTTTTTTGAGGAGATGAGTTTTTTCAAGGTTAAATTTAAACTTAAAAATTGATGTTACAAAAAGTTTTTCCGGAGGAGATGATTTTTTCGTCTTTTTTATTTATATAATTATAATTTTCAAAAAAATTTAAAATATATAACACACAAAAAAAAAATGTGTGTTTTTATTTTTAAAACATCTCCTCCTCCTCAAAAAAATAAAAGTTTTAAATTATTTTTCGAAAGTAAATTAAAATTATTGATCCTCAAAAAGCACCTTAATACAAATTTTTTAAAATAAAAGATTATTTTAAAAAATTTAAACCGATAGATTTTCATAGTATTGTACAGCTTTTTTATTTGCAATAATTTTTCTAATATTTAAATTTTTAATACTTAATCCTTCTAAATTTTTAACTCTTGATAAAGCAACATATGCCTGGCCATATTCAAAAATATCACTTAAATCTAATTCTGCAAAATCAATAGTTAAACCCTGACTACGATGCACAGTTATAGCATAAGCTACTTTTAAAGGTATTTGTGTAATACTTATTATTTTTTCTCCATTTTCTTCAATAATCCATTCTTGATAATCAATAGCACATTCCACTCCATTAATAAATTTAACAATAGGAAGATTATCTTCAAATTTAGTTATTATACCTCTACTTCCATTCGCTAATCCACTTTCTAAGTCTATATTGTATAATAACATAACTTGTGCTCCAATACATAATTGTAAATTTTGAGGAGCAATACAATTTTTTTTAATTTTTTCATCTACAAATTTTAAATTCTTTTTAAGTAAATTAACTTCAAGTTCATATTCAAAAAATTCTAAATCTTCATTTTTTAAAGATAATTTATTAAGTTCTTTTTCATTTTCTTTATCAACATCAATATTTAAAGAATATATTTTTGTAGGAAGAATACCAGAAGAATTAAATAAATCTTTATTGACTCTAGAATTAAGTACATCAATACTTTTTTTCGATAATTTACCGATTCTAACTTCATTAAGACAAGTTTGAAATAAACTATCTTCTTGTCTAAAAATTTCAGTTAAATAAATTGAGTATTTAATACATTTATCCCAAGATTTAGCTTCAAAACAAAATTCATCAGTTTCGATACAGGGCAGTTGGAGAAAATCACCTGTTAAAATTAATTGAATTCCTCCAAATGGAAGTTCATTATATCTTAGTTTTCTAGCTAATAATTCTAATTTATCAAAAAGGTGCGGAGATAACATTGATATCTCATCAATAATAAGAGTATCTAATTCACGCCATCTTTTAAACATATATGCTTTTTTCTTAATTTTTAAATATAAACTTTCAGCACTATCTTTACCTAACCCAATTCCTAAAAAAGAATGCAATGTTGTACCTCCTATTAAAATAGCGGATGTTCCAGTTGTTGATGTAATACCAATACTTTTACAGTCTTTATATTCATCATAAAATAATTTAACAATTAGACTTTTACCAACACCACCTGCTCCAGTTAAAAAAATATTATAACCTTTAATAACTTTATTTAAAGCATCTTTTTGTTTTTCAGATAATTTTAAGGTTTCAATTTGCATAATAGTATTATTTTCTTTTTTAAATTCATTTAGTCTAAATTCCAATATCAAATCTATTTCTTTTTGCATATTTATAACTTTTATTTTTTCATAATTTGAATTATCAGGATGAAGAACGATCAAAAACATATCTTTAATTTTTTTACCATAATATCTTTCCAAAATTGTTTTATATAAATTAAGTTGCAATGAATAATGATAATAATTAGTATTTAATACACTATCCAAAGGATGTTTTCCTTTTTCATTATTAAAAGATTTAAATGATATATCTTTACTTCTTTTCCAATCATATATTGATAAACTACCATCATCATTTTCAAAAACAGCATCTATAGAGCCTGTAATTCTATGTAATTCAGAAAATATAAACCATTCAGTTCTATATATTTTAATATCTTTGTTATCTTTTACAAAATTAAGAAAATATTTAAATTCATCAGTATCATTAATAACTTTAACTTCATTATAATAATTTTCAATATCTTCATGCAATAAAGTTCCCAAATCTCTAGCTTTTTGACCATTTAATTCCCATGAATTTTTAATGTCAATAGGATTCATTTGATAATATTTATATTCGGGATTTTCTTTATAGTCAAAAGAATTAACAATGTTTTTAATAACGGATTCAGAATCAAATTCTTTAAAAAATTTTTTTATAAATGTAGTGCTTGAAATAATATTTTCACAATTATTATCTATCCAATATTTATGACCATCTTTTTGAAACTTAATTCTGTTATCAAATGGATGAGGATTTTTATGGGATAAAATCATTTAAGTAATTAAAAATTTTAAAAATAATTATATTTTTAAAATCAATTTTAAACTTGTTTAATCAGTTTTTTCTCAGTCTAGAAACTATTTCCATAAACTTACCTTCGCCATTTGATAAATCATATTCACCATAACTTATATTATGTAAATTACTAAAATCTATTTTTATCGGCCTTCCACAATGATACCAAAAACCTGTATTATAATTTTCTGGTTCAATATATAAAGGTAATGGTGCTGCATATTGAGTATAATTAAAAAAAGATGCCGTTATAGCATTTTTCCAAAGTTCTTGAAATAAAATTTTAATGTCTAAATCGCTGATGTCAATTGGCATGTTATAAAATTTAATTAAATATAAAAATTCAAAAATCAATTTTTATTTACCTAGATTGTTGTTTAGTAATTATTAATACAAGAACTATTGTTACAATAGGGCCTCCAGGAATAATAGGTAAAAGCCCAAGAACACCAACAACTTTAGCCCATTCAGGTATAATATTCCAGTTATTAATTAATAAAACAAGTGCGCATATCCATAAAACTAAACTAATAATAAAAAATAGTAAAAAGATTTCTAATGTCATGCCTAATATAACTGTATTATCAGTATCGCGGCTATATCCTTCTATAGTTTGGTTATTAATATGTGCATTGATAACATGTTTATTATCTTTGTATGCTTTAAATAATTCAATTAGATTATAATACTTCATTTAATTATATAAAATAAAAATGATTTTTAAAAATATTTTTTTAATTATTTTCAAAAATGAATTATAAACTTGTAGAATTATCTAAACTTAATAAAAAAGAGTTTTTAAAAATAATAAAAAAAAATAAGTTAGATATTTTGAAAAACATCAAAGAATATTTAGATGATAAATACTATAACACAGGAGAAGAAAGCGAATTTACAGATGAACAATATGATATTTTGAAAGAGATCATAACAAATTATGACACAAATGAAAAAAAGAAAGTTGGTAGTAAAATCAGAGAAGATAATAATAGAGTTAAATTGCCTTATTGGTTAGGATCATTGGATAAAATAAAAGCAGAAGAACTAAATAAATTAGAAAACTGGAAGAAAAAAAATAGTGAAGATGAATATATAATAGAAAATAAATTAGATGGTATAAGTTGTTTATTATTTTATGATAATGAAAAAGTTAAATTATATACACGTGGAGATGGAATTATAGGCGCAGATATAACACATCTTTTAGAATATATAAAGAACATTCCATTATTAAAAAATAAAATATCTATAAGGGGTGAACTAATAATACAAGATAAAATATTTAAAGAAAAATATTCAAAAGATAATTCAAATAGCAGAAATATGGTATCTGGTTTAGTTAATGCTAAAAGTTTAAGAGATGGGATAGAAGATGTAGAATTTATTGCATATGAGATTATATTAGACGAAGAAAAACAGTGTAAACCGTTTACTCAATTAGAACTATTAAAAAAATACGGATTTACAGTAGTAAATTATATTATTATTAAAAATGATGAACTAAGTATTGATAATTTGAGTGGAATATTAATTGAAAATAAAAGTAAATCAATATACGATATTGACGGAATAATAATACAACCAAATAAAGAATATGTAAGAAATAAAAAAGACAATCCTAAATACGCAGTTGCATTTAAGATGACAATATCTGATAATTTAATTGAAGCAGAAGTAGATGATGTAGAATGGAATATATCTAAACATAAATTATTAAAACCAAGAATTAAAATTAAACCGGTAAATTTAAATGGTGTTACAATAACTTATGCTTCAGGATTTAATGCTAAATATATAGTTGAAAAATCAATAGGAAAAGGATCAATAATAGAAATTACAAGATCTGGAGATGTAATACCATTTATAGTTAGTGTTATAAAACCATCTAAAGAACCAGATATGCCAAAAGTATCATATAAATGGAATGAAAATAATGTAGACATAATAGTAGAAGAAGATGAAGAGAATATTGCAGAAATAAAAATGATATCATCATTTTTTTCAAATATGGGAATAAAGAATATAAGTGATGCTACTGTAGAAAAAATTTATAAGAGTGGTTATGATACTTTAATAAAAATATTTAAATCAAAAAAAGATGATTTTGAAAAGATTGAAGGATTTCAAAAGAAATTATCAGAGAAAATTTATACGAATATACATAATGGTTTAAAAAACATAACAAAAGATGTATTATTAGGTTCATCTGGAATATTTGAAGGAATTGGTAAAAGAAAACTTAAAGTATTATTTGATAATTTTCCGGATATTTTAGATGTAAAACTAAGTGATAAAGAAATGTTAGAAAAAATAATAAATATTGAAGGATTTTCAGATAAAACAGGAGAAAAAATAATTTTAAATTTAAATAAAGCAAGAGAATTTCTTGAAGAAGTAAAGCCATATGTTATATATGAAAATAAAAAACAAGAGAATACAGAAAAATTAAAAGATATAACAGTATTATTTTCAGGATTTAGAAATGAAGAATTAGAAAAACAAATAATATTAAATGGAGGTAAAGTATTAACAAGTGTATCTAAAAACTTAAAAATTTTAATAGTAAAAGATAAAGAGAATACATCTTCAAAGATTGAAAAGGCGAGAAAATTAAATATAGATATATTATTTGAGGAAGAATTTGTAGAAACTTATTTATAAAAAATTGATTTTAAAAATAAATATATATTTTTAAAATTATAAAATGCTAAAGGTTTGTCAAAAAAAAAATTGTTATGATAAGGCTATTCATAGAGGTAAATATTGTGAAAATCATAGAACAAATAAACCAAAAATAAAACCAAACAATAATATTTTAATTGAAGAAGAAAAAAAGGAGGAATTACTTCCTTATAATATAAATAATTATGATGAAGATATTAATCTAGCTTTAAAACTATCATTAGAAACATTAAATAATGAACGAGAAAATATAAAGATTAAAGAAGATAGAGAATTAAGAATTGAACAAGAATATGAATTTAACGAGGCAATGAGAATGGATAAAGAAAAAATTGAGAACAAAAGAAGACTAATAGAAGAGATAGAAAATAAAAGAATAAATATAAAAAAAAATGAACCAGAAGATAGTGAAGAATATTTTAATATTAAAATTAAATTATCAAATATAACGTTAATTAGAAAATTTAAATTTAGTTCAAAGATAAAAGATATAAGAGATTATTTAGATGTGTATTTTGAAGATAATAATATCAATATTACGAATTATAATTTAGTTATAAATCAAAGTCCAATAAGAAAATTATTGATTGACGATAATAATATAACAATTTCAAGTTTAAAGTTATCACATAGTTTTATTTTATTTTTAGAGAATTTAGATGCTTAAAAAAATAAAAATAAAATTGAAATTTATTATTTAATTATATTAAATTAAATAATAAGGAAAAGAATGTCTTCATTACAAATTATACGTAAAAGAGTTTGTATAGAACCGGAATTTTTAACTAAAAATTATAAAGATTTTTTGTTTAAAAAGATTAAAGAAACAACAAATAATGAATGCAGTAAAGAATATGGGTATTTTTTAGATGTAAAAAGAATAGTAAAAATAATAGATAATAATATTACTTCAAATTCAGAAATTGTTTTTATAGTAGAGTTTGAAGTTGAAACTTTGTTACCAATAAAAGATAAAGAATTTGAAGGTACTATATGTATGATTTTTAATAGTGGTATTTTTGTAAATATAAAAAATAAACTAAAAGTGTTAATACCTTTATCTGAATTAACAAATTATACGTATGATAGTTCAAAAAATGTATTTATAATGAAAGATGATAGTGAAAATATTTTAAAAAAAGACATAAATATAAAGATAACTATATTGGATATGAGATATTCAAAGAAACAGTTTAGTTGTTTTGGTAAAATTATTTAGTTTAAAGAATTATTTTGAATAATAAAATGTCTGAAACTTTAATTTTACAAGAATTTAAAAATAATTTAATAACATTTTTTGACGAACTAATAGATCAATTTCCAACTGAAGCAGATTTAGTTATTATAAGAATTTTTTTAAAAGATCAAATACCAATAGAGGAAGTAATAAATATTTTTATTAATACAATAAATAAAGATGGTCAAAGATTTAAAAAGATGATAAAAGATAGAAATGAGAATTTTTTCTTAGAAAGTAATATTTTTGATTCAATATCAAAAACAAAGGTTGTTCATTTTAAAAAATTATGGAGATCAAATTCTTTAGATGATGATGATAAAAAAATAATTTGGAAGTGGATTGACAGTTTTGTTTATCTTGGTGAAAAATATATTAAATCTAAACTAGGAGTATAATTTTAAACTAAAATATAGTTTAAAATTATTTTTTTACAATCATAAAAATTATTGAAAATAAAATTATAATAAATAATATATAATATAGTATTGGATAATTAAAAAATATTTTAGTAGCCAAACTTGTACTGTCATTTAAATTATTTTTAATATTTTTAAGGATATCATTTGGTTTATCATAATTTAATTTTATAATAATATCATTAAGATATGTTTTCCCAGGCCCATGTATAAAAAATGGTTCTTGATTATTGTAAAATACGGAATTATTTTTAAATTCAAGAAATTGTACGGCTTCTTTAAAAGGTGCATCTATTGTTAAAAATATTTTATTATCAATATCAATATAAACATCCTTAATATTTGAATAGCAATATTTTGTTAATAAAACTTGATCATCTGCCTGGTCGTTTGAGTTTAAATATAAAAGATTGGTAATAACATCTATAATATCTCTAACATATCCTATATAAGTTCCTGCATTTAATTGATAACCATTACATCTTCCAAATTTAAAATATACAAGTAGTTTATTTAATAAATTACTATGTTTAAGGTTATCATATCCTACAATAATTTTACAATTTTTTTCTTTTTGTAATTGATTAAAAATATAAGGTAAATGTTCTAAATTTCTTATAGATAGAACATCATAACCGTCTACAACACAAATAATATCGTCCGGATTTAATTTTTTAGCATATTCAAGGATTACTTTAAATCTCCAATTAAATCCTTTCCATTTTTCACCATAACCTAAAACAACAAGATCTTTACCGTTTTTTTTACAGCTATTTTTAAGATAATCAAAATAATATTTATTATCGGTTGAAACTGTAACAATGAATAATTTGTTCATTTTATTTATTGAAATAATATTTTTTAAGATTAAAATATTATTTCAATAAATAAAAATGTTCTTATGCAATAATCATTTAATTTATAAAGGATTGTCAGTATTTATCCAAGTTATATTTGTATTTTCTTTTTTAGTTCTTTTTTATTTTTTATATGTTATTGACGTAGAAAAAAAAGATTTTCAAGAACAAATAGAATTATTGGTTGATAGTCTAATGCTTGATATTAAAAATCAAATAAGTAATATTATAACTATAAATCAAGAACAAATTAGTAAAGATGATTTGAAATTACTAGTATACGGTATTATAGATACATTAGAAGAAAAAATAACAATGGATACAAAGGATATGATTCAGAATGTAAATAATAATAATATCGCTATAAAAAATAATATGTTTAAAATATTAATTGGTATTATGGTTTTTTGTGTTATGTTATTATTAATTTTTCAATGTTACCCGGTTTATACTATATTGAAAGAATCAATTATAACAGTCTTTTTTATAGCATTAGTTGAGCTAGTATTTTTAACATTTATAAGTGGAAAATATATTTCAGCTGATCCTAATAAGATTAAAAATTTGTTAGGAACATCAATACAGGAATGGATAAAACAAAATAAAAAAATAAAATAATTTAAAAATATAGATATAGAAAATAAAATGTCGTGTTTATTTAACAGTTTGTCACATTTTTTTCAAGAGGATAATAATACTATTAGACAAATAATTTGTAACTATCTTGAAAAAAATGGTAAAATAATAGAAGGATTAGATACAGAAATTATATTATCTCTTGATAACTCTAAAAATGAATATATTAGACAAATGAGACAACAAAGTACATGGGGAGGAGCAATAGAAATTCAGGCAGCATCTAATATATGGAATGTAAGAATTTTAGTTCATACCATACGAGATATACATAATATAATTGAATTTATACCAATAACTAATACATCTTATCAAGGAACAATAAATATAAGTTGGAATGGATCTCATTATGAAGCAATAACAAATTAAGAAATTAATTTTTAAATATAAACTATATTTAAAATTATAAATAATTAAATAAAAATGGTACATATAGCAGTTCTTATGATGGTAAAAAATGAAACAAAAAGATTAAATGTTAGTTTAAATTCTATAAAAGATTTTGCAGATAGTCTTGTAATATTTGATACAGGATCAACAGATGATACAATTGAAATTTGTAAAAATTTTTGTGATAAATATAAAATACCTTTAAGATTAAAAGAAGGTACATTTGTTAATTTTTCAGAATCAAGAAATGTATCTTTAGAATTTGCAGATAGTTTTGAAGATATTGATTATTTATTATTAATGGATTGCAATGATGAATTAGTAGGAGGAGATGTATTAAGACAAGAGGCAGAAAAAGAATATACTAATAATGAAGCGACTTCATATTTAATAACTCAAGAATGGTTTAGTGGTGAAATTAATTCATATTATAACATCCGTTTTATAAAAGCACATAAAGGATGGAGATATAAAGGTGTTGTTCATGAATATATTGCAACAACAGATAAAGAAACAGGAGAAGAGAACTCTTTACAAGCTAAAAGGTTAAATGAAAAAGCTAGATTATATCAAGATAGAACACAAGATGATGATAAAACAGGAAAAAGATTTCACAGAGATAAAGACCTTCTTTTAAAGGAATATAAGATAAAGCCAAAAGATGCACGTACAGTTTTTTATCTTGCTCAAACTTTTTGCTGTTTAAACGACCATGAAAATGCCTATTATTATTATAAACAAAGAGTATCATTAATTGGATTTTGGGAAGAAGTATTTCAATCATATTTAAAATGTGGTGATTTATCACAAAAATTAAAGCATGAGTGGCATGATTCTTTTATATGGTATATGAAAGCATACGAACACACCCCACGTGTAGAACCTTTGCTTAAAATATCAGAATATTATAAAAATAAAAAAAATTTTATTTTAGCTTACACATTTTTAGATTTAGCATGTAAATTAGATTTTCCATCACACTGTAATTTATTTGTAGATAAACTAGCGTATGAATATAAAAGATGGCATGAAATGGGTATTGTTGCGTATTATGCTAAGCACCATAAAGAAGGTAAAATAGCCTGTTTGAGAGCAATTGAAAATGGAACAAAGTTAAAGATAAATACAGATATAGATAAAAATAACTTAAATTTTTATTTAAGTGATGAAAATAAAAATATTTCTGAAAGCAAGAATACAGAAGAAACTACTAATAACGTTAATAAAATTTTAACAAAAAATCAATTTATACAAGAAAAACTAGTAGAATTAAAAAATTTATATCCGAAGTCAACAGAAAAACATCTGTTACAAGTTGCAAAATCACAGTGGAAAAATAAAACTTAAAGAGTTAATAAATAATATTAAATATGGTTAAATTATATTACACTCCTACTTCCTGTGGTGCTTCTTCTTTTATTTCTGCATTTATTACAGGAATTAATTTTGATTGTGAAGCAGTAGATTTGGCAACACATACCACAGAAAGTGGTATTGATTTTTATACTATTAATCCAAAAGGTAATGTTCCAACATTAATTTTAGATGATGGTACTATATTAAATGAAAATATAGCATGTCTTGAGTATATTCTTGATTTATCTTTACAAAATAAAGAGGGTGTTAAGATAGGTTCCGATAATAATACATCAGAAAGATATATTTTGAAACAACATTTATCTTTTGTAGCAACTGAATTACATCCTGTTATTGGTATGTTTTTTAATCCTTCTGTAAAATCTGATAAGTATATTAGAGAATTTTTACTCACAGTGTTTGATAAAAAAATGAAATATCTTGAATCTTACATGATACAAGATAAAAATTTTATACACGGAAATTCATTTACTATAGTTGATGCATATTTACATATAGTTTTGGGATGGACAGGTTATGTTGGTATTGATTTAAACAAATACGAAAATGCTTTAAAATACAAACAATTTATAGATAATATTCCTGAAGTTAAAAAGGCTAAGAATAGAATGGCATTTTTTCCAAAAACAACAGTTTAATTATAAACTTTAATTAAAGTATATAATTTATAAAAATATTTATGATAAATAACCTTTATCTTTAAAATAAGAATTTTCATCATAAAATTTTCCTAATTTAGTACCTTTTAATTGTGCAATAGTTCCTTCACGAGTCATAGTATTAAATATATTTATTAAAATATCTAAAGCAATAATTGGTTTATGAAGAATTTTATCCATTACAACATCTGAATCTATTGTTTTAGGATCAACTTTATAAACTGGTACACAACTACTATAACTATTACATCCAGGCATCCAATAACTAATCATAGGAGAATTTGCAACAGTTGGATCAAATGGTTCAAATTTTTGTATACAATCTCCTCCCATTGCAGATAAATATTTTTTACTTGCAGTATTTCTAATTAATACTTCACCTGCATTTAAACCTTTACATGGAACATCTGAACCACATGGATCTAAATTATTAGGATAACTAATACTATTATTATGTGCTGCATATTCACAAAATCCATCCCATTGTGTGGCGCAATAATCAGATAAGTAAGCTTGACAAGGTTTTGAATGTTGACCATATATATCAGCATTTCCACCATGTAAAAAACGTTGATCAATAGTATTATTAACACAATATGTCAAAGGATTATTTGATTCCGAAGTTTCTGTTGGACCAAACGAATTAATAGTACTATAAATATTTCTTTTCATTTTATTTTTTATTATTATTACTATTATTTAAATTTTTAAAAAAAATTGAATTTAAAATTTTATTAAAGATTAATAAATATAGTATGTTTCAAAAATTAGAACCAATGTTTGTCATAAAAAGAGACGGTAAAAAGGAGATTGTTTATTTCGATAAGATTACAAATAGACTAAAAAAACTTATGTATGATATTGACAATATTGATCCTGTTTTAATTACACAAAAATTATGTTCAAGAATAGTTAGTGGTATAACTACAACTGAACTTGATAATTTAGCATCTCAAATATGTATGTCAATAATAACTGATAATCCTAATTATGGTATTTTAGGTGCACGTATTGCGATATCTAATCATCAAAAAAATACAGATGATAACTTTTTGTTAGTTTTAGATAAGCTTAGAAATAATAAAGATATACATAATGAATTATCACCTATGGTTAATGAAGAAATATTCTCATTAGCTTCAAAATATGAAAAAGAAATTAACAAAATGATAGATTACAACCGAGATTACTTAATTGATTTTTTTGGGTTTAAAACTCTTGAAAAATCATATTTATTAAGAATTAATAAAAAACCTGTTGAAAGACCTCAACATTTATTTATGCGTGTAGCTTTAGCTATTCATGGAGATGATTTAACTAATGTAAAGAAGACATATGATAATTTATCTCTAAAAAATTATACACATGCTACACCTACATTATTTAACGCGGGTTGTCCTAATCAACAATTAAGTAGTTGTTATCTTCTAGCAACGGATGATAGTGTTGAAGGTATTTTTGGTACAATTACAGATTGTGCTAAAATATCTAAATGGTCAGGTGGTATAGGTATTCATGTATCAAATATAAGAGCAAATGGTTCTTATATAAGAAAGACTGCTGGATATAGTGATGGAATTATGCCTATGTTAAAAGTATATAATGATGTTGCAAGATATATAAATCAGGGAGGAGGAAAACGCAATGGTTCTTTTGCAATGTATATTGAACCATGGCATGCAGATATATTTGCATTTTTGGATGCAAAGAAAAACCATGGTTCTGAAGAATTAAGAGCAAGAGATTTATTTTATGCTTTATGGATACCAGATTTATTTATGAAAGCAATTGAAGAAAACGGGGATTGGTATTTAATGTGTCCGGATAAATGTCCAAAATTGCCAGATGTTTATGGTGAAGAATTTGATAGACTTTATTTAAAATATGTTGAAGAAAATAAGTATAATAAAAAAATCAAAGCAAGAGAATTATGGGATGCGATTATAAGTAGTCAAATTGAAACAGGTACTCCATATATGCTTTATAAAGATGCTGCAAATAAAAAATCAAATCAAAAGAATATTGACACTATAAAATCAAGTAATTTATGTGTTGCAGGTGATACTATGATACTAACTAAAGAAGGATATTATTCGATTGAAGAATTAAAAAATAAGGATATTGAAGTTTGGAATGGTAAAGAATGGAGTAACACAACTGTAAAAAAAACTGGAAGTAATCAGAAACTTATTAATATTGAATTCTCTAATGGTATGAATTTAAAATGTACAGAATATCATAAGTTTTATATTGAAACATCTTCAAGACCTGGTAATAAAAGTGTTCCTATTGTAGTTGAAGCAAAAAATCTAGAAAAAAATATGAGAATTATAAGATATGATTTTGATCAAACAACCGATAACAATAATGAACTAAAATACTCTTATACACATGGTCTTTTTTGTGCCGATGGTACAAAAAGTACTAATAAATCTCAACATAGATGTCATTATAAAAGACAAGAAGGTAAATATTTTTGTGGGAGACATTTAAGCCATATCAAGGATTATGATATAGAAGATGGAATTTGTTGTGCAAATTCATATTCAGATAAACCTATGTTACCTTTATATGGAGAAAAAATAAAACTTTTAGACCATATTGATAAAATTAGTCATGGAGAATATATAGAAAAACAAAACAAGATTAACGTGTCATTGCCTTATGATATAAAGGAAAAATATTATGTTCCAATAAATAATAGTATTAATAGTAAAATAAGATGGTTAGAAGGATATTTTGATGGAGATTCTTGTATTATAGAAAATGATGGTCTAAAAAATATACAATATTGTTCTAACAATCTAAAATTTATGAGAGATATATTATTATTACTACAAACATTAGGTATATCATCACAAATCAAAGTAGGTAAAAAAGAAAAAAAAACATTATTACCAGATGGCAAAGGAGGTAATAAATACTATGATACTAAAATAATTTATAGATCATCTATAGATAGTATTGGATTAAATAAATTGATTAAATTAGGATTTAGTCCTAAAAGATTAAATATAGAAAATACAAGATTGCCACATCATGTTACAAATATGTTTATTAAAGTAGAAAATATACTCGATAAAAATGAATACGGAGATACTTATTGTTTTAATGAACCACTAGAACATAAAGGAATTTTTAATGGTATATTAACTGGACAATGCGCCGAAATAGTAGAAGTGTCAAATAAGGACGAAACTTCGGTATGTAACCTAGCATCAATTTGCCTTCCTTCTATTCTAGAATATCCAAATAAGTCATATCATGACTGGTATGATTTACTTGCACATAAAGAAAAACAACTTTCAGAATATTATTTTAAAGGACAACTTAAACTACTTTCCGAAAAGGATTGTGTTTATTGTAAATTATTAAAGGCATTATTGAAAGAAAATGGATTGGAATATGAAGAAATTTCAAATGAAACAGCAGAAGAATTAAGCCAATATTGTGCTCGACCTATACCAGATAAATTTACAACTATTCCGCAATTATTTTCAATTATGGAAGATGGTGAAATAGATGAAGTTAAACATTTAGGGGGTTATACAAATACATGGAATTTATTATCTCCGAGAGTCAATCATAATAAATTATATGAATTATCTTATGATTTAACTGTAAATTTAAATAAAATTATAGATAAAAATTATTATCCAACTGAAAAAACAAAAGTATCAAATTTAAGACATAGACCTATCGGTATTGGAGTTCAGGGTCTTGCTGATTTATTTTTATCCTTAAAAATACCATTTGATTCGCCAGAAGCACGAAAAATCAATAAAGAAATATTTGAAACTATGTATTTTGCTGCATTGTATTCTTCACATGATATAGCTTTAAAAGAAGGATCTTATTCTACATTTAGTGGTAGTCCAATATCTGAAGGTATTTTTCAGTTTAATATGTGGGGATTAAAAGTTGAAGATTTGTCAGGAAGATGGGATTGGGACTTTTTAAGAAAAAATATTATGACAAATGGAATAAGAAATAGTTTATTAATAGCTTTGATGCCAACGGCCTCAACATCCCAAATAATGGGATCATATGTTGAATGTTTTGAACCATTAACATCTAATTTATATACAAGAAGAACATTAGCAGGAGAATTTGTAATTATCAATCCATATTTAATAAAAGATTTAATAAATTTAGATATGTGGAATAATGATGTAAAAAATAGATTACAATACGATAAAGGTAGTGTAAAAAATATTAAAAACTTTCCTTTTAAAGATATTTATAGAACAGTTTGGGAAATACCTCAAAAGAGTTTATTGGAAATGAGTGCAGATAGAGGAATATTTGTTTGTCAAAGTCAGAGTCTTAATTTATTTTTTGAAAAGCCTGAATATAAAAAATTATCAATGGCACATTTAGCTGGTTGGAAATTAGGATTAAAAACAGGTTCTTATTATATAAGAAGTAAACCGGCTACAAGTGCTCAAAGATTTGCAATGGATCCAGATATTGAAAAAAAATTAAAAGATGAAGATTTGCAAAATAAAGAAGAAATTGAATGTTTGAATTGTGGTGCATAAATAAAAAATTGAAAATAAATTATTATAAAAGTATATTTTATAAATGAACAAATCTTTATGTATTATAAGAAAATATCCTCCATTGATGGTAATTAAGAAATATCCTCCATTGATGGTAATTAAGAAGTATCCTCAATTAATCATAATTAAAAAGTTAAAAAAATATACAAGTAACCTATGTCCTATATGGATACGGAAAAATTTTTGAAATAAAAATTGAAATATTTATATTATATTATAATTTAGTTATAAAATGTCGGAAGATTTTATAACTATAAAAATTTCAGCTAAAATATATACTGGTTTTCAATATAAAATACCAAAAGAAATATTTAATAATATGACAATTGAAGAAATTATTAATGAAGTTAAAATACATATGAAAAATTTTTTTACTAACCCATATGACTTATATTTATTGAGAGAAGGTATTGATAAACTTGAATTACATGTTCATGATGATATACCATATAATAGAGCTATTATATATTTATGTGATAATTGTCATAGTAAAAATTAAATTATATTTATTTCTTCAAATATGTCATTTATTTTTTGGATTTGAGTATCATTTAATATTTTATTTTCAGGATATTTAATATTGAATCTAATATATAGACTTCCTTTATTGCCTTTTAAATTTTCTAATCCTTTTTGAAAAATGATATAGTCTTTACTTGGGTTTATAATACCATAAGTTTGTGTATCAATTTCAAAAGGTTCAGAAAAATAAGGTATATTTATTTTTCTACCAGTAATTGATTCTTTTAAAGATATATTGTATTTTAAATGCAAATCTAATCCTTTTCTTTCAAATTTATCATGATTTTCTATATTTATAATTATAATTAAATCTCCTGCTTTTTCATTATCTTTTTCTGCTTGTTCTCCCCATTCTTCATATGTAAATTTATATCCATTTTCAATTCCTTTTGGAATATTAAGATCAATAGTTTTTTGTTCTTCAATAATACCGGTATTTATACACATCGTACAATCTATATTATTTCTAATTTTTCCAGACGAATTACATGCGCCACAAGGTTGATTTAATATGTGTAAAAGAGGACCTATTGATATTTTTTGTTGCAAGGTTCCAGAACCATTACATTGTGTGCATTTTTTTTGGCAATTTTTACACTTAAAATTTCTTTTTAAATTAAAAGTTTTCTTTGTTCCGGTATAAACATCTTCTAATTTAATAGAACAATTATAGTGATGATCTGATTTTTTAATATTTTGGTGTTGTCTTTGAAACATACCATTTATATTAATTCCAAAAGGAAAACCACCACCCATACCACCACCCATACCTCCAAATAAATCTTCTAAAGATGGTGCTGGATTATCATATTCTGCTTTTTTTTGTGGATCAGATAATGTATCATATGCTTGTTGAATTTCTTGAAATTTTTCTTTATTACCTCCTTTATCAGGATGATGAGTTTTTGCCATAGTTCTAAAAGCTTGTTTAATTTCATCTTCTGAAGCATTTTTATTTAAACCTAAAATATTGTAATAATCGCTCATTTTTATATTTAAATACTCTAATATTTAAATATAATTTTAATTATTAATAAAAACTTTTTCAAAAATTGCCATCACCTTTTCTGGTGAATACTCTTTATAACAATTTAAATCTTTATCTTTATATTCTTGTGGGTTAAAGGTCATTAATATATTATAAAAATCAGTATCATTATAAAAATAGATCCCTTTATCTTTTAATATATCTTTGTGTGCATTATTCCAAGTATAACCACCATATAATATTATTGGTTTATTATTTATACTAAATTCGCCCATAGAAATTCCAAAAGTATGTCCTAAATTTCCACATTCAAGATGTGCATCACAAGTATTTATAAATCTATTTTTTTCTTCATAAGTTATTATTTTGTCTAAAAATATCAAATTTGGGTGGTCTCCAAATCTTGGAGTATTTACAAAAACAAAATACAGGTTAGAATTTTTTTCAACGGCAATATTTATTACATCTTTTGTAAATTGTATATTAAACGTGTCTTGACCTCCATGTCTTCCAAAAACAATTGCATCTTCTGGTATATTTAAAGCTTTTCGTAAATTATCATTTGGATCTGTTGATGGTGGTAATCCTATCATATGCGGAACAAATAGAGTTTTATCAAATTTTTTTGCTAATGTTTCTGATACAGCAGCATATACATCTCCATGTGGTTCTGTCATATCAAACACACAATGGATTACATTCTTTATATTTTTAAGTAAAAAATTGTCATTTTTACCAAACTTAATATAATAAAATATATCACAATCTACTACAAAATCTTGAATTTCTTCAATTGTATCATAAAAAAATATGTTAAATCTTTTTTTAAATTTTTCAACTGCAATTTCATCATGACGGCTATTAATTCTTTGTGTAATTATAACACTCTCATTTTTAAGTAAAAGTTCGTTATAATGGGCATAGTCATAAATTGCTGTACATGTACCTCTAACATCTAAATCTCTAGAATAAAAAGCTATTTTTACCATTTTTATTTAATTTTTCTAACTTTAAATTTTAATTTAAAAATACCTTATTTATTTAAAAATGAGTGATACAATAGTATATAAAATCAAAGAATTAGACCTTAATATCATAAATCCTTCTAATGAAGCTTTTAAAGATCCTTACTCTTCTGCTAGTAAAACTATTGTTATTGGGAAACCGGGTTGTTTTCAAGCTGGTACTAAAATTTTAATGTATGATGGTACTATTAAAAATGTAGAAAATGTTAAAGTTGGTGAAAAAGTAATGGGTGATGATTCAACACCAAGAAATGTTTTAGAATTATGTAATAATAATGATGTGATGTATAAAATTATACCTAATAAAGGTGAAAGTATAGTTGTAAATGAAAATCATATATTGACATTAAAATGTACAGGATACAATAGTCATAAAAAAGATGAAATTATAGATATAGTATTAAAAGATTTTTTAAATAAGCCAAAAACATTTCAACAAAGATATAAATGGTTTAGAACATCAGTTGATTTTCATGAAAAAAATATTTATTTAGATCCATATATGGTAGGTTATTGGTTAGGTGATGGAAGTTCTTATTCTGCATCAATAACAACTACAGAACAAGAAGTAATAGAATATTTTCAAAATAAATTAGAAGATTTAAAATTATTTTTAAAAGAAAAACCTCAAGATCCAATAACATATAGAATTGTTCAAACTGATGGTCCAAAACACTTTAAGAATAAATTTTTAAATTTTTTAAGAAATAATAATTTACTGAAAAATAAACATATTCCATTTGATTATAAAATTAATTCTAGTAAAATTAGACTTGAATTACTTGCTGGGATAATAGATTCTGATGGTTATTATGATGTAAAAGGCAATGGATATGATATAACTTTAAAATCTGAAAAATTATTAGATGATATTATATTTATTGCAAGATCTTTAGGATTTGCTGCTTATAAAAGTAAATGTTTTAAAAGATGTACAAACTCTAACAATAAAGATCATATTGGTACATATTACAGAACTTTTATAAGCGGCAATGTTGAAAAAATTCCTTGTATTGTATTAAGAAAAAAAGCTGTAGAAAGAAAAATAAATAAAAATGTATTAGTTTCTGGATTTAAAATTGAAAAATTAGAATACGGAGAATATTTTGGATTTACATTAGACTGTAATAATAGATTTTTATTAGAAGATTTTTCTGTTGTTCATAATACTGGAAAAACCACGCTTATAGCAAGCTTACTTTACGCTAAAAGACATATTTATCCAGTGGCTATGGCTATGTCTGGATCTGAAGATAGTAATAATTTTTACAAGCAAATTTTACCCAGTACTTTTGTATTTAATGACTATGACCCAGAACAAGTAAAAAGTTTTGTTAAAAGACAAAAAATTGCAAAGCAGCATTTAGAAAATCCATGGGCTGTCATGTTGCTCGATGATTGTACTGACGACCCTAAAATTTTCAACACAAAACTACAACATGCAATATTTAAGAAGGGTAGACATTGGAACTGTTGGTACATATTAAGCCTTCAATATAGTATGGATGTAAAACCTGTAATTAGAACAAACGTCGATGGCTGTTTCATACTTCGCGAATCTAATCTAAAAAACCGTGAAAATCTTTGGAGAAATTATGCAGGTGTTATTCCAGATTTTAAACTCTTTTGTACTTTATTAGATTATTTAACCGACGATTATACTGCAATGTATATTCATAATGCAACTCAATCTAATAATTGGAGAGATTGCGTTTACTGGTATAAAGCTCCCAGAAATCTACCAAAAGATTTTAAATTTGGAAGCAAAGAATACTGGCAATTTCATTACGATAGATATAACCCAGAGTATGTAGATCCTTTTGAAGTTTAAATAAAATATTTTTAAAGTAGTTTTTTACTTTAAAAATTATATGCCTTCTATATTTTTATTATATTCTTCCAAGTTCTTTTCTTCTGTATATTCAATATTTAGAAAATCTACTAAAAATTTTACGCTATCTATTATATGTTCTTTTGTTATTTCATATATCCATTCATGATTCTGGTAAGTTCTTTTTACCTTATATCTTTTTAATATATTTTTCTCTAAGATTACATTATCTTTTGTATAAATTAAATATTCTAGTTTAATTGCTGGTGTAGTGCTTCTATGTTCAGCTAATCTTCTATTTATATCAGATCCATCAATACCTGGTTTAAATTTAATAGATTTACTATCATCATCTGAAATTATATAAAAAACAGGGCCTTCTTTGAACTTATGATATTCTCTTTTTTCTAAAAATTTAGAATGTTTATTCTCTAGAGATTTTATAGTATCTCTTTGTTTTATAACTTCATTTTGTAAAGCGACTAATTGTTGATGTGTTTTTTCATTTCCAACAATAACAGAACCAGTTAAAGCAAGTTCTCTAACCCATTTTGAAACTTGTAAAGCAAAAGTAGGTGAAATCCATTGAGCAAGTTGAACAGCTAAATCAGGATGAATCCAAGAGCCTTGTGATTTTTTATTATTTCCACCCTTTTTAATATCTATTACTTTGCAATTTGCCGAGGTCGGGATCCCGACCTCGGCAAATTGAGTTTCTTCCAAAGCTTTAATTAATTCTTTAGTTGATTCTAAAGAATTCCAATGTTTAAATTGTTTACCTCCTGCTTTACACATTGCGGTAGCATTTATAAAACCGTCTTCGCGCGCCAAGACACTAATACCATTTAATGTAATTTCTCCACCAAGCTTATTTTGAAGCTCAATTTCTTTAGCAATTTCTTCTTTTTCTTCCTCTTTCTTTTTTAATATTTCATTAATTAATACTACAACTTCTTCTTTTAATGTTTTTTGTTTAGGTTTTGTACCAGTCAATTTTTCATAAATTCTATATAATTGTTCTCTATTATAAACATCAAAAGTTTCTTTTGTAATTTCAGTTAAATTTTCAACTATATCATCAATATTTTCAGTAAAATTAATCATTTTAGAAACCGCTCTGGGTTTTTCCTTTTTGCTTTCACAAGCTAAACATGTAGAAAATTCCTCTTGTAAAGATGCTCCACACCCACCTTGACAAAGTTTGGGTTGTAATAATTTTCTAAAATGTTGTACTATGTTATAAACCATATTTTCTTTTTTATCTGTGGACTTTCTACCTATTTCAAAGTAAGAAATAACTTTAATAAGTTTATCTTTAGGAATACCTTTTACAAAATTTTCAAGTAGTATGAGATCATGTTTAGCTTTTTCAACGTCAGATATTATAATATCAATATCTTTATTATTTCTTTCAACCGCTTGTATACTTCTACAAGCTTTGCATACACTTTTATTTGCTTCAAATTGATTAATACTTTTTTCTTGTTTACAAACATTACAAGATTTATTTGTGTCAAAAACAACTTCAATACCATCCACAATTTCAGAATTTTCTTTAAATTCATCTAAAGTAATAGTACCTTCTCTAATTTGTTTTTCAGCTAAATTTATTTTATTTCTGCAAGTTTTACAAGTAGGAATATTATTAGAAAATTCTTCATTTGGTCTAAAATCTTGACATAACGCATTACAGTATCTAACACCTTCAGGTGCAGATTTTGTAGCAGTCATTAAGTCATTACGATTTAAACTTTTTGATAAATAATTGCGATAACTCATTTTTTTATTTATATATTCAAATCTTTAAATCACAATTATAAATTAAATGACGCCACCCATATATAATTTTCAGATTAAATGACATATCATTTTTTTTAGTTTAAAATTGAAATATAATTTAAAATATCATAAAAAATATAAAAATGATAGATGATGAACAAGTTATAAAATTATTATCAGAAGATTATAAAAATAATAAAGATCAAATTTTTACAATTGAAGATTATGATTTTAATGGATTAAATATAAATATTGATATATATAAACATCCAAATTGGGATACATTTATACTAAAACTTTATATAGTTGATTATTTAAGTAAACAAAATAATTTTGGATTAATGTTTCTAAATTCTTTAGAGAATAAAACTGAGTTTAAAAATATTGAAGATGTTATAAGTTTTTTGTTATTGTATTTCAGGAATAATTACATATATTCAAAAATATTAGATGAAATACACTGTAAAGATAGTATAAAAAATAAAGAAAACCTTAAATTATCTTACTTTAAATTATCAAAAAATAAAGAAGCATTTGATATTTGTTGTGTATGCCTTGAAAGTAATTATGTAAAAACAAAATGCGATCATAATGTATGTAGACCGTGTTATACGAACCTTAAAATTTTAAATATAAAAGATGAGTATTATGATGATATTGAATGTAAAATATGTCCTTTATGTAGGGGATCCATATAAAATTTTTAAAAATATTAATTTTTAAAATTATCATGTTCTTTTGCTACTTTATAAAAATTAATTTTTAATTTTTGATATTCAGACCCGCCAGGTCTATATTGTATTTCAAATAATAAGTTTAAAAATTTATTTATAGATTTGATAACTCCTTTAAATAATCTTTTTTTTCTTTCATAGTTAGTTTTAACTTCTTTAATTATTTTTTTAACCTTTATATCTTCATTTTTGGTAAAATTTAATTGATAATAAAAATGTAATTCAATACAAGAATAATATATAGAAGAAATATTTTTTCTTTTACATCTATAACAATTACAGCCTTCATTTAATCTTTGTAAAATAGAAGTTAAATGTGTGTCATTACAACCATTACATTTACAGTTCATATAATTTATTTTTAAAACTTTAAATTTAGTTTATTGTTTTCCACCATGTACTAAAATATTAATAAAAGCAATTAAAATAAATACAAATATAATACTACCTATTACAAATCCAGTATAAAATGAATAAGGATTTGTTTGTCTATAATTTCTATGATGTTTAGATTGTTTTACTACAGGAGGAGCTGCATCTTTTTGTTTTTCAAATGATTCTACTGCTGCAGAATCAATATCGCAATTATCCATACAAGAATTTGTATATTTACAGTCCAAACAATAGTTATAACAAATCTTTTTTGATTTATCAACATCTTTAACATTATCAAATATTTCAGGGAAATAATGAGGGACTTGATTGAAGAATGGAGCCGCCGTCAATCTTAAATCACATCTATTTGTACCCATACAATTTATACTCTCACTAACGCAGTCAAAACAATTTTTAGCAGCTTCTGTATTTCTTACTTGATTAAGAGACCAAGCGCCGTCAAATGCTCCAAGAGTTTCGTAACAGCAATTATTTATACAATTTACATCTGTAGGATCAGGACATTTAATCTTACAAGCTTTACAAGGATTTAATGTATAATCAAAATCTTTATTATCATCATTACTCATTTTATTTTTATAAAATATAAAAATTATTTTTTCAATATTATTATGTCAAACATAAAATAAAATTGATTTATTTTTTTAAATAGTTGTAAATATTTTACATCTTTCAAAATGGAAACTACAAGAATTTCTGCTAGAAATAATATAACAAATGATATTAAACAATCAGAGACTATTATGAAGAGAAATAACGAAACTATTGATAGACTACGTATTAGTCAAACAAATGTAGAGTTTAACAAAAAACAAATAGAAAATCTTTCTATAAAACAAAAAGAAATTCAAGAAAAAATACAAACTCTAAAACAAAAACACATAGATATCGGATTAGGACTTTATGATAAAGAGTTTATAACTAATAAAACAGATAATGAAAGTAGATTTAAAAAAGACGAAGAAAAACAAAATAAAAAAAACGAAGAAAAAGAGCTTAAGAAAATTCAAAATAAAGAATTTCTTGACAATGAATACAAAATGAGAAGATATGAAGGACCAACTGATTATCATATTAAAAAAGAAACAGATAGATTTTTTAAGGCAATTGATACTATACCACAATTTATTTTAGATAATTTAAAAAATATGCCTTCTAATAAAGGATATATATGGAGAGGTCTTTATTGTTACGGAGAATTGCCTCCTGAAAATAAAAATATAATAATGTTTGAAAAATGCAAGAACGGACTTATGAAAATTCATGAGTGTATTGATGATAAAATTTATGTTTATGAAAAAGTTGGTAAAGGACCTAAAAAATTAGTTGAAACTATTCAAAGAAGTCATTTTATTATGAAAGAAACAGCCCGTGTTTTATCTTCTCTTGGATTTTAAAATAAAAATTGATTTTATAATTAAATTTAAATTAATTTAATTATACAGATATGAATTCAACAGAACAAGAATCTTTGTATGAAGAACACATAAGATTTTCTTCGTATGTATTATATGGGATTTTAAAAAATAATAACATGGATGTCAATAATGATTTATTCAAACAGATTTGGAATAAATTAAATGCAGATATAACAGTTGCGCAATTACTAGATACTTATATTCATAAAACAGAATTTATTTCAATGTTTGAAAAGTATGATCTTAAAGAATTGTCAGTTTTTTGGAAAAATAATGATTTTGATAAAAATATTGGAGATTTAATTTTAGGCGATAAGATTATTAATATATTTACATTTACTGTATGGGCTGTAAAAAATGAAGAAAATTCTACATAAAATTTATTTTTAAACTTAATTTAAGTTTAAAAATTATTTTTTTATCCACTGTAAATCCATTTAGATTTACAAGCAACACATTCTGCAAATGTTGTACTTGATTCATCTCCTCCTCTACATTGTTTCTGATAACTAAAAACTCTTTTTGAACCACATTTACATTCTAAAACACCTTCTTCAATTTCTATTGGCTTGATTAAGAAATTATCTTGTTCAATCTCTTTATCAATTAAATCGTTAAAATAATTATTTTGCCAATGAATTTTTCCATTTTTTATTTCTTTTAATAATTCTTGAACATTCTTGTTAGTATTATAATCATTAATAAATTGATAAATATTAAAGATATAAATATCTTCCAAATTTTCGTATTTTTTTAAATTTTTTAAGGTAATTTCATATATATTTTTCTCAAAAATAATAATATTTTGTTCTTTAGTAAAAATTTTTTTTAAAACAGTTTTACCTTTTGAACGAAATTCTTCCATTGTAAAATTTTTAACAATTATTTTATTTTTTTTTCAATTTTAATTTTCAAATATAAGATAAAAATGAATTTTAAATCAATAAAAACATCAACAATATATACTTGCATTTTATTTTTAATTATAGTAGGTTTTATTGTATGGTTGGTAGTAACCCAATTAGAAGAATTTAGTTTACAAAGTGATCCTAAATTAAAATTACTTAAAGAAAAAATAAAACCTTTATTTTCAAAAAATAAACAATATTCAGGGATTCTTTCATGTTTAAATAATAGAAAAAATATACTTAATGAAATTACCTTATATAAAGGTGATAAATCATATACTATAAATAAACAAAAAATATATTTATGTTTAAGAGATGAAAATGGTGAATATTACAATGATATGATGTTATTACACGTTCTTATACACGAAATTTGTCACTGTTTATGTGATGAGATTGGACATACAGAGAAATTTAACGATATGTTAGATGCACTTTTAGACGAAGCTTCTAAAATGGGTGTTTATGATAAAAATTATGAATTGATTCAAAACTATTGTACCTATAATGATAAATAAATTTTTAAAATATATTAGATATAATAAATGACCAATATAAATGTTTTAAATTTTAAAAAAGATATTGAATACAGTAATGATTCAGGAAGAAGGAAAAGAAGTAGGAAAAGTAAAAGAAGTAGGAAAAGTAGAACTAGGAAAAGTAGAAGTAAAAGAAGTAGGAAAAGTAAAAGAAGTAGGAAAAGTAGAAGAAAAAGTAGAACTAGGAAAAGTAAAAGAAGTAGGAAAAGTAGAAGAAAAAGTAGAAGAAAAAGTAGAACTAGGAAAAGTAGAAGAAAAAGTAGAACTAGGAAAAGTAAAAGTAGTGTGAAAAGTACAGGTAAATTAAAACTTGTAAAAATTGTAAAATCTCCAAATAAAAAGAAAAAATATAGAGCATATTTTTCAACTGGTAAACACACTGATTTTGGAGCTGCAGGAATGAGCGATTATACTAAACATAAAGATCCAGAAAGAATGAAGAGATATTTAAATAGACATAAATCTAGAGAAAATTGGAGAGATCCAACAACTGCTGGCTCGTTGAGCAGATTCGTGCTTTGGAATAAACCATCTTTTAGAGCAAGTGTTGCTGATTATAAAAGAAAATTTAAATTATAAATTTAAAAAATGTATTTAATAATAAAATGTCAGAAAAAATTATTTGTTGTTCAGGGTATTTTAATCCATTACATGCTGGTCATATTGAATATTTTGAAAAAAGTAAAGAACTTGGAACAAAACTTGTTGTTATTGTAAATAATGATAAACAGGCAATATTAAAAAAAGGAACTAGTTTTATGCCAGAAAATGAAAGATTAAAAATAATAAGAAGTTTAAAAGTTGTAGATATGGCAGTATTATCAATAGATGAAGATCGTACAGTATGTAAAACATTAGAATCAGTTAGACCAGATATATTTACAAATGCAGGAGATCAAACAAATGATAAAATTCCTGAAAAATCTGTATGTGAAAAATTGGGAATACAACTTGTAGATGGGTTAGGTGAGAAAATTCAATCGTCTTCGTGGCTTTTAGCTAAAAATAAAATTTGATTTAAAAAGTTGAAATTATATATAAAAATGACAAATTCAGTTGTATTCTTAGACATTACTATTAATAATAATTATATCGGACGTATTGAAATTGAATTACATAATGACATTACTCCACTTACCGCAGAAAATTTTAGATCTTTATGTGTAGGTGATAAAGGTTATACATATAAAGAATGTAATTTTCACCGTGTAATTCCTAATTTTATGCTACAAAGTGGTGATATTACTAATTTTAATGGAACAGGCGGGATGTCTATATATGGAAGAAGTTTTAAGGATGAAAATTTTGTTTTAAAACATACAGGGCCTGGAATACTTTCCATGGCAAATTCTGGACCAAATACAAATAGTAGTCAATTTTTTATAACAACAGTTGCTACACCATGGTTGGATGGAGGTCATGTAGTTTTTGGTAGAGTAATAAATGGTTTGAATGTTGTAAAGACAATTGAAACATATGGAAGTCAGTCTGGACAGACAAATGGTAATATTACAATAGTTAATTGCGGACAACTACAATAAAATTTTTAAATTTATATAAAAGTTTAAAAATTTACTTTTAAAAATAAAAATGAGCAATGAAGATAATGTAACAATAGCTAGTTTTGATATTGGTAAGAAAAATTTTGCTTTCTATATAGAAGAAATAAATTTAAAAGAATTAAAAAAAATTAAAAACATCTCAAAATTAAAAAGATATAATATAGATGGGACTTGCACGGATGAATTTCAAAAAATATTAAATTCTATTTATATGAATGGAAAGAAAATTATATTAAAAAATGTAGATCTGACAGTTGGTACAAATAAAAATAAATATTTTGATATTGAATTATGTCATAATTTAATTGATACTTTAGATAAATATCAAGAATATTTTGATAATGTATCTTATATAATTGTTGAACAACAAATGAGTTTTGGAAAAAAAGTAAATACAATGGCTCTAAAGTTAGGACAACATTGTGAATCATATTTTTTATTTAAGTATGGCCGTTTTAAGGAAGTTATAGAATTTCCAAGTTATTATAAAACACAAATATTAGGTGCAGAAAAATTAAAAAAAATAACAAAGACAGGTAAAGTAAGTTATAAAGCGATAGATAAAACAGCAAGAAAAAAATGGGCAATAGATGAAGCAAGTACAATATTGGCAGAAAGAGAAGATTTTCATACTTTAAGCGAAATTACCTCAATGAAAAAATCAGATGATGTAAGTGATGTAATTATTCAGTTGCAAGCATTTAAATATTTATATTTTATAGAAGGTATGAAATTTTAAATATCATCTCCTTCTATATCATCATTTACTAATTCCACAGTATAATTAAAAGGTGGTGGAGGTAAATTTAATGGCGATGGGCACGAAGATAAAGAAGGAGAATTTATAGAAGATTGTAAAACAGGAGAAAAAGGTGCTTTATCTAATTCTGTTAATTTAGCATCAATAGTTTGAAGTAATGTATCTAAATCGCAAATAAATTTAATATCTGCGGCATAAGTTTCTTTTAAATTATTTAAACCATTTTTAGAATTTTTAAGATCGTTAATTAAATTTAAACACATTATTTTATCAGAATTTTTTTTTGTTCTTTCATAGCATTTTAATATTTCAAAGGTTTTATTAATAGTATCCTGTAAAAATGATAACGTTTTATTCCTATTATCTTGTAAGAAAGATCTAGATAGTTGGGTTAATAACCCATCAGGTTGAATATACATATACCTGAGATTTACTTTATCTCCTATCTGTATTTTCCCAATAAATTTTAACCGTGAAATTGTCTCTTTATTAATATCCATCATTACTTTTATCTATAATTATATTTAATTTTAAATTAAAAATAAAAATCTTTATTATGCTAATTTTAGCATAATAAATATAAATTATTCATCATCTTCATCATTATCTTCTTCTTCACATGCAGGACATAAACATTTTCTACATAAAGGACAGGTTACATGTTTCTTATTCTTATACATTTTACATAAACAAATTCTGCATAAATTGTGACCGCATCTCGTAAGTACGGTATTTTGTTCCATACATACACTACAATTTTCAACTGTATCATGTTTGATGAATATTTTAGCCATAGCTTTTTTTTCCTCTTTTTCTTGAAATTCTTTAACAATCAAGCTATCTAATATTCTACTATAATTATAATTATATGCAAGATTGTATAAATACTTAATATATTCTTTTGTTTTTTCACTAACATTTTCACTTTCAATTTGAAATACTTTTGATAATAGAACTTCATGGTTTAAACTAACTCTTGATATTATTTTGTCTTGATAAAATCTTGTATGAATATCAACTATAATTTCATCGTTAAATTTATAACAATAAGTATTGTATTCAAATGAACATTTTTCTTTCCAGTCAATATCGTCATATTTATTCATAATATCTTCTAATAAAATGGTTGAAGCTGTTTCAAAGGTAATATCATTTGTATTCTCACTTGCCATCATTATAGTTTATTTAAAAATTTTTCAATTAATAATTTTAAAAAATCAATTTTTTTTTAAATTTGACACTAAAAACATCTTAATTTTTTATAATTTAGTTGATAGTTAAATATCATGATGAATTTTTTGATTTTCTATAAATTTAAGATGCGCTTTTGAATTTAAATGTGTTTTGCATTTACTACTCAATAATTTTAATTTTATATCACATACACATTTAATTATTGGGTTATTTTTTCTTCTAGTTCAAGTTTTTTGTTTTCTTCTTTATCATCCATTTTCTTTTGTTGAATTTTCATACCTGTTTCATGAATCTGCGAACCTAAATGTCTCTTCATAAAATTACTTCTAACTTCATGACCACAACTACAAGTAATTTTTAGCACTTTTTGACTAGGATTTCCTGCCAACTTGTTTTCAAGTGATAAACGATGAATTTCAGTTCTTTTGTGTTTCGCCATGTAGTTTCTTTGTAGTATAACGCCACATTCACATAATATCTTTTCAGCCTGATATGCAAGTATTTTGTCCTTATTTTCTACATATCTTTCTTTTGTTTTTTCAAGAACTACATTTTTATTTTCAATATAATATTCTTTCGCTCTTTCGAGAACAGATTCTTTATTCTTTTCATAGTACTCTTTTTTGTATTCTTTGAATTCTTCCTTATGTTCCTCATAATATTTTCTATTAGTTTCCTTGATCTCATCTTTATGTTCTTCTCTATATAATCTAAATTGTTCAGTAAAGATTTCTTTATTTTCTTCATAATATTCTTTACAATATGCATTCAAAGCATCTTTGTTGTTTTCGCGGTATTCAGCTTGGTATGCAAGCACTTTTTCTTTGTTGTTTTCAACGTATTGTTTATGCATGAGTGCAATTTGTTCTGCATTTTCTTCATTATATACACGTTTATTTTCATTTATTGTTTCTCGATTATCCTCAATATATTCACGTCTCGCATCCATTTGTCTTTGTTTAATTTCATCTTCGGTTAAATCCTTTTCAATATCAACTGATTCATCCACATCACTAAAAGCATCAACAAATAAATCGACCACATTTGTAAATAATGAAATATCTTCATTTTCAGGAAGAATAAACCTATCATGATTGGCTACTTCTCTGTACTTATCAAGTTTGGTCAAAACGCATTTTTCAATATGATTCATCTGTTTTGCACTATTACACGATCTATAATAAATTATTTCAGTCTCATGTGTTTTATTATAAGTCGATAATCTACTATTAAGATCAATTGCTTTTCCAACAACATATATTCGTTCTTTTTTGTGATGTTCATCTTGGACAAGATACACACAATTTCTATCTTCGCATTTACGATTCCTCTGTTTCTGGATTACCTTATTTTGTAAATTTTTAATTTCTTTATTCTTTTCAAGATGTGCCTCTGTTAAAAAACTATTTTCTTCTTCTAGTTCAAGTTTTTCGTTCTCTATTCTTTTGTTTTCTTCTTCTAATTCCTTATTTTTATCTATTATACTTTGAATCTTATATTCTCCTTTCTTTCTTAAAGATGGAAGTATTTCTTCACAAACTACTTCTTGAAATTTTTGAGCTATTGGTTTATTTGAACGCATTATTAGTTTATATACAGCTGGTTCTGATAAAATTATCATATTTCGTCCTTGTTCTTGGTAAATAATATCTGACTTAAGAGAAACTGAAGTCAGGTTTTCAATTTTTTTCCACTTTTGCGGAATATTTTTTAATGCTTCTGTAATATTAGATAATTCTAATATATTACAAATATCTTTAGCTATAAAAAAAGGTTCATTATACGAACCTATAACACGAATTTCTTTATTTTCAAATTTAAATTGTTCATCTATTTGATTTATTAATTCCATTTTTAATATTAAAAATGATTTCTTTAAATCTAATATAATTAATTATAAATATTTAATTCAGGTTCATTATAATTATTAAAACAAAATAAGGTAGTAGACAAAATCTACCCCCTTTTAATGCAAGTTATTTTATACCTCAAAAGATATAAAATAAAAATTTAGTTCTTAAACACTAACTTTGGCGTAAATAATGATTTTATTTCATCAAGCATCTTTTTTCTATTAATACTTCTAAATTTATATTGATCAAATATAAAATCTTTTTTAAACTTGTAGCCATCTTGAATATTTTTTTTAAAACCTACATTTAAAAGATCGTCTATAGGATTAATCATTAATCTAATATAATCTAGAAAATCTATACGGATTATATCATTATGTTGCAAAAAATAATCAATATTTTCTATTTTTTCATATTGTTTTTTATTGTTCCCTACATCAACAATAACATATTCTAAACGAGTTCCTACATCAACTCTTTGTCCTCTATTTCTCATTTTTTCTGCTAGTTGAACTACAGCAGGTAAACATTTTTTATAATAATCTATTTCATCAATTGCTTCCTTCTTTAATATTTCTTTTTCTTTTTCTTTTGCATTTTTTGGTAGCATTGGCGCTGTATAATTTCCTATTTTTACTTTCATTTTTCCTTTTTCATCTTTATATGGTTCTGATATATTCATATTATTTAAATCTCCAACTGATTTCGTTATTACATATTCTTTATGAGGCACAGAATTAGAACATATTCTATTTAACTCTTCTAATATGTAATATAACACATCATCTCTTGGAATTTTATCAAATATCATTGAAATTAATTTTTCATAAATTAGCCTGATAATAAGCGCATTATCTCTGCGGGCTAATAATACCCCCTTTTTACCTATCTTTTTATCTACTATGCCATCCCTCCCACAAGCTCTATACATATACCTTTTTTTGGTAAGAATAAAAAATTGCGCATATATTGAACATTCGAATTCTAAATAAATTGGAGGAGGAAACAATGCGGAAACTTCTTTTGAAACTTTAAGGGCATAATCCCAAGATTCATCTGCATTTTTTAAATGAGGAAAAGTTATATAATTTGAGTTATGAACTACTAGTTGACCAACTCCTGCTGCAAAATGATGATTTTCTGTCTGAATATCATAAATATATTCATTATCTTTACTTTCTAAAGGAATAATCTTTTTAATTGCATTAGATATATATCTCATTTTTATTTCAGGTGTTGATCCTGTAAGTTTAAATATATCTACTTTATCTTCTCTGGTATTTATACTTACTTGATAACCCACACTTTTCATTAAATAAAATAATCCAGCAGAACCAATTGCTCCTTTATTACATAGAGAAATAGCAGGATCTTTTCTACTTCCATCACCGGCATAATAACCCATAAAAAAAGATTGTCTAATTTCAAATGGAGAATTAAATATAATACTTGGAACTTTTTTATATCTTCTGTTATTATAAAAAAGATTGCGATATTTAGATACAAAAGTGACTATAGTATTTTTATGTTCTATTTTTTTTGAAAATTGTTTTGCGACTAATTTATTAACACTTGAAGATTTCATTGTATCTAAAATTTTAAAAGATAGAGATGTTTCATTTCTATTTAATATATCACATGTTCTTTCTAACAGTTTATTATCTTGATTATTAATAGCCCATGTCGATTTAGTATAACCTGTATTACTCATATATTCACCACAACTTCCATCTGCATAAAATAAACCCCATGCAAATGCTAATTCAGCTGTTAATCCTTCATATTCAAATGAAGGTATTATATATTCTTCAATCAGATCTTTTGTAAGTTTATTATTATAAATAGGTTTTTTAGGTGTATCATTGGGAAGAGGTAACTCAGAAATACATAATTTATCTCCAATTTTTACTTCTAAAGGTGTAATACTCTTTAAATCTTCAGTTAATAAAGAATGTTCATTTGAACAATTTACAACACCTACATGTGTTAATATTCTGGTTAATGGTTTTATAACACTACATCTAACAACATTTACAATATTTGTAAATCCAGTATCACTCCATATTTGATAACCATCTTTGGCTTTTGAAATTTCTTTATTAGGATTAATTCTTTGCCATTTTCCATCGCTTAATTCTTCAACTGTTTTATATTCTATAATATTTTTATCCAAAATTTTAGTTTTAATTAATACCGGTTCTGTTGCTAGAACACAATCGGTATCGCCATACACTAGTTTTCCCTCATATTTTTTTGTAATTGTATCAGCCACAATCTCAATATTTGTTCTACCCATATATGTTGTTGTCATAGCAGCTGGCATAAATGGTAAAAGTCCTTTTTTTACACCTAGTATGCCATACATAGAATTTGCGGAGATTTTATAGGCTAATTGTCGCTTATCTAAAACTTTATTTAAATCATCTATATCTCTGATTTTTTTATTATCATCAATTCCTTCAATTAATTTTTGATTTTCCTTGATTTGTTTTCTAGTATTTTTTCTAGCATCTAATAAATTTTGTAAAATAGTAGGAACAACACCTTTTGGTTCCTTAAGAAATCTATAATATCTTTCTTCACACATAGGTGTTTTTGAAATTGTTTTTTTTATATCAGATCTTTCAGAAATATAAGGTTTTAATTCTTCTACTTTTTTATTAAGTTGATCTATAAAAGTCTGTTTTATATGTTTATTCGATTTATTATCTCTTTCTTCTCTAAGTTTTTTTATTATTTCTTTTTTACCATCGATATACTTTGATAATTCATTATATTTTATGACCTTTGGATCGTGAATACACGAAATGCAATCGCGCCATTTAAAAACATTACATTTTTCATCAGGTATAGTTGGATCTGTAACCCAAGAGGAATAATCAATGTTATATGCTATAATCGTTTATACCTTTACTTTCGCAAAGGACTAGACTGTATCTTAAGCAGATTCAAGTTGATTAAACTATCATTATCTACCGACACCCGTGGCATACTCTAAATTAAAGTATACACTCGGTCGTTGAAGGAAAATCATATCCTAATCATAACGGACTTAGATTTTTTACCCGCGGATTGCCCAATCTCTAACATTATTACCTTTGTGTACGACTATTAATCGTGTTCCCTTTATAAGTTTCCAAATAAAGGTGGTAGTTAGAGCTCTAAGGGTGTTCCCGTCATTTTAAGGTGTCTTGCCTTAATATTTGTATATTAAGACTAGGTAATTACTCTTTTAAAGTTACCTTTTACAACCTAATAGTTAAGTTGTTGGATATAAACTACAAAAATCAAAGGGAAGAACTCGTTCATAATTTCCTGGAATTGGTGGAAAGACATGCGCTCCTACATATCTTTCATTTTCTTTTGTAACATATCCATCTTTTTCAACAACTATATTTTGATACATACAATATTTATAAATTTGACTATATACTTTCTTTTGCTGACCTTGTGTAAATACATCAAAAATAGAAATATTTGTAGTTTTAGCCATTTCTGCTAAGCCTACCCATGCTTGTAATTTTTCCATAAGTTTTATAACTAGAATAGAATCTTTCAAACAATATTTAGCACACATTGACATAGCTTTAATAGCTTTTTTACTATAACTACCATCTTTTTCTTTTTGAATACCTATTCTATAACATTTAAAAATTCCTTTTGGAGATAAATCATCCTTTGTATCTTTCAATAATTCTTGTGAGACTGTTTTTAATTGATAATTATTAAATTTATAATCACGCTGAATTAAAGGTAATAAATCAACAAATACTCTACCTTCAGCATCCAAATAATCAAATTCTTGATTTTTAAAAGCGGAAGAAGACCATTTAATTTTTTCTTGGTTTGAAATATTATCTTTATGAAATCCTAATTTAGCAAAGTCATTAAAACAAAAATGAGTAGCACTTGATTTTGCTCTATCAATCATATATTGAATATCAAATTTTAATATATTATACCCAACAATTATATTAGGATTTTGTTCTCTAACTAATTCTGTAAAACCTTCTAATAAATCAGCTTCCGATTCAAACATATAAACATTCACATCATCACCAACTAACTCAGGATCAACTTCTCCAAGTGTTAATAAATAGTTATCATATTCACTTTCTCCTTCTCTTGAAAATACGCAAGATATTTGAAATATTTTGTCACCAGGTTTAGAAGCTTGAGGCATAGCAGATGGATTAGTAGAATTGACTTCAATATCAAAACCCATTATTTTTGGACAAGCTAAAATATTTTTATCAAATTTATTTAAGTGTTGATATCCAACCATGTACTCTTTATCACAAATAGTTAATTTTTCTTCTCCTATAACCTCTTTACCTACAAATTTAATCCATCCAGCAGTTGGAATATCTCTACAAGAAACTAATTGTAATATTTCTGAAGCATCTTGTTCATGCATTTTTAATTTAATTTGACCTAATCCTAAAATATAAATAGGTTTTTTAAGCATATAAAATAAATTTTTATAATCTGCTTTATTTGAAAAAGAACATAATAAATAAGGAAATAATTTTTTATTTCCATTTTTATCTATTTCAGCACCATATAATTTATGTTTAAACTGTAATTTCTTTTTTATAGGTTTATGTTCTTTTAATATATCATCTAGACGATCTCCAAGCGATTGGACTTTAGATTTCCAATCAATATTGGATCCATTTGCTGTTTTTACTGGAAGCTCTAAATAAATGTAAGGTGTAAAATCATCTATTCTTAAACATATATTTTTATTATTTTCATCTAATCCATATACTCTAACAGACGTTATTTCTTTTTCTTTTTCGTCTACATACCAATAGTAGCTAAAAAATGTTCCTGTTATAAATTTTGATGATGCCATTTATTATTTAATTTTAAATAATAAAATCCTTTCTTTTAATCAATTTTATTTTTTCTTTTGAACAATTTTCTTGCCAATATAATAATAATCGCCTATATGTTCACAGTATTTTCTTGATTCATATGGATTTTCAAATGTTCCTATTAAATGAGTTTTATTTTCTTCATTTATAATAGGCAATATCATAGTTTCAAATATTTTGTTATTTTCTTTAAATATTGTATTTATTCCTTTAAAATAATTATTCCATAAAATATTTCCTCCAAAAGTATTTTCAAATGGCAAAGGAGATTGTATTCCTTTTTTTTCAAATAAATAAATTTTATTATCATATAATATATTTATTATCCTGTAATCAAGTTTTATATCATCATAATAAGATAAGCCACTAATTGGAGAAAATTTTGAATATTTTTTAGATGAATTTAATTTACTTTTTAAAAGCTCTGGTGAATAGTTTAAAGATAAAGCGGAACCTATATAATTGTTTAAATATATTGAACATTCTATATTAGATATATAATCATCTTCAAAACACACAGATGATATTTTTCCTATCATATTTTCCAAAGTTGGATATTTTATAATTTTATATTTATTAAAAACAATGTTATCTATATTATTTTCCCAAAAATCCCCTCCTAGACAATATGATATTTGCATTAAATTGGGATCATATTGTCCAAATCTACCATATAAACAATTATTTGAAATTGAGGAACATCCATGACCAAAATTATTTTTAAGTAATTTTATATTTGTATTTAGATTATCTCTATAAGTTAGATCATTATAATCATACCCAAAGCCAGAAAATGGTAGCCATATGTTTTCAGTTTTATTTTTAACTATAAATTTTGTTTTAAAATTATTATTAAGTGAATTAATTGAATTTACGCCTGAAGTTAAATAAAATGCTTGTTCAAAAATATTTTCTTTAGATAATGCTGGTATTCTCATACCAACAATAATGAATTTTCTATGTTCTACACACTTTTTTAAAATATCACATTCTTGCGCCATACAATATTTTGAAGTTTTTTTATCCCAGCATAATCTTATATAAGCTATAGGATATTCAGGATATTTTATAACATTTATTTTAAATATACCGTTAGATTTTTCTTCTATATTTATTGATTTGCTGTTTCCCATTTTATTATTTTAAATTTTTTTTTATTTATATTTAAACTTTTATAAAGTAAATAACAAATGTTAAGATCAGGAAGTGTATGTATGAGTTTTTTATATAACTATTTAATAAGTGAAGCAATAATTAATAACAATGAAAAAGGAGGAGATATGTTATGTAAAAAAGCTACAAAATTAAAATGTTTAGTAGATACTTTTCAATCATATGGAGGTGTTTTAGCTAAATTATCGCAAATAATATGTTTAGGTGAAAATGATCAAAATAATAATGTGTTTTCCGATTGCAAACCTTTTTCTACAGATAAAACTTGTAAACATATTAAAAATTTATTTGAAAGTAATAATGAATTTTTTAAAGATGTAAAATCTATAGATTATGATGTATATAAATCTGGCTCTGTTGGACAAGTTCATAAAGCTATTTATAAAGACGATAAAGAAATTATAATTAAAGTTCAGTATATTGGGTTAAAAGAACAAGTAAAAACTGATTTATTTCTACTAGATACAATTATTACTTGTTTATATTCTTTCGTTAATTTAAATAATGCTATTTCAGATATTAAAAATAAAATAGAAGAAGAATTAGATTATAATATTGAATACCATAATCAACAAATTATGTACGATAACTGGTCACAACATAATTATATAAAAATAGCTCAATTAATACCTGAGATATCAAATGAAACATTATTAAGTATGTATTTTATTAAAGGTGAAAATTTAAATGATTTTATTCAACACTCAACCCAAGAAGAAAGAAATAATATCGGTATGTTAATGGTTGAATTTGTATTTACAAATATTTATAAACATGGTATTTTATACTCAGATATTCATTATGGTAATTTTTTAATACAAGATAAAAAAACATTATATGTAATGGATTTTGGATGTATACATGATATTAATGATATACTTATTGATAACTTTACAAATTTATATAAATCTCTTTTATATGAAGATAAAGGATCATTTTATGACATCGTTGAAAAAATGGAAATAATTAATAAGGATATTTCTCCGGAGTCAAAAGAATATATTTATGAATATTTTAAAAGACAATATCAACCTTGGTTATCTGATAATTTTGAATTTACTAGTGAATGGGTAAAAATAACAGATTATAAAAATACTGATTTAATGAAATCATGGAACTTACCTTCTAACTTAGTTTATTTTAATAAACTTCCTTATGGTATGTATCATATTTTAGGAAAAATGAATTTAAAAGGTGATTTTTTAAGTTTTTACAAAAAATTATTAAATATTACTTAAAAAATATTAAGTAAGATATAAATGACAGAACTTTTATTAATAGATTCACAAGTATATGGTCAGTTATTGCTAACATACAATGATTTTATGTTTAAAAATTCTATATTCAAAAATAAATTATGGGACTATAATGTATGCAAAATAATTTCTGAATTAATTGTAGATGGTACGGAATTTGTAGATATTGGCGCAAATATAGGTTTAGTAAGCTTGGGAGTTAAAAAACTTTTGGAAGATAAAAATATTAAAAAGTACCATTGTTTTGAACCTAATAATAAAATTTTTCCTATATTAAATTATAATACTTCAATGCATAAAGATATTTATCTTTACAACTTTGCAATAGCTGATAAAATATCATTATGTAATATGAGAGTTTCAATAACTAATAAAGGATGTACACATATTCATAAATTATGTAATGATATAACTGACTATAGTTCTGATTTTCAAAAAATGTGTATATCTGAGTATGTTGATGAAAATAATATTTTTATTCCTACAATAAACATTGATTTTATCATTGATAGTTTTGAAAATGTCAGTGTTATCAAAATTGATGTTGAAGGTTTTGAATATCAAGTTTTAAAAGGAGCTGAACTATTTTTAAAAAAATTTAAACCATCAATTGTAATTGAAATTTTTCCATGTAATTTAGAAAAGTGTAATGATCTATTAAAATCATATAATTATACTTTAATTAATCATATTGAGAATGAAGATTATTTATATCAATATAGTTTTTAAACTATTGTTTAGTTTAAAAACTTATTACACCATTATATTTTTAACTTTTTTATTTGATTTATAGTAAACTTCTCCAACTTTTTCTCCTTTTATTACATTAAAAACTGGACAATAATCTACTTTTATATATTTTAAATTTTTATATTTAGTATTAAGTTTACATTGTAAAGCAGTTTCTTCTATAATTTTATTTAGTTCAAAAAAATCTTCAATTTCTTCTTCAATTTCTAATATGACATAACAGGATGAAAATGATTTTAAATGAAAAAATAAATGATTATCATTTGCTTCATCAAGTATTTTCCAATTTTCTTCCGCATTATTTCCTATTTTACATTTAATATTATTAATAAATATTTCTTTCATTTATATTTTTTATAAAATATTTTTTTAAATTTAATATTAATAAATGACTAATATGCAAGAATATTATTGTTGCGAAGAAGGATTAACGCCTGGATATGGGGGTGGTTGTTTACAAAAAGAAAATTATTTAATTGAAAGAAGAGGTGGTGGAGGAGGCGGAGGTGGTGGTGGCAGAGGTGGTGGTGGTAGAGGTGGTGGTAGAGGTGGTGGTGGTAGAGGATACGGGGGAGGTTGGGGATCTGGAGGAGGAGGTTGGGGATATTATGGATATCCTTATACATCTTATTACGACGAAGGATTATATTATGATAATTGCCCAAAAGATTACCATTATGATCCAACAAATCTAAAAGGAGATAGTTATGGTTGTGTAAAAGATACAGATACTTGTCCAACTGGATCTCATTATCATCCAGAACATCCAAAATCCGATTCAAAAGGATGTATGAAAGACGAAGATATGATTGAAAAATATACCAAATCTTATTCTTTAATAGATAAAAATTCAGGATCAAATTTTTTGATATTTACAGGTGTTTTTATTCTTATAATATTAATTTTATATTTAATTTATCGTAAACTTTAGATAATTTTATTTTATATTTAAAATAAAATTAGTCTTTCAAAATTTTTTTAATTTTATAAATGGTAATTTTTTCATCTTTAAATTCAGTTGATATAATTTCTAATATCTTTGAATAACTTTTACCTTCTTTTCTAAGGTCCTTAATTCTATTTTGGGAGTTATTCTCATTTTCATTTAAAGAAAAATCCAAAATAACTCCTTTTGATGTTTGAATATAACCTTTTACATTTATAAGATCCGCATGAATTTTATCATGACAATCTTCACAAACATTCATAAGATTACTTTTTATATTTTTATGAATTTGTTCTTCTCTTATAATTCCTTTATGATCAGCATCTTTTTGTTGTTTAATATGGTGTATTTCTTCCGTTTTTTTATTACATATATTACAAAGATCAAAAAATATTTCTTTGTTATATTTAGAAATTTTTGGTTCAACTATATTTTTATTTAACCCCAATATATTTTGTCTTATTTGATTAGCTATATACAAAAATTCTTCAGGTAATTCCATAGATTTACAAACTTCTAAACCATATATTCTTGATCCTTGTCCTTCTTTTAATTTTCTATTATAAATTAAAGTATCTGTTTCGCTATTATAAATAACTTCCATATGATATACATTTATATTTGTAAGTATTTTAATGCACTCTAAATCTGTAATTTCATGCAAATGACTTGCCATTAAAAATGAACAATTTTTTTTAGATAAAGTATTTATTGTTGAACCAATAAGAGATATTGCAGATAAATTTTCTGTTCCACTACATAATTCATCTGATATTATTAGAGAATTTTTTGTACTTCTTTTAAGAATTGTTCTTAATTCTGATATTTCTACTTGAAAAGTAGATTGGTGTTTAAACAAATTATCACCAGAAGGTATTCTAGAAAATATTTGTTTATAAGGACTAAATTCAAAATATTTAGAAGGTACAAAACATCCAGCTTGAGCAAGTATTATAGAAACACCTATTGATTTTAATAAACTTGTTTTTCCAATACCATTATATCCATATAATAACATCCCTTTTTTATTTTCTGTGCCAATTTCTATATCATTAGCTACGTATTGCGTATCTGTTTGAATAATTTCTATTAAAGGATGTCTAATATTTTCTGCTTTAATATAACTTTCATCACTTTGTATTACATGGGGTTTTACATAACAATTTTCTAATGCATTTTTAGCATTACAACAATAAAAATCAATTTTTGCTATAAAACTGGTTATAATTTCAAATAATTTTCCATAATTTTGATAAAAATTGTCAAGTTCTTTTAAATATAATTCTGAAACTTTTGTTCTAATATCATTTTGTAATTCATTTATTTTTGATTGATTTTCTAACATACCTTTAAAAGTAAGTTTTAACATAGTTTTATTATTTGTTGAAAAGGGTTTTGAAGAAATATCATCTAAAATTAAATTACATTTATCTTTTAACATATTATTCACAATCAAAACCCTTTTTTTATCTTTTAATAAATTTTCATATCTATGTTTTGTAATAGATAAAGTGGCAATTTTATCTTTGCTTAATTCAAGTTTAATATCATTATTTTTTGGGTTTCCTTCATTTAAACTTAAACAAACATTCTCAAATAGATTTTCAAGTAGTAATAATTCTTTTTGAAGTATATCAATTTCTAGATGAATATTTTCTTTAAATAAATTTTTAGATATTTGGTTTAAATTAACCTTTTCCATCTCTATATAATTTAATTTTTCATTTAGGTCATTTATCAGATTAATTAATAAATCTTGATTTTCATCTGACCAAGAAAAGTTATTTAAATCTATATTATTTATAAAAAGAAGATCGCATAATTCATTTAAACTTTTTAAAGAAGTTACAACAATAACAAATTCAGGCGGTTGTAAAGTTTTTAAAATTATTTTTTTAAAAAATCTTTCTAAATCAGATATTTTAGATAATATTTTCATAACTTCAACATAAAGATTATTATTAATAAATTTTTCGCAAAAATCATAACGTTCTTTAATTATATTAATATTGGTAACAGGATTAATCAAACAGTGTCTAAAATATCTTTTTCCCATGTTTGTTTTGCAATTATTTAATAAATTAATAATAGATGAGGTTTTCCCATTGTTTTTATTATTTGATATTATATTTAAATTTTCAAGTGCATTATTAACTAATGAAAGGTATTTTGTATTTTCTAATAATTTTGGTCTATTTAATCCATCTAAAATATTTTCATTGTGTTCATAACAAAATTGAAGGAGATAAGTAAAAGAAATAATAGTCATCGGTTGAGCTTCTAAATCTAAATATTCTATAACAGATAGTATACCGGTATTTTTAAAAACTTTTTTAAGAATAGTTTTTTGGTAAGATAATTTAAAAAAATTATCATTAACATTTAATTCTAATCTGTTATGAACGCAAATATTGGAGGGTATTATTTTTATAAAATTTAAAAGAGTATTTATTAAGGCTTTATTTGTTTTTGTGTTAATATCCGTAATTATAACTAATTCCGATGGTTTAATATTATTAATATTTTTAAAAACATCTTCTAAGTTTAAATTACTATCATTTTCTTCGCAGTTAATAATATAAGTTTCATTTGTATTAACATCAATATATGAAATATACGCAGATAAAATAGTATTTTTAATACTATTTATAACTTGTGTAAAATAAATACACATTAAAAAATTATTATTAGTATCTAAATTATTTTCAATATTAGTACCAGGTGAAATAATTTTTGTTATTTCTCTTTTAGGATTTGGAGGTGGAGTTGTCTGTTCTATTAAAATAATTGTGTAATTATGTTCAGTAAGAATATTAATATATTTATTTACAACATATAAAGGAATTCCAGCCATTTTTGGGTTATTTTTATCAATGGTTGTATTTGATTTGTTTTTTCTTGTAGATTGTATTTCTAAAATATTACAAATTTCATCAACATTAACACCTTGATTTTTATCATGAATTCCATAAAATTCAAAAAAACTACCTACTTGCATTAAAATAACTGTATTTTTTCCGTAAATTTCTATGTATTTTTTTGAATAAGAAATATAATCGTCAATAAGCATTTCTAATTTAAAGAAATCATTTTTTTAAATAAACATTTTTTAAACTGTTAAACAAGTTTAAAAAATATAAGTTTAGTGTCTATTTTTTATTGCTATAATCATAAATACTATAAAAGCAATAAAAAATACACCACTAAGGATCATTAGCATTAAAGGTAAAACTGTTCCTTTTGAAATACATTTTCCATTTGATACTGTACCTTTTCTACATTGATTTCCACCCGCAGAATCCCATACACCACAATTATCACCGTCTTTTAAAGATGTGTTATGTAAACTATTACATTTTTGTTCTGTATCAGAATCACTATATTGTAGATTTTTTACTTCGGTATATGCTCCAAAAAAACATCCAAATGAAATTGTAATTAATAATAAACATAAGATTGCATAATTCATTTTTTATTTTATAAAGTATAAAAAAAAATTAAAATATTTTTATAAATAAAAATGTTTCAAAAAATTTTTACAATTTTTTCTCTTATCGTAATGTCTGTTAATTCAGTGTATTTACAAGATACAGATAACACAATTAATTTTTCTGACTATATTAGACAATATAATAAGCAATATTCTGACGATGAGTTGATTACGAGATTTAATATTTTTAAAGATAACATAAACAAGATTGAAAAACATAATAGAGAAAATCATTTATGGAAAATGTCTATAAATGAATTTGTTGATTTAAGTGCAGATGAATTTAAAGTCAAGTATACTGGGTTTAATAAACCATCTTATAACTTAAGGAGAACTAAATTTATGTTAGATTTTACAAATGATCTTCCAGCTGAAATTGATTGGTCATCAAAAGGTGCCGTTACACCTGTTAAAGATCAAGGACAATGTGGGTCTTGTTGGGCATTCAGTACTACTGGGTCAGTTGAATCCGCTTATTTTATTTCTACTGGTAAACTTACATCTTTATCTGAACAACAATTAGTTGATTGTGCTGGAAGTTATGGAAATCAAGGTTGTAATGGTGGTTTAATGGATTATGGATTTCAATATATTCAAGAGAATGGAATTTGTTCAGAATTAGAGTATGGATATAAAGCTTCTGATGGTAAATGTAAAAAGTGTGAATCAGTAACTAAAATTGAATCTTTTGTAGATGTTACACCAAATAATGAAAAAGCCTTGCAACAAGCTGTTTCTATTCAACCTATTAGCGTAGCAATTGAAGCAGATCAAATGTCTTTTCAATTTTATTCATCAGGAGTTCTTACTGCAACTTGTGGTACTAATCTTGATCATGGAGTATTACTTGTAGGTTATGGAACTTTAAATGGGGTTGATTATTGGAAAGTTAAAAATTCATGGGGAAGCTCATGGGGTCAAAATGGGTATATTTTATTGGCAAGAAATATAAAATCTACTTCGGGTCAATGCGGTATTGCCATGGAACCATCTTATCCTATAATTAATAATGATGAATTTTATTATAATTAAGTAATATTTTTATACTAATATTATAGTATAAAAATATAAAATCAATTAACAAGTTCCATATTTATTTTTTAAAGAAGCAGCTTTTGAATGTTTAACAAACTTGGTTAAATTACAATCGCATTTTTCACAATAAGCAACTAATGCGGGCGTCTTTCCATTAATCATTCTTGAATTTTTGTAATTCTTAAAGCAGATATCATCTGCTGGAATTGTAACACGTTTTCTACATGCAACACAGTAAAATTGTCTTTCTGTCATTTTTTTAGCAGGCATTTTTAATTTAAAGCAATTTTTTTTTTATTTTAAAAAATAAAATGTTATTTTATTTATTTTTGTGTTTAATCCCTATAATTGGATTAACAATATTATATGTATTAATTGGTATGAAAAGAACTAAAGATTCACCTCAACCTTCACCTCAACCTTCACCGCAACATTTACAAATACCAATACCTTTAGATAATTCAGTAGGTGTTTGTGGAAGATGTACAAATTCTTCACAATGTAAAACAACTGATTCAACAGATCCTAATGATCCAGTATTTTGTTGTCCATATATGAGATTATGCGTTAATGAAGAACAAAGTTGTCAGTATAATCTTATTGCTGATTGCAATCCAAGATGCTTTGATCAGTCTGATCAAACAAAATGTCAATGTAAAAATTCGGATTTTCCATATAATTGGATAAACTAATTTAAAATTGAATTTTAATATTTTATTATTAAAAATAATAATAACTATGATAGAAGAATTACCTTTGCCAACTGAAACAGGTCCTGATGAAGATAATATTATTACACGTACAGAATACAAATTCAATGAAAAAAATAAAATTATAAAAGTTATAAAAAAATTTAAAAAATATACTTTTTATAGTAAACAGTATAAATCTGCTTTAGATAGAAAAGATAATTGGATTAAATTTGGAGAAGCAGCAAAAGGAAATAATAACATAACGTTTTTATCCGATGATCTTGTATTTATGGAACCTCCATCTCCTCCATTAAAGCTATTAAATGAAAATAAAGATATAATTTTTACTCCGGAATTTTCATTAGAAGAAAAAGATAATATATTAGAAATAGTCTGTAAAATATGCAGTGGAAATCATTGGTCAAGAATTTGCCCTTCTAAAAATAATGTAGAAGAAAATCCAAAACCTAAATTTGAATATATACCTTCAGATAAAAGAAAAACTATGTTTACTTTACAAATTACAGAATTAAGTAAAGATATAACAGAATTTGATTTGCATAAACTTTTTTCTAGTATTTGTAAAATTAATAATATTATACTTATAAGAGATTATAAAACACAAGAATCAAAAGGATTTGCATATATTGTTCTTAACGAAGAAAAGGATTTAAATTATGTTTTAAAATTAAATAATATTGGGTTTGCTCATTTAAGAATAAAATTAGAAAAAATATGACCTATTTAAAACCTTATTTTAAAATAAATTTATTTTAAAATATTTTTATGCGATTATTGACATATATAATCTTTTTTTAATACGATCATAAAATAAATCATTTATAATTAAATCTTCTAAATCATAACTATGTATACCAAAAATTCCATTTGAATGATTTCTATTTAGTATATTACCTCTTTCTTCTAACGGTATTACAGTTCCTGTAAAACTATAATATATAACACCGGATCCGTCACAATTATTACATTCAAATATGTTATTCCTACAGATTGGACATGTTCCAGATGTTTTTAACCATGTTCTAATACAATTATCATGGTATGTATGTTTACATTTTAATTTAATAGGTCTGTAGTTATTTTCAGAAACAATATTTTCATATTCATTTGAAAAACATATACAGCATTCATCCAATTCTTCTGTATTATTTATATCTATATCAATTATGTATTTTGACAAATCTTTATTCCCACAAGTTGTGCAAAATTTTTTAAGATTATATATTTGTGGTGTAGCAGTTTCTTCTTCTCCTTCGTATATTAATTCATACAGATTTTTAATAGAATATAATAATTCTTTTAAAGTAAATCCTTCATTTTCATTTGGTGTACTTATAATGACTTCAAATACATTTGATAAAGGAAAATATACAGAGACTACAAAAGAATTATCTAAAATAACTTTTGTATTATAATTATATAATTCTCCCATGTCTCCTTGTGGATTATTAATATTAAATGTAGAAATGTTGATATTTGTAGGTGATAATTTATTATATAATGAACATTTACCGTCAATATAGTCTGGATTTTCAAGAAGAACATATTGATCTAAATTATTGCCAACAATTAATATATTACAATTTTCATTACACATATGGTTACAGAATAATGGTATTTTCCATTTATTTCTAGTTGTTCTTATAGGATACACTCTTCTTATACTCATTTTATTTAATAAAATAAATATTATTTAAATAATATTTTGCCATAATCTAGCATATCTAATAACTGCTGCGCAATCTATTGATTTATCTTGTACTGTATAAATATCTTTTTTATTAAATCTTATCAATCCTAAAGCTTTTTTTATTTTTTCTTTTGTTATATTACGCCCTCCACCAGATGCTATATATCCTAATATATATGCAGTCGCATTTTTATATTGAGGTTTATTTAGTTTAGACATACTATTTAGCAATATATCCAAATCATCTGTATATAGTATATTATTATCTATCAATTCTTTTGCGACATTATACACTGAATGAACAAATATTTCAATATCACTTCTAAATAATTTATTTTGTTTTCCACCTATTGCATCAATATAATTATCAAGATCTTGATAATTACCTGCTCCCACTCTTTGTAGGTCATCAAAAGTAGGTTGCATATCTATATCATTATTATCATCATCGCTCATATTGTGTTTATTATTATAAACAAAAATATTTTAAAATTGATTTTAAAAAAAAGAAAATAATAAAAATAAAAATATGTCTCAAACTATCAATATCATTTTAGCAGTTGATAAAAATGGTGGATTAGGATTAAAAAATAAATTGCCTTGGTATATTAGTGATGAATTAAAAATTTTTAAACAAAAAACTTTAGATAGCATCGTTATTGTTGGTAGGAAAACCTTAGAATTTTTACCAATTCTTAAAGATAGACAAATATTTTGTATCACAAGAAATGAAAATAATATAAAATTTAAAAATGAAGTTATATTATGTTTTAATCATATTGAAGATGCAATTGAGCAATCAATTAAATTAAATAAAAAAATTTTTATAATAGGCGGTTATCAAATCTATAATTATGTTTTCCAAAATTTAAAAAATAAATATAATTTCAAAGTACATATATCTTTTATAAAAGATAGTTATGAATGTGATACTTATTTTGACTTAAATAATTTAAAAGATTTTTATATTTCAAAAAAAGAAGAATTTGAATTATTTACCCATTATGAAATGGATTATCAAAAATTTGGAGAACAACAGTATTTAAACTTAGTTAAAGATATAATTGAAAATGGAAATAGACGCATAGGTAGAAATGGTGAAATTATTTCTGATTTTTGTAAACATTTAAAATTTGATTTACGTACCGGATTTCCTCTTTTAACTACAAAAAAAATGTTTATAAAAGGTATTATTGAAGAACTTCTTTTTTTTATTAGAGGTGATACAAACTCTATACTTTTAGAAGAAAAAGGAATCAATATTTGGAAAGGAAATACAAGTCGTGAATTTTTAGATGCTAATGGTTTTACAGATAGAAAAGAAGGTGAAATGGGCCCTATGTATGGCTTTCAATGGAGAAGCTTTAATAAATTTTATGAAGATGGTATAAATTATAAAGATTTCTCTGGAATAGATCAACTTAAAAATGTTATAAATGAAATAAAAACAAATCCAACATCAAGACGTATTCTTTTATCGTCTTATAATCCATCTCAAGTAAACAAAGGAGTTTTGTATCCATGTCATAGCATAATTATACAATTTTATGTACAAGATGGGTTTCTTGATATGTTTTGTTATAATAGAAGCAATGATAATTTTCATGGAACTCCATTTAATATAGCATCAACATCTTTACTTTTAATGATAATTTCACAAATAACAAATTTAATTCCAAGATTTGTTAATATCTCTCAAGGAGATTCTCATATTTATGGTGAACATATAGAGGCAATTAAAGAGCAAATTTTAAGAATTCCTTATGTATTTCCAAAACTTATATTGCCTGAATTTGAAACTTTAGAACAAGTAGAAAAAATGACTTTTAATGATTTTAAGTTAGAAAATTATCTATACTATCCAACTATTAAAATGCCAATGATTCCTTAAATAAAATATGTTTAAAGACAAACTTTAAATATTAAATTATAATTTTTATCCATCAGTTAAAATGGATATGATTGTGTAAAAATTTTTAAACTTTTAAATTTAGTTTAAAAATTAACTTGTTATTGCCGCTAATTCTTTTCTAAAATCTGTATTATTATCTCCTAATTTATGGATATTCTCTTGAAACTCCATCATTATCTCTAGTTTATTTAGATAATTATTACTATTTTCTTCACTTTCAACCCATTCA